GGAGAGTATCTGGCTGAGATTGTCGTTTGATGACTTTGAGGTTAATCACGATGAAGCTTTCTTTATTTTGGTCGTATATACAATTTAATTAAAAATGCTAATAATTACGTCATAAATGGTTAGGGTTAAACCCTAACCATTTATGTTATTTAATAATCTTTTTCGTAATATTTCATTATTAACCGTCTTTAGATAGGTATGTTGTTTACGTCTACGTAATACAGAATCATACCAGCGACTGCAAGTTCAAGATCGGTATCGTTGTTACGTTTAAAGAACTTTAAATAAACGTTCGTGTTGTTTTGAATAGTTCCGTTTATAATTATTTCACTATTCCATTGACTTATTGGGTACTCGGTGACCGTCTGTCCAATTGTTAAAGAGAACCAGTTTGGCTCAATAGGACCAATCTCCGTTGTCTGGTCATACAGCGGTTCTGTATTTGTATAAACCCTCTGAAGCCAAGTGGCGTAGTCTGCTGCCTCGCAGTCCACCCGTATCCGCCAATTATTAGTGTTGATAAAGTAAGCGGTGGCAAACGTATCGTTGCCGTAACGAGGTAACTGGTCAGGACTAAAACCGACCGTCCAGTTGTTAGGTCTTTCAGAGCCTCTCTTATTTAAAACTATATCTATCGTTTGCGCGTGGATATAGTTCTTAAAAGATCCGTTAGCATTCTGAATATTCAGAGAGACGTTAAGTCTCTGTATCACCCCGTATTGAGTGGGGTTATACGGTCTGTAGTCGGAGTTTATGGTGACGTAAGGAGTTACGTTGTACTTGATGTTTCTATCTAGGTTGTACATAAACCACTCGAGCCTGTAGCCGTTCACGTCGTCAACCCAAACAGGATAACCAAAAAGCTTAACGTTGTATGAACCGTCTACGTTAAGCGTCACGGCCTGATACTCGACAGAGATTTGCGCAGGGTCTACAGTAGTGAGATCATACGAGAGCTCGTTGGGCTGCATGTTGTATTTAAGCACTAGATTAATGCGCTGACCCACTATGGTGGCTAAATACCCATCAAAGCCATATATTGCAAACCTGGTACCGTCTACCGGATACTCTCTATAGCTGCCGTCACTATAAGTAACGCGGCCCTTCAGGTTAAGTCCATTTAACGGAACGTTAATTGGGTATTCAATTAATCTGTCGTTAGTGCTGGATAAGAAAGGAGAATGTAAAGAAATGTCTACTATGTATTTCTTGCTTGCGTCCGGAGAACGAATGTATGCCGTATTTACTGCTAACATTTGGCGCCTGGATACTACCCCGCCTTGATCATTGTAGATCACCGCCGTGACTATTTCCCCATCTTGTAAATCGGCGTTGGTGTATGCTGGAGAAACTACTTTTATTGAATGGTTAGTTAGGTTGTCATAAGCAACTAGTTCCAGGGGTATGTTTTCCCCAAGGAAAATGTTGTTAGTGTCGTACATTCGACTTATCACAATACCTCCGTTGGAGGTATCTACGCCCTTAAATATCTTGCAGTAATTGGACATACTGCCGTATATTTTATTACGTGAGTCTATTGTCAACGTATAAGGATTTACGCTCTTGTCGATATATACCCTGTACGTCTCGCTTGGAGTAGATACACCAATGCCAAAAATTATATCTTCTGGCGTTAGTGGATCGGGCTGAACAGGGGATTCTTGCTGAAGCATGGCAACCATAGTAGTAGGGTTAATGTCCCTGACTATATAACGAACTATTGTGTTTCCGTCAATCTCAAAAACCACGTCGTCAATCTTTGGCACGAACTTACCTTGGCCAATTGTGCCAGTGTATACCTCATTAATATTCCAGGTCTGCCATCTGTCGTAAGGGTTGTATATGGGGGCGATGTTGTCGGTGCCGACTACGCCCCCTAGGTTTGGGGGGTTTACTGCCATTTTTAGTCCTTTATTTATATTTTATTAAGTTATGATCAAGTGACCAGATAAGTTAATCAAACCATTTCCGTAAATATTTACCACCTTGGTAATGAATTTATGCTGATAAACGTCTACCTCTATTACGTTAGAAAGGACGTGCGGATGCACTATGCAATAATTAGGATCTGGTCTGTTTTGTTCGTTAATAGGATCCATATCCAATAGATACAAATAGGGCTGTACTAGCTCTCTTACTTTATCGTCGTTATATTGCACCTTAAGTGCATTGGGGTCAATTGCGCTACTAATAACAGCCATTATAACTTTACTTACAAAAGGACTGTAGAGTTTGTAATAACTCAGTATTGGATTTAAATCCGGTATTTCGGGTTGAGGAATTTTCAAAGTAAGATAATCAGAAACTGCATTATCTACTATCAAAGCGTCCGATCTATATTCGTAAGTATCTGTCTCAACCAAGTCTTTAACGGGGACCACTGCGGACTCTATGCTGTACGGTTTTCCGTTTAGTTCGCTATCAAAAACAAAGTCATTCGTGTCTTCTATGAACTTTAAGTCTTCTCTAGTGTATATTCTTCCGTTAGCAGAAATGATTACGGCTCTGTCGTCCCTTATATCGAATCTATTATTAATAGACAGGTACCCGTTTCTCACAAATCCACTTTCAGAATAACCTGAGAAACCAAGGCTGCTATCGCACAAACCTGTAAAAATATAATCTATTCTTTGTTGAAGATTAGACTGGTCTAATAAATGTTCTTTATTAACGATAGTGACCACAGGAAAATCTACATGGTAGTCTAGTCGATTTATTAAAGACCTGCCGTTTAAATATATCTTTAACTCACCCATCGGTATCTGCATTTCGGCATCTACCATTTGCCCATCTATGTACTGCAGATGGGTTATGTTAAATGTCAGACTTCCAGATAAAGCATTTAGATAAAGTCGCTTGTGCAAATGTTTTTTATTACTTCTGACAAGAACATCCTTGGTATCCATGACCAGCCAAGTTGCCACATTACCAACCACGGCATACATAGAAGAACCGGTTACGTCTACCCATTGGGTGTCTGGATGAACGTTGTCTTTATTTGCCGCATAGAACCTGTAGTCGTAATTCGGTTCCATGTTTACGCTAACTACGTTATAGTAGTCTTCCGGCGAATCTGCAGACTCTCCTTGAATTGCCATTACGTAAGAAGAGTCAGGGTCTGTGCAGTTATAAACATCCCCTAAAGTGTGGTGTCTTTTCTCAGATAGCCAGCCACTGGAATCGAATTCGTAGACCGTAGAATTTAGTCTATACTTGTATGGCATTTTTGCAATCTTCTGACCGCTAAACATTTGCGTTTTTATAACGGGCTCTGCTGCCATTTTAACTACCGCATTGTACCCGTATGTGTTTCTTACTAGCTCGTCATTTACGCTAGAAAAGGAGCTCCTCATTACCTTGCAATAGTTAGAGTTCTCTAGCTCGTCTACTCGCCAGTATTCAAGGGAAGAATCGGCACCTATCATTGCTGATAAAATTTGTTGATCTGTTAGCTTATAAAGCTCTTTAATCCTAAGTTTCTCATCCACTAGTTGACGCTCATATCCCGATTTTCGAACGTTGAGCTCAAGCACCGAGTTATCGTAGTCTATAGTCTCTACGTGTTGGTTAAAAAAGGACGAGATAACAGGAACGCTAACGCTGTAATCGCGATGCGTGACCATTCTTAGATTATCCTCGGAATTTTTATGATAATAAATTCCTTTTTTCGTGGTTTTGTTATATATGTAAATATCCACGTCATCCTGGTAATAAATGTTATTACCTATTCCACCAAGTGGATGAAGCAGATACTTTCTTTTAACGTCCAATATTGAATCAAAAGTCAATAGAGTATTAACGTCAAATTCGTATGTGAAGAATACAGAAGGGTCGTGGTAAAATTCAACAGTGTCACCAATAGAGACTGTTAATAAGGAAATGTCGTTTACTCTATAGCCATTTACAAAAGAATAAACCTTGCCAGGTAATTGGCGCTTTGCTTGATAGTTTACCTGATGGGCTATTATTTCGCCAGTGCTGTTAACGGTAGAGCCTTCTACGTATATGTGCCCGCCTGAGTTTCTGCTGCTTTCAAAATAGGCATTATCGTATAAACGTATATAAATAGGTTCGTTGTTAAAATCCCAAAATAATTTATCGTCTTTTCTAACACAGAAAAGTAAACTACTCTCCTCGGTGAAAATGTAGTATATTTGGGTAATAGGTAAACGTATACCTTTTTGAGTATATATCTCAACTAGGGTGTCTGTTGCCATGCAAGACTCAGATACCTTTTTCCACACATCGGTTATAGGAAACAAGTTAACTAGCAACGGATTAATCTGACCTATCGAGTATACGTGATATCTATTGTTATTAGTGGGTAGATTAAAACTAGTCCACAAGAATTTCCAGCTTCTCCACACCCCACCATAGGGGGTGAGGCGAGCGGGCTTCAAAACCATTTGATTATCCTGTTTTGGATTACACCAGATGTTATTTATTGCGTTTTTTATTAAGAAGTCAGACATCGCCTTTTATTTCCTGTTTTATAGGCCACTAGTGCCACGGAACCAGTCTTCTAGGGCCTCGTCAGTGCCCAATAAAGATATTAGGCTCTTTGCAAAAGTCTCAGAAGAATACCTTTTAGTTAGTCTTTCTAGCAGCTTAGCGAGTACCGATCTTTTGAAACTGGCCTCAGTAACTCCACCGTAGACAATCATTACCCATGTCGGCACATGCTCCAAAGCAACCGCCATTAACTCTCTACTATTAGTACCGAACCAATTTCCTCCAGTGATGGAGAAAAGAATACCCGTGTTAAAATCCGTTAGACTAACACTTTCTGTTTTTTCTTTGGCATACCTGCAAAAGTCCTCTAAAGATTCTATGACTGGTAATTCATTTAGAACCCTATAAACGTAGTCCGTTTGTACGCCGGTGCTTCTTGCTATTGCCCCAACTACTCTATTGAATTCTATTTCTTCAAACTCTTTATCGTCTGTGAACTGACAATAATAGAAATAACAAGACAGAACCTGGATGGTTGTTTGTTGTGCCATATCTAGAGCATATCTGCGGCCGACGCTTTCGGCTATCATGGAGCTAAACGCAGCCGCAGGCAAAGCGGACAAATCCCTGAGAGTCTCTCTTCTACCATAAACCCAGATATAGTTTAGTATTGCCCTCTTTATGGCCCAAACGTACTCTACTTTATTTCTAATTACAAATTGCTGCTGTGGCTTATTGTAAATGCCAAAGTCTCTGACGTCCACGAACACGACAGGTTCTTCGTCTGGTTTTGACACGTCGTGCACGAATAATGGGTGGTGGAAATAAGGAATAGTGTCACTGATGGTGTTACCGCCCTCTATTAACCCCACTCTAACGACTTGCCCCGTATTGCTGAGCTTTACCGTTTTAATATTTACGCTGCCGGTTATCATGGCTTTGGCTATTATGCCTACTATGTTTTGGGTCTTATAGGCCATGCAAGCGGTGGTGGAATACGCTGTTTCGTTGATAGACATTTTATTTACTCCGGATAAAAACAAAAAAATAATAAATGATGGTCCAGTATTACACCGGAGGCAATTGTATGCACTCATCAAAAGCTAAATAACGCGCTGTAAACATAGGAGAGATCATATTGTGAAACCTATAAATTATGGGTTTATTTTGTATTTTTGTAAAACCAAAATATAAACCACGGAAGATTTTTTATCACTTAACCAATTTAAACGAGGACCAAAGAAATGAGCCAAATTTTAAACGCTGCTCCCATGACTATTCTGAGGGGCACCGAAGACCTCTCCACCAGAACCGTGCCGGTAGAGCCGGAAGTTCTGCCTACCCACCTCCCTAAGGTGTACATCTACGCTCAAAAGGGTCCGACCACTCCACAGCTGGTGGTGGGTAATTCTCGCACCCAAATGTACGGCGATCAAACGTTTGACGAAAGAGGAGCCTGGGCTACTCACCAAACCGTGCTGTCCAACAAGGTAAACGCAGAGGGCAATGCTCAAATGATTGAGCGCGTACTGCCTGACGATATTGGCCCCCGTGCCAACTTCACGCTGTGGCTAGATGTTCTGGAAACCGATGTAACTGTCTATCAGCGTAACTCCGATGGAAGCTACGTTGTAGATGAATTGGGCGACCCGGTTCCGGCTACACCGGCAGCAACCGTTCCCGGTTACAAAATCAAATGGGTTCTTACCAGCGTCACTAGTCGCGCTAATGAGACCTTGTTTGGAACCCAATCCCAGACTCCTGGCGATCAAACCGATGGCGGCACTCAATCTGTTCGTTACCCTATCGCACAATGGTGGGCTAGCAGCTACGGCTCTTATTACAACCTGGCGGGCATTCGTTTATCTGCACCGACGCAGAACACTACCACTCCCATAGACGAAGGTGTTCTAACCAACACCAAGGCTTATCCTTTCCGCGTCTCGGCTATTCGCAAACCAAAGGTCACTTCCAGCCCAAATCTGGTACTCACCGAGTCCGGCGAGTCGTTCTTTGATTTCGTTCTAAAGCCCGGTGTGGCTCATCCGTCCTACGGTTCGGATATGTACTTGGGCGACATATTCCTGAACAAATATCAGAACGTGGACGATCCTGCTTACCCCAAGAAGTATGGTGATTTTGGCGGCCTGAAGGTCTATCAAGAAAACGTCGACAGCATTCTTAGCGATCTATACGCAGCAGAAAAAGAGCAAGCGGACGCTCACACCGACTTCTCCGCTACCGGCACAGATGAAGCCTACATGGTAAACATTTTTACTGGCACCAACTCTAACGGCGCGCCATATAACGCCATTGAACTGGTGACCGATGTAGACAGTCCAATATACCTGAACGAAAGCACTAGCCTTTACGCAGCAGGAGCCACTGACGGCACCATGGACGAAGAAGAGCTGTTTCCTGATCTAGTGGCGGCAAGAGTTGCTGCGTATGCTGACGAAACCAGCCCTCTGCAGGATACTGCCATGTATCCGGAATCCATCATCTACGACACCGGCTTCCCTATGGAAGTTAAGTACGAACTCATAAAGTTCATTTCTGTTCGCAGAGACACTTTTGTGGTTCTGACTACTTACGTGGTCGGTGGCCCGGAGATGAGCGCAGCTAACGAAAATTCTGCAGCTCTGCTTCTGATGGCACGCGTTCAGTCCTATCCTGAAAGCGATTACTTTGGCACCGCAGTGATGCGCGGTCTTATAATGGGTAGATACGGCGTACTGAAAAATAGCGCATACAAGAAAAAGCTACCCATCACGATCGAGCTGGCCGCTATGTCCTCTAGAATGATGGGCGCCGGTAACGGCCGCTGGAATCAAGAGGCCCTGTTTGACAAAGCGCCGAACAATCAAATCAACATGTTCCGTGATATAAACATCACGTTCACTTCTACTAAAGTGCGAAATAAGGACTGGGACGTTGGCCTTAATTGGGTTCAGACATCTACCCGTTCCACTTACTTCATTCCTGCTCTGCAGACGGTTTACAACAACGACACGTCGGTTCTTAACAGCTTCTTCTTTGCCATGGTTTGCGTGGAAATGCAGAAGGTCGCAGAACGTGTTTGGCGCCTTTTTAGCGGCTCCATTTCACTGGAAGACCCTGTCCTGTTCGATAGAGTCAATCGTGCCGTGGAAGAGCGTTCCGTTGGCCGCTTTGCTGGGCTGTTTAAAATCGTTCCGGCTGCATACAAGACTGAGGCCGATAACGCTCGCGGATTTAGCTACACTCTGCCTATCTCCATTTACGGCAACGTAATGTCCACCGTTGCAACTGTAGAGCTCAAGGCCTACAGACTATCCGACCTAGCCTAAAATAGTCGAATATAAAACGGATAATTTTTTAACATTTAACAAGATAGAGGATTGAGATATGTCTCGACTTGCTGACGCAATTTTACAAGGTGGTTATTCCAGGGGTAGAGAAACCATGCTGGACCTGACCTATGGCGGCCAAAACGGTTACGCTCCTAACCTGACGGAATGGGTGAGTCAAACTCACTATGTACGTCGCAACATTCACTGCATTCTTTTGGAAGCCCCTCGGGGTTTCCAGTACCTGCCTGAACCAGAATTCTGGATCAGCGCACTAAAGAACATGGTGGAGGTGCACGCCAGAACTATAGAGGGCTTAAATGCCGGCCTGGAAGTCGAAAGCACTTCGGTCGCCGTCAGCGGCGCAGGTGAACAATTTGAAGACACCAGCAACGTTACCCGGACTCGTTCCGATGTAACGTTTGGGTTTACTGATCTGTATGGTCGCCCCATGCAGACCTTTATCCAAAACTGGATTCTTTATCTAATGGGTGATCCCAATAACAAGATTCCCATGATCAATACTCTGTCCACTGTTAGACCAAGTGACATGCTGGCCGATATGTCTTCGGCTACCATGTTGTTCATTGAGCCAGATCCTACCCACAGTAAAGTGGCTAAGTCGTGGCTAGGTACTAACATGCGACCCAGAGGCACTGGCGCAATAGAAGGTCGTAAAGACTTGACTGCTGCTGGTGATCTTTCCGAACTGAGCGTGGGCTTTACCGGCGTTTATCAGTCCGGTATCGGCGTTGATATGTTTTCTCAGGCTATTCTAAATAGCCTGAACCTAAACAATGCCAATCCGAACCTGCGCCCAGCTTTTGCTCAAGGCATTGCAAGCGACGTATTCGTTACTGGCAGAGGTCTTGCTGGTAATATGGACGATCTTGCCGGTACGGCTTTGCGTGTTTAACGCAGCATAAAACATATACCCCGGGTAATTACCCGGGGTATATGCCCAATCGATTTTATACAAAAGAAAATACTCTTGTTTTCTGATACTTATCTGTTATCATTATTTCTACAGAGTGAGTGAATACGTATCCTTTTATAGCCACAAATAACCAACCACTATCGTCTTCTGATTCGAATTCGTATTCGTCGTTAATTACCGTGTCGTTGTATTCTTCGGCGTGGGGTTTAAGGTCGCTGTTCAAAACGGCAGCAGGAGAAGTGGACACGCAGGTTATGTCGTCAATCTGAGGCATTAGCCTCATACCTGCGCTTCTGGCAGCCTGCGCCTGGTCTATTCCCAAGCATATGTAATTTAGAGGAAAAACAGACTCTTGCTCCTGCATGTGGTTGTACCATGGTGCGTTAGTTACTATGTTTACTGGGTACCATAGCTTAGTATTTATGCCGTATTTATTTATACTGCATTTCCAAGATTCTAACCCCTGAGCTTCGTAATCGTCGGTTAGATGAGAAATACTTACGTTGTTTCCCCATGAGTATATAGATCTTCTAGACAGGGTTTCGTTATAATGCACAAGAGACTGATTAAGCGAGGTGAATTTAAGTTTAATTTGCAAAACACCGTTTCTTACCACGTCCACGAATTCGTCTACAGTTACCTTCTCTGTTTCATACTCTTTTCTAAGTAGAGGTTCTGTAGGGCCGTTTTGTTTATAATCTATTTTACCACTTCTTAAGCCCTCAGATGTTCTTGAATTAACAAGGCTCCTAATTTCCGGACTTGCCCATATAGTAAACTTACATGTTGGCAAAGCCATATCGTGGTGGTTTAATATTCTTTTCTTAAAACTGTCGTATCCAAGATTAACTAGTTTTTCCTGAGTATCCACTGTTACGTTTGTTTTATCTTCTTGGTTCATACTAAAAATACCTCACAAATTTAAAAAAAAAATAAAGCATACAGGGTGGATTAATCCACCCTGTATTAAATGGTTAGTTATCTACTACTTACTCACTCTTCTGCAAACGCAGCCAATGCAGCTGCCTTCATTTCGTTTTTGATCGCGGACATCGCGCCGCGATTGTGACGAGCAGCCTGAACTGTCAACGAAGCACTGATGCCGCCGAAGCTCTTTTTCATTTCTTTCGAAGCGATGTCCATGTGCTCGTAAGAGCGCTTAAACGTGACATCGAACTTGTCCTCGCCGACCATGGGCACGGACAGATCTAGTTGCTCGATCTTATTGTCGGCCTTCATCGCTTCAATAGACTTTTCTGCGAACGCCTTAGTCACCGCCGGGAAGAAGTTTGCATTGTGATCCTGTAGCTTTTTTACGGTCTCGATGTCAAGACCTTCCGGCAACGATTTAACGTAAGCGTCTTCGCTGATGCTGGCGCTTCCGTCTTTGATGTCGATTTTGCTAGAAAGTTTGCTGGCCAGGATGTCGATTTGGTTCTTTGTTTCGGTTTTCATTTTGCTATTCCTTTTTGGGTTGAAAAAACTGACACGGACTGTTTTTTAGGCTAGTCCGGATTACGGGCGGATGTTTATAATTTACCTGCTTGCGCGGTAGTAATTTGTAAATAATCTATAATAATCCTTTAACTTTCTATATACGTTTAGTTAACTGACACATAAGTTATATGTGTTTGAGTTTATTTTCAAAAAGAATATAAAACTCAGAACCCTCTGGAGATCGTTGCCTCAAGTATACTTAGCGCCAATCTGGTTTTATCGATAATTTGAGGACTTCCACCGTTTGTACGGTGCCCGTCGTCGACGTGGTGGTAGAATTGATCAGCGTGAGTTTTTACCGGTCTGCGATTTACGAAGGAGTCTGCGTGCGCACCGTTTCGTTTGTTCAAGTGCTGACTTGCATTTAACCGCGACATGGCAATAGCCCTCATTTCTTCTACACCTATCACCTCACCTTCGCCAGGCGCAAATAATGGCCGTGGCCGGAAACCGGTATCCGGCTGGAATGCTTGACTAGAGACGAGTGCCTTTTTCAATACGTGTTTTGTTAGAATGCTGACCTGTACATCGGTTTTATTAACCGGCAATTCTCCGGCTAACAAGTACGTCTTACCGTCGTAGATAGTGCATACGGGTATTTTGCATTTATAAGTAGACCCGTCTACCACAAAAATGTTTGTCTTTTGCACCACCTCTTGTCGACCGAACCCAGCTAGAGATACCAGCGTCCGCAGATTGTAAGATTGGCCATTAAAATCAACTTTCATTTTACTCCTATTGGTTAAACTGGTTAAACTCCGGCTTCTACTGGATGTAGGGGTTCGTATATTTTTTTACTACCAAAAAGCCCTTTAATCGTAGCTACCGTGTATCAGTAATATGTAGTCGTAGTAAATTGCAATCGGAAAAGAAAAAAAGCATACACTGACGGGCAATGCCCGTCAGTGTATTTGTCGTCAGTTGCTCTTCAACCAAGACGCAATCACAAGAACGGCCACCACAGGTGTCACAGCAGCGGCAACAAAGGTACCTACCTTCAATCCCCTATTTAGGGCGTTTTTCAGATCCATTACTATTACTCCTTACGAAGCCAAGAGGCGGCACATACCACTAACACCAAAGGGCGTGGACAGGCCAGCCAAGAAAGCGCCAACTTTTGCGCCAGCAAGGAACGAACGTTTCATGATTGATTAATGCGGCAATCTCTTACCGCGTTTCCTGTTTGTTAACTTACTGAATCAGGTGGACTGAGTACCGAATTTCTTCCACGCGTACCAGCCACCGGCCGCCACCGCTGCCGCTCCAGCGGTATAAGCCGCCGCTTTTGCCCAGGGACTCATGACAGTGGCCCGTCCGCCCTTGTCGGGCGTGGCCACCGGTGCTTGAGTGGGCTCATTTCTTTGGGCCTCGGGGCCATTTTCTTTTGCCGCGCGCTCGGCTTCTTTCTTCTCCAGAGCTGCTTGCACAGCGGAGGCCACACTCTCGTCGATGATTGCCTTCATCATCGCGAGGGTTGCCTCCATATCGGCTTCGACGGGGGCGGCGCTTTTGTTTTGGGCTTGGGCTTGTTCGCTCATTTTGGTTTCCTTGGTGACGTATACTTTACTGGGGGATTGGGGGGAACTGCTTGCGCGGATGATTGCAAATCCGATATCCAGCACCAGCTGAACATCGTGGTCTGACGTGAAGGTTAAGCCGATCACGTCGTCGCAGTCTCCGATCACTGAGATTTCGCCATCGGTGTGATGTTCCACAACGATCTCAATCAGGGCATCTTGCTCAGTTACTGGAAGATTTGACGTTCTTACAAACTGCACGAATGCAGACTTGGTCGGGAAAATCATTTAGAATAGCCTATTTTTTCATGGTTTCGGTGATTTTTTGCGCAGCCAGCATGCCAATCGCCACGCCCATTGCCACTCCGACGATCTTGCCAGTGGCAATGATAACATTTTTGAACATGTATTAGCTCCTATATTTTTGAATGAAATAGAAACACTATTGCTTCTATTCACCTTAGATATATGTGACTGAAATTATTTGGAATCGGGATTTCTACAGTTCTACCGCATCACTGGCGGCTACATCAGATACTTCCAAATTGTTCAGGGTCATTATCTTCTTTACGGAAGGCTTATATTTGAGATCGTTCTCGAAGTCACGAAATGCTTTATGCCTTGCGGCATATTCCTCAGCGGCCTCTACTTCTTTATAACAAATAATCTTCGGGTTTTCAATCCAAGACTTAGTACTGATCTCTACGAGAAATTTAGGCATGTCTGTTCCTTTTTAATTTGCAGTATATATGAATCCGTTCCGTTCGCAAATAAAGAATATGTGACTTAAAGATTTTACAGTCAGCATAAATGGGAGGCAAACGCCTCCCATTTATTACGTATTACTTACCACTGCATGTAACTAGGGACTTCATTCTCGTTAAATGACCATCCAAGGCTCTTAAATAGGTTCACGCCGGTCATTTTGGCGGACTCCATGCCCATACCCCTATCCATTTGTTTAATCGCCCTAAGGAGGTCTTTTCTTGTAAACGTTTGCTCAGCCAGGCTCTCTAGGGAAGGCGAGGCGTACTTTCTGGCGAAATTAATACCTGGTTCGTTCACATAGTCCCACGTAACAATTTCAGCCAGGGCTCTATGTTTTATTCCGCCTACGTATGTGTCTCTGGTAAAGCTTCTTATAGAAAAGCACACGTCCTCATTGTTGTTATCAAGAGACCGCTCAAGTGCCTGACCCATAGGACCAGACGGAGTTACCTTGGCCATGATAGCTATGACCTTTTTTCCGTCCTTATCTCGAACGTTTTCAAAGTCCAGCCATATTTCAGAAAAATGAGCACAAATGTTTTTCTCTTCTATGGTCAGAACTCGTTCAGCAAACTGTTCGTATGTCTGACCAGGCACCTGTTTAGGGTGACCGTACTCTCCCTTAAGGGCACCGGATTTTACTCTTCTCATGAAGTTTGAACTGCCAGCAAATAAATCCTTGGCGTCCTCATAGGTGTAAAAATCACCGATGCTATTGAACACATTAAGTCCGCCTATAGGCATGGTGTAATAACCATTTTCATCTTTTTTTAAGTTACCCTTTTTACCCGTACCGGCTAGAGTGGAACAGGAAAATAATACTTTTTGCATTTAAAGCTCCTACAGATTAAAATCAGTGCACATATAAAAAACGACAGTTTAACTATACGATTACGTCAAATTTACCATGTACTGACGGCAACACCGTCAGTACATGGTAAAATGAATAATTAAGCCTTCAGTAGTGACTCGATTCTCTCGACTCTGTCTGCCGGATTTACAAGAGCGCTTACTACCCCTTTGTCGAAATACGAACCTCCGAGTCTGGTAGTGGTGTTTGTGGCGGCGTAGGCCACGCTGCGCAGTGGGATAAAAGCGGGCGGTACGTTTCTAACGTCCGATAACTCTTTTATTATCGTTCTATAATACTTAGTCTTGTCTTTAGGGTCTCTACTTATCATGGAAGCTATAAGTTGGGTTACTTCCCCAGTTGCCCCAAGGTTGGCATTAGCGTGGTATTTGGCAGTATCAAAAATTCCACCAATGTCGTTATAATCCATGTAAAAGGGGACTCGTCCTTTTGAGAAGATTTCATCGTAGATTTTATAAGTTAAAACATCTATCTTAACTAAATCTAGAGATTTAAATACGGTGGAGCCCGGACTAAAAACAAACTCCACGTATTCCTGATCTTCCATTTTAATTTTATTAGTGTCCGTTGGATCGATGTTTATCATGGCGTTAACGGTGCTAACCCCGTAATATTCATCATCCACCACTATCGCATAAATGCCCACTATGTAGTTGTTTACCCCTAAGTAAGCTAGATCGTGTTCTGCGAATCTTGCTGGGATGTATATCTTACATCCCTTTGTAGTTACCAGTCTCCCGTCTTCTAGTTCAACCAGGGTCTGGATTACTCGGCTGGGATCTCTAGTTAATGATCGGAAAATGTTCATAGTTTAAATCTTACTAACCGTCATCTGGTTACAGACGTACTTTGTAACGTACGCAACGGTGGACAACAGTGCCGCTTCGTCAACGCTAAGGTCTGGGTTTGTACTGCACGCGTCCTCTATCCCTGTGAGGATTTCTCCAGCGTCAGTGTAGTAAAACAGCATATCGCAAACAATAACTTTTGCCAGTTTCCATATGTCCACAAAATCTTCTTCTCGTAGACCTACAAAGAATTCCTCAAACTTAGTTTTGAAGGTTTTATATTCTTGCATTTGAACGTGGTCGGTACTAGCCCCTTCGCTCTTTAGATGCGAGAAAATGGGGTCGGCGTTTCTTTCCACTATTTCAAAGGCGGTATCGTAGAGAGTCTTCTTCATCGTGGCAAATTTACGATTTCTCTCAGTGCTAATGGTCATCGCCGTGTGAAGTTCCCACGCTTTGAGAAGATCAACCTTAGCTTCGTTTATCTCGTTTACAAAGTTAAGTCGTTTTGCAGTAATGAGGGTGCTATAAAGAACAGCGTCGCTATTTCCTTCTGCAATCCAATTTTCGTAAACGGGAGCCACTACAGTAATCTTGTTACCAAAAGAAGTCCTCACCAGAGTCTGAGTTTTAACATAACTCTCAAATATGGAGTAAATGCCAAAAAGTGTGCTTCCGGCGTCGTCGCGTATTTTTGCTACAGCCACGTTGTAATCCACAATCGACAGCCCACAGTCTTTCCATGGGTTGTTGTGTAGTTTGTTGGCCATTAGGAAAACGGCCAGGGTGCTATTCCAAGAACTGTCGTTCCTACTTATTAGAACAGGGGGGTCCTGGGAAGAACTTTTTCCATTCCCAAACGATCTATTGTACGCATCGAGAAAGAAGGGCTCGCCTATTAGTGCCACCCATTCGTCTATAGCCTCGTCGACATTCTTGATACCTGTCTTCATCAGCTCTATGATATCTACGATGCCGAGTTCAGGACCTTTAAAAATTGCGTAATCGCCCGGGCTAGCCTGCACGGTGGAATATTCGGAAATTAGATCTTGTATGTCCGATTGCATCATCGGAGCAGGTAAATCCAATTTAACAATAGAAAGACCCGAACTGGGCGTTACGTTCAAAGCGCTCGTTCTATCGGAGAACACTTCTACAAACTCGGTTATTATTGGCTTGACTACGTTCTTAGCAAAACTAAGGTGCGATTGAACATAACCAGCAATAGTTCTGGCAGTGGTCTCCATGTTGGAGATATAAACAGACACATCTTGACCAGGCGTGGGGGCGTTAGCGTAATCGACATAGGACTTGTGATCGGGGGTAAAATCCGATTCGCCGTTACTTGGATACGCTACGTTTATATCTGAATTTAAGGACGATAAAGGGGTGTTGACTACAGGTAGAAGTCTGTAACCCATTCTGTCTAGTTTACCGGCGATTTGGCTGGCGGCGTTAACGTGTGTAAGTCTCAGCATTTTATTTATGCTCCAGGTAGTTTAGCGGCTACAATGTTTTTGTTTATTTCGCTGGCCACTAAAGTGGCGTACGTTTCATCGCTCACCGGTGCTCCAGATAAGCGATCTGCCACGTCCACGCCAGCTACTTCTTTGATAACCTCTGTGACCAGGCAAATGGCATTTGCCACAGTTACTAGGGTGCGTTCTGATTCTGGTTTCATTTTTGTTACCTTGTCCTTTTAATAAATCATGAATGGAAAACTTAGTAAAAAGGGCGCGTGCTCTTTTTCTAATCCTCATAGGGATTAACGAACACGCGCCATCTTACTCGCAGTAAATGACGAGATTTAAGAAAAATACATCTCTACTGCTTTATCAGTAATAATGTCAAGAGTGGCATTGGCCGTGCCAATTATAACTGCGGAGTTAACGATACGGTCGTCGATACTCTTTGCACCAAAAACCGCGTCTATTTCTTTTCCGTCTTCAGTTTTGTAACTCTGCTTTATAGTTTCACTAAAAACTGTCTTCATCTGGTTAGCAAACACGCCTTTCGTTTTTATTAGATTGGGTTCGTTAGACCCAATCCTGCGACTTTTTATATTTCGCAGCTACGCGTCACCGCATAGACTAGACTATATCTTTATCTTTGGCCAGTTAAGACCCGAAGATATCTCCTGTTTGGGGCCACATGACCCTACTCCCAGCTACGGGATAGTCGTTGAACGTTCCTCATTTTTTTGGGAATGAGGCTTCGCTGCTGATTGTCTTTTTTTATAAAAGAGTTTCCAGCAATTAAGGAGAAAACTGTTTACGATTTTCATCGTAGCAGGACTAAAAACTAATCGCCAATTCCAGCGGGTGCTTTCGTAGTAATGTAGATTCTTATAGCGACGCAGTCTAGAGCAAGAGGATTGGCTTCAATCCGGAAGCCGGAGTCCACGCTTCCCGACATGAATTTTTTGCCTTGACTATTTGCCACATATTTCAGACGTTTATCGCTTTCGTTGCATAGCTCCAGCAGAGACTCGGACATGTCCTCTTTCTCTCCGTGATAGTAAACCTCAATGGCCTCTACAACGCCTTGCACGTGCGCCCTGGGGGATTGGGCACCTAGCATTTTTAATGTGTCTATGGTTTCGTCTGTGAAAAGTTTATTTCCAGCAGTAATACTGTCCTGAATATAACAAAGGACGGTGTCGTAGTCCACCTTCTCTCCTATCTTTACTAAATTACTGACAGTCTGATCGAACGAAACCAAAACGTTCTTTACTTTAGTCACAGAGGTGACTAGTTTATTAGCAGTCTTTTCTGTAATAGAAGAAGCGTCTTCTAAGGTCTGCAGCGATTCCCAAAGAACCGTTCTTACGTTGAATGAATTCTTTAAAACTATTCTCTTAGGATCAAAGAAATCCGGCTCAAAGAACCCGGAGTTATAGCAAATGGCCTCACCGATTTCAAACTCTTGACCTGCTTTAAGATCGGTTACTATTTCGTGCGGTATTACCAAACCTGCCGCATTACCAAATCGCCTTCCTAGCTCGTATCCTTGTTTTGTTTTATCTGCATATTCTACCACTATGCCCTTTTTGTTGATGGACAATACCGTTCCTGGTTTTGTGGCGGTTATTGCGAATAGATCATGGGAGCGATGAGCCACCACTTGATCGTAGCCGGTTCTCACCGTTGGCTGATGGTACCCGTCGCAAGCTATGGAGTGACCTTGTTGTATGGCTACAAAATTTCTTTATGTTCACATCGACTAGTTTTTCGTCGATGCCGGCCAAACATGACCCGCTGTAACTTTCACTACAGAACTGACTATGTCACCATCCTTTAGTTTTTCTAAAGGAGCTTCCCGTTTCCACTCACTTGAGTGTACGACCTTACGGTCTAGTCGATGAACGTTCTCCGTTTTTATAGGAGCTTCGCTGCAAGTTACCCAATACAATCGTCCTAAACTCTCACGCTCACCGTTTCCGGTCACGCTGTAGTCAATTGTCTATAAGGGACTTCTTGTCAATTAGAGAAGTTTTTCAATTGAGATTACTCTCAAAGGGAGCATTTTAAGTTTACTCGTTTTGGCTTTACCTTCAGTTAGTTCGTTAATCTAACTCGCGCGTTTGCGCAGCTGCATCTCTCAATGCAGAAGAGACTATATCTTCTGCTCCTGATGGAGCAGTCTCCCGTTTCCCCACACTTTGCAGGTACAGATTGATAAGATCTTAGTCGTTGAACGTTCCTCATTTTAAAGAGGCTTCGCTGCTGATTACCCAATCCGTTTTGTTTTCTAACTGTCATGACTCACTTTCGTGATCATTGTAGTAAAACGGCTATAAGGGAGTCCCAGCAATTAAGGAGATTACAAACTGATCATCGCTGATCTGTCGGACCATTAGTTTATTTTTGTAATAAACTATTAATCATCTTTGTCGGATGCCGGTGCCAGCATTGCGGAGGTGGATAGCAAGCTAGTGGCACCTTGTTTCTCAAAATCAAATTCTCTGGATATTCCTCGCAAAGAATTAAATTGCGGATTGGCGCTAGTGTAGATATTTATACCTACATCAGAGGAGTCAACGGTGGACTCGCTAATAGTGCCCATAGAGTTTTTGTGGTAAGCTCTTGTGCTTTTTACCATGCTTCGGCTACTACGGCCGCCCGTTCCTGAAAAAGTTACGGCTTCGGTTTCTTTAAGTGCCTGAATAGGATTAATCTCACTTATCTGAACCTTAGTCGGATCCTCTGTAATGTAGCGCCATATTGCGTAAGGATCGAGTGTCATTTGCTTGGATGCCTTGCCTAACTGCGCATTGTGCTGGCGTATAGCTGCAACTAGTTGCCTATAAACGGCCCCAGGTATTCTTTCGTATCCCTTTATTCGCATGTACTTCGTATCTAACTCTTGAGGGTGTTTATCATCCATCAATAGCTCGCATGCTCTAACTAAAAGACCGTTGAACGTTGTTGGTTCCTTCATGTCTTTTAATATCTCTTTAGTTATTGGATCTATGAACATTTGCTGCATTAGATCCATCTCACGTATATATCTGGTTCCTAGTTTATTAGACTCCAGCAAATTAACGTACACGCCCTTTTTATCAAAGCTGTGGACGTTGAACGCTCTAATGGATTTGTGATACTCCAAGAATCCACCCACTATTAAAGAGGATAATCTATCGTCTCTGGAGAATACGAGAGTCTCGTCACTAAACACCAAAGAAAACTCATTGGGTTGTAGATTCACTCGTTTTCCAGCCTCTACTCTGACTGGGTTTAAATTAAGAAGCTTAAGTAGCTTTGTAAAACCTATGTAATAGCTGAGAACGACGCCAACGGGTATATCTTTAGCGCCTATGACTACTTCGGCATACTCCACTGGAGCAGCGCTGCTGTCTATGTTAAGGAAATCCTCTATGCTGGATATGAACTCCAATTGATCATCTTTGATTTTGTAAATGGCGTTGTTTTTATCCATTACTAACAAATCAGAGTTTTTATAACCGCACACCACACTTGAGTCGGTTTCGTACTTCTTTAGTATTTTATCGTTTACTGTGCTCTTTATGACCTTGTGATCTAGCATCAGTACGTAATCTTTTACCTTAAAAGATTTAAAATACATGGATAAACCAGTGTAAGCTCTTGGTGCTTTTAACGTGTTATCGAATACGTTTGCCGTGAACAAATCGGTAATGTCTTTGTCTTCCTTATTAAGCGCTTTGGCCATCACCGCGTTTTGAATCCAGGTGCCGTAATCGTTTGCTCGCTTTCGAGATCTGTTTATAAAAGTTTTTCCATAGTAGCTTGTTAGGCTTACTCTATTGTAATCAATTTTGCGGATGGGTAGCACTCATCCATGTGGACCATATCTTCACCTTGAGCCGTTTAGTGCCGTTAGGTGCCTACCGTTTCGGAGCGAATAAACGCCCCTACTCTACTTGCTTTAATCACTAATGCTAATAGTGACCATTCGACTTTACACGAATGTTATTATGCGCTGGCGCAATAGCTTTCGATGGCCTCTGAGCCCACCCCAATGTGCCGCTTTTGGCATTTAGGGGCTTTGCTGCGTCGGTTATGCCTCTTAATAGCGTTTTTACCTTGCCTGTCTGGAACATTACCCCGCAGGTATTTATACTCCGTTTCTGGGTATAAGTGGTAGCTATTTAGATATGGCGTTTTCCCGCAATTAGGTAGGTTTACTTGTGCGGCGTTTCTGCAGCACGGGGACCTTTTAGACAACACATTGTTTGTCACTATCGCAAAAGTATGTTCTGCGATATTTTATAAATCTTAATCCCCTATTTGGTTTCTTAGTCTATATTTGACGCCGGACGCCACAAAGGTACCGTCTTCGTTTACTACTGGAACTTTAAATCTGATGGTCGATGGGATTCCTTCTACAGGTACAATCCTCAACGTATGCTCTTCTTCCGCACCTAAAATACTTTCGTATTTTTCCACCTTGTAATCTGTGACTATCATTCCAGATTTTTGAATCGCGATCACCATCGATGCAGTGTCTTTTCCGATTATGTCCTTTTTTACATAGTCGGAAGTAAATGACTGCAAAGAAGATTTTAGCATCGTTTTATCAACAATTGCCGGAGAATCCGGTATGTTAACTACGTCCTGCACCACCAGATCTTCTGGTGGTATTTTGACGTATTCTTCTAGAGTACTTTTACCGTCCTTTGAAGTTATCGTCTTATAGGAACCGGCCAACCTAATTAGTCTTTTATATTCCGCTGCAGTTAGCATGTTGTTATCTGCTAACCTGTCGCACATGTTTTCTACTAATTTATAAAGGGACGGCTCTTGTTCATTAAGAACGTCGTAAATAGTAGAGTTTTCTATTGTCTGTAATTCATTTTCTTTTCTTTGGTTAATTTCATTAAGTTGATCTAGTCTTTGGTCTAGTTCTAGATCTTGTAACTTGATCTTTTGATCTATTATTTCTTGATCGTCATCATCTTCTACGGATAATAACTGATTAGCTTTTTCTTGAAGAACCAGTAATTCTTTATCAGTAAGAGGAGGCTTTTGTTTAACAGGGGCCTCTGTGGTTACCTCTTGTTCTTGGTAATCTGAATAGATATCGGGTTCTTCTACCGTTTGATCGGGAACGTCCAGTTTAATGTCCTCGGGAATATCCACGGCCACAACTGATCCGGCCTCTATGGTCATCATCATGTTCAGTATACGTTTTTGTATCTGAACGTATTTGAGCTTCACCCTAGATAGCACAATTGGTGTGTTTTCTGGTTTAAGGGCGTCCCCACTGACTTCCTTAAAGCTATTTATTACGCCTAAATTTAAAACGCACCACTTGTTTCTTTTAATATAAACCAGATTAACTAGATGAATTCTGTTAATAGGTATTTTGCTAAAAAGACTATCAGAACTAGTCGCAGGATTGAGCCACTTCCATAACTCTAAAAGCATAAAACTATTATTGTCTTTGAATACTTTTAGGTTCGACTGATTAAGCCCTTTGGAGGCCAAATCTAACTGAATCATGCTAGGTATTATATCCGGTATAGTCAGCGGTATATAGTGGTTTATTTGTGGGCTAGAAAGTCTATTTACTAAAGTGTCTATAACTGTTGTAAATATATTCTTCCAGCGATGATAGTCCGTAAATAAGTTGCGGGCATATTTGTATTGTTTATTTAATATGCAGTAATTAAATACGGTTAATACAGTAGGGTCCGATACGTTTTGAACCTCTCCCTGCAGTAACTTCATTCGCCTATTGTTATTTCTGTAATCCCTAACTAGTTCCTGCGTGTTTATGGCCTGCAGCCTTGGGCTGCCATTAAAAGCAGATATTTCGTTTATTGTCTTAAAGTATATCGGTTTCTTTATTTGGTTAAACAGCGGATAGTCACCAGGCGGGCCGTTCTCAATGGAGTCATAAGTCGCATAGTGCATTATGCTGTTAAAAGGAAACACAAATTCTACTAGATCAAAAAGTCTAGGAGAAGCGAGTTCATTTACGTTTCTAACTCCGTATGTTTTATAAAAAACTTGTTGATTATTCATTATTGTGGTTCTCCTGTGAGGTTATGTAAAACGTATTTAACCGTATCTATTTCTAAACTATTAATAAATTTTCCATCAGTTCCTACGTAGCACCGAGTGTTATTAAAAAAATCATAAATTTCTTTAATAGAATCTTCGGAGTAGAGGAAGTTACAACTACTTGTCGTTAGGTTTTCAAACAGGGGCGTTAACCTGTTTCGTTTTAAAGGGAAGTAAATGCTATCCCACAGCTACGCGTCTCCGCATAGACAAGACTATATCTTCATCCGGTAAAAACCGGAGTCTCCCGTTTCCCGCGTCACTTGACACGGTACGATCTTTCGATCTAGTCGTTGAACTTTACCCATTTGCAATTTATATGCAGTAAGGGTCTTAGCTGCTGATTGTCTCTACCCACTAATGTTTTCAAACTCTCACGTCTGCGCTTTCGCGCTGCGTTGTAGTCTTAGTGGTTTAACGAGGAGTCCCAGCAATTAGAGAGATTTTTTTATATTCACATTACTGCGAATAGGCAACCTTTTTGTGTTATAAATTAACTCGTTTTAACCCGAGGGTATTGAGGGTTAATATAACTTTTAATCGCCGTCGAACACGTGTTTTCAATAAGCGCACGTTACCTCGCTTACCGGCTTTCCATTAGAAGCCGCTGCATGTCTCCATGCAGGTAAGACCATATCTTCACCTTCCTAGCAATTGCTGGTAAGGCGCTTCCCATTTCGGAGCACTTGCTCCTACCCCTTGCTTAAGGGCTGGCCGTTGAACGTTCTCCTTTCCCGTTTAGGCGGGGAGCAGGAGCTTCGCTGCTGATTGTCTTACGTTAAAATTTTCAAGCATTCGCGCCTATGCTTTCGCATTACGTTGTAGCTTTTAACGTGTCAAGATGTCCCAGCAATTAAGGAAGAATCTTATTTCGCATTTCTGCAAAACAGGACGTGATTAAAATGTAAAACCGTTTTATATAGTCTTACATTTAAAACCATCAGCTGAAAGTCTACCTAGTTTAAAAGGATGGGGAGACAGAGCACTGAATAAATCAGTTTGAGTTGGGAATTCGTAGGCCACTTTAGATTGTGGATCTACAGTCCAGTCTACCCCTAGCTTATATCTCTTTTCCACTTCTATCGTTGATTTTAATTTAGCCATAGACGGGTATATGCTACCGACTCCGGTTACTGGATACCGCGTTACTAGTGCTGGGTAATTGTCCGTAATTTCGTAGATTGAACAATAAAATAACTCCGTCAAGCTGATAGGCCTGCAGTCTTTTGGATCTCTGTCCTCAGGAAGTTCGTCTATTCCGTGTATCAATTTAAAAGTATTATCCGGCCCCCTATAAATTAAACCTAGATAATAGTTGTCCACTGTGACATAGTCGTGTCTGATTGATGGTTCTTTATAAGAGCTAATAAGTGACTCCAATCCTTCATTGGTCATCCACTTGTCATATATGGCAGTCTTTAAAACAACTTTTTCTGATTTTAACGTTGTCTTATTAGTCAATAGAGCAGGTGAGCTTATTGATGGAAATACTCCAGATAAAAACCCAGTTTTTAATCTGTATAACGTTACTGGCAAAATGCCTTTTAAAGTTTGGTACAGCCCAACAAGCGTGTCGTTGTAGTTTATTGAATTGGGTGCTCCTAGCTCAGTTTGAGTAACGTTCATTGAGGTAATTACGTTTCTAGTCCCGTTAAATATTTTTCGAGACGCCCACTTGCCCATAAAGAGATTACTCTTTCCTCTAATTAGGTTAGAGAGATACTCGTATGTGTCGTTGAATGCTCTTTGCAGGGACATTCTCTGGGTGTTGTAAGCTTCAGGTGAGATTCTTACGGTGTTAATGTTTATTGTGTTTGATATCGCTATGATTTTGTAATAAAGCGAATTTATCTCATCTGAGGATTCTCTTCCATTGTCATCTATTTCAATGTCCCTATATGCCGCCGGAAGTACGATGATTTTATCGTATAAATAATTTTGTTTATATTTATTTATAAGTGATATGTTTTCCTGTCTATCGGTAGACGGTCTTTCTTCGTGCACTATGCTATCACAGTGCTGTATAAAGAAGTCGTAACCGGTTTGCCCTGCCAACGCGTTTGACTTTACAAAGTCCTTTTTTTCCTGGTCCCAGACCGCAAACTCTTTTGAGGTCATTATGGATTCGTATAATGATTTCATAGAGGTAATTGCTTTATAATACACCGGGTGCATTATTTTTACCTTTATGTCTATATAGGAGAATTTTGTGTATCTATTATTACTTCCAACCACGCCGAATATGGATGGCGAATATAATCCATCCGGATGGAGGTTTTTAGTAAGGCCATCAAAGACGTCAAGGGAAGTCACGGGCTTGAGGTACTTAACGGTAAGCTCGTCTAGTCTAAGAAAAAATATGTTAAAAGGCACGTCCAGTTTATCCATGGTGCTTTATGCTCCTAAAGAAAAGATAAAATAAGGTAAATGAGAAATGAAATACGTCCAAAGTAATACGCGCGTGCGGTGTTTTTTCACAGAAAGATAAAAATCATGTCTAAGGGTAAGAAAGTAGCAAACACATTAGATAACGGTTTTGATTTTGATAATGAACTCGTTTTTGACGACATAGATTTTCAGGCTGATCCTTTTAAGGACGATAGAAAACCAGCCACAAAAGTTAAAGACGGATTAAAAAGCGGGATAAAGGCCAAAGTAAGCGATCCTTCTTTTATAACTGGTGTATTGCGGGAATTGCTGCCAAAAGGGTACGGCGACACACTAGACATGGGGGATAAGGTTGCCACGAATTTAAGGCAGCTCTATAGTGAAGCAGCGGCAGAAGTACGGCCGGCCATAAAGGACTTTAAAAGAGTAGCTTCCAAGCTTGCACCAAAGGATAGTAAATTTATACCCGGCAGATTAAAGGATATCTTTAAGCGCTGGGAGGACGAAGCCAAGGATGAACAAAAACTAGGTTCCGCCCTGTCTGCCAGAGATCAAAGAGACTCGGCAATATCCATACAGCTTGCAGAAGTATTCAAAGAACAAATAGTACAGTCCGAAAATAATAAGATAGAGAACGAAGGTCAAGATCTAATAAAAGAAGGTATTGAGCTAAACAGACACCGTGACATCTTTAGTCTGTTAAATCAATCCGCGATGTCCTTATCCAGGATATCACAATATCAAACCACTATTAATCTACAATATCAGAAAAAATCTCTTGAGTTACAGCACCGTCAGCTGTTCGCTCAGTACGACATACTAGAGACCGTAAATAAAACCCACGTACTGCACGTAGACGCTTACAATAAGTTAATTAAAAACACGGGTCTTCCTGATTGGCAAAAAATAAATCTAAAAGAACTTAGCAGTCAGAAACTATTCGGTAAATTCTCGGATACTGTCGGCACTGCTTTTAGAGGTCTATTGCCCAGCGCAGACGAATATCTACAAATGACTACTCGTAAAATACGAGATAGAACTATAGAAACTATAAAAAGAAATGCCCAGGGATTCAGATCTGGACTTACTGATGCTGAGATGGCTCGTGAACAGGTAGCGCCCGGCATGCTTGATACTTATCAAACAGGTGGCGAGATCGCGGGTGACCTTTTGGCAAACACGGTAGGTTACAGTGTTGCTAAGCGCTTTAAAGAACCTATCAAAAAGGTATTTCCTAAGGTGGAGCAGGTTGGGGATTACCTAGAAAACTTTAATGAAAATATAGTAGGGAGCGCGGAAAATTTCAGGAAGGACGATTCGTGGTCGAATAAAGAAGGCATAGGCGCCTGGATCATGCGCGGCCTGCAGTCTATCTTGCCGTCCCTAAACGTGGACAGTAGTTTTAATAGACTCACGGGTAAAGACTTAAGCGCTGTACAGCCGTTTACACTGAAAACCGAAAGATCCATCAACGAAATTATACCTGGATATTTGTCTAGAATTTTGCAAGAAATTCAAATTATTCGTACGGGAAATCCAAACATAGACAGAGTGGAGTACGATCAAGACAAGGGCAGATTTACTGGGAAAACGAAATTACTCAAGAGCATAGCCTCAAGAGTATACAACGACAATGATGCCAAAAGAACAAACGACATCCTTGATAAAATTATAGATAAAATAGATTCTCAGTCAGAGGACAAACTCAGTGAGGAAGAAAGAATAAGCATAAAACAGGCCTTCCTGAAAAATAAAATGCAGTCATCTAAGCTGGAAAAGGGCTTGGAGGGAAGACCAAAGGAACTGACAAGTAAGTACTTGTCCGACTTGGAAAGTAAGCCCAGTGAAATGCTGTTGCTCAATAGACAGATGAACTCCCTGGTAAGAGGCATGAACGACCCTAGGGCTACCATAGAGCAGCTTATATCGGAAGGTAGACAAAACGAGCTGGTTCAGCTTGGGATTATAACCAGAAAAGAAGAAGGTTATGATCTTGACATGGAAGACTTCTACAAAGGCCAAATCGGCAAAAAGCGCCGGATGCCTAATGTGCGTAAGCAAAAAACCGGTATCTCTAAACCCACAGTTGCGCCAGACAAAGTCTCCAGTAGAGTCGGCTCCTTTTCCTCTGCGGATTATTCTTCTGTTGGTACTTCTTCATTTACCAGATCCGACTACTCGCCTTTATCTAAGAAAGATCAAGACTGTGAAGTTTATTTTAAACAAATTATACAGAGACTAGACACTTCTATAGGCTATTACAAAGAAATTACAGATTTGTTCAAAGCCAGTAAGTTTGAAGAAAAAGATAAAGTAAACAAAGAAAACAGTAACGGCCCCGCCGGAGATATATTAAACAAAGGAAAGACTCAGTTTACAAAAGCTAAACTTTTCTTTAAGAAGCAAAAGCAAAAAATAAGCGAGGCCAATGTAGGTAAAAGAGTATCCGGCCAATACGGGAAATTTAAAAATTATCTAGGAAAAGTTTCCACCAAACTAAACGATTCTAAAGAAAGAAATAACCAGGATGGTTATTCTGGTAAATCGTATTCTGAGATAAAGGACAAAATACAAAAGCTCTCATTTACTCTCAAAGACAAATGGGTTGATTTGAGAGTTTCGGGCGAAGAAAACCCCAGAATCATAAAAGCTAAACTACAGGCGGGACACTACGTGGATCTGGCGTCTGGAAAAATAGTAAAAACCTTGTCTGACATAAACGGAACCGTTAAGGACATCGTAAGCGGACAAACCGTACTGAAATCCGATGAACTTGATCAGTCATACGTAAAAGATAAAGACGGCCAGTATAAAAGATTTGGCGACTATGCAAAAGGTACATTTGACGGAATAGCCAAAAATATAAAAAACACAAAGGCCGGATCTGTAGCAGTAGATATTTTAAAAAGGGCCTGGACAGGTGTAAAGGACACTGTCGACATGTTCAAAAGCGTAGCTTTTGGCGGCGCCAAAGACGTTTGGGTCGGTGGTGAAAAATACCCCAGAATGACAGCAGTTAAAATGCAACAAGGCCACTACTCTGACGCAATTTCTGGAAAGACTATTTATTTACCCGAACAAATCCAAGGCGAGGTAAAGGATGAAAAAGGCAGGTCAGTTGTATCGGTAGAAGAACTAGACAGCCTCGTGGTATACGATAGCAGGCAAAAGCGATTTGCGCCTATTAGGAAATTATTAAAACTAGCAGGAAAAGTAATAGGCGGAGTTTCTTGGTACTATAACAAAATAGGTATACCGCTTACAAAGTTTAACTTCAGAATGCTGGCAAAGGGCGCTAAATTTGGCATAAATTTAGCAAAACTTACGATGGGGACAGGTCCATATAGCGTAAAAGACGTATACGCGGGTGACGAACCGGAGCCTAGACTATACGCAACCAGGCTAAGAAACGGAGAGTACTTTAACAGGTCAACCGGAAGGCCCATATATCATCAAAACGACATAAATGGCGAAGTGGTTGACGCCGCAGGTAACGTCAAAATCTTTGACGAGGACTTACCAAACTTGCGTGTTTATAACTCTATGCTTGGCATATTTAATCCATTTAAACCAGCAAAATGGATAATGAATAAACTCACCTCCGCAGCTGCCTGGACAATGAAAAAGGGGTTGAAGTTAACCAAGTTAATAACCAGGGGTTTGGCCGGAGCCACTGCTAAAGTTGCAGGTGGTTTTATACGCTACCTCAGTAAGCCACAGGACGTATATGTAAAGGGTGAGCCTGAGCCTAGACTAAGAGCGGCACTCATGAAAGCCGGCAGATACATATCTGAGAAAACCGGAAAGATTATTTCTTTGGTCTCCGACATTGACGGACCTGTTTGGGACCAGAAAGAAGAAACCATGGTTTTGAGCAACGAGGACATAGACGAAGGTTTGTTAGGTCAAAATGGAAAACCTTTGAAGACCTCTACTTCTGCAAAAATAATTTCTGGGTTTAAGAAATTAAACAAGTTGTTTAGCAGAAGAGTAAAGCTCAACGTAAGCGAAGCTATAAAGCCAAATTCCTCAATAAAAAATAAAAAAGATAAAGAAGCTACCACCGGCGAACAGACCGTCTCCCTTCTGGGTGACATCAAAAATACTTTTACGGACTTCTTCGCAGAAAAGAAAGTAAAAGGCGACCGAGACGGTGACGGTGACCGTGAAGGTTCATGGGAAGATATAAAAGCCAGAAGAGACGCAGAAAGAGCAAAGCAGCAGTCCTCTAAAACGGCTGAGCCTGGTAAGGAAAAAGACAAGAAGGGCGGATTGATCGGCCTATTGTCCGGTGCTCTTGACGCCATCACCGGTTTCTTGGGCGGCTTTAAAACTCTATTGAAGGGCGGAGGAGTACTAAGCGGGCTAGGCAAACTTTTAGGAATTGGAAGAGTGGCCGGTCTAGCCGGAAGTGCCGTTACCGCGGTAGCTGGCGCCGGTGGCGTGGGCGCGGCTGCTACCGGTGCACTAGGTGCCTTAGGAGCCGGTCTAGCGGCCGTTGTAAGCTCTCCAGTGACCCTTGGTATACTGGGTGCCGCTGCCGTCGGTTACGGTGCTTATAAGGGCTATAAAGCCGTTCGCAGATGGATGAGTAAGCCCACAGTGCTCGATAACATACGCTATGTTCAATACGGCTTTAAAAAAGAAGAAACTAGCTACTTTAGCAAAATAGTAGATCTAGAAGAATATTTAAAACAATTCGTTAAAGTGGGTTCGGAAAAAGCGGAGTTAGAAGAAAAGAAAATAGACATTGAGGAGATGATGTCAATATTCGGTTTTTCTTCTAAGGATAATGACCACAAGAGACAATTTGGCACATGGTACATTAAACGATTTAAACCCGTCTACCTTACTCACGTAAGTGCGCTGTCCATTTTAAATGGCAGTATTGACTTATCTAAAATAAATGACCTAAAGAAGGACGTTAAATTAAAATACATAGAAGCTACTAAATTCCCCAGCGGTCCTTATAAAACAGGGACTCTTCCAATATTGGGAGGCAAGTACGTGGCCTCAGATTCGGCGGACGTAAGTGCAGCAATAGAGGCGGCACTAAAAGAATTCGCTACCCCAGCTGGCGATGCTAAAAAGACGGCAACTGGATTACCCACCGACGTAAAGCCTCCACAAGAGGCCGCTAACACTGCCGTTAGAGTGGATCTTGGAAAACCGGATGAAAAAGCAAAGCCCTCAGGTACCGCAGTTACCGGTGCGTCCACTGTGGGTTCTACTATATTAAAAAATACCGTTTCTGCTTTTGATGCAATCAGATATAAAACATACGGTATTAAGGAACTGGAGCTGTCTAAGGTAATAGCTCTAAATAAACTAGAAAACGAAACTAGTAAGTTAATTAAGATACAAGGTACCAAAGCTACTTTTGATGATAATTTCAACGAATTACTTCAGAAGGTGAACGTTTACTTTGGTATATCTGATTTATTTGGGCCGGCAGCAGTTTCTTGGGGTAAGTGGTTTAGAGACAGATTCTTGCCAGTTTACCTCAACTACGTAACCGCGCATATAACAGAAACGGGAAAGCCGCCTAAAGCTGAAGCGCCTGTAATTATAAGTCCAAATAAAATTGTTCAGGTTGCTAAGACAATCTCTTCCATAAATGGAGTTTGGAGTGTAACTGATTCTCCGTGGCCCGGGTATCAGGTAAACACCGATTCTTCTAGTGTAGAAGGTAACCTGGAGTATCTTGCAGAGCGCGCCAAAGAAAAGACACAGCACGATTATGTGGCCAAGACAAAACCGGCCGACTCTACCCCACTTAAGAGCGACACGGCTTCCACTTCAAAAGAAGTCGCAGTGGATAAAAGTAGGGCATCGAATAACGCTCCGGCCCTAAACAACAATGCACAAAACAACACTCTAGGTACCTCGATCGTATCTAAGGATAAAGACCCCAAGTACGACGACGGAGCCAGTCAAGTGATGAAGTCGAGAAAAGATTCAGGACTTATGACTGCCGACATAAAGAGAGAACCTGTTAAGACTTTTGACCCCGCAACAAATACCTTATTGGAATTTATTGGTCAAAAAGAAAGTAACGGAAATTACAATATATTAGTGGGCGGGAAAACCGAACCTAACCTGACAAAGATGTCAATCGCAGAGGTATCTGATTACCAAAAAGACATGATCGCTAGAGGTCACGAATCTACTGCGGTAGGAAAATATCAAATAATAAGAAAAACTCTAAGCGGACTAATTAAGGCCGGATACGCAAAAGCAACTGACATTTTTAATCCCGTGACCCAGGACAAGTTGGCCGTGGGGTTATTAAAGATGAGAGGGCTTGATAACTACGTAAAGGGAAAAATTGACGCCGGTCAATTTGCTGACAATATCAGCAAAGAATGGGCCAGCCTACCTTATAAAACCGGAAGAAGCTACTACGCTGGAGTTGGGAGCAACAAGTCTAGCGGAGCCCGAGAGGACTTCGTAAGAGTAGTGTCCGCTGTAAGTTCTTCTCCAAAAATAAATGGCGACTATGTAATGCCCGCTGCGGCGCAGCAGCCGCCAAGATTACCGCCCGAACAACTGGCCAGTTCTCAAATAGAAGGACCGAAGTCCTCATATAACCCTAAAGTCAGGCCTATTGCACAGCAGGAAAAGGCCGTACAGGCAAGTAAGCAAGCAAGCAGTTCCCCGCTTAACGACGCAGTGGGAGTAAACCCTAGAGTAGCAGGTACCTCTACTGAAAATAATAACGCGGCTAAAAACACCCTTACTGCCGACATTATGGTCAATACAGAATCTTTACTGGCACAATCCCTGATTGTACATAAGGAGACTCTGGACATAATGAAGTTGATATACGATAAGATAAACACTGTAAGCGCCGCAAAAGAAACAGCTAATGTACCCACTAGCAAAAGCGATGGTCGTAAATACGAACCTCCGTCTGCACCTGTTTCTATGCGAAAGTCTGCTTAATTAATGAATAAAAAGGGATAGGCTAGCCTATCCCTTTTTATGATGCTGCTCGATAAAATAACTATTTATATTTGGATATGCGCTTGCTGATTATGTGAATTAATTAATCATTTCTACGTAAAGGGTTTATTATTGTCAATAGCACAAGACCCTTTTATTTTCGGGTAGACGACTATCCGTGATGCATTGAAATGAAATGATGAGAAACTTACACCAGTATAAGGAAAAACACTAAATGGCACAAGAATATGGGTTAGAAATAACAGATTCCGGGAAGCTAAACAAGATGGCTTCTGATATATTACTACAGAAACCACCCTCTGAGGAAATACCCACAATAGCAGTAAAAGATAAGGAATGGGTAAGGCAAGCATTCATACTCTCAACCGAAGGTGATGAATCTTTTCTTTCTTCCATAGATTTAGAAAACAGGTATTTTAGCTCTGCTTATCTTAAATGGACAGATTCCAGTCTAGGCGGTAATGTCTGCATAAACCCCCTTCCGCAATTTACAAGATATGCAGACATACGTGAACCGGGTCTTAGGGCTGGAGCTAGCCAAACAACACTGCAGCTTCAAAGAGGCGAGCTGGGGATGGGTAATTACTACTCGGAGGCCATAGACGACAACATGCAAGTAGTGCATTTGCGTTTTGGAGTTCCTAGCTACAACTCTCTTTTTCAGTTTTTCACCGGATTTTATAACAGCAACGCTAGCACCCTTGCCAGGACCGGCAGATTCGATACAACTATAGTTGAGGACGTTTTAAAAGCCGGAGGAACCGTCATTACTTTAGCTATATTGCCGCTGGCGATTGTTCCGATAGCCATAGGCCTAATAGGTCACGCCGCACGATTCTTCATGAAATGGCCATCTAGTAAGTTTTATTATTTAAAGCCGTCCATGCCAACTTATTGGCTAGCCGTTACCAACATGATGAACCAGATAGCCGTTAACAAGGGCGTATCTACATTTTCTCCTAGATATCAGCAGGAGACTATAATGGGCACTACCCAAAAAATTAACACCCAACAAACCAGTGTATTGAGCACTCTTTTTCCAGATGGCTTTAAAACTGACGGCAGTATCGACGTATACGCAATAGCAAACAGATCAAAGCGATTGCAACAAAGACAGGATTACGCCCTTCGCCAGCAGCTACCACAAGCAGGAGCAGAAGGCTGGTACGGTAGAGTAAAGAAGGTAATGAATGAGCAGGGCGGAGGGCTACAAGAGCCTAAAGAATACGAGTCACCTTCTTTAGAATCCTACATTACTCGCTTTTTAGACGTAGGTATTCTTTCTGGAGTAAGTGAACTTTTTTCGGGTAAAGTAGAAAAGGACCTTAAAGCGCCAGCTACCAGTTCCGAAAACGAACAAGCAGATTTAAAAGATACTCCGTTTGAGCCCAGCAAAGATTCTGCAGGTATAGCCGAGCACTTTGTCACCACCTTAGCAGACGGCAGTGACTGGGTATCTTTTAGAGTAAATAATACAGGTGCCGCAACTGAGTCATTTGGAAGCTCCACCTCTAAATCCTCAATGGCAGAAAAGATTAATAGCTTATCCTCAACCGCCAGAGACCTGAGAATTAACTTTGCGGGAGGTAACATTGATCCCCTAGGCATATCGGAGACTATAACGACAGGGGTAACCTCTATATTGAGCGGAGTGGCTAGTAGTCTACAGTTAGACGGCCTGGCAGCTGCAGCAGGCAGTGCCTTTGTTGACATACCCGATAACTGGTCAGAATCCACAGCTACTCTAAACAAGAGCACCTACTCTTTCACTCTTATTTCCCCTTATGGAAATATAATATCGCAAACGCTTTACCTGTACTTGCCACTGTGTTGCCTATTAGCCGGCGCGTTACCGTTATCTACAGGTAAACAATCCCACACCTCGCCATTTCTGTGTGAGTTATTTGACAGAGGACGTAGAACTTGTAGGCTCGGTATAATAGATAGCGTAACAGTAACCAGGGGTACTTCTAATCTTAGTTTTAATAACGACGATCACCCGATGGCAATAGACGTGTCTTTTACCGTGGCGGACTTATCTAGCGTGGTAGCCATGCCCATACTTCCAGGTTTTAGTATTATACCTGGCAGAGGGCTGTTTGATCCGGATAACAATTTTACAGATTACATGATGACACTCTCATCTATGAATTTGCGAGACATGAACGATAGATTGCCAATACTGAAATACCAGTGGGCTAGAGCAAAGGCAGATTTTGCATCTTATCTATCTCCGGCAAAAATTGGGCAGGATCTTGCCAATTTACCAGGAGTCAATATGCTGACCGCATTTATGAAAGGAACAGAAAGGCAGTGAAGTAATACACGGCATAAAAGGCTTTTTGGGTAAAACCCAAAAAGCCTTTTATGCCGTGTATGTCTTACCTAATATATACTAAAGGGAAGTTTTGTTTTATAGCAGTCTTGGCTGTCATGTTCGGGTTTCTTGTTATAAGCGCCATATACGCCTCGGCGCTGGTTCCTGCTGCTGTGTTGATCGACCCAGGGTTATTGGGAATAATCCGTTTTGTCTGGAATTTAGCAGCGGTAGAAACGGCTGTAAAAAAGTCATCACTGGCGGTAGACATAAAACCGGCCTCGTAAGCAAGAGCTCCCGGTCTCTGATAAGTGTTCCATTGGGCTATCGCCGTATCCAGTGTGTTCTTTATTGTTTGATACTTTTGGTACTGCTGCAAAACGCTACTGTTGGTAGGTTTAGTATAATCCTGGGTAACCCTAAGTGCCATGCCCCCAGTGACACTGGACAAAATCCTACCTGCCGGTGAATTAGCAATATCGCTAAGTAGTCCTTCCGCGCTATTAACTATAGCGTATTTGGATACTTCTGTGACTATATCTTTAATTATTTTCTTGTCTGTTATCTCATTAACAAACGCAGTAAATACACCGGGTATTCCAACTTTAGTGGCCTGGATTATCAGAGATGAAGAAAGTTTTGCCAGACCGTTTTTGTCTGTGAAATTAAATGGTAAATTGGCTCCAGATATACCGTTTATTAGGCTACCAAGTCCGTTTATTGTGGATAAGCTAGCTTTGGTTATTTCTGCCTTGATTCCGTTGAAGGTGCCAGTTATGTTAGTGATCAAACCTTTAACGTTTGTTAGTTCGCCTTGAATTGAAGATGGTAAACTTCTTAATGCGCTAACCATTCCGGGGTTTATTGCTATAATCCCCTTTACTAGACTATCTGAGTCCATGACTAGACCAGCAGTTGCCTGATCAAAACTTTTTATAATATCTAGCTTAGCGCTATCTAGTAAAGTGTTACCGCCAAATAAGCCGGATAGAGAATTGGCCTTAAACGCCTCACTTATATCCCTTATGTCATTAATGACTTCTCCGCTTGCTTTGTACAGATCTACTGTGGCAAGTTTATCGTCGGCACCGGAGATGAACACGGGTAAGCTCAACAGACTATTCATTATGCCTATCCTTTATAAATGAGAAAAAATAAATGGGGCATACCAGCGATCCCCGATATGCCACTCATAAGAGTACGCATATCTGAGGATCGCTGGTTTGTACCTGTTAAATTAAGTTAACGACGGGGCTGGTGGCGCGGGCGGTTGCCGTACGGATTATCGCGCCGACCCTGGTTTCGGTTTTGAGAAGGGCTTCGAGTATCCACCATGGTTTCAATGCTCGAGAAGTTCGGCTGCGCTTCTGTATCACCTGTAGCAAGGCGATGCTTAATGACGCGGCGAATTTCCTCGTATGCGGCCACGATCCAATAGCCTTCGCTGGGATACTGGCGAATGTTTAGTTCGCCCTGAGTGAAGTAGTGCTCAAAAGGCAGCGTGGATTCTGCCATCATCCGAACCGCATTTGCGCTTTGCGTCACCTTGTGCCACATTGCATCTGCAATGATGGTCCGAAAGCCCTTAATGGGCGTGTGGCGAGGCGCATTTTGGTTAGACATCGCCTCATCTTTCATCTTCTTTGCCATAGTGCGCACACGTGCACCCGAGGCAATTCGGAACTCTTCCATGAGAGGACGAGTTTGGATGTAGTGCCACAGGCCACCAACCGACTGGAAGTTACCTGCATCCGGATGCACGAATGGACTATGCGCATTCATGTCAAGGAATCGACCTAGCTCGGTTTCTGCGTTATTGTGGATGTTGATGTGATCCACTCCATCTTTTCCTTCGATGGTAGAAGGGTCAAAGATGTTTTTCAGCAACTGGCTGGCTGGACGGTCAGCGGGCAGGTCGAACAACGCAGCACGACCCTTATTCGGCTTTTTGTAGTGCGCAGCTAGTGCATTGAGCTTTTCACCAGACGCAGCACCAGGGGCGTTTTCCTGGCGACGACGTGAGCGCTGACGCGTCTCGCCCATACGTTCTTCCACCTTATCCAGAACATCGTCAGGTGCAGGGTGAATGGACTCACCTGTGCCATCGGAAAAGCCGTTTTCGCCAGCGTCGTCGCTTTGCGTCACGGGAGCATCGGTCACCAGTTCAATGGCGTTAATCGCTTCCACGACAAAAAAGTCATCAGATTGTTCGGCGGTGTTCTGAATGCACGTACTGTCTGCAGTATCTGTTGGCTTGCTGGTCACGCTGGCGAAGGCCGCACGCATTGCGGTCATTTCTTCCGGTGCGTTTTCTACTGGCAAAGTGGTGGTAATGTCGTTCATTTTTGTTTTCCTGGAAAAATATCGTTTGTTCTAAATACTTCTAAGCAAGCACTTGTCGCTTGTTTAGTTTGACGCGTTATGGTAAAACTGCATTATCAGCAGTCGAATTACGAGGTTGGGCTGGTCCAAAAGAAAGCTACGTAGAACTTTTTCTTTTGAGGGCGGTACTAGATAATCTACAAAATCTTTTTTGTATATGGCTGTGGCTAAATCAAGAATTCCTCCATTGGGGTTGATGCTGTATTCGCTGATTGTGTTATTGACTAATCCCTTGACTAAATTGTTGCAAAGGCGCACATAAAAGTCTTCATATCCGCAAGTGCGACAAGAAAGCAGCATGTACTCTAGCTGCTTGTAAAACTTTACGTAGGAAGGCTCGCTTTTACTGTTATATGCCCAGTTAAAGCTATTAGTGGGATCGGTCAGTGACAGAATGTCGCTCGATGCAATAGATTTAAGGTGATCTGTAATTTTTTTCTGGTGCGGCTGGCCTATGATACCTACAGCCAAAGGAATTAGCTTTCCTAACCGATTGATGGTTTCGATAAACTCGGCATCGGTTAGCACGTTGCTATTTTTACGAGGGTTCGTCATTGTCATTCTCATCGAAATCGGTCTCGCTATTAAAGTTTACCTGAGTGAAATAATGCACTTTATCTTTTTGTGCACTTGATCTTTCTATGTTTACAAAGACCTTGACGTGTTTTACCGATATCACCCTTAGGCCCTTTATAAAGACCTTGAATGTCATGGTTGGTTTTTCTAGCTCTCTTTTTACATTTCCCTTGGTAAAAAGTTTAGCTATTCTTTTGTCCTTTATTCTTTTTCTCTCAGATGAAATAAATTCACTGAGTAGATTATCGAACTGTTCAGTTGTATACCCTTGGGCCTCTCTTATGTGATTCCACAAGTGAGACATTACGGCAGAGACACTTTGACCCCCGTCCTCATCTATGCTTTTTCCGCTGTGGTTCTTAAGGTCAACGAATACGCTGTGTTTCTGGATAGGTGCGGAGTTTCCGAAATCTATCTCGACCCCAAAGTTCATTCGTTTAACGCCTATGATTTTAAGCATCTTGACGAAGACTTTGAAAGTCATAGATGATCTTTCTAGTTCTCTTCGTATATTTCCTCTGACTAAAAAGCGAGCCACGCGGTTGTCGGGTAGATTTCTTTTTTCGTTTATTATAAACTCGCTAATAAGAACTTCCATTCTAGGACCAGAAATTCCCAGGTCATATTGGATAGTTCGAAACAGCTCAGCTAAAGAGCCGCCCACTCCTCTGTATGTATGACGAACCTTTACCGGGTTGGTCTGAGGAGAAAAACTAACTGGGCTCAGATAAGGATATTTCATGACTTCCTCTTATAAGCTCGACTATCAAGTCGCTTAAATGTGTATGGAATCTAGACATCTGCCTAAGGTTATGCCCTTGTGGGCCAACCTGGGCGTCTTTTATGTTGTATATTTGTTGTCGCAGCTCTTTGACTAAACGAATAAATTCACCAATCTCTTTTTGTTTGTCTAAGTAGACAACACCATCTGAGAAAAATATATCGTAAGAAACCCTTTTATAATCGTAGCTGCACCAGTCTGCGCTTATTACTGAATTATTTTTAAGAAGGGTTATTGCCAGCAATATTCGCTTGTTGTAAGTGATCAGCGAATCAAAAATTACAGTAAATTTTAGTTTACTTGTGACCAGTATATTTTCATTAATAAATGAATCCGGATCTAGCAAAGACAAGATCATTGCTTTTGTTTTTATAGAATCCTCTTCTTTTCCGGTTCTTTTGAGTAGATATTCCAATTTTAGACTACTCAATCTAACAAAGAGTTTCATGGTTTAATTATCTAGTTAGGTATTTTATTGCGCCAGTACAGAAAGATAATATGGTACTATAAGTTTTTTCATTCCGATTACTATAAAAGGTTTATTCTAAAAATGGACAATTTTGAAACACCCAAAGAAGATCCAGTAGATCAGGACCTAGAATACGCTAGATCTAAAAGAAAACAAATAATAAACGCTCTTACTGAAAAGGGCATACCTAAAGAAGAAAGCACAATTTCTATTTTGTTAGGGGCTCTATCCGATATGGATAGAGTGTCTTTAGGTAGAAAGAAGATAAAGGCCGATAGTGATGTAGCGGCTAATAACAAGCAAGCCGCTGACCTAATAGCCAGTATATTTAATATGCCAAATAGCAAAAAAATAGGCAATACTGAAGATGACGGCACTGTAGGCACTATACCCAAGGTGGCCGACTTGTTGCCGCAGGTGGATATTATCCCTGGGGAGATGGACGTAAACCCGTCACAGCTAGACTATGAGAGTTTCATGAGCAAAGTTGAAAAGTGAAATTAAACGGAAAGAGGAAATAGCCTCTTTCCGTTTATGCCGCGTCTTTTTCTTTTTCACGTTTAACGTAAGGGACGTCTGCACAATAACACTCAACCGGCACGTAGTTTATTTTTATAAAACCAGCAAACACCATCTGAGTAAACTTATATACATCGGATATGTTTTTATTTAGATTTTTTCTTTCTTTATCAGTGAGATCTCTTACTGTGTTTATTTTTGGTATATAAAGGGTTAGCTCTTTTAAAACCCCCATCTTCAATTCATTGTGCCTACTGTTTAGCCAATCAACCGGATTATACATAATTACAGAATCGTACTTATCTGCAATAGTTTTTAAGGATAATTCTTTTATATCAAAATCAACTATGCTGATCGCCGCCGAATTTCCCAGATGGGCTATCAGGGCTTTTAAAAGATACTCTGCCTGAGTTTCGGTGAACTTATAAGGGTGTATGTTCACTTCTAAAGTAATGATGCTAGCGTGTGGTGTGGATAGAGATAGTTTTACATATCCCTCTATTAGTTCTTGCAAGAACAAGTACATTTTAGTTTTTAACGAATTAAAAATTATTTCGTGTTTAAATTTTTCTTTGACTTGTTGAAATAGTTCGGGTGACAATTCGCCGTATTTTTCGCTAACGAATGTGTCACTTTGCCTTGCATGATAGTCTTCTTTTGAAGTTATCTCATAGGCCACTTCTGGGCTTATTTTAAGGAGGGTGCCTTGTCTAGTATCCAGTATGGAATCGAGTGTAATTAATATAAACTTTTCTGCGGGTTTCATTCTTCCACCTTTACCAATACGGTCATTATGTTTAGATGTTTTTCACTGGACACCGTGCGCATGTGTGCGGTACCTCTACTAACAGTGTCCCAAAAACAAACTAGATGGGTGCCTATTTCTGCCATTTCTGTATTTCGAACATAACCGGCGGATTTTCCGTGAGTGTCCCAGTCTGCTGGCATTTCTAAACAAGGGTAGTTATATTTTTTACACCAATCGATTATAAACCTGTCTGCTCCGCTATTCGCTGCTCCAGATATAAATAACACAGGTTCACTAAATCTTTCCAAGTAGTCAACGATTATTTCATGAAATAGTTTTTTATCTTTCCATTTCCTAGTACCTGCTACTATTATTCTTACTTTGTAGTCTTTTGGGTTAGTGGACTGTTTTTCTTGATTTTTTGGTTTATTGTAGATCATTTGTTTATTTCGTTTTTTAATCAAGACATGATTGTACTTTATATTTTTAAAGAAAAAAACATAAAATAAGCCCCCTAGGTAAAATCCTAGGGGGCTTATTTTTGTTTACATCGATGCTATATCTACCGACAGTTCAAGAGTTGGGGCAATATCTTCTATAACGAAGTAGTCTCTGTAGTCTTCGGTATATTCGATGAACGCCTCGTACCCCGATGAAGATCTCCTGAACCAAAGGATGTCTCGCTCGACCCAATCGACGGTTGACTTTATGTAATTATCTTTAATAAAATCACAGTCTGCAGGCGATGAGTATTTATGTATATTGAATACAGACACCTTCACTGAGAGGAGTCCGTCTTTAAAAAGGAATTCTCCCATAAAGACATAGGGACCTGTCCCGGTCTGATCAAAATGCTTTAGAAGCCCCTCATGTTTCTTTAATTCGTGAAAAAGGGAACTAATGTAAGAATGGGAAATTGTCTTCTTCATGACGGGCATATACTAATTATGTTTAGTATTATTCGTTGTTACTTTTAGAGACAAGAGCCGCCGATGCGTTTAGTACGTATCCGACAGAATTGTCGCAAGTAAAAACGGCAGAAGACGCAGAAGGCGCTTTTTCTGAAATGGATTCCAAAGACTGGGAAAGCAGACGAGTCCCTTCGTCGGTTGTTATAGAATAGGAGCCATTTGTGAGAGATTTATCTTTGCTCAGTCTCTCCAAAGTGGCGATGTAATAATTAGTCACCATTACGGGGTACCCGAGGGCCACGTAGAAATCCACTATAGTTGATCTATACGGAGTGCCGCACCAAACCACGGGTCCGCATTTATTTTCAAGAGTAACCGTATAGTCCAAAAAGATCTTTTTGATGTCACCGACCCACAGCTTGTTATTGTCCACAAAGTAGTCTTCGGCATTTATCAGTGTCATTTCGCGCTCAAGCGCTTCTTCTTTGGTGATCTCGTCTACCGTATAAACTTCGTAAGACTCCACTCGAACAGTGTCGTCGTTTATAGACACCAAGGAAAAAACGTTTCTTTTCTTTTTGTCCCCGTCCGCGATTTCGATTATTGGCGTATTAACGTGGGCACAGATGTTTTTGATGTGATGAGTAAAATTTTTTATGCTGTGTCGCGACATGATGTTTTCCTTAATAAAAAGTATTTATATTCAAAAAGATACGTTGAACATTGTTTATAATTTACGGGGACATTAAATTTTGCACTTTAGTAAAGTTATATATCCTTTACTACTGTAGTTATATGGGTTTGTAACTATTTAGAAACAGGTCATTCACAAAGTAAGTTAAATTATTATTTTTTGTATAATAATCAAAAAAACATATAGACAGTGAGCTGGGATTCCCAGCTCACTGTCTATGCTTTACACGATTTCTTCATACACGCTCACAATTATCGAATCTGCCTTTTTAATATTTTCCAGCTGAACTTCGATGGTCAAGTAATTAGCAACATCTGCGATCATTTGGATCGCTTGCTCGATCCGCTGCCGCTGAGAATCCCTAAGAGGATATTCTTTTTAATGTGCGTTGCCGCCAGCAGCGCTTTTTCACAACGTTTGGAGACTTGAGCATCGTCTTCCTTTGCCGCCTGACAAAGAGCCGCCTGCTCGTTTGTGCGGATTACGGAATCTAGCTTGTTGGCGATAAGCAGGCAAATGGCGGCAATTGTCAATTTATAAACAGCAGTCATGATATTCTTTCCGAGTATAAAATATATAGAAACACTATTGCTTCTATTCACCTTAGATATATGTGACTGAAATTATTTGGAATCGGTATATACAGTCATAAATGGGTACCGTGGCAGGTACCCATTTATGACTGTATATTTTAATTAAATTGAATATTTAAACACTAGATAATTTATTATAAGCGTTAAGAATTTTAACGTCGTAATTATTTTTCTTGTATGCAGAGCCGTTATACTCCCTTGCAAACGAAGCAAAGTCTTTTTTCTTTAGACTGGTAATAAGCGTTTTATCTTTGTCTGAAATTAGATAATTAACAAAGGCATCCAACTGGTTGTCTTCGCTTTGACACATTGCATTGTAGTATTTTCTAACGGTGTCGTAGCCGGCTTGCTCGTGGTTAAACCCCATTATTTGGAATAGCCCGTACGATGCAGATTTTAATGCGGCTTCATCGTCTATGGCTCTGGCTTTATTTAGCCTCAGTAATTCTCTTTTCCCGCCTACGTACCCTCCCGGTTCTGGCGAGCAAATGTCCGGATTGTCAATTGACAGTTTGTTTGCAAAAGGGGTTCCTTTTAAGTTGCGCACTAGTCTGTAGAAGTGGTGCCTCTCAAACAGAACCACCGGAGCCCCGGTGCTGAAAAAGCCGAACTGAACAGCCTCCACTTCAGTTACCGCTTTTACTATGTTTACCTCTAACCCAGATTTCACGGATGCTCTTTGAAAATCTTCTTCTGTTAAATATTTCTTGTTTATGAAGTCAAGGACTTTGCTTTGTGTAACGGGTCCGTAACAAGGACCGCTTTCATCGTCTTCAACGATACCTAATTTAATTTGCAGTCTTTTAAGCGTGGCCTGTGTCACTTTACCCAGAACACCGTCGGGGCGATTATCGGCCAAAAACACCTCGTTCATATATCTTTGAAGCCGTAACACTTCTGGGCCGCTGTCGTTTAATCCGTACGTTTTCATGTTGATTTACTCCTTAAAAATATCGTGTAAAAGAAAAAAATCATATATCGCACCGAAATGCCGCTTTCGGTGCGATATATTTTTAGTTTTAAATTGTGACATTAAAGTGCATCGCCGTCATGAGGCTCTTTAGTGTTTGGGTAGACTTTACTCCGCCCGCATAAGGTTCAATGGTTTTTAGATTTACTTGGCCGGTGCGATCTATCATGGTGTTCATGGCGGCAAAGCCTCGCTCGTCACCCCCTCTATACTTTAGAAGCTCAGTAATAGAGTTGTTTAAACCAAAAGACGCAAGTACCTGTGTCTCGGGATAGGATATTTTACTACCCTTTGATTTACCAGTTGGCTGACCAGTAAAATCATCAACCGAATTATTGTCTTCTGGTATAGATACCTTTTTTGACAGTAGCTGGGCCTGCCTTCTCAAAGGCATTATAGTCACTATGTATTCGTTGGGGGTAAGATAAGAAGGCTTTCCGGGTTCTTGAGTTACCCACACTCTCTGAAATAATGATTTTCCTAGTTCTTTTGCGACTTGTATGTTGTTTTTTACGCTCAGTCTCTCTGGACCAAAGTTAGCATCAATGACACACAGTCTTTGTTTTTTGTCTCTCAAATCTCGCATAAAAGAGTCAAACTCTTCATCTGACATTTTAGAAAATTTATTTTTATAAAGGCCAACGTTTACAGGCCCTGTCAATTTTGATATATATTCAATTATGAAGTTTTCTGTTTGCTGTCTATTAGACATATTAATCCTTTTTTATTATCTTATTTTCACTTATTCGCTTGGAAGGTTTTTAGCGATTTTAGGTGATGAGAAGTTTTATTCACAAATATATAGTGGTCTACCATTTCCCAAAAGCTATATACTCCCTCTTGTTCGGTATTATAGGGAGAGGATGCGACGTGTAGTTTAATGCATCTAAAAATCAGGGGCTTTAAGAACACTGAAATCTTAAAGTTATAATCTTCTCTACTATTGACTTTTGAATCTTGATATTCTTGAATAAGATCAAATTTATAATGCGAAACCAGATCGTTATAAACGGCTATCTTGGCATCCAAGATATCGGATTCTTTTTCTAAATCAAATAACTGATGGAAGTTTATAGAGTCAAAAAGTAAATATACCAAATCTAAACTTATATCGCAAAAGCTGCCACATTTATTTATATCTTCCTTAGCCGTTATTCTGTAGTCCAATATATTTTTACTTTTAATAAACTTTACTATACTCAGCAGCCGCTGATCGGAACCTTTTAAATTATAAAATAAATTTCCCATGTTAAAGGTTGCTGGCACCTGGGACTTCATGGTTGTATTTATTTTGAAATACATTTTTTTATTAACCTACATTGTTTTTAATAATAAAAGGAAGAATGTTTACCTTGAATATTTCTAAGTAATCTTTATCTTCACCGGACTCTATGAGGCAATATCTCTCCATAGTTGAATCGGCCCGGCATAGACCCATCTTGAGCCTCCAGTAACGGTTTATAAGGAACCGCTGCAGTTTTGGCCCTATTCGGTGAGAGTCAACAACTCCCAACTGTTGCTCCCAGCTAAATGGATTACTGTGTCCGGCTTCTTTTAATAGCTTACTGACCTCCGCCACAAGGTCAGTGTCGCCTGGTTGATGTTCCGGAAAAGGATTTGTGTTCATTTTTAATTCTTTCGATATTCCAATTGATTGAGTTTTTCTTATGCTAACTATCTGTCACTACATTTGTGTTTTTATTGGGGGGATTATTGAAAGATCAATATAAGCTCCCCACCAAAGTGGTATAGACCAAGCTAGTCTACCGTGCGGTTTAATTTCGGGTAATTCGTCTCGATTATTAGTTTTCACATCAAACTCATCGCACATTGCTTTGAGTAGCACTGCAGGATCTGCAGCTTTATCTGTCCAGGGCACGGCAATTACATCTAAGTCACGCTGTAGACTCCCGTGCAGCGCTAATGCATATCCTAGCTCTTTTGCCTTAGCGGCTAGCGCGGGATAGATACCCACTAAGTACGCTGGAGCATACGTGGGTTTTTTCTCAATTAAACTGCCCATAGATACCTTCTACCTTTAAGTTTTAGGTGTTAACGTAGCCAGCGTTTATAGAGATGAGTCATCGAGTGGCTACTTACTCGCGCTTGCTTTGAGGCTGCCACGAGAATGGTTTAGATTGTCTTTTTCAAGTGAATATCCTTAGCAGTAAGGCCGATCCTCGTGATCAAACCGGGCACTATGCAGCTACCCTACTAGGGTCGTTTACTTGTGGTGTTAAACGCAATCGAGCCTCAGACCATCAGGCCCATACAGCATCGGGCAAATCCAAAACCCTTCGCTGTCGTCGGCTCCGGTAATTATTGCTTGCAAGGACAGTTGCTTAGTGACCACCCAGTGGCCTCCTTTTTCTCCACAGTTCTCGCAGGTGTGCTGTGCGAGTCGCTTGTCTCGAACGACGCGGGACAGTTCTGCAGCATTGGCTCTATTCTTGAATCGTTGCCTTTTGTTCATGGTGTTTAACTCTGCGGCCGCCCTGACTGATGCAGGTCAACTTTGGTGTTAGGATACAATGAATTTCTTCTTGATAGTCTTCTTGTCATCTTCTAGCCAATAGGGATGGTACGTACCCGCTCGGATGGAACACAGGTCATACGTGGACAGAAAAGGGATCTTGTGCTTATCATTCTCGGCAGTATACCATCCACGAGTATTGAGCAAGACGTCCCAATCATATCCCTTGGCGATCAAATCGTTGTATAGCTCTTTAGGCGTGCAAATGAATCCTTTTTCGTAATCATGTATCAAGCTCATTTGACACATCTCTGCCGTGATATTAAGAGCGCGACGTAGTGCCGGTACTTCATTGATCTTAGATCGCACTGTAGTGCGAGAGATCTTTACATCTGGCAATAAATCCAGATAGAAATGCTGCAGCGTGCCATCAATGCCATACCGCCCATTCGTTTTGATGTAATGGAATTCACTCAATGGAGCCAACACCCCTTCACGTTGAGAAACTAGTAGTTGGATATTCAAACCCGTAACACCGTTCTTATTGCGTAGCAAGGTAAGCGTTACGATATTCAGATCCGTATCGCCTTTCATATCGTCCTCAGGACTACGTGGATATTCAGGTGCTTTAGTCGTATCGTTAGTAAACGGTACAGCAGAAGAGCACTGCCAGCAAGCAGAAGTCAAGAACATGAACTTATCAGTCACGCCCTTGATCTTATCTCCATTCTTTAGGAACTGGAGCTTCTTGACCGGTGCGGCACGAGGATCCATTGGAATGTCTTTACCGATGTGAGCAGTCATCATCATAGGGTTAAATCCCTTAGCGATCAGCTTAGGGATATCGGATAGGAACCGCACCTTGGAGAGACCTTGACGCATGTGGATGGTGTTACCGCCCGAATCGCCCAGTTCGTTGTTGTTCTGAATATTGGCCACGTCCTCTGTCTCAAACTCAGAGAAGCTATCGACCTGAGAAAATGTAGGGTATACAAACTTCAGACAAGTTCCGTCGCTCTTCTTTGTGTCTAGGAAAGGTAGCTCCACAGTAAACTTAGAAGCGTTACTGATCTTGCTATTCATGAACTTCTTCCACTGCTCGTACCACTCGTTAGCGTAGTAGACGGTTTTATCAGTTACCGTCCAAATACCCTCATCGATGATTCTACGGGCCTTGAACGTCTCAAAGCTATAAGAGAGAGCCTGTAGGCGAGCTTGTTGAATGTTAATCTCGGTGTCATAAGTGTTAGCTTTTGACTTGGGGAAGCGATCCATGGCCGAAAGCATCATGTAATGCATAACTGTGGATTTGAAATTGTTACCAATACCAACTACTCCAGTTATAAAACCCAAGCCCCCATTTAGAATGTGTTCCCCATATTTTCCTTTTATGAATACACCAGTAGGGATATCTAGCAAAGAGCCGATGTTGATGTATGGTTTAATTGCGGGAGCTTCTTCAAATGCAGAAGATATGTCAAAATTAAAATCTTGCATGATAGGGTTGACTTTCTTTTAGTTAAATGGGATTCTCTTACAAACTATCACACGTAACTATATTTTTACAGAGCAATAAAGGGCTTCTTTCATAAATGGTGTGTCTGTGCTAGCGGTTTAAAAACTCAATTAAAAATCAAGCGTTCTGTGAAAGGAAAACATATATGACAAAAAGCAGAGAAGTAGATATCTCTACCCTGAGTATACTAAGCAGACAACTGAGCATCGAGTCAATAGCCCAAGAGGGCTTTGTTGGTGATTTCGGTTTGTTTGTTAATAATATTTTTAACGCGTTTAGAAACACTGGCGATTATTTACAATTGCGAGGTTTTCATACCAGCGCACAGGCAACGCCTTTTACCAAAGAAAACAAGAAATTTCTGGATTTAGTAAACAATATACCCTTTACAGAGGTTCGTCAGTTGCGTGCTTACAAGCCTGAGGGCATGAATTGCACATATTTAACAATGCTAGATGCTCTATTGGAGTCCAGCGAATACGCCAAAGGTTTATATGCACATGTTGTTTCTCCTTACTCCCTATATCTGGCTAGCTTTCTTTCGAACGCTGACACCGCACTATCAGCAGAATCAAAAAGATTCGAATATTCAAAACTCGAAGAAGCACGAGACAAAAGAATAGAAAAATTTACTTCGCTATATAAAGCCGATTCATACAAAACCGAAACCGCGGTTGGTGAGGTAGTACAACGTAATTCGGACTGGTCGGATGTGATACTGAAGCAAAAAGCAGTGATAGATAACTTTCAATCTGTGGACAGAAACGCCCTTAAGAAAGAGATAGATCATTGCGTTAATTATCTAGCTTTAATAGCAGACAACATAAAAAGAAACGGAGCCAAGACCAGACCGGAAGCCGCAGAAAGGCTGTCCTTAGGCGCTTATCAGGTGGCAAAGGAAATGGAATACTTTAGCAATACCTACTATCGCGCGCTGGGACTAAGCTCAGCAATTGATAATACGGTAAATAAAATTACTGAAATATTCGGTTGATGCCATATAGCCCCGGAAAAAATCCGGGGCTATATGCTGAGTGTTTTTATACTGTAGTGTGAGTAAATAGACTGTTTTCCTTTTGAAACAATCTATTGAGGTCTCCGATGATTGTGTCTTGGTCGGCGTATTTAAGCCAGGAAGGGGTGAAGCTGTTTATTCTGTCTACGCAATGTTGACGGGATTGCGGGTCGCAGGTGGAACTAGTGAGCACGTTTAGCTCTTCTTGAATGCACTCCCTGTGACTCCAGATTAGTTTGTTAATGTAAATTGGTAATTTAAGTGCGTTGTTTCCGGTGTTCGATAATTGCATTAAATCATTAAGCTTACCTATGAACTCGTCGTCGGGTTCTTTTAAGTTCTTTGCTACGGCAGTGATACTGGCTAGGAAAATGATGCGCTTTAGGTGAGACGGTAGTCTATTAACTATGTATTGTATTGCTCGGTTGTCTGTGGTGGCATTTGTGCGATTCACTTTGTATTCCTGTTAACTAGATTACGATAAAAGTCGTCTTGTTTTTTGTCAGTCTAATATACTAGACTACATTATTATTTCACAGTCACTATCTTGAAATTAGAATACATGCCGGCCCAGATGCCAATGTCTTCTTTGCATTGAATTATAGTTGCGTATCTGTACATTTCGGCCGATTCTTTCCAAGTAATAACGGTCATTTTTGGCTTGTCTTTCTCCAGGCGCTTTAGAGTATTTCGCTCCGGTATATCGATACCCAGCGTGAGTTCGACTTCGTCCTTTTGACCTGTAAAATTGTCCACTTTAACTCTCAGACCAATAAAACCGGAAATAAACATCTCCTTTAGTTTATTGTTCTTCTTATCGTCAGTTTCATAGAAATAATCAGTAACGTCAGTGCAGTTAATGTTTGGATCTTTTGACTCCCATGCCAAAAGAAGACCCTTTAGCACGTTCACCGATTCAATGGCCCGTATAGCTATCAACGGCGGACTCAGTTGTTCCGTAACTACTTCTTTGTCTAGGTAGTAAAGATTCAAATACCCGCGCTGCTTGGGGTTTGTGTTCTTTTTATACAAACACGCCTCACCCCACTTCATCATGTCGTTATAAACTTCCTGTGAAAAAAGTTTAGAAAGCTTTAAAATAAAAATGTGCTCATTTCCTTCACATGCTTTTATTTGGCGCTCACGTGCCATCTCTATTACCGGGTCCGGAGTTTTTACCTTAACGTAGGCGTAGCAGCCATCGGCGGCTCTCTTGGCCAGCAGCTCGTCGTTTTTCCCGTGATTGCCCATATAGTACTCGCCAGGTACGACGGTTTCTCTTCTAGAGATAAAATATAGGGATCGGTGGGTTATGAACCTATTTCTATCGTGAGATTGTGACCAGTACCCGTCGGCCGGCTGCTGGTCTATTTCGTTACGATGCGAGCCCTCTATGGAGTTTATTACTCCCATGGTGGCCAACTGATCAGCTCTTTCGTTTCCGTCGTTACCGTTGTGCCCTCTTACCCATTTAAAGCACACTTCGGTCCCTTTATCTTTAAGGGCTTGGATATTTTTATCCAAAAACTCCCAATGGTCCCGGTTAGCTACGGGCATTCCGTCGGACTTAATCCAGTTGTTGCTCTTCCACACGTCTATCCAACTGGTGGAGGCCTTGATAACCTGTTCACTGTCTGTTAGAATGTTTACCTTTTTTAGATCGTATTTACACAGATATTCCGCGGCTTTAGCTGCCGCCGTTATTTCAGCGATATTGTTAGTAACCTCATGAGAGAAAGAACCGTATCCCTCAATGTAGCTAATTGGCTTGATCTCTGTTGGTTTTTCGTTTTCCGATTTAGGTAAATAACCCAAATCTGTCAGATATTGCCTTGCGTTACCAGAACCCTTTTTAGGTGACTGATCGCTGTATACGTATCCGTGCATACCCCAACCGCCAAATCCCTTTGACGGCCGGCAGCCTCCATCAGTGTAGACCACTGCGCCCACTGGAGATTCTACAATGGCGGGTTGTTTTGTATTTGAAGCTTTTGCTTTACTGGCCATGTTTGTCTTTTTGAACTGTTAAAAAATTGGTTTCATTACAAACCATCTTTGCGAGTTTATCATTTTACTTCAGACAAACATGCGTCTATATAATTCTGATAATGAGCTTTTTGTTCTCTCTTTTCCTTGGCTATATATTCTCTTAGTTCTTTCAAGTATTTAGTAAGTTCTAAAATTACTTCGGCGTCGCTTTTATCTGCCGCTTGTCTAATCTTTAATATCGGTATATCTGGAGTTAAAGTGTAGTCAAGAGGAACGTACATCCTGCATTCCTTTTGTTCCCCGATCGTAATATATTCATTGCTTACATATTCGGTGTTATAAAAGTTTTGCGTAGTAGAACTACTGTTGCCCATGTTGCTGCAACCAGATAATAGAAACAAGCAAATCACTATAGAGGTATTTGTTTTCATGGTGGTGTCTTTGAAACTGATATTTAAATCAACGTATGTTGTTTATTCTTTCTAATTCTTTAATATACGTTTCTCTATCCGGTGGCAAAGCAGCGCCTCTTCTAAAGTGACGTTCGTCACGTTCCGGTCTTTTGTTCTCTATTGGTGAGGTATTTGCCATAGGTGCTTTTATTACGTCATGGTGCTTAGGGCAATCGATGACTTTTGAGGAAAATTCTTTTATTTGTTTTTGAAAATTTAAGTTTTCTTTACTCAAGCCGTACACCCTGCCCGCCAAATAAACGTTTAGTGCTACGGAAAAGCAACCTATTGCTATAACAGACAACTTCATTAGTTTCTCAAAAGAGCCCATTTTAGCCTTTTTTGCTGAAGGGGTGCCTTTGCCAATAAATAACTCTTTTAAAAAGGGAAACAAAAACATAATTATTTTTATTGTTGTGATTATTGCGCTCATTTATGAATAGTCCTTTCTTTAATCTTTCTAAAACCTTAATAGGGCAAACCAGCTGACCATTTTATGGTTACCTTTTTACATAAAAAGGTTTACGTTAAAACATAACATTTTTAATTTTAAAAGGAAACGCGGACATGTACCAGTTAAAAGGGTTTGCTAGCATAGAGACACTGGTTAGTAACGTTAGTGGCGTTGTTGCTCCTATTGGGGAGCTATCGATCTATAGTGCCACTTTTAGTAAAGACAAGAAGGTATATCCTTCTAATTTAAATTCATATATAACTATTTATACGTTTAGCAGCACCAGTGACGTTACCGAAGAAATAGACCCGGTACCGTCTATAGTTTCTATAGGTCACTCTATATTGGACTGGGTGTACACTAGACAATTGGCAAGTACTACTATAGAGAACACCCAACAGTTTCTATTGTCGTTGGCCACCAATTTTGCAGAAGAATGCGACTCAATGGAATGCGGTAGCCTGGTAAACGCATCAAATGGCAAACAGTTCCCAGAGTGGATAAGTTGGAAGACTAGAAGCTACCTGGACGAAGACAATATTACCACTATATGGCTTAGCGATCAAAGCTTCAGACAGAAGTACGATAACTACGAGATAGTAGTCGTCCCTCCAATTGAGAACATAGACTCTTTTTTTAGCACTGCTGCCAACGTTCAGATGTTGGTGAGCAATGTAACACATTCAGAAAGATTTAACTATATTCAGGTAGCCAGGGGTGACGATCCAGAGACTGCGTTGGTCGGCGTATCTTTTAACTGGGTAGATCCCGTTAACGGCGCAAATCTAATAAATACTAACTGGTCTATTTTGGTATATGGTCTTAACGGGAACGATAACGACGTCATAAGGGAAGCAATTGCGGCATACATTCTAAATAACACTAACAGAAGTGAATCTGAATGGAGAGCAATATTTCCAGATATATTTAAAAGAACCGAATTTATATTCTTCCCTAGATGGCACAACTATGCAATACCTAATATGGTTTTACAATCGGGAATATATTCACCGGTAATTTATGCAGACAAAGAAATAGATTATCTTAAGTCCATACTAACACCCGAGACGGGTTACGCTGGATCTTTTGTGCAGTCACACGCCAGCATAATGCCGCACCCATATAAGTCTCTGGCCCTGCTGGTTATTGGTGGATACGAGAATCGTGAAAATCTATTTGATATTACTCAGATATATCCGGATATAATAAATGTTTCTTCTACCAGCGTAGATTACAACCGGATGTCTTCTCAGACACAGGGACTGCTCACTCGCCTAACGCAAATGATATTGATAGCCGAGAATTTAACCTATAATGCAGATATACCCATCGGTTATAGAAAGGTACAGAGATACGGCATTGTTTTCATTAGTACAAGATACATGAATATCGAATTGCTTGTATCTAGTAAATTGACTACGCCTCTTTACGATTAAAAGGTTATAATAGTTATGTCGGTACAAAGAATAAACGTTACTGTTGGCATGAAAGGCGTCGTGTTGGCAACAGCACCTTTCGACACACAAATAAACCCTAGACTAATACAACAGTGTATTGGAGTGGAGACTATAAATGGTTTAGTTGCAAAAGGAGACGATCCCTTTTCCGACGTGTATGAGCCGGCAGGCCTGACCCAAGCCCAGTTCGATTCAGACTCCGATGCCGGTGTTAGAATAATTACGTTTGAATCGGCGATTGGTGAGATAATATCAGTACCTGAAATATACATAGAAGCCATACCTGACGCAAATGGCGTACCTTACAGGATTGTAATGCTAGGAATATCTTTATCGGCCATACCTGACGATTTAGACATTTCTGACTTAAAACAAGAAATATCGGACGTGGTGTTCAACTACATTGGCGTTCGTTCAGAGATAAAAGAAGTCGTTTATGCCGAGCCCAGTATACTAACGCAAGAAGAGCACGCGGCAGTAGAGCAGGCACGAATAACAAACATTACAAACAATGTATCCAGTAGATTGCGAGTATCTCAACTGGAAAGCATTACGGCTGATTTATATCAAAAAATACAAGTGCTGGAAACGTTTATTAAAAACAGCATCACGATTCCTTAAATCGTAAGAACACATAACTGTGCAAAATTAAGAAATTATGTTTTGTATTTGAAAAAGAAAAGAAAAAGACACACACTCCGTGGAATTATCCACGGAGTGTGCTCTTATCCAATCATGTTACTATTTAGGCAAGAGCGTCGGCTCCGCTTATTCTTCCACACCGAAAGACAATCGATAGATCATGCACATCGTGGCTCCGAGGACCGGCATTAGTGTGTTAATGACGGGTACTTTGGCCCAGAATACGGATGAAATATATTAATCCAGATTGTACCGCCCGGCACGGTATTCGTTTTTTGCCATAAGACAAGTACCGAGATCCTATACCAGGTACACGATTACGATGGAGATGAGAAGTAAATTCATATTGGGTCGTATAGACACGATGTCACAGTTAGTATTTCGTTATAAGTATATGTAAAAGAATAGACTTACATAAAACACCAGTGCTGAAATTAAGATGATAATGAAAAGAACAATGCTGAATTTATTCAGCATAGACCATCTACGTTAACGTTCAGTATAGTTAAATTCGACTAATATTTAACTAACCAGTCATCGTGAATCATTGTTGCCGATTGATCACCTCGATGATCTTGACGACAATGATGACCTCTATAACTTTTACAATGTTCTGTGCCAGGGTTTTGGAAATTGAGCACGGTGGATCCTTTCGTGCCGTATTAGCGAATGGGATTAGAAACAATATTGTTTCTATGTGAGTCAGGTATATGTGACTGAAAAAATATAATAGGATTTAAATCATAATAGCCCTGGTAATACCAGGGCTATTATGACATATTCTAATTATTGCACATTGTTTAGGAATGCCATCCTAAACAATGCGGCACTTTTCTTGTACAGGGTGATTATCACCCCAATGATTCAATGCCTCTTGTGGTGGTCCAAGGACCACCACAAGAGGCCATGTATTTACCGTTTTTATAAATCAAACAATATTTATCATGTTTTGCTATTAGCTTTACATTCAGAATAGTTTTACTACGTCGAGGTATTCGTCTTTGACGAATTGTAAAATATTATTATTCTGTTTTACTGTACATAGGAACATATCTGGGGCGTATGCCGTCATTCTAAATATTTATAGCTTTAAAAATAAATTACTTAAAAGTAACGTGTTCGTTATATTTACTAGGGACCACTACGCCGATGTCGCAAATAACGCAAACTTCAGAATTTGGTAATGAATTATACTGAGTAACGTCGTGACTAACTATAAACGTCTGACTAAATGTCTTTTGTTCGTTAAAAGTCTTAATAAGAGAGATTACCTCTGAACGGTGACCGCCGTCCATGGCCGAACCAAACTCATCTAGGTATAAAGGAGTATCAAGTAAATTTAGATACTTCATTGCCGTGATCTTAAAAGACAGATTAATTATTTCTTTCATTCCTTTAGAGCAAAGAGATACGTCTGGTGCGCCGTCTTGGTCATCTCCTTGGTTTACTGGAAATCTATAGTCCAAATCAAGAGATTCGTCATCTTTTACGTCGCAAGTCCCTATTGTCATTGGATATGACCATACTTTATCAATTAATGTATTCATCTGGCCAATAAACGATTTTATAAACCCCAGCAATCCCTGGGCTATTAAGCCGTCATTTGGCGATAACTGGTCTATCAATAAACTAAGGGCTTGTCTATCCACTTCTAAATCTGCGATCTGTTCTTCTATGTTTGCAATTACGCTTTTTTGATTAGATGCTAGATGTAAAATATGCTCCTTAGCCCCTAGTTCAGATTGTAGCTGCTTAATAAGTGCATTTAACATTTCTCTTCTAATGGTCTCAATGTATTGTGCGGTGCACTCTGAATGTTCATTTAACAATGTTTTTATTTTTTCACTAATAGCTTCGACTGTCTTTTTTCTTTGTATAAGAGAATTAATCAATTCTAATTTACGGCTCTTACAGCTTATTTTTTCAGTAGTTCTATCTACCCTAGAATAAAGATAATTATTTGCATCTAGAAGGGTTTGAAGGCTCTCAGTGCCAACGTTTCTAAGGGAGTTAAGAAGGTTTTGTTTTTTCTCTATCTTATCTGATGTATTTTGAGCTTCTATTTGAAGTTTTAAGAATTGCTCATACTGGTTTAGTTGATGGACAGCGGACTTGGGATCGTCTGTAATTATGTTCTTTTCTCTCAGGTCATCCCAGTAAGGCTGTAGTGCGGGGTTACCCGTAGTCATTTGGTTGTACTGTCTATAGAGACTAGAATACTCAAGGCATTCATCGACGTAGGCTTGGGTTGTTTTTATACTGTCATTTATTAAATCTAATTTGTCCTGGGCTAGCTGTATTGATGACTCTAGTTCCATTCGCGTATTCTCGTTATACACAAGAGAAAATTTGTGATTGCATTTTGTGCAACTTACCAGTTGGGTTTCCTTGTGTAGCAAAAGATGCCTTAGCTGAGCTTGTTTACTAGAGATGTTTTCTAGTGCAGCTTGCTTTTTTATGTTTAATGCGCCGAGCTCATCCCTGGAGCGCCTCAGTGAATCATTATTGAATTTTTTATCTTTATTAGACGGTATGCTTGTGCATATTTCCGTAAGCATTTGTTTTATATTTTGGAAACTTTCGTAAGCCGACGATGCACTGCCAATGCAAAAAACACCTATCTTTTTTAGAACGTGAGAGTTTTGATTAGTTAACTCGACTATCTCTTGTTCTAATGTAGAAATTGTGCTTTGTTCTGCTTGCTGTAATATTTTTATCTTTTCTAAATTTTTGCCGTATTGTTTTGTGTACTCGTCTAGAAAAGCATTTAGGGTATTGATGGATTGATTTAATCTATTTGATAAAACAGTTAAATGCTCTAGAGTGTACCCGCTGTATGCCGTGTCTTTTGACAAAACAGACATTAGCTGCGTTGCCGACCTCTGCACCTGTGACTCTAGTCTATTTATTTCGGTCTCTATATCCTGGGTGCTGTTCTCTACAGGTCTCCTGTATTCTAGAAGATGACTCAATAGAGAATGCAGTTGACTTACTTCTTCATGTATTTTTTCTTGCTCTTGGTTTTTTAGAGTTTTTTCAGTTTCGGCCGCTAGACGTTTTTTAGTTATTTTTAGTGCGCCTAAGCAATCTCTATATTTCTCTTTTAATTTGTTATATTGCGCAATGGCGTAGTTGTAATCCGTCTCGCATATCTCTATAAACCATTCCTTCTTTCGGGAAGGAGACATGTTAGTGAATAACTCTTGATCGTGAAGTAGGGCGTTTGTTTCTTGTGTGAAATCGAAATGCTCCTTAATTAACCTGACCTGAACACCGAGAGTGCCTCCGTCGTTTAGGTTTTCCTGATCGTCTATATGAAAAGAATGTTTTGTGCTTGGACTAAAAACGGTCTTTAATGTATATATTTTATTTTTATGCTCAATCTTTATTATCTTGCTGCCGTTTTTAGAATAGTCGTTTGAATTTGGGGGGAAAGGCGTGAGTTCATTTATGAGCCTGGATTTTCCGCTACCGTTTGTACCTAGAATTATCTGTATAGGATTCGTTATAACCATTGAGAAATGTTCACCTATAGTCAGCGGCATTCTCTTGAAATTATTTAATTCAATGTAAATGTATTTCATTTTTATTTATGCTAGATAGTATCTGTGAAACACTTCATATGACTAAAAAATAGTTTAACACAAAAAGGAAATATTTTAATTATGGAAAACGTTTTTGATCCATTTGCACCGCAAATTAGTAAGCTGAAGTTCTATTCTTTAGGTACGGTAGCTGAAAATAAATTATTATCCAGTAAAGAAGTAGAAGTAACTCCCATCGAGGAGATGCCGATGCTCGATGGCGAACTAGTACCGGCCGCAACTGACTACTCGGCTAAAGCTGTAGACAACCTAGGATCGAGCTACGAGGCCACTGTACAGGCCACTACGACCATCAAAGCTAAGTGGCTACCCATAGGTGCAGCAAACAGAACAACGCCCCCTGACGTGCGTAGAGGGGAAATGGTGATGCTTTACAAGTTTGGCGACACCGATAGGTATTTTTGGGCCACACTAAATGAAGATCTTAAGCTAAGAAAGCTAGAGACGGTTATATACGCGTTTAGTGCAACGACCAACGAATCTGCAGAGATGAATTCCCAGACTTTTTATTTTATAGAAATAAGCACGCATAAAAAACTAATAACCCTGCACACTAGCAAAGATAACGCTGAGCCGTTTGGTTACGATATACAACTAGACACAGGAAATGGTAAACTGGTCATAACCGATGACGTTGGTAATTACGTCTTATTGGACTCTAGTCAGACGCAGATAGTCCTAAAAAATGTAGACAATACTATTTTCGATATGAAAGGACCAAATTTGGACGTGACTGTACCCCAGACATACACTGTTAAATGCAATGACTACGTACTTAAGGCCAACTCTACTATAGATATAAAATCTGGTAGCACTAGTATATCCTCTTCAAGCGGAACTTCTATAACCGATTCAAGTAGTCTGAGTCTTAGTTCTGCTGCCACCAGCATCAATTAAAGGAGATACCATGGCAAAGGTAGTGAGGTTAGGTGACTCAAGCTCGCACGGCGGAACCATGATAAGCGCAGGCTCTTCTGTTCTTGTAAACGGAATACCTATGTGCATTAGTGGGGATTCGCACAGTTGCCCAATCGACGGTCACGGGGTTACTGGCGTAACGGGCACAGCGGGCTATACAAGTAAATCGTTACGTGGGATTAAAACAGGTGACGTCGCGGGGTGTGGTGCCGTAATAGTGAGCGGCAGTCAAAATACCAGCACTGACTGAATTTCAAAAACATACGACATAAATGGGGGTCTCCCCCATTTATGTCGTATAATGTCACCTGACTTCCAAAACCTCAAGCGTTCCGGCCCACTTTATAGAAAGCGCAGTGTCCAGTCTTGGCTGTATATTTACAACTAAATTGTTTCCAGACAATGCAACAGATGCCGATGCTGCGTTTGAGGCCGTGCCTAAGCCGGAATCTAATTTACTAACGGTGTCAATAGTGCCCAAGAAAACTGTGGAACTAGCGCCTCTTTGTATAGTGAAAGATATATCGAAAGACGCGCCCTTTATTCCAGAACTCATTGCGACCACTTGCAGTTTACATTTCCAAATACTCAACTCTGGAATGCCTATTAACGCGCTCCCATTTAGTAGCTTTAACTGCGATGCTGCGGTGGTGGCAGTGTTGTCGCTCAAGTCCAGGTAAAAATGTTGACGAGCTGGGGTAAGTGGGGCTTCTAAGTTACGGTACGACCAGCGTACATCTTGTCCACTCCAACTAGTAATGCCGTTGTAGCCGCCTCTTACATGACTGTGATCGTGCGATATTGTGTTTTTATAACCGAATGCGGTTGTCCAATTTCCACTTGAAGTATTGCCGTCTCCTGCTACAAAACAATCGTTCCCGGACACATCGTTGTTTCTACCCGAACAGGCGGTAGCAGTGCCCGTTATTTCGTTTCTATAACCAGATATAGATAAAGAAAATTGCCCAGTTACTGTATTTTCTTGGCCGTCTATTTCATCGAGTTTGTCTTGAACAGAACCGCCACCGTTCTTTCCAACGAGAGAAGCACCCTGATCGGAAAATAAAAACATTAAATCCGTTACGTCGGTTCCTTTTATCTTTAACCCGTCCACAAAATCAAACGGTAATCTGTTTAGTGATCTTAACTTATTAGGTGTAGCCATTAGTGTTCCTTAGTTTAAAATAATTGAAAACCATTAAAATAATTTTATTCTTTATAGCGACCATAGCATAAATGGGAGGGCTCGCCCTCCCATTTATGCTGTATATAATTAAAAAAAATTAGTAAATTAATTTATAATAGTTAATTTGCACCAATAGGTATAGGAACTGCCATAAACGGCGAGAAATCTCTTTTAAGAGAAACGTTGCCAAAGTTCCAACCTACGTTATTACCCGCGTCAACACATCCGTAATTTACTGGAGAATTCCACTGCGCCCCAGTAACCGAGATGTCTTTAATAGATGCGTAGCTAGTCAATATTGGGCCGCTCGATATCCCGGAGTATGTAAGCGTAGCCCGCTGCCCAGATACCGAGGATTGTAGTGACAAAATTTTACCGGGTTCGCCCCTTAGCCTAAAGTCGTTTACTCTTGTGGTGGAGTTAGAAGGAAACACTATAGTGGACTGCGAATCCGTGTCCGTTATCGCCTGAAACCCGTTGGCTCCGGTTATTGTAAGAGTCCCTGCTCCCCCCTGATTAAGCGTAGGGTAGCTCTGATACCCTCCACCTGCAAACGTTTTAGCCGCGTTACTCGTCATGCTAATGGTTCCTGGGCCCGTTATAGTTAAGGCCGTGGAAGTATTAGAAAAAGAGGACCCGGACACAACCAAAGAACCGTTTGCAAAATTAACGCTTTTCAGACTTGACGTTTCTGAAGAGAACGAAACCGTAGTCAGCTTACGGCCATTTAAATTTAAGGTTCCAGATTGCAGCTGAACCTTTTGGCTATTGTTAAGATGCTGAATAAAATTAACGTCATCTTGAAGAACAACGTTAGATCCCGTGTCTTTTGCAATAATACATGTCCTCGGTACATTAACGCCGTTAGTTGTTAAGTTTTGTTGTTTTGATCCAACAAAATAGAGATCATGCGCACTTCCACTTGGAGTTGGAGTTATAGTCATGTTACCAGAAAACCTTAAGTCTCCAAAAATATAATTCCACAGAATACCATTAGATCCTGTAAATTCGTCTTCAAAAATGATACTATTAAATCTACTTAAATTAATCGTTCTAACAGTATCAGAACCACCTGCTACTTTGAAAGAATACACTTGATCCTGTGTGGCATTTGATGATGCTATTCCACCAACGTTTCTTATTCCGCTAGTGGGGGATCCCTGTAGGACAAACATCTTTGTTCCACTACAAGACCAGCCGGTGCCAGATGACGTACTTGAAACTACATCTTTGTTAAATCCTGTAACATTAATAAAGTTGCTACCAAAATCAACACTTCTCAAGAACACCGCCGAACTAGAGAAGGTGTCACATGTAATATCAGCAAGCATTGATAAATTACCACGAACCAAAGTCACTGCTCCTGATGTAACTAATGGGCTTTGAATGGTTAAGGTGCAATTCTCGCTGTTAAAGAAATATCCATTAGCGATCTTTCCTTTGGTATCTATAATAGAATTTTTTCTATTATAGAAGGCGATTGGAGTGTTGCTATTGATTGTTACGCTGTTAGATAAAATAAAGTCGCCGTATATGCCCTTATATCCCCCACCGCCAGTAAATGCCGTCCAGTTAAAGGTCAGGGGTTTTGTTAATCTGGACATGTCGATGTTGCCGGCAAGTCCGTCATATGGATTTAAAAACCCAATGGACGCACTTGCCCCTATTCCTGCATCTGTAAAAATTACAGTGTCTTGTGCCAATGGATAGTTATCAAAAGAACCCACGCCGTCTTCGGTTAACGCGTAAGATGCACTCTTCCAAACGGCGTAAGAAGTAGAGGTGTTTTTCCAATAAACGGTCTTGGGTGGCGTAAATTGAATGCCGGCGTTATTGCCAAGATTTCCAATGCTTTGTCCAGATATTACTGTGTTTGTGAATTCTGCGTCTCTAAAATCTACGAAATCTATGTCGTATTGGCTTGCTGTAATGTATATCTTTGATGGCTTATTAAAGCTTGCGCTGAGTTCGCCACACGACCCCACTAACGTCTTTCTGGCCAGAGCGGAGGACCCACGAAGTGTAAACTTCTCTGAAACGTTTACGTAAACAGGCAAAGAGGAAGAAGCGCCGCTGTTGAAACATACGTTTACTTGTGCATTAGTAGAACCCTGAATGGACTCAATGTTTAGGTTTCTGCAATATAGATTTCCAGTAAAATATACAATTGCATACGAGCTTCCAGCCGGTGCCGGTCGAAAAATAATATTTCCGTATTGCAGGTTGTTAGTTAAAAATCCTGCCGTTTCGTGTCCGGAGTAGAAGTTAAGATATATTGTTGAATTTATAGAACTAAATGTTAAGTTTGCCGAGCTCACTATGTTAAGATAGTTATATACGTCTCTTAAAAATATTTCAGAATATGTAAGATCTATGTTTCTAGTTAAGGATCCACCAGCCGATAAAAAATTACTTAGTGTGACGCTTAAATTGCTTGTATTAAATCCGCCAGAGTATACGAACACCATCGAGGCGCTTAATGAACTTATCAGAGTTCTATTATTAGAACCGGTTAGAAAATATCGTGCTAATGAAGCCGCTGCGCCCAGTCGGCAATTATATCCGGAGTTTAAAATGATTACGGACGAATAGCCAGCGCTATTTACAGAAAAAGAATCCTCTATGCTTCCGGATATTATTATTGGAGAGGATCCAACAAAACTTAAACTATTTGTAGTGGGCGACGCGCGATCTCGACATCTTGGTATATCGGAATATATCGCTCTACTTGTCACGTTGGAAAAGCTAGTGCTTATTCTGTACGTACCAACCCCCCCGGTTCCGGTTAGTATACTTTGTATAGTTATGTTAGATAAGTCCGCATCAGGGGCAAAAACATTAGATAAATTATAATAGATGTTTTTTCCTACAGCCAAGGTTCCCTTAGTAACGGCGGTAATAGTCAGTGTGGTTCCGCTTATGCTTCCTGTTCCAACAAAACCGCTGTCGAGGGTTACTGTAAAAGCTCCGCTGCTGCTATTATTATCGAAATACACGTCATCTAGATTAGTGGGAGCCGGCGCCCCGGCGAAACCGCCACTTTGGTATGCCCAATTTGTTGCGCTTTGATGATCCCACGTACCGGTGCCGCCCACCCAATACCTTACTGCACCATACGTAAAAATAAATCCAGAGGTATTTACGCCGTTAACACTGTTTGGCCCAAGATACCACGTGTTGGAAGGAAGTCCAGCGCCGTTAGATACGTTAATATAATCGGAAGATATGTTGCTCGTCCCCGTGTAGTTCAGGGTAAAAGAGCCCGACGAACCCGTTCTAGACAAAGTAACAGGATATGCCGCCGATCCATACACTGTCCATTTCTCAATATTTGTTGTCGCGTTTGGAAAAACAATAGTCAGAGTATCGGAATTCCAATTAGTGTCCGATATTTCTTTAAATGTATTTACTCCAGTGATCGTTACCGTTTTCATTATGGGTTCTCCACTGACAATTTACCGTAGTTTAATCCACCGCCGGCAAAACTCTGATCTCCTGAGTTTTTTAGTGCGATTGTAGAATTTTGCGCCGAAAGCACTAGATTTGTAGCAGTGGCGGTGTTCCAAACTACCCCGGTGCCAGTCAGGGTAATTTTACTAGTACCTAAATTTATGTTGCGAATGGAGGTATTACTAGATGAAAAGAAACCACAGGTCAAGTTATAGTTATTAGTGTTAAAGGTCCCTGAGGATATATCAAAAATTCTGGTATTAACTATATTGAGATCGCTCTCTAAATCTAAAGAAGAATTAACTTTACTTATACTAATTGTATTTATTTGCTGTCCGCTTAACTTTATTTTTTGATTTTTGTTACCTTGGAATGATAGTATTTGACCTATTCCAGAGCCACTTGGGGTAGTAAGAGTAACGGAGCTCGATAGTTTAAAATCACCAACAAATGTAGCGTAATATAAAGACTGCGTGGCGGCGCTGATGTTTATACTTAAAGTCAACGGAGTGGTTCTAGTTTCGGCGTTTAGCGTACCAAAGAAATAGGCCGCAGAATATGGCCACGCTATATTGCTTTGACTATTGTTATCTATTATGCCGGTATCCTGTGGCAAAAGATAATGATTAGCTACTCCGTTACTAGTGTCTGACCAAGTAAACGATGTATATAAAAAAAGCGAAGAAGATCTGGAGTAAAGAGTTTTTGCTGGGCGAAACGTTATACCGGAATTGTTACCTGCATCGCCAAAATTAGCACCCGATATAGGAGCCAGTGGCCCGGCGACATTTACGTCCCTAAACAATATCGGGTTACTGCTTGCAGTAAACGCGGAATTAATTGTAAGTGTTCTTTGGGTCCCAAGACTGTCACTTATAATTGTACAATATGACTTTATGTCTAATTCGTTTGTTGTTATATTACCAGAAAGAACAACCGGGCTGTTATATACAGAATCCGCAATAGTCAACTTATTAAAAGATACGGCCGCGCCACCGATTGAAGAAGAACCCCTAGATGTAGTGCCGAAATTTACATTATAAAAGTTAAGAGATTGTCCGCTGGTGCCGATGGAGCCAAGAACACCAAAATTAAGAGTAGACGTACCGGCGTCAAACAACAAAGATCCGGCAGTAGAAGGATTATAGAAACTTGACGTTAATGTTACGGTGGAGTTTCTTAAATATATCTCTTTTGACGCCGATCCCGTGATTTGTAATCCCACCCCTGTTAAATTATATCCCGAGGTGTCTAATATTCCGCCATTAACATAAAAACCACCCATATAACTTTGCGGTGTTATCGAAAGCGCGGAACCTAATACCCATTTACCAGAATTTATATTCAATCTAATATTAAAGGGCGAATTACTGGCCCCGCCACCGGGCACCAGCACAACTCCGTTAGTCTTTATGTAGTTAGTTACTCCGGCGGTGCCATTAAAATTCATGCTTCCTTGGTGAGAATTAACCAAGAGACCGCCGGTAGTAAATTCTAAGTCGCCATGAACAGACCAAGTGCCTGTACCGCCAAAAGTCATTGTTTGATCTAATGACGTAACTTTAATATTTCTATTAACTGCGCCAGTAGATATAGTTACCGTAAAAGGACTTCCCGCGTCACTGTTTGCATCAAAATAGACATCGTCTAAACTAGTCGGCGCGCTAGCGCCCCCCGCTCCACCGCTAGTTTCGCTCCAGTTAGTCGTAATAGTGGAGCTCCATGTGCCGCCACCGCCTACCCAATAACGATCAGCCATTGTTTACCTCTTTATCGACCTGGTTATTTGGGTCTAAAAAGTCAATCGCGCCTTGGTCCAGAGCAGGAGGCGGCGACGTCAATACTTTTAACCATTCTGACCAGCGCCGATCTTTAATTTCTTCTATTTGTTCTTCTGTTAACGCGTGGTCGTCTGGAAGTATAATCGCATCTCTGAAAGTGTAGTTGCCGTCCGTTCTTTCGAAATCTATTGTAATCATTTAAAAACCTCCAACAAAAGAAACAAGCTGCCATTTACTAGTAGTGCTGTCGTAGAAAAAACCAAAATAGTCAATAAATCCAAAGCCGGAGGATACCGAGGGAAGAGGCATGACGGAAGATCCCTGAAACACGCCGTTCCATGCTAGGTTTTGAATATTGTCGGTTTTTAATCTAATTATTAATCTTTGAGAATCGCCAGGTGTTCCTGTGGGTGCGTTTATAGTAAGTGTGCCGTCCACTTGACTATTCGATTGCACTGCCACGTCTGTCAAATCGGCGTTTATAGAAATAGAGTTACCATTTGCAATTGTGACGACTCTGGTAGGAACAACCCCCGATGCCAGCGATACTATTTCTTCTTCCAATCCGGCAAGTTTTACAACTTCCTGCGAAACGGCAGCAACCGTACCTATTGTGTCTGCACCTAACAAGTCGGCTCCTACGGCTACTACACCCGGGTCACTTGCTGCAAGGACTGCCTCTTGTGCTTTAGTGGTAGCTACGGCGGCCGATTGTTCCGCCGACTGTGCCTCGTTTGTGGCGGTAATTGCTGCCTGAAGGGCCGTTTCACTGTAGCCGCTAGCAGTCGAAGCACTACCGGCTGCCGCCGCCGCCAGGGCGCTCGCCGCTACTGCACTATTCTCAGCTTGTTGCGCCTGTTGAGAAGCCGTAAACGCGCTGCCTTGGGCACTATTGGAATAATCTGAAGCGGAGTTGGCCGAAATTACTGCGCCGTCTCTGGCTACCTCCGTCTGCACCTTAATGTCTTCAAGTTGATCATACACAGCATCGGCTGCGGCTGCAGCGGCTTCAGCTGTAGCATTTATACCGGCCAGGTATGCTGACTGTGCAGCACTTGCAGCACTTGCGGCTGCAGAAGATGCGGCTTCCGTCGCCGTGTCCACCAAATCGTCTATTCCTATTCCTTTGACCAAAAGACCGTCAACGAAATCAAACGGTATTCTATTTAGTGATCTTATTTTATTAGATGTTTCCACGACTTATTCCTTTTATTAAAAACTTTAAATGCTATATATTAATATCTACGTTGTAGAAGCCATAAAATAAATAGGAGGGCAATACCCTCCTATTTATGCTTTTTATTGATAGGTCATTAATCCATTGCCAGATTGCGCAAAAACATTTTTCCAAACAGAACGGTGCTGTCTATGTTTTCTACTTCGATAACATCGCCCAGACCTATTGGGTAGTTAATTGTCAGAACACCATTTAAAATAGAATAGTCGCTCGACTCACTATCGAGTATAATAAACTCATTTATACTCACCCGTAAGTTACTAGTGCTAACACTAACATCAGAAACGTCAAAAGTATTTGATCCGTCCTGGACCACAAACACCTTATTTATTTGTTTGTCTCTATTAGTATTGACTGCCGACCTTTTCGTGTGGAGAACTAGTTTGTCACCCGTTTGAGTTGGGTACTTGACGTATAGTCTGTTATTGCTCATTTTGTAGTCCAGGCCATGGACAAGGAATATCACGTCGTTAAGTATCAGTTGCGGCAACAGCGAACTATCGTGCTCTACGTCTATAACAAGTACTCTGCCTAAAACGTCTATTACTTCTTCATCTCCAGCTACCATCAAGGTTAACCGTGACCAGTCTTCTACGTCGGCGGCTCTTACGGTTATGAAGTTTTGCTTATCGGTGTCCCACTGCCCGGTAGTAGTGTAAGGTACAGCCTGAGGATTTATTGCGTATATCCGCCCCTGGTGATCTACCGTGGTCTTTGGATTTGTTATATAAATGCTACCTGCATACTGAACTGGCACCAAATAACCTATATCAGACAGTGCCCTGGTTACTTCCGCATTGACAGCCAACTTAGTGGTGGCCGGTGTCATTAGCGATTGTGTTTCTTCGCCCAAAATAGCCTGCTGATCAGTAGCCGGCGGATAGTTGGGAACAAAACCAAGACCTATTTCTTGAGCAGTGGGTATAAAAACCTCTTCACTTGGACTTGGTAGAAATCTAGGTCTAAGGTGTACAACAACGCCTATCTTCTCTAGTTCATCCACTGCGTTTGCAATATTGTCTACGTTGGCGACAGACCAAGGGTGGCTTATCTCCGGCACGTCAGGAAGTGTCACTAACGAGTCCCAAGTGGTAAATCTAGGGTCTCCAGAAAAACCGACCTCTATGCCAGTTATGGTGGACTGATCAGTAGAGTATGCGCCGCCCATCGTTTGGTAGGCATAAGTGACAGTCCCGTTTAGTGTCAGGTCTATAAATTCAATTCCCGCAAAAATTGGTGCGTTAAATTTTCGAGTGGCTTCTGAGTAAGGAAGGACCGGAAAATAGTCTACGCCGGAGAAGAGTATTTTTTCTTCACCTACAGCTGGGGTGTACTTTATAAAAAGGGATTCTTCGTAATAGGGCCCGTCAAAAGGAATTATAAACAGGTGTGTTTTTCCATTTAGTAGGGAAATGGGCTTGGTCTCACTAATTACTTTGTTTCTTAACGATTTTCCTGTCGGATCTAGCTGGTATTCCATGTTTTATTTATCCTTATTAATCTATTAAGCGGTTAGCTTTTTTTGCCGGAAGTATTAAATATTTCACAACATGACCGAAAAGATTATTACTAATACATTTTTACACAGAGCATAATACCCAGGAAAGATCCTGGGTATTATGCTGCTTGATTGCTTTATTTAGAAAGTAGCTCAACCGCTTTTTCTTGAGTAATGTCCAAATTATAAAGAGTAGCTAGGTGGTAAGCAAATAGCTGCGTCTTGTCGGTATCGTAGTGTTTTAATTGCTCTTTGTAGGCGGCCACCTCGCAAATTAGCCTGAACTTTTTAAACAAGTTATAAGGTATTCCAAATAATCCTAAAGTAAGCCAATATTGTTTTACATGCACTTTTTCGTGCTCAATCAACCCCTTGTCGCCAGTGTACTTCGGTCTAACCAATATTAAAGGACCGATAGATCTGGCCGCAAATCGGCTTGGGATAAATTTATTTGTATAAATGATTTTGTAGATCATTATAAACCCTTTGTATAAGATTTAATTTTTTATAAATTAACCGAAACTTAAACTTCTTTTAAATCGTTTTTTGAAAAGCGGGGCGCTCATTCGTCTCTTCCTATTTCTAAAAAATACGCCCCGGATAGGTAAACAGGATCCGTAGGAAGTTCACTGTCGCCTATAGAGTTTTCAAAATACGGATTAATCGTATTGTATATTCTGTTAGATACTGCGTTGTCGTACACTGTTAAAATGTACTGGTCATCTTCTTGTCGATACCAATATTCATTATGTCTACCTAAACCGGTAACCAGAGTTTTGTTTGGTGTCGTATACGCTATGTAGCTACCCGGATAGCCAGTTGCTCTTACATAGTTTTTATCGGTATAAAGATGCCCCGTATTTAAAACCACCATAAAAGACTGATTCATTAAAATTAAAGCTTTTATGTTTTCGTCCGTTTGAAGTTCTTCTACGGATATCTGATTAGGGTTTACTTCGGTGCTAGATAGATCAAACGAGGATACATTGAGGTGAGCCTTCATTTCGTAGAATCTATCAAATATGGGGTAGTTACTAAAATCTATTTTAAAAGTATTAATGCCTACCTGGGTTACAAGATCACCAACAAAGTGCATGTACCCGCCAATTATAAATAATACGTTTTTATTGGTAAGATCTAATCCGGTATTTATATATGCTGCTTCGGATAAAGGAACGTTTTCTTGTTGCTTGTATATCATCGACTGGGTAAATGGCACAATTTCAAGGGAACACATTCCCTCGAACGTCAATAGCCCCATCTGGTTTTGATTAGACTTTTTTGCGCTCTCTGCCGCTTTATATACAACTATTCCATTTGTGCCATTTGTGTCTGTTCTATGGTAAAACCCGTTTACACTAACTAAGGTTGTGCTGTGAAAAACTGGGTAGTTAGACACTGGAGAACTTCTGGTTAAAAGCGCGTCTAATTTATCTGACTCGCTAACATTATCGCCGTATATTGAATTATAAGGTTTAATGGAGTACCCTGCTCTAAACGCGTCCATGAACCTGGCAGTCCTGGTTTGTATAGGCGGCACGGTTGATGAGGTTGGCAAACTAGCGTCCATTAGATCAATTAACCACTGAGTTATAGTGTCGTCGTAGGTGGAGTATTCTGACCTAACCGCGTCCATATCTAGATAAACAGTTACTGCAGGAGTTCCTGTCTGTAAAGTCAAAAAGACCCTACGATAGATATCGTAGAGGTTAGCTATAGTAATGCTAGTTATATCTATAGTTTGCCATCTTTGGTTGACTCCCTTTTTAACGCCAACCGCATTAACCGCTGTATACATATTTCATTTACTCCGTTGATGTGTTAACCTTGTTCACTATACCCCCCAAAAGCAATGGTATAGCCCTGTTAACGATATTTGTTTTTGATTAACAGTATCAAAAAATTCACAACATTGATAGCCTTTGATAAGGACAAAGCACCATGACGACCTTTTACGAATTTGATCCTACGGGTACTCTTCCCGCTAACAGAATAACTGGCGAACAGCAAATAATCACCGCGGTGTCTGGTAGGAATTACCATTTCATAGTGCCAACCTACGCTCCATTTTTTGCAGATGGCTGCACTATTTCATATAAAGACATAGATAACAATATTAGATTTCTAGTCGAGGGGATAGACTTTCATTTTAGCTTTCAGTTCATAGCAGCTAGTAGAAGTTGCGCTAAGCCGATTTATGGTGGGATATCTTTATTAAATCTACAGCTTGCCGGAGTTATAACTCTAGCATACAACACCGTTGGTGGACAGTGGACTTTGGATCCAGTTCAAATAAACGAAATATTGTCAGACATGACAAGAAACCCCAGGGTGACTAGCTGGGAGCAGGTGGCCAACGTTCCTACTTTGTTTCCGGTAGTCGATCACGAGTGGAACTTGACAGACCTAGTGGGAATGTCGGACGTGGTTCAGTCCGTTGAAGACGTTGCACAGGCTATTGCAGATAAGCCAGTACAAGGTCCCGTAGTAGACCCTTCGCTGATACCCACGAAGAATATGCTGGGTCTTGGTAATGTACAAAACTTTGGAGTGGCAACCGATGCGGAATCTATTGACGGTACTAGCATAACCAAGTACATGACCCCAAGAGGCGTGAGGCTGGCTATACAAGTGGTATTGGAGTCCATAGGCAACGCTGCAGACGCTATGCTTGCGCTGGCTACTAAACTAGGGGCCTCCCTTATAGGAACCGCCACTAACCAAACGCTTGATCAGGCCGTACTACGGGTAAAGAATATAAATGAACTAAGGCAGCTACACGTGCCAAGCACAGATTCAAACAAGGTACATGCCGTACTCTTGCTAGGTAAGCTTGCGCCAGGTGACTCCTCTTCTAGTACTTATTATTGGTCCACTACTAATACGGAAGCGGATAACGGATATACCGTAATAAAGCCAGTATCTAATCCTCCCATGGGAAGATGGCTTCACGAGGATAAAGACGCTTACCAGGTTTATTCGTTTAGCGCTTTGGCTGACCAAGTGACGTATAGCCTAAACTCCAGCCCACTGATGGGTACCTGTATTAGAGTGGTAATAAATAAGTTTTCTGAACTTATAAACACCGTAAATTACCAAATAAACGATACAGAAATTACTTTCTTAGAACCTTTGTTGGCAGGTGAAGTAGTAGATATAGTAATACAAACTAAGCCAATAAAGATAAACAATCCATCAAATAGACTATATCAAAAATTCACAGTAACTGACCAAAATGAAATATTCGATTTGATAAGTACGCCCATAGATTCTGACGGATACTGTTTGAGACTAAACGATGCATTGGTCTTGTTCAACGGTACAGATTTCACAGTCACAGTTAATCAGGTATCTGTAAATTATCCAATAGTGGCAGGGGACGTTTTAGAATTTATGCCACACTTTCATAACACTGGCCTACCGCCATTCGTTCTAAGACAAGCTCTGGGTTATTGACTATAGTAATCACTAATTAATAGGAGGACTTTTTGTCCTCCTATTATGCCATTGATTGTTTTAAACATGATGTGATCTATCCTATTTTTGGGTAAAAAATTAACATATATAAAGGAAGTTACCTAATATGGCCACTGCACCTAATTTTTATTTAGAGCTAGACAGGACTGGTCAGTCCCAAGATAACCTAATAATAGAAGAAATTCATCAAGTACAGTCACTTTTGCCTATTAAGCTAATTTTACCAAAATATGGTGCTTTTTATAGCGATAGCTTAAGAGTCTATTCTATCGACGAGAATACCCAGGAAGCCACGTTGCTGGAAAAAGAACAGCACTATATAGCCACAGAGATGCTTCACAAGGTGACAAAATTAGTAGGTGGCTCTGTTTGTACTGTTATTTTGTTATTCCCGTCTGTTGCCTCTTCTACTTTATCTATAAGTTACCAGGCCCTTGGTGGTCACGATCAAGTAAACAGGGAATTACTAGGTGCGGCAATAGCTGCCATAGATGATAATAACTCAAACATAAGCTGGAACGAAATAATCAATAAACCCAAAGGTTATCCTCCAGCACCGCACCTCCAAGATGCTTTGGATATATATGGATTAGAATACGTAACAGACGCTTTGAGGCTGGTAAAGGTCGCAGTTACCACTGGAGATAGAGCTATACATCTGTCCATAGTAAACGAGTACTTCACTGAACAAGACTCTTTCTTTGAAAAGTATAATACAGAGCCACTGCAAAAAGTAGATCTAATAACCGCTCTTAACAAATCGGCAGAAGATACACTTGTAATTTTGTCTGAGGAATTAAATTCCATAGATATTAAATTTCAAGAACTTCGTAATAAAACGGATCTACTGGAACAAAAGTTACTTGATTATAAGCACCTGAACGCAAACGATAAGCTAGCTAACGTCGCCAATCTTTTATGCATACGAGAGTTTGAGGAAAACGGTACTTTGATAGACGTTCCCAGTATTATGGGAGGCCTTTACGTCAGACTAGATTCCGATAACTACGACCCAAATACTTTAACATGGGCGAGTACCGGATCTGCCCAAACTACATTTAGTGCAGACCAGCAAAACCCTCCTAGCTATGGACCTAGTTATGTTTTTCCTAGCAAAAACGCGGTTAAGTTCAGTACCAATCAATGGATAAACAAGCAAGGCGGGCTCTTTCTTAACTTCTCAAAGGGCCAGACCATAATCGCAGTCACCGCCCCGAGGGACTCTTCTAATCAAATTAAATTACCCATCTTGTCTAGCGATGTTAAGAAACTAGAAATAGATGTTTTAAACGGAATAGCTGCACAGTACAGCGATATAAACAATAATGAAATATCTTACCTGGGCAAAACCTCAAAGTTTTTTGACGGTGGAGCACATGTAACTGTGATGAAAGTAGGGTCCAGAGAAAAAGATTGCATGTGCCTTAGCAACACGCCTTTTAATTTCTATAAGGCACCTAACAACATAGATCAGTCCACTCTAGATATAGAAGGCATCGGTCAAGAAATGCAGTATTTGGGTCATCCCAGCGTTGATCAAAATGCAGAACTGCATCTTTTGCTAGTGTACCAAAGAGAACTGTCTAAAGTAGAAATACACTCGATATTGACCTATATCAGATTAAGATACCAGGTCGACGTTAACTATATAACCAACCCAAGTTTTAGTGAGGGCGCTTCTAATTTTGCTACCGTAATGTCTCCTAGACTAGACTTCACTAGTAGAGACAAGATTAAAGTAACTGACATCCCTATAGCTACACTGGATAGCCAAAACACATATACGGAGCCAGGTATAATTAACCCCAACGATATTAAACTAGATGACGGCAAATATTTGTTCGTTTTTAGCGAAAGTCCAAATATTAGTTTCTGGTCTCAGGAAATACCACTAGATCCAAATACTAGATATCAATTAAAATACTCTTTAGTATACGGAACAGTCAATTTACCAGACATACGACTAATGGTAGACGGCGTTCTTCACTCTAAGACGGTGGTACTAAATCCTAATAAATCCATACAAAGGGACATTATTTACTCGTTCACTACGGGAAACAATCCGACCACTAAACTGGAGCTACTGAACCACGCCACAGATACGACAGGAAATAGCTTTGGCATAGACAACATAAGTCTCGTTAGAATGATTAACGCGGTATCCAATTGACAATTCGCCACGGTAGTATAGTGGTAAACGGAGAAATAAAACAAAATGGCAAACCCTATTAGATTTAATTTAGATTTAACCGGAACAAACCCCGATAACAGAGTACTAGGAGAGGTGCACGAATTAGCTGTAAAGAATTATCGTTCTTTAGCGCCTATTTATGGACCCTATTACACACAGTCTCTTGAAGTCTATGACGCCACAACTAACTCTTTACTTGTAAGAGACATTCACTATAAGTGTCTGGATGTGGTGGGAATACCAACTGCCCAGTCCGGTAAAGAAATCTGTACAGTAATTGTAATTACTAACCCTTCTGTAAGTAATTCTGTACGACTAAACTACCAAGCCCTTGGTGGCGGGTATGAGAGAACATTTGAGGCAATAAAGCTACTTCTTGATAATCTGTTATCGGATCAAAGACCCGTGTCTTGGCCCAATATACTAGATCGCCCCACGTCTTTTGAACCTAGTAATCACCTGCACAGAGTAGGGGACGTTATAGGTTTTGAATACATGGTAGCAGAGTTAGAGAGACTAAAAACTGCTATACTTTTGGGCGATGAAATAGCCCACATGGAGATACTGTCGTACATCGATACCAGTATATCCGGACTAAGGCAGCTTTTAGACGACCCCGACAACACCGTAACGGTTCTTAGTGCAGCGGCTGCAACAAACGCAAACAACTCAGCCATACAAGCACTGGCACTCACCGAGGGTCTATTACAAAACGTAAACAGCGCCATAGCAAGAACCGACCAAGGCCTGGGAAGCTTGCAGGCAATGATAAATGCCCAGTCTCTTAGTGAAACGCAAGCTATAGCTCTGATACAGCAATACAGCTAATTTTAAATTATATTGTTAGTGTGTCATATAGTCCCTGGAACGTGTTCCAGGGACTATATGCGTAGTAAAACCCAGATTTAAGCTTTGAGCATATTGTGAACTGTAAAAGCCCCCTTTATATAAGAAGGATTAAGTAATGAGTAATAACCTAAGAACAAGAAACGGGTTACCGTTTAACTTCGTAGATGGCCTAAAAGTAAAAGGCGTGGATGTAAGTAATATAACTAACCTTATAGAAACTGCCATAACTGCTCACGAGGAATCGGTTAACCCACACCCAGAGTATCAGCAAGAGCTCCAGCCCGGTGTCAACATTAAAACCATCAACGGAGCGTCGCTACTGGGAGCGGGTAACCTACAGATTCAAGACGGGGGAGCCGTAGAAATAGGAGTCGCCAGCTTCAACACCAGAACCGGACCCGTCACCCTCACGTCGATCGACGTGACGTCGGCACTTGGTTTTACTCCAGAAAACGTACTCAATAGAAATTCCGCAAACGGATATGCCGGACTAGATTCAACCGGTAAAATAGCCACTTCACAACTGCCTTCCTACGTTGATGACGTTATAGAGGCATCGAGCTTTTCAAATCTGCCTGTCACTGGTGAATCGGGTAAAATATACATTACCATAGATAATGGTAAAACATACAGATGGGGCGGTTCCTCTTACGCTGAAATAAGTGCGGCTCCGGGATCTACCGACTCCGTGGCAGAGGGTTCTGTTAATCTTTATTACACGCAAGCAAGAGTCAGAGCCTCCGTAAACGCCAGCGGCAGTCTAAGCTATAACCCATTAACGGGCGTGTTTAGTTACACTCAGCCTTCTAACGTTAGTGCCTTTACCAACGACTCTGGATATCTTACAGCAGTGGCAGCGGCCGTAACTTATGCGCCAATAAACACCACCGTAACTATAGCGGGCGCTCAAACATTACAAAATAAGACCGTTGAAGCGTTATCGCTTACGAATGGGTATACTGAAGAAGTGTTTGCGGTAACCGGAACCACGCCTACACTAGAACCAAAAAACGGGTCAATTCAAACATGGGCACTGACCGCTAGTAGCACACCTACATCTGGATCATGGTCAGAGGGTCAGTCCATTACACTTTTAGTGGACGACGGTTCTTCTAGAACAATAAACTGGGCCAGCCTTTCCGTTACATGGAAAACGGACTCCGGCTCGGCGCCCACGCTTAATACTACAGGGTACACCGTTATAGTTTTGTGGAAAGTAGGATCTACAATATTTGGCGCAAGAGTGGGGAATGCTTAATGTTATCTAATATTTTAAAATCTGCATTGGCGTCACCGCCAAGAGGTCAAATTCAGTGGACTGGCTGGAGCACAGATACGTGGATTGTTCCCGCGGGCGTTACAGAAATATGCGCAGTAGCAGTAGGTGCCGGTGGCTATAGCCAAAACCGAAACCAGGGCGCCGGAGGCGGAGCACTTTCATACTCCAACGCGATACCGGTTACCCCGGGGGAAGAACTTACGATAGACTACCAAGCCACAGCGGGAATACTAAGGGCCGGAACCTGGTTACTAAAAGCGGAAGAAGGAGTAGACGGTGCCTTCGGTGGCGCCGGCGGTAGCGCAGCCAATGGAGTGGGTCAAGTAAAGTACAGCGGCGGAGCCGGTGGAGCAGGAGATGCTCTTGCGGACGAAAACTCCGGAAGAGGGGGTGGCGGTGGCGCTGCCGGCTATTCCGGAAACGGAGGCAGAGGAGGCAGCTGGAATAACTCCACTGCGCCACTCTCTGGAACTGGCGGTGCTGGAGGCGGCGGCGCAGGTAATACCGGATCAACCCGTGCCGGCGGCGGAGGGGGTGTTGGATTACTTGGTACTGGAACTTCTGGATCCGCCGGATCATATCCCGGCAACGGAGGCGAAGGAGGGTCCGGTGGCAGCAAAGGCCAAGACAGTAATGGCAGAGGCGGAACGTGTGGCGGCGGGGATGGTGGATATAGCTTGGACTCCAGCGTAAATACCTCGGGCCTGGCAGGCGTGAGGATAATCTGGGGAGTCGGAAGAAGTTATCCATCTAACGCTAACTAAGGAAAAAACATGTACATTAGAGTAGTAGACGGAATACCAAATAAATATTCGATCCATCAATTTTTGCAAGACAACCCACATGTGTCTTTCCCAAAAGAGATAACAAACGAAGTCTTAGAGGAGTATCGGGTATACCCGTTAAAAGAGACGCCTGCTCCAGTTTATGATAAACTAAAATATAAAATTCAAGAGGACACTCCTGCACAAACGGAAGACGGTTGGATTCAGAAATGGAATCTGGTAGAGTTAACTGAGCAAGAGTCCGAACAGATGCAGTTAGAAAAAACTGAAAGACTTCGAAAACTGCGCCAGATAGCCTTTGAGCAAGAAGCCGACCCGTTGTTCTTTAAGGTGCAAAGGGGCGAAGCGCTGCAACAAGAATGGCTAGATAAGGTACAGGAAATCAGATCCAGATTTTCTGATTAATAAAACAACATAAATGGCAGGATTTTTCCTGCCATTTATGCCGGTACATAAAGTCGTTATTTAAAAATAATTGATGAAAAAATAATAATAGCTATCACGTAACAAGCATTAGAAAATATGAACAATTCACTATTTTTATATAAATCGTATTTTTCATAGTTAAATATATTATTTCTCGTAATCCCGCTTAAGTGGCTATAAACTATAAAACCTCCCATCGTAATAAAAAGCGTAGTGAGGTTTAACTGCAAAAAATACTCAGCTAATTGACAACTAAAAATTGCCACCAGCAAAGCCAATATTGGAAAAATGAATTCGTTCTCTAAACAAGCTGTAAAAAGTTTATTATTTATTATAATTTTCATTATAGATAAACATTTTTAATTAAGAAAATCTTTTCATAGAGATTCCAAATAATGTCTTTTTCTTGTTGGGTTTGTTCATCTTTTTGATTATATATAATTTCCTCAAAGCCACTTGGCAGTTGCGGAATACTATCTAGATGCTGCTTGACTTCAAGGTCTATCTTTACCCAGGGTTTATCGTCCTTTTGCCCATCAAACAAATCCACTTCAAACTTAAGATCTGTACCGTCTATCGGGAAGGTATATCTAGTTTTCTTCATGCCCTGTTCAGAGATCATTTTAAACTGCTCAAAGGCATCTTCAGAGGCGTCTATAGCCACTTCTAGCATGTTTTGCGACGCGTCAGCTACCACCGTATCAGATTTTGCAGTATCGCGTTCTAGGGGCTTTACCGGGGTCTTGATAGTAAGCACGTAGCTTACCTTGTCATTGTCGTCGGTTCTTCTTATTCTTATTGTACCTGAGGCGTGGTTGGAGTCATTTTTCGCTATCTTTACAGTCCACTGTTCCTGCGTTTCCACGTGAGTTGCTTTATCTAGCAGTCTCTTATCTGACAGCCTTGCATAGAAAACATATTCTCTCTCAAAGCTTGCTTTTCCGCTAGCCTGTTCCTCTAGCGCCATCATTATCTGTTTAAGGTTCTTTTTCATGGGACTAGTACCACTTTAATAACTTCAAAAAACCCACTGAGTAAAGAGCCCAGACCCGCTAGGTCGCCCAGTACCGCAGTGGTTACCGCCACATACCCATATATTGATATAAAGAAAGTGACCACTATAAGCAAAAACAAAGAAAAGACTTTGGCAAGCCATATTCCAAGCTTAAAGCGCTCTACCTCTTTATAAACTTCTACTCCTTTCGGAGTTTCTGTTATTTCATTAGGGTTTTCATTCTCTAAATACTCTTGATTTTGCCTATTTTGGTCGTCCTGACTTATCATCTTTATCGTCCTTTAACTTATTTGAAAATATCAATTCTTGCTGTTTACTCCACTTATCTATCTTTATTACTTTATCGGAGCAGACTGCCAAGTCCTTTAACAAAGACAAAGAATAGTTACTTAACCAGTACTCTTTGTCGTATGGTGATAAATTCTCGTATTCCGTTTCGCTAATAGGAGCTGTGGCAGAGCACGGTTGCGTTAGCTCACTAGGAACTTGAACAAACACGTTTCTTACCACCGTTACGGTATTTGTTTTTGTAGAAGCACAACCGTAAATAAAAGGCAAGAATAAAATACAAATTAAAAATAAACGCTTCATTTATTTACTCCGTTGGCCACGCATGAATTTTCGAAAAGCTGACAATAAGTTTGATTTAGTCCTTTTATAAGTACCTGGCTTCTTTTCTTTTCTTTCTCTTGATCAGAAATGTCTAGCGAATCTACCTGGGCGAGTGACTTGTCTATCCATTTTTTAGTATTTTTAACATTAATTTCTATTTTCTTTTGTTCGGAATTAAGTTCTTTTACTATGGACAGAGTCAATTCATTAGAAGCCTTTAGCTGTTCTATACTTTTTCTCATCTCTTCAATTATTAACTGCTGCGATTTTATTTGCTCTTGCTGCTGAGCAATCTGTTCTCTGCTTTCAATCAGGCTTTTTTCTTCATTAGAAAAAACATTCTTAACTAAGCCGACGGCTAAGTAAACGCCGTAACCTAAAATAAGTGCAACGAATAAACCAGTTATCCGTGTTTTTGGTTTAGAAAACTTAGCCATTAGTGACTTAAAAAAACTGGTCAACACCATGAGAGGGAAGTCAAACATTTTCTATCCTTTAAATAAAGTTAAGTTGGTTGTTTCGGTATGAAAGAAGATGATGATAAGCTACTGCGGTGGCATCTATCGAATGCTCGTCTAGTAAATTTAATGGGATTTTTAAATTATTCACTATTTCTGGTATTAAACCGATGTGCTGCTTTACTACGTCCTTGTCTGCGTTTCCTTTAGCGCCAATGGCTCGTTTAACGCTGGCCGGATCTATCTGATAAAGACACATTGTATCGCTGTAATTTATTACGCTATTTCTTATCGCGCAGATAACTTCAACTAATGCGCCAAAAGCATTTGGCCTCCTAGGGTTATAGAAGGGGGCTTCCGATACCACGGCCACCGGATTATGCTGTCTGTATATATTAATTAAATTGAGCTGGTGAGCGGCTATCCTAGACACCCTATCTCCGTGCATTAATGACAGCATTGGGCTAATCGGTAGCTTGCTTCCTATGTAAGTGTTTGTTATTATTTCGGTTACCTGTATAGTAACAACGTTAAAATACAAAATGCAAACCCCAAGGGTTTCTGATCCGGGGTCTATCCCCACTATGCACGCTTGTGCATTTTTATCTAATGGGTAAGGTAGCATATTTAAAATGTTATTCTGTTGTTTAAAGTTGCCAAAAAGGCACTAGGCACAGTATTGTATTTTATTTACCAATTTAAAAAATAATACGGCATAATCCCAACTACAAACCAAGGCAGAAAAACCACCTCAGAGTGTAATTGGGATTATGGGGTCTGTTTAGTTACCCATTACATATACTGTTTTAGAAAATATTAAATAATGGATCATTTGTACCCAGGCCAAGTATTCTAGTGACTCCACTATTGGAGTACTTGACCAAGTTCATCACTGCAATATGAGAGCTAATTTGTACACCTATAGCTTCATTAAAGTTAAAAGGGGCGCCTACGCTAGGGGTGACGGAAACGGCTTTATCTAAACCAGAACACAAACCTATTTCTGAAATAATCGCGTAGCTGGTGTCTCCGTAAAGTATTTCAGCCACATTCAGTAACTCTGCTACTTCCCAGGCTGACAAACTTATGTCTATTTCCGCAGTAACTGTAACATAGTCGCCAGATACTGTTCCAGATCCTTCGCTAGGTATACTAACTGGCGAAGGGTTAAGATTATCTGCGGTTGGAACAAAGGGCGTAACTACGATGTTGCCGTTTACGTTTGTCCTATATTGCATTTCGGCCTCGACGCCCGTCATGTCTATCCTGCGAAGGTAGTACGCCACGTATGAAGATCCGTTATGCTGCTCTTCTCTGCGCAGTGCGTAGTTTGCGCGCTCAGCAGTGGTAAGATCGTTCGTTACCTCTCTTAAAACAAAAGGTATTTGGTTAAACAGTGCCGCATCTGTGGCCCTGTGCTGCGCAGCTACGTTTAAGCCGATTCCGTCGGCACCTATCTGGCTAGTATGCCCTTTGTTTCCGATGCAGAAATACTTAGTCGATGGATATACACCTGGGGACGGGTATATTCCAGACTGAATCCCTAGTTTTTCGTTTAGGGTAGTGTATTCCTGGATTGTGTGCGGAATTCGCAATTTCAAACAGGTCTGTAGATAAGACCCATACACTGTACGAGTTACATGTTCCATTTAGTTCCTCAATTAAAAAACTGTTATTTGTTGGGCAAATCACACTATTCACTTTATGAATTATTAAATGTTCAATTCAAAAAGCTCTAGCTTTTGCTCCGGGGTTAAAGATTCATAGTCAACTGTAAAGTCAGCACCGCTTGCGCGTATTACTGCACATTCTACGTTCATCATACTAAACTCATCTACTTTTGTAAACACGGCGTTTTCAGATGTATAATCTATGTTCACTCTGTCGCTGTCTGCGGAGTTAATTTGACCGAAAGAATATAAATTATTCATATCTAGCAAGTAATTGGATTTTTCGTTTCCTTTGTTGCTATTTACTCCAATTATAGAATTTTCTACCAGCTCTTGCGATTGATCTATGTCTGACCTATCGCCCGTCTTAACCCCGCCGTCTGGTACTAGGTATATTCCCGATTCGTTTATGTCGGTTACTATTTGAATTGAGTAGCTAGAGAGTTGTTTAAACAAACTAACCATTGCATTTTGTATCTCTTTAATACTTAGTTGTTTGTTAGCAAGTGCACCTGTGGCGGCACCGTAGATAACGTTTGCTAAATCCAGATAATCGTTTGCTGCGTATCCGGATAAATCATAGCTGTAAGAACTTAGCCAATCCGAATATAACGTATGTCCAGTTTCGGACTCCAGTTGAATAATCTTATCCATAAATAGTTGGCTATTAGCAACCTTTAACTCACCGGTTTCTATAAAGTGCTCATTTCTAGCCTCTGCGTAATAGTGTTGCAGAGTTAATTTATAGATATCGTTTGCTCTCTGGTAAAAGGAATCTATCGAAGAAACGCCTGTAGTAGGCGGGTTGTTTAAAAAAACAGACTGTATCTGCTGTTTACTTAGATGGCTTCCTGAAAAATAAGAATACATCCATTCCAGCGTAGGCTTTTGATCCTTGTATACTCTACTTGCTATTACTTTAGGAAGGCTTAAAGGATTAAAATTCATCACCTTCAGAACACAGTAGATGTAAAGAATGAACGCTTCCTTTACATTTATGGTGCTAGTTTCTTTACTTATAGGAAACTCTATGGTCACGTATGCGGTGAACCTTCCGGTACTTGACATGTGAAGCCATTCGTTTAATAGAATATCTTCCAGTCTGTAAGGAACAGAGTCGGAGTAGTCTTTAATAGCCGATTCTATAAGTTTTGTCGGTATTACGTTTGAATCGGAGTCTATTAGTTCGTTAAGTATAGGAGAGGCATTGTTTGTCTGGTATTCCAAATTACCCACTGCTTCTTCTTGTATCTTATCGAATATATCGCTTAACCCGTACGTATTTCTCTTTGGGTCTATTGTAGGGTAGTTTATGGGTAGTCGCCTGAATATCACGTTGGGTCTGTCTTGACTAGAAAACCCGTTGTCTTCGCTAGGAACCATGTTAGACAGGTCGTGTTTTGCGTCGTACTCGTACAGGGGCAGACCTCTAACAGTCATTACGTTTTCCACTAACCAATCAAACACCAGTCGTTTACCGGCATTTGCCTCGATGTAGTCTATGTTTCTATACAAGAAAAGCGCCTGGCTCTTAGTCATTGTGCTTAAGTACTTATCCAACATACCGTGGCTGGCGAGATATTGTCGCACATGAAACCCGTGTGCCTCACTGCTCTTACAAGCATTTAGTCGTATGTTTATAATCGCAGGAACTAAATGCATATATAACTGACCCATATACGCGGCAACGTAAAGGTCGTGAGAGATAGTGTATTGTTTATTCACCCACCTTGTATAATAATCATAAATCCAGTCCTGCAGATTCGTAATAAAACTATATTCATTTTCGTCCACTAAATATTTGGGGTAGCTAAGTATAGTGGCGTCTTTGGCCGATACTGCCGTTTGCAGGTCGCACGGATAGAGTATACCTCTTATTAGCATTTCTTCTTGAGGGTACTTGTATAACAGTTCTTTGTAATACCTAGTTCCGTACTGGTAGGCCTTTAACGTGGCCGGATGGTGCTCAAGAATATCCTTACTAAACTGTATAACCTCCAATGTATCCAGTGAGGTTATTTCCATTATTTTATTGCTGAAATGATACGAGCCGCTTATATTTTGATAATACTTCCAGCTTGTGGGGTCGTCAAGATCTACGGATTGGTAACCGTAATCTATCATGACTTTGTTGTTTATTGCCTCTGCGGCCTGGTGAAACTTTATAGATATCGTATTCGCCAGGTCAAACACGCTATTTAGATAAATTTGATAATAGTTATTGACCATAAAACGGTTACCTTTTATAAAACAAGATCAAAAGAGAGAAAAAGATGAATCAGCAAAACAGTAAACCAATACTTAACATGGTTAACTCCGACCCGGAGCAAGCCGCGGCTATTTCTAAATTGGTCGATAGTCACATAAGGGGACCAGCTAGAGACACCGATGGTAGCAGAAAAATAACTGTACCAAATAGTCATTTATTTAGAAACAGACTATCTAAAAGAGCAAAGAAGAGCGTAGATGCTGCCGCGGTACTTAAGTTACTTCCGGACGTAGAATTGGGCATCAGAATTCTTACTAGCTGCATACTTTCACCCTCAGACATGACGGGAGCCGAACTAAATTGGCTGGGTCCAGAGGAACTGTTGTCCAGCGACGTAAACGCCACGATGCTAAAAAGGATAAGGCAGCACTTCACTAAGGTCTATAAAATTAAACCCTTACTTCCAAAAATACTAAGAAAATGTCTAGCCGAAGACGGAAGTTATCCTGTTTGCGTTATACCAGAAAACGTGATTGACGATTTGATAAATGGTCAAAAGAAAATAACAATGGAGTCGTTGAGGGGGTTTGTTCATACAAACACTAAGATGGTTAAATCCATTGGCATATTGGGTGGCTATAAAGAGACCGGATCCCCAGACGTTGGGCTGGCCGTCGAATCTCTATCCTCTACCTCTGTTAGCGAAGAAGATGGATACTGCCGTTTTGTCTTTGCGGATAAATACGAGAAAAACGAATACGTATACGTAACAGACAATCCAATGGTGTTGCGCATACACGACATAAACACATCCGCCAGAAAAGAAAAATATAGCGATGCATATAAGCAAATATCGTTAGAATCTAATAGGGCCAACAATATAAGCGAATACAGAATCGAAAGAACTCTGTATAATAGAAAACAAACAAAAGGAGATCAGGTCGTAGCGATGAAGAGACCTGACGAGTTACATAGAAAGAGTATAGGTAACCCACTAATTAAACGCTTTCCTGCAGAATCTGTAATACCAGTTTTTATACCTGGAGAATCAGAAAAGCAAATAGGGTTCTTCGTGTGTCTAGATGAAGAAGGCGTGCCTATACAAGCACCAGGCGGAGATCAGTATTATAACAATCTGTCTAGTGGGTTTGGCGGCGCCACTAACAGCTCTATGACTTCCGGAATTATACAGCGGGTAAAGAGCAATTTGGGCTCAAATGTTCAATTTGATAATAACTCGGTAAAACATTTGGAGATGAGCGTTCAAATATATTCGGAACTGGTTGAAAAAGACTTACTAACTAGAGTAAAAAATGGCATCAGGTCATCGAACGTAAGCATATCTAGCAATCACCAGATATATGAGATAATGCTCGCGCGGACACTGTCCAAAAAGCTAACGCAGATGCTATATATACCTGCTGACTACATGACCTATATTGCTTTTAAGCACGGCGACGACGGCATTGGTCAAAGCTTACTGGACGATACTGCTACCATTAACGCACTACGAATAGTTCTGTTGTTCTCGGACATCATAGGTAGTATTAAGAACTCCATCGGCAGAACCATGACAACCCTCAAGCTAGACGAGAGGGATCCAGATCCGATGAAGACGATTGAGATAGCTCAAAACGAAATAGTTAGAGGCAGGCAACTTAGCGTTCCTTTATCTGTTAGCAACGTCACCGACATCACCGACTTTATTCAAAGAGCCGGTTTTGAGTGGAAGTTTGAGGGACACCCTGGAGTACCAGACGTTTCTTTTGACTTTCAAGACGTGCAGAGTAACAAACAAAGACCCGATAGTGATCTACAAGACGCTCTTAGAAAAGCCTCCATAATGGGCACTTACGTTTCGCCTGAAATGGTGGACAATGGTTTTAATAGCGAATTCGCAGCTTCGGTCGTAGCGAATAACATTTTGTTCAGTAAAAGAATTATTGAGCTTCAGGAAATATTTAATCCGCAACTGAGTGACCATTTGCGTAAGTGCGTAAGATTTAGCCAACCTCTGATGTCCGATCTAAAAGAGATTCTTTTACAAAATAAAGAAAAACTAGAGTTGGATGAAATCGAGGTAAAAGATTACGCAGGAAACATAATAAACGATGAAAGAAAAGAAAAAATCGTTATAAACGATTTACTTAATCATTTCGTCGATAACTTTTGTGTTGAGTTACCTAAACCGACTTCTGTCACTCTTGAGCAGCAGATGACAGATTTAGAATCGTACTCTTCGGCAGTAGACAAAGCTATTGATTTGGCGTACATGAATGACCAGATCATAAACGAAAATTCAATGGGCGAGTTTTCGCAAAACATTGAAACTTTAAAGGCTCTTTACAAAGCTCACTTTATTCGAAAGTACCTTACTGAAAAGGGTATACTCACTGAGCTGGCTGACATAACTAGCCTAAATGAAGAAGGTCGAGCATCGATAGATATGCCTGCGGATACGGAGTCTCATCTGTTATCTCTTATAAGGTCCATGGTGCCCACGGTGGCCGTAATGAACACCATCAAGAAAAAAATGGAAGAGGCTTCAGACGAACTAGGCTTTAAGCCTCCAGAGGATGTGCCTCCCCCAAGTGAAGAGCCCGAAGGCGGTGATGTATTTGGTGGAGGTGACGAGTTAGGAGGTGGGGCCGATCAGCTTGGAGAAGTTAATCAGCAGGGCAATTTAGAAGCTCAATCACAGACCACTGAAAATCAGCAACAGGTGGCACCTGGTCAGGCCGACCAAGGCTCTCCAGATTCTGAACCGGAAGACCAAACCGGAACATTATAAATAAAAAATAAAAGGCATAATACACCCTTGGACAAAAAGTCCAAGGGTGTATTATTTATGACGAAAAGAACTGAAATGCGCATCTTGCAATACAGGCAATAATAGTGGATTCTGGGCGATACCCACCCAGCTTGTAGTAGCACCTGGAGACTAGGGCCGGCGCCACAGAAAGTGCTTTGCACACGCAAACACGGAAGACCATTTTAAAAGCCTTAAAAATAAAATTTTAGAAACACTATTGCTTCTATTCAGCTTAGATATATGTGACTGAAAAAAAATAAAATGAGACTTTTTGCATAATAGCCCAGGATTTTCTCCTGGGCTATTATGTCGCGTTTATATGTATTTCAAATACTATACTTCTATTTTTTAAATGGTCTTTATTCTGTTTACTACCTATGTACTAGGTTGTGCGCTTGGTGCTTAACTCACTTTGGCGCGTAGAAACCTTTATACTCTACCTCCAATGGTTTATAATTAGTTGGTCCATTTGTGTTTTTACTCTCTGCCGGGGTTTTGTCTTTTTGTTTAAACTTACAGGTTTTTTGATATTGATTTAAATTAGCTTACAAAATAATAGCGGCTAAGTAGTAAATAGCTATTATTTTGTCTACTCTTTAATAAAGTAGACGTTCACTGTTTATGACGGATAAGTTAACTAGGGGGAAACTGTAGACAATAAATTCTATAATAATCCTTTACTTGTTTTCTGGGGATTAAATTAATAATTAGTTTTATTTATATATTTCCTTTCATTTTTAAATATTTATTCAGTTTAATTATTAGGGCCTTTCTTTTAATAGAGGTTAACGTCATATAGCCCCTGGAGACTCCAGGGGCTATATGCTTAAATCACTTTAGTCCAACAATGAAAGTGGTTGGGCGAAGTGCACTTCTATTTACAACGTACACCACGTCGTCCAGGGTTTTCATGTAGTAGCTATATACGTAATCCTCGTTCTCATCAAGGGATTTTGCACACGATGATAGATGTTCACACAGAGAATACAATCGAGGGAAGCTATCAGAGAATACGCTAATCGTATCGGCCTGATCATCTACGTGTTCATTTATCTCCGCTGAAAACATGTTGATGGACATAAAGAACTCTTTTCTATACAAGAAAAGAGAATTGTTCTGACCGATATCCAGTTCGGATAGATACTGTTCTTTTAGCGACTCTTCAAACTCGGATCCAACAAAGTCGTCGGACGTGGTAGAAAGCACCGTCCTGATAATGACGGCCTGATTATCAGAAAGAGCCGCAGCATACTGCTCAGGATATTCATCTTTCAAATACTGAATTAGCTCTCCGCCATCGTCTTCAAACGACCCTACTTGTACGCCGCCAAGGGCCAGTTTATATTTGAGATAATGATTAAGCGACTCCGTGAGAGTTCTGTTAATTTTACCAAAAACGGTTTGCCGCTGACGACGCTGATTCACGTCAGAGAGACTCTTTATGCTGTAGTTTTCCGCTTTTAGTTTACTGGCGCATTGCTCTAAAGTGGTGCATTCCTTCAGGCTGTCCACTAGATCTTTTGTGTCGCACTTTGAAACGATTGGCTTAACACGAAGTACGGGTTTGACGTATGCCGTACATTTCTTATCGTCGCGGTCGGCAATAGATAGGCTAATGTCAGTCTGACTCCACGCGTCCCCTTCCGAAATAACGGCAACAAACACTTCGTCTTTCACGATTTCGTCCTTATTTACTGATGATTTCTTGAAATCTAGATCAGTCTTAATGCCTTTTTCAAATTCTCCAGATTCGAACATGTTGTCGGCTTCCTCTCGGCGCTCAGCGGCGCCGTGGGCCAAGACGCTACCCCAGATCTTACTGTGGGCAGTGGGAGTGCTTGTAATTGCATAATGTCGAGATTTTTCCATTTGCTGTTCCTTTGTGAGTTTCTTAATAATCGGCTCCATGGATCCGTCTTCGTGGAGTACGTAATAAACGTCGGCTAGGTTTGATGGGCTGGGTGCAAACGGCCACTTCTTTGTCATTTTAAACTTTACCCCAGGATCTCCATGCTTTACCATCAGTTTGCCATCGGGATGATGGTAAAACTTCTCATATTGCTGATGAACTGGGTTAGAGTTTACCTTAGCAGATTCGGCTTGAGCGGCAGGCACTGCGTTATTTGATGTGTTGAACTTAAAAGGCGTTTGTTCTTGATGAAAAGGGTAGGCCTGCTGCAAGGTGGGTAGTGACTGCTGGTTGATCTGACTTAGAGAATTCTGAGCTGCAGCGGCCCACCCGTCTACCATTGTCCCGTTTTGAGGCTCACTGACGGCTGGAGTTTGAATGGGCGAGGAGAATAGACCCGTGCTCTTTGTCTGCCACGATTGATTGCTTTGCTGTTGAAAAGCGTCGCTGATACCATTTTGCTGAAGCATTTGCGGTCGCTGAAACCCGTATGGGCTCATCTGCTGTTGACGCATTGCTTTCTGCTGCTGGTGTTGACTAAGAACATAAAGCACCTCAGACTGCTTTTTCTGAAGACGTTGAAGGCCTGCCTGTGTGTTGGGGTCTACATACTGGTTGAGCGATGGGTAGGTATACAAGTTATTGAGCGCATACAACTGAATGGTCATTTCCACCGAGTACTCAATTGCGCTCTCTAGCTGAACTCCCTGCTCGGCCGTGCATTCGACCAACTCTAACACCGATTTCATTAGCTGCAAAAACAGCTGGTTATTGAAAGTGTTTGCGGCCATCTGATTAAACAGAAACAACCGAAGGCTGTTCTGTGTGGCCTTATTCTGCAATTCATTGATACACGTTACGGCGATAGGGACAAGATAGTTTACCAGGCCGGGATGAATCTGTGTTTGCAGGGGCGCCAAGTTTACTGGACAGTTGTTTACATTTATTTGAACAAACTGATACTGTGGCTGTACGGGGCTATGCGGAAGTGCTTGGAATTGTTGGTTGGTGTTAATCATGGGTTGATTATGTTCGTTTAAATGATGCTTGGACGCTATCTAGCAGTTCTACAAAACGATGGTCTCGTTTAACTACTCCGTTTGGTTCTATTTGCAAACACAGATTTAACCTTGAGTGTCCTGTTGGGTCTGACTTTGGTAAATTAGCATAGCCTCCCACTTCGGCTACCGATGCGTGTAGTCTGTTTGTGGGGTCGGATATTGCCTTCTTATCTTTTCTGGACCTGTTTCTACTACTGCCGCTTTGAGGCACTAGCATCGTTGTTATCTTAAGAGCCTTGTTATCCCCCGATGCTGTAGTGGTGGATATTTCTCCATGGTCCTTAGATAGTCTAAAAATCAGACCCGGTTTTAAGATAGTCGTCATTATTTTGACGATTTTTTTCTCGTTCAGTGGTTTCTTTTGGGCTGCCTTTAGTTTAAAGTATAGCTTAAAAATAGCACTAGTGATGTCGTAACAAACGTAATACAATACAGAAAGCTCTTTATTGTACATCGTGTTTACACGATCGTCTGAGGTCAGCAACCACTCGTTGAAGTTATCGATTATGATTGCCAGTAATTGATAGAAGTCTGGACAGTCATAGCCGATGTCCTTTAAATTTGATGTAAGCAGAGTATCGATATATTCATCCAAAGACGCTATGTGATCAGCCACGTCGTTATACAGCTTGCCCTCTCCGATATTTCCCGACCAGATAAGGTGACCCAATAGTATCATCCACAGTCTAGTGCTGTTTACGTATTCGGATTTTATTCTGGAGGGGAAGTGGTCAACGCAATAAAAGAAACCGCCTAGTAGATTCTTTACCATTGGCGTGTATTTGTCTCTAGGGATTGCGACCTTTACATAGTTGGTTTCGTAATATGTCTTACCATATCCCTTTGGCTTTACACCGCTACTAGAGCAGATAACCCATTGCTCCCTCGGGTATTTGTTTTCATTTATAGTTTCGGCATTTCCTACCACCGGACTACAATTAGCGAACCTTTTGAATGTTTCTTCAAACCCGTACTTACAGAAAAGGTAATGCGCCAATGCACATTCGGCATTCACCGTTTTCTTTACCTTCATTACTCCAGTGGATTTGTCGTTATAAATCTCAGACCAAGCAACTTGAACGTTCTCTCTGACATCGTTAGCCAGGTAATAGTGGGGAAGTCTATTGAACGTAAGTTTTGCTTTAAGCAGTCTGACAAAGACGTTATTTAGTCCTACGGATATTACTCTATCCGACAGAATAGGGGTTACTACGAATCTGCTGCCGCTTATATGTATCGTTCCGGCGTCACCGACAAATGGAAGATACATAAATCTGCTTATAGGAACCCCGTTATACCTGAACATGTATTCCACCATATAGGCGTCATGTCTGGCAACGTCAATTGTGGCCTTAGAAGAGTTTCTCTTCTTTGTAACTTCCCTGAACTCCTCAACCGGCGTTGTTCTTCTAAAGCCTACATATTGGAATCCCGGTAAGAACCCGTTAAAGGCACTTCGCATAATTGTGTCTATGTAGTGCTCTACGTTTCTGGTGTAACCGTTTGTTGTTGCGTTTATGTGCTCTATTGCCACACCGTTGGCCAAAAGCGGATTTAGCTTTGGTGTGTCTTCTTTGATTCTATCTCGGATTGACCTGGGGAACATTAAAATTCCTTGTATTTGGTACAGTTCATAGGCGGTACTAAGCTTTCTTTTCCCTCATTTTCAAATAAAGGGCAGCTATCGCACCTATACCTATAATGGTCGTCGGTATAAATTTAATAAAGTCCACTGCATCTTTTCTTGCCTGCGATCTGGACTCGTAAATTTCCTTTGCGCGCTGAGCCTCGTTCCTTAACGATTCTTCGTGCTCGGCCCTCATCCTTCTGATTGTCTCGTCAAAACGCTTGTTGTCTCTATCTAAAGAGTCCTCCATTTGTTTTCTTGACATATCCAATATTCTCTTTTGATTATCTAAAGACAATAGATCGGTTTCCAGCTGAGTTTGCTTGGATTTAAGTTCTAGAGATTGTCTGTCCAGTTCTTGCTTTTTTAATGCATTATCGTTCTTTATCGATTCTAGTTTAGATTCTTCCTGAAGCCTCTCCAACGAATTACTGTGTCTCATTACCTCTAACTCATGAGAAAGTTTAATTAGTTCTTCTTTTCTCAGAGAGTCTGTTGTTTTGCTATTGCTGGCTTCAGAATAAGAATCGTACAAACCAAACTTTAGCTTAGCTTCCTCTAGACTATACTTTACGTGGGTAACGCCAGTGGGCTCTATTATGTCTGGGTCGCTTTCTGAATTGTAAAACAGCTGTATGTAATTATGAAAAGTCCGATCAGTCCATTTTCCAGACGAGTCCTTTACCCTCATGTTTCTTACAGGAGAGTCCTTTTGCGGCTTTATAAGGTGTATCTTACCCAGTATGTTCATGTACAAAGGCTGGGCGTTTCTGTCATGATTGACATATCTGATTTTAAAGTTCAGTTCTTTTTGTTTTGGATAATAATTAGTTATACCAAAAGCACCTATATTTAAAAACCGTGCACAATACGGATGGTCAGCGTGTGTAAGGTTACCGTTATAGGTTAGCAATAAATCTGTCTGATAGTGATATATCGTATTGCCTTTGCTCTTGATGGATTCTGAGCATATCCTGTAATCTATCAAAACGCTAGCTTTTCTTGTGCTGGGATTATCCAGATTAAGGAAAGCATTTCTCACCTCGAGTAGCTCTACGTCGTCTATCTCTGTGTTTATTTGTATTGCAGAGATTGCAGATTTTAGACTATAGTTATTGAAATGTATTACTTTACGAATTATAACGTCTCGTGTAGCCAGGCTGGTTTTTTCCTGAACCGTAACCGCTAGACCGTTTCTGTTTATTATAGTTACTGGTCTGTGACTATAATTCATGTAGTATATTTCTTCTTTATAGTCGCACTCGTTCATCTGAGATATTAACTCTATTGAACTAGACGTGTTGTGCGGAACTCCAAAGTAGGTATGTGGATTTTCTACATGCAAACTTATTCTGATGTTCTTTTTATCGTAAAGCGGAGGAACTACTTCTTTATCAATCATTGTCACCCCTTTTTTATTGATACAGTGTAGTGATATGTGACTAAAAATAAATAGAAAATATTCAGCATAAATGCCACGGTGTTCTCCGTGGCATTTATGCTGTTTATATTAAAAACTCTTTAAATTCCATTTTATCTATAGTCTCTTATCAGATTTAATATAAAAGTACTTACAATAAACAGAGTACATGCCAAAGCAAGCAATACATTCAAGTAAGGTATACTGGCAACTAGGCACCACGCAAACAGCTCTACTCTTCCACCGTAGTCATGCGGTTTATTTCTGTACTCGTTGGCACCGAAAGAAGAAACTATTAACATTGCAAGCAAGTAAATTGTTACGTTTAGGTTTTCCATGGGTTTAAAATTTTATTTAACAAAGATAACAAACTAATGTTTTAACTACAAAATGTTCGGCGTGTATATTAATATACGACATCATAAATCCCGGGAGACAAGTCTCCCGGGATTTATTCAACCGATTAGATGGGTGACTTAAGCACCCGCCCATGTCGATTTAACGCTGCGTTTAAACGGCGTTAGTATTGATGGCGACCTTGGATGCGACGACTGCGTCGATGTTAGAGATCTCCAGATAGCCCATGATGGGGCAGTTCACCACGTGACGGAACGACGGTTGAACAGTCAGTTCCATGCTGGTGGAGCCACCGCGGGTAACGGGCATCATGACGGTCAGTTCAGGGCGATAGCCCATCATGCCGAAGTGCAGCGGGTTAGGAACACCGCTATTGAGTGCCGCTTCCTGGCCAAAGCTGAAGATCAGCTTGCCTTCCATGCGGCTGTCGAGAGTGATAGCCAGCTTAACGTCGAACAGGTCGCCCAGCATACGGGTGTCGCCAACCAGGTTCAGGTAGGTAGCGATGTAGGTAGTGGTGACAATGATCACGGTGGGTTTGACATCGGCACCGTCATGCATTGCGTCAGAAGCAGCCTTATACGAAGACTTGACGTAGAGGGTGGCTGCCATGTCGCGGATCTTGTTGATCAGCAGGGCACGCAGGTCTTCCACGCGATCGCTGGTTTTGATGCTGTCAATCAGAGCAGCAACGTCGACCGAGTCTTCTTCGTAAGCGGCGTTGACAATGTGGCGACCAATGCCGAAAGCATCAGGGGCTTGGGTGTAGCTGTCAGCGGCGTTAACGTAATTCTTCAGGGACTGTCGAGCAGCCAGAAGAGCGGTAACTGCCGAGTTACTGCAACGAATGCGGGTGGTGGTGACCAGGCCGTTCAGCATTGCAGCATCGTTGGACTCCGACTCGCTCAGGGGACGCAGAACAGAAATCGGGGGCAGCAGAGGAATGTTGTACAGTTGACGAACTTCTTGGGTATCCAGAAGCTGGCCGCGCTGACGCTTGTTGGTGTTGCTGAAGTAGGACTTCAGATCGTAGCCGATAACGGTGGCACCAGCAAACACGCCAGCCACAGTAGCACCAGTGCCAGTAGTCAGATCCAGGACCTGGCCAGCGGCGTTAGAGACCTTAGCCACGGCGATGGCGCCAGCGGTAAGTTCGGTATCGCCCAGATCTTGCACGATCGAGCCAAACATCGACAGGCCCAGACGAGCAACGTTAGTGCCCAGGGCGGTGAATTGTGCAGGTACGGCGCCAGCGGTGTTAGTGGTGGCCGACGAGATCTTGATCGACTTGGTCGAGAAGTTCAGGTTCAGCTTACGGGTGTTACCCTGAATGGTGTACTCGAAATCGCTGGTTGCGAGATCCGAAACGTCCACGCGAATAACCGCAGCAGGAACGGCGACGGGGTCAGCGCCAGCGGCGATCTTGATGTAGACTGCGCTCAGTCTAGCGGTGTCGATCGAGTCGGTGTAATCCAGGGCGCCGTTAGCGATCAGTGCATCGCGCTGGGAAACGCCCAGAAGCGAGAAGCTCTTACCGACAGCCAGAGGAGCGGTGGTAACCGAGGTGTTGTCAACTATACGAGCATAGGGAGCAACGTCGGCAGAGTTAACGAAATATGCGGTAGTGTCAGAGGCACCGCCGCCAGTGCGAACAACCGGAACGATTTCGGTCTGGTCGTTGCGAAGAACGGTTGCGTCAACAACTGCCTTTAGAATGTTGGTACGGTTAAAGTTGGTCAGCGAGCCATTGATGTTTCGTTTGGCATCGTCCTGAACGTTAAATAGTCGGGTGGCGATCGAAAGGCCGGCCATGTCAGGGGTTTGGACGATGGTCGGGAAGAACAGCTCACCTGCTTCGTCTTGGCGAGCGGCTTGCATGTTGTATGCGTACGAGAAAGCGGCGATGTTGTCGTTGGCTTTGTTGTCGTATGCCTCCATGCTAACGACGGGAGCCGAACCTTCACTGCTGATGGACACAGTGGTGAAGGTGTCAGCCATCGAACGCATTGCATCGGCGCCTACACGAAGCTTGGAGCCGGCGTATGCGCGAGGGTTGGTGGCGTAAACGGCAGCCAGGTTAGAGGCTTGCTCTTGAGAAACGCTGAGGTTACCCAGGCCGGCTGCTTGGGCAACACTGCGCTGGATAGTCTTGAGCGTGTCGAAAGCGGCTTGGGCTTCGTTTTGAACCGAGAAGCTCATGCTCTCCATCGAGATCATCGAAGAGGCGACTTGCTCGGGGACGACTTGCCGGCCTGGGACGTTGCTTAGGTCGTTACGCAGCGCACTAATAATGATACTAAGTGGAGACTGCTCTTGAGGCTTGCTAGACAGCATATCACGGAAATTCATGACTTTATCCTTCTATTAAAAATTAAAAACGGTTGGGGACTATTGACAAACGAAAAAGAAAAATACACATTTATAGCGCATTGTTAGCCAAGGCTAATCGCTCAATGTAGCCTTTAAACAAATGACTGCGCGCCATATCATCATATCCAGTATGTGCATACAATAGTTTCAGCAATTCGGAACTCAGCGCTGTTAAATTATTAGAATCTCCTCCAGGAAACACAGTTACTACTATTACGATGTCCACTTCGCTCACCACATTTATCTTAAATGCTGGCTGGTCAGTGCTAGATTCATTAACCGTGCGAAGTCGAGAGGCAATAGCGTCCTTGGCGATGATTTCCATAGGAACTATTTTATTTATAACGTACTCTCTGTCTTCTATTCTTTTCCACACTCTGGACAACATCATGTCGCCATATTCTTGGCCATCTGACCCAGAGAATAAAGGATGGTTAATATTTAGCCAATAAAGTATACTTATATCCTCTACGGATAAGTGACTTCTGAGCTGGCTCAGATTCAGCAACTTTGTATAACTTATTTTTTCACGATCCAGTATCCTGGCTATCCAGTGCGGCACAAATAATACAAACTTGTCTCTCGAGTGACTCATACATTAACCTTTCTCTATAATAGAGAAGAACTATCGTTTATAACAACTACATAATATCTCAGCCCCATAACGGTATAGTTTTTAGGAACCGGCTATCATACAAATAATAGCTTTCCTCTGCGATATTGAACCAAACTGACTTATTTAGCGGAGTCATCGAACATGAAAAACGGGGTCTCTTCTCCTGAGCCCACCGGTCCACCGCCTAACTTTCGTGAATGTATTGCTGGTTTACCAAGATCATCAGGTATAGGACCAACCTTTGGAAATGGCAGAACCATGTATTTTGCTGTTTCTTCCAGCGCTTCGAGTCCACGGTGTTTTCCTCTTTGCAATGTAAGGAACGACATATTGTTAAATTTCTCAATATGCAGAAACACTTCCACATCGACTTCTTGATCTATTTGTTTACTACCTGCGTAGTATCCCATGCCAGGAAGAAGTTTGACAAAGTCTTGTCTTCCGTCTCTGATGAGCTGTTTTGCGTCCGTGGATAGCTGGTGAGGGGTTATAAGAGCAATGCGTCTTGCGGAGAAAAAGTTTCGTGTTCTTCTATAAAGATCTCTTAGTGAATGACCAGCAGGGCCTTCTTCGCATCCGGTGGTTGGCATCATAGGAAGATAGTCTACTATGCAAGCATGTATCTCGTATCCTTCGGCTTCGAGCTCTAGGATGTAATTATGCAAGTCTTTATACGTCCACTCGCTTGCGTTGACCCGAAGCATCTTAATTGACCAGCCATTTACGCTGAGCTTTTCTCTAACGTAAGAAGCCATGGCGCCAATGCTGGTGTTCTTTATATCGGCCAACCGCCCAGTTTCATTGAAGTGTAGGTTATTGTAAAGAAACTGTAGGTTGTTTGCAAGAGAGTCCTCAAAAGAAATTCTAATTAAGCAAGGTTTCTTCTTAGGGTCTCTTAATTTGGGTTTATTGTAAATGCATAGCTGTTTAAACAAAGAAAGCGTAAAGCCCGTCTTGTACTTGTGCTGAAGGGCAGGCAATACTATCTGCTCGCCGGGCCTAATTCCGCCCTGCAGCATTTCATTTAGACCCTGCCAACCAGTAACCAATAAACCAGAGGAATCCGCCATTTCCTTGATTTCGTTAAACACATTCGACAAGGAGCCGGTATCGCCTACGTCCACCGATGAAACGATGGCCGGGTCCGTTCTATTGGCCTCTATCTGATACGGCTCTAGACGAGAGCAAAGGTCACTAACAAAAGTACGCATGCTCTTTATCTTGTCCCTGTTAAAGTTAACAGAGACTGAAGCGTCTTTTACTATCTTTACTATTTCGTTTTCTCTAAATACGTCATTGATGTATTTGCGTATATTTAAAATAGTTCTTTTTAAACTGCCCTCATCCATGTCCTTCTTAATTCCCTGCTCTAGGGCTTCGTATATCTTGATATCTGTAGAGCAGTTTACTTTAAGTCTCTGAAGCAGTTCTTCTTTTTCGTAGATATAGTCCACCGGATTAGCGCACATGTACAGAGCTGTGTCCTTCAAAGAAGAAAGAAGATCTCTGTCGTGGTTTATAGATAAGTTATATTCCGGTAACTTAATCTCCTCCAGTATAGTGCGCACAAGATCTGAGCTATTTTCTGTCTTCTCTGGTATAAGACTTTCTCTGTACAGCAATGTAACGCACTTTACCAGTATGAGTCTGTCATCCATGGGCGAAGTTCCTGTTTAATTTGTTTAAATACGGTAGAACCAGACTCTGTTGGTCTGATTTTGGCACATAATACAGAACTCTGGTAAATTAATCTTAATAATAAAAAATAATAGATAGGTGGTGGCGTTTGCCACCACCTATCTATTTATAAAAATGTTTTTAATTGAGAACCAGATATACGAGATTAAATAAAATGAACTTCTTTTAGCATTTGTTTTAGAATATGCGGATCAGTAATCTCCGAATGTGGAGGATAGCTCTTAGACCAGAGATTGCTTCTTAGGTAGTTTTTAAATCCCATGTTCCACCTCTCAAACGGATTGAGCTTGAGAACCGCATCAACCATCTTTTCGTCAGCGGTGAGTAAAGTGCGATAAAAACAACGGTGATGAGTTTTAGTTAGCGCGTTTTCAACGATGTACATTTGCTGGCAATACGACTCTAACTCAGTGACTCCCACGATTGTACCAAATAGAGGATCCTCCCATTCGTTGCTGCAGTAAATGACCTTTTGACCAATTTCGTCAATCATGATAGATCGCTGAGTGGCCTGCTTTTCTACTTCTTTATTATGGTCTCGTTCTCTAATTTTAACAGACAGCGAAGAATTGAGATAATCTTCTTTAATTGCTTCGATCTCTTTGTTAAGGAAAGAAATAAGCATTCTTTTAATAAAGTTCATGGCTGTTTATCGTGTTTAAAAATTTAAATAATTTCAAAATCAGGATTGATCTCTAGGAAATCCTTTTGGGGTGATCCAAAGCAGGGATCTTTCTTGTCCGTCGCAATCATATTTTTGATACGGATCTACATAAGGTTCACAATCAAAGAAATCTCGCCATGGCTGCTCTGAGCAATATTTAAAAACAGGAATCCATTCTTTGGTCTCTCTTATGAACCTCCATTTGGTTTCCTGTATACCGGGTACACTAAGGAGTTCCTGATCCGTTACGTGGCTACTTTGCACTACCCCTTCGTTGCTTATGATGAGAGCCGGATTATCCCTTAGGAGTAATTCTGTTACTTCTTTTAGGGTGTATATGTAGTTCACTACCGGAGCATGTTTATCGTGTTTAGACGGTAGTGTAGTTTGTGTATTTTCAATAATCCGAACGCTCTCTAATCCATAGCAGTAAATGGCTCCGTTGCCATAACTATCCATCCCTCCTTTTATTTGGCCAAAGCCATAACGGGTGCACTCCCAGTGATCGCCTGACCATTTTGCGTTAAATACGACATTGGCATCTACCGGTTTTCCGTTTGCTTGGCTTGGCCATTTTCCAAAATAACGATCTTGTGAGATTGAACTTCCTTCTTTTATCAGCACCCTGCAAACCTGTCCGTTTTCTTGGGTATTCGGCGATTCGTGTTCGTTAGTTTTGTACACTTTATTCCTTTTGATTATATCTGAGCTTGTTTTCAAATATATATTAACTTCACCCACAATAGACTTTATTCTTTGGAATCCTATGAATAATCTTTTTTACAAAAGAGTAAGAGAAAGCAAATGAGAAACCATAAAACAACTATTACAAATTTAATTTTTTCGCTAAAGAAAAACGACGAGCGCTTTGTCAAAAACTCCGGTCTTGGATATTGCGCTGCTGCCAGTATTCTTTTAACAGAGAAATTAAAACAACTTAAAATAGAATATAAACTTCTGTACGGAAAATACCTAAGCGACAACGCTATGGGTAACTCGTCTAAATTACATTTTAAGAAGCTAGTTGAAAACTTTCCAACGTCGAACGATTTTCACGGTAAAGTAAAAAAGCAATTCATTAATAACGGAAATAAGTTATCCAACAGGGGCGGTCACGTTGTGGTGCTGGTAGGTGACACCGTATACGACGTGACTTCTGCACAGTTTGGGCTGCCAGTAGTTTATTCGCTAGATAAATTCTTGCAAATGTGGGATACGGTACAAGTAGTTGACATAACTCTAAACGAAGTTCCCACAACTTGGAAACAGAAGATAATGTATAGTTATAAACAAAAACCAACTACTAGCGTCTCTCAAGAAAGTTATCAATTCGGGTTAGAGCACCCCACTCAATCGCAGGAGCAGTTGCCAGATGCAGATAGAGATGATTTTTACAAATGGTTTAGTCTACAGTCTAAAGAAGTTCAGTCTAATAGTAAAATAGTAAGCTCCCAGGAACTGGGTCAGGACTATATGCTACATATAGACAAACAAACTCCAGATAAATTCATACCAATGATGCCTCGTTCTGCAGCGCAAAATGAAAATAACACCACTGCCAGAATTACAGTATCACCAAATATAATCGGATGTCTGATAGGCTACGCCAGAGCAGAGGACGATTTGATTTCCGGAACAAAACAAAATACTTTAGATAAAACAGGATTTAGGGGAGGTTACGACATTTGCGAAATGTCTTTTAACCACTGCTTGTTTCCAAACGAAAAGCTAGTGTTCGATTCACAGAGAAGTCAAGAACATTGGTTAGTGTACTACAACAAAGAAACAGCGGAATATGTTCCTAGAAAAATAGGTAAACTATTTGTTTCGAAAATAACATACGAGTCAGTATCCGGCAGTTTACCTTCTCCTACTTTTGAATTATATATCGAAATACACAAACAAGAAGGCATTAAATTTAGCCCAAATATTTATTTAGAAAAAGGTTTTTATTTTGCGGTTGTAAAGTTCGACAGAGACAAACACAAAGGATCTGTTGATCAAGAAAAAAACTTCACAGTAAACAAAATAGATCCCGTTGAGTACAATAAGCAAAAACGGCTCTGCGCCGCTTTACTGAGTTACGGCAAAAGTATCCCTAACTATGCCGGCTGGTAAATGTTGATTGTCATATAGCCCCTGGTGTACCAGGGGCTATATGACGTTTAATCTTTAATTAAAAAGATTATCTAGATATCAATACCTGGGGGAATGAAATCGGTTTACCGGCTCTAGATGTTGAGCTCTACGCGAATACTCTGCTTCGTGATGAAGGACGTCAGCAATGACGGCGTTGTGCTGAGAGATGTTCAGTTTAGAACCGCTTACCAGAGAATACCGTTTCTTATGTCGATCAGCAAACTTGAGCTGCGAACCTGTCCGGTCCATTTGAATGGACCTTGCCGCCTCCAGTGCGTCGTCCACAGTGTATTTAAAAACGGCCAGTTCCCTATCGGTGTAAACTATGGTCCGATCTGCAGGAAGGTGCGAGTAAATTTTTTCAGTCATTTTTGTAAAGGTCTAACAGTTTAAAGTATGCGTTTTTTTGACCAACGCATTCTGGGTTGAACTTCTTTTGCATCTGATCTAACAGATTAAATTGTCTATTAACAATTTTTCTCTTAGCATTTAATGTCTTTGTTTCTCTATTTTCTTTCCTGCATTTTCGTATATCTTCATTAATCTTAAGTAGCCTTCTTTTGTACGCGTTTTTTAGCAATACCACAGAATCAACGTTTAGAGCAGCAGTACCGCCAAAGGAATAGGCGCGGGGTGTATATTTTTCCATCATTTTAGCAATGACAAAACAATACCCACCACCATCGCAAATATAAGCACGTAGAAAAAGATTGAAAATACCGCACTCAGTATGGCCACAATTACCGCAAATATGACCTTTACTATTGGAACAAATGCGATAATTACAACCCAAACAAACAAAAAGATCAAAATAAGATTTATTAAAAGCTTGCCCATTAGAATACTCCTATTGGTCAAAATAGGGGGGAGCAACCCCCCGTATTTATTTTGTCACTGCGTCAATGGACAACCGGTGCTCGATTCAGGGGATGCAGTCCACCGGGCAATACTATCAACTCTTTGCCTATCGTAAAATCAGATAGATCGTCTTTAGGTACCTGCAGCATCGTCGGTGGCTGTCCATCAAAACTAACAGCTAGATAATGGTGCTCCACGACTTTAACGGTTCTCACCGATGTGATACGCACTATCTGTTTAATATCAATCATTATGGGATTTTCCGATTGATTAGTCTCTTGCATAACCTCCGGTTCACTCTGGTTATATTCCACTAACGGAGGATCTTCCATTTTTACAGATTCGTGATTATTGCTTTTCTTAAAATAATAAATTAAATTAAGAAAGTAACCAACAATTGCAGCTCTAAGTGTTTTGATTTGCAGTTTCATTCCAACATTCCTTTTAGAAAGTAATAATCTATTATTTTTACATTCAGCTCTTTTGATTTATTTAACTTAGATCCGGCATTCTCTCCGGCCACAAGATAATCGGTGTTTTTATTTACTGTACCAGAAACTTTTCCGCCGTTTTTCTCTATTTCCAATTTTAATTTTTCCCGATCAACTTGCGCAAAGCTACCGGTTATTACGAAAGTTTTACCTTGTAGTTTGTTTGTAATTATTTTAATATTTTTTTCGATATTTAATTCGGAAAAATATAACTGGCGGGCCACCTCAAAGCCTTTGCTAGACATAAAACCAATTATGCTTTTTGCACAAATGGGTCCTATATCAGGTATTTGTTTTAGTTCGTCTAAACTAGCAGCCTTTAGGTCGTTAAGGTCGGCGAATCGACTTGCCAATATCTTTGACGTGTTCTCCCCCACATTTGGGATACCCAGTGAATAAAGAAATTTAGAGAATGAACAAGATCTTGTTTTCTGTATGGCGCCAAACAGATTCTCTATTGTTTTAGTACCGAACCCTTCGAGCTTAGAGAGTTCTTGTCTTTTATCGAAAAGGCGATAAATGTCGGTTATGTTAAAAAGAAGATTATTGTTTACTAAACACTCCACTGTCCTGTCGCCAAGACCCTCTATGTTCATTGCTTTCTTACTGGCGTAATGCGTTATAGAGCCTATTAACTGAGCAGGGCAGGATAGTTTATTGGTGCAGCGGTACTCTCTGGAGCCCTTCTGACGCTCTACAGGACCACTACAAACCGGGCAGGTACTCGGCATACTAAAATTGCGATAGTAGCCCATACGTGCGTCTTGCACGTGGCCCGTGATCTCCGGAATAACGTCGCCGGCTCTTCTGACGTATACTTCATCGCCGACTCGAACTTTTCTGGACCTTAGATCAAAAACATTGTGCAGAGTTACATTGGTTATTGTCGTACCAGATACAAACACGGGGTCCAGTCTAGCAACAGGAGTGAGCTTTCCCGTTCTGCCCACCTGTACGTCTATTGCTATAAGTTTGGTTTTTTCCTCAGGAGCCAAGAACTTATGCGCCACCGCCCACTTTGGTTCACGGGAAACAAAACCTAGCCTTTTCTGGTGATCTAAAGAATCTACCTTATACACGACGCCGTCTATCTCATACGGCAAATCTTTCCGTATTGAATATAGCTTTTCGTGGTATTGTTTAAGATCTTCTGCGTTTTGAGCTTTTCGTATCTCCTCAGATAAGGTAAACCCCAATGACTCCAGGAAAGACAGTTGCTCAGAATGAGATTTGAAGTTTCTATCGGGCTTTACTGATATTAAGCTATATGCGTAAAAACTCAATTTTCTTGATTTGGTTACTAGAGGATCTAGTTGCCTGAGTGCACCAGATGCGGCGTTGCGTGGGTTTACATAGGTTTTATAACCTTTTTTTAGCAGCGCTTGGTTTACTTCATTGAAAGAGTACTTGCTCATGACTACCTCTCCGCGCAACTGTAGGTGATTAATAGGCAGTCTATCGTGACTCTTAATGAGCGCTGGCACGCACTGTATCATCTTGGCGTTTTCTGTTACCACCTCACCTGTGTCTCCGTCGCCGCGGGTCAAGGCCAGGGTAAGTGATCCGTTAGAATACGTGATGTCCAGGCCAAGGCCATCGTACTTAGGCTCGGCAACATAGCTCACAAAGGCCATATCGTTCGCTCCTAACTCTTGACTTAGTCTGGTTATGAAATTATCAACACCAGCTTGCGTATAATCCGTTTCCGTCTTCAGACTGAGCATGGGCACTGTGTGCTTGGCCGTTTTGAACGTCTTAGACGCTTTAGCGCCCACTGTCTGCGTTGGCGAGTTCTTTGTTATGAGCTCTGGGTACTGTTTCTCTAGAGTCTGTAGTTTTCTAAACAGTTTATCGTATTCTTCATCGGATATTACGGAGTCGGACTCGACGTAATATTTCTTATTATGATACTTAATAAGCTTTCTGAGCTTATCAATTTCCTGTTTTGCGTTTATCATTTATATATCCATGTCACTTGATAACATTCACAGCTCATCCAAAATAAACCCCGTAAAGGGAAGTCTACTACGGTAAATGGGCACCTTTTTTAAATAATAGATTTTATTAGATCTGTAAAGTCTGGCAACCGGGTTTAACATATAAAGCAAGGGCGTGTGTTTTGATTCGACAGGATACGTGAAGTGTGTTTCGTTTAACTTATTTACACTAGTAGCATGAATGTCAAACAGTTTGGTCGTTACCATTATTTTTGAACAGGGCTCAGAGTCTAATGCGTTTTTATCTGAATGTCTCATTTGTAATATGTGATTAAAAATAAATAAAAAATAACATTATTTGTTTATTTAATTAGGTAAACCTGTCCAGTAAAAAAGATATAGACAATATCCGGTATAGTCTACTTGCCTGATATTCGTCTATTTCCCGGAAAAATAAAGCCTCTTTAATTGACAACTCGTCCATGATGAATTTACTATTGTTTAGACTAAATCAAAGAAATTGTTTATTTTCATTTTAGGCTTATCTACACCTTTTTCAAGATTGTAAGGGTGTGTGTCATCTAACATATACCCATCTTCGTATTTGTAAAGTTTAGCCTCAGCGCAACTTATGGCTTCTAGCGAAGGGTCGACATACAAAAACACTTCTACAGAACTATCTTCCCACACTTGGGTGTATAAAACGTCGCCCTGCGATACATCCAAATAATCGAGAATCTGTGTAAATAGTTTTTGATATAATTCTTTACGAGGGTATTTTGTTGAGGCAAATGAATAGTAAACGTCATTTTCTTTACCTCGCACACAGTGTGCATCGTGACAAAGGCTAACGAGTCTTACGGACGACGCTAAGCTATCGATATCAATTCCAATGCTTGTTAGCTGTTCAGAAAACACGTTAGAGCGTAGTTCGATATCGCGCGACTGTCCTCCCGCACCATACAAAACGTCAAAAAAACTTTCTATAGTTTTTGGTGTATCTTTTTTCAGTTTAAACCTGGTGGCTATTGCGTAATAATCGCCCATATAGTTATTCCTTTTCAATTCAATCTAACAATGTTAATCTCTAGAACCTTGAGTTGGTTTTGGGTGATGACAATTACTTCGTTTCCTTCACGTAGGCTCTCACGTGGTAAAATATTTTTTGCTGGAAATACTAAGCGGTAAAAAAGCCCTTTCTCGGCGTATACTGTCACATTGTGATCTTGTGCCTTGGTCAGCAAATATTTTAAATTCCTGTTTACAAATTCACTATTGTTGAAATTAGGCAAATCTTCAAGGACCTGCTCAGCTGACCAATAGTTAAATTTACCGCTTTTTCGCAAAGAGTTTTTTGAAGTACGAATTTTGGTTATTTGAGTCATTTTTGATATATAAACTTATGATTTTTTCATTTAAAATAAATGAATATTAAAAGCAGCATTGCTGTTTTATAAATAAATATTTTATTGAAAACATAATTGGTGCACGTTAAGGGTTGACCCTTAACGTGCACCCTATAACGTTTTATTTATTTTGCCGACTCGATCAAAGCTTTCATGTTTTTAACGCGCTGTGGAAAATTATGATTGAACGCTTTTTTCTTTGCCCATCTAGTGTTCCAAACAATTCTCTGTAAAAATTGCTCATTGTTTTCTAGAAAATAATTAAATTTCATTATTGGTTCAAAATAATGATCTCTAGAGTTATTTATTTCGTTAAATAAACCAATATGTAGGTCGGCACAAACTCTGTCCTGCTCGTACGCCATCATCATGTCTGCGTCTCTAATAACCAGTGCGCAGTGCCAGGTTATGTGCCTTGACATGGCCACGTATGGGTACTGTGTGTATTTAATTAGCTTTTTGGCCTTTTTGATTATTTCTTGAGTAACTTGGTGTTTTGCGCAATCGTGAGCGTTATTAAACGCGGTTATTGCGTTGCTAATATTTGCGGAATCCTGCAATAGACCGTAAGAATGGTTTGCGTCGTGAAAAAGCGAGGCTAGTAGGATGGCCTTTTTATCCTCTTTACTAATAGGCAACTCCGTATGATGGATGGCCTCGTAGCAGTTAAGCGATACGGCCTGGGAGTGTAGCTTATTGTGATAGCTGCGATTATCTGAACTTAACGGGTTAACAAAGAAATCACTTAATTTATCAAAATACTGGTAATATTCAATTAGATCGTATTGATGGAATATAAACGGCAAAAGCTCTTTGTGATGGCTAAGCGTCATGGAATTTATAGAACTGGCAACTAGATCCTTGAGTTCCTTGTTTTTGATTTTCATCAATTTTTTAGAATTTTCATTAGCCATTTTAATCTCATTAAAAAAAGCAGTTAATACTCATAAATAGGCGACACGTGTCGCCTATTTATGTCAAAGAAACTTTCTATGCCGTCAGCTAGCTGTTTTCTTTACAAGATCCAGGAGTTCCTTATGTAGCACGTATTCTGACCACGGTTCAAATTCCCACGAAAGAGCCTCTGGCTTTATCATGGCTTTTAGTGACAAATAAAGAGAGACCTCGGCAGCGGGCATCCACATTGGGTTAAGGATAACGCCTTCCTCTAGGTTAAACGTTTGGCTGGAGTCCATAGTGATCTTAATAGACACGCCAAGATGTACGCGGTCAACACTGGAGCCTTGCAGTCTAATGAAATATGCATAGCGAAGCGCTTCTTTAATGACGGCTACGTCTACCGACACACCCACTTCTTCTTCGATTTCACGGGCCGCTTCTAGCGCAATTAGTTCATCTAGCGTGGCAGTTACGGGGTTGTCAATGTGACCACCCAAGCCAATCGATAGCTTCTTACGAAGTCGCTCTTCTTGACCAGAAGAGCCCCTTTCGTATACCAAATAATCGCCTTTTTCGTTAACCACCGTAACGTACGGAATGATCTGCAAGTAGCGCTCGTCTGTCTCGCATATATCACGAGACATCATAAAGGTGTTCCATTCGATTTTTGGTTTATTCTCAAAATCTTCAACCGATACTACCAGTGCGTGTTTAGACATTTAAATTTCCTTTTAAAACGTGTTGAGGTTTATAACGTGTTATTTAGCCACAGTAACTATTTTTTAAAAATAGGCGAAGAAGGTAAACTGTTTTGTTTATCTTTTTTATATTTAGCCAATTGCTCCGGAGTCCAAGGAATAGGGCCGGTAGGTGGGGGGAAAGGCCATGTTTTCATTTTTGAATTTTATAAAATTGCCTACGCGTTTCACCCCCGATACGTATGTCTCTGTGGGGACACAAACCTTATCGGTGAGCCGGCACACAAACACACATGGTCAGTTAAGGCCAGCCGCGACAATCCCAACGGTGGTGAATTCTTCTAGGTCATTAAGATATCCGGTATAAAATAGCAAAAAGCAATCAAAGTCGCAATTCCCCACAAAATCATCAGCGTTGTAACTCGACCTACAAACTCAAAGGGACAGAGTAATCCAACAATAGCAAGTGCTACTAAGCCAGAAACCATCCAGATAAATGCCATAATTGGACTCATTGTCCACCTCCCGCCGCTTCTTTTCCGCAAATATTGCAGGTAGATCGCCAGCCGTTTTGTTTGGACTCTTCTGACCAAACATGTTGACACTTGACTGCTCCTTTAATAATACTGGCTTCTTCTTCTTCAAGTTCGGCCAGAATCGCCTTTCCAAGTCCGTGGACGAATGGGCGCAAACGGTCTAGTCCTAGTGCAGGTCTATTGGTATTTGCTGATGCGCACTGGGCCGCATCCAGGATAGCCTGACAAAGTCCCGAATAAGAGATGTTTGAATATTGAGCGTACTGACGCAGCAACTCGTAATCTAACATATTCGTCAAAGGCTGGTTTGCCTCGGAAGAAGATTTCGACTGAGACGGCAGGGTGTCACCAAACACCAGTGGACGGCCCTTTACGTATTCTCCATCGGATAAATGGTAGTGGTCGAGTTGCCTTGTCTCAAGATGAACTTTGCCATTTACCTCGTAGTACCACGCAACCGAATCACCCCTAGCCGCCGGCTCCTCGGACTGCGCGATCCCGTGCCCAAGCGACCACAGGAACATGCAGAAGTTCGCCACGTCACGAGGATCGCCTTTCTCCACGTGTTCACGTAGCATCCGGCTCAGGTCTTCCTTGTTGCAAGTCTGCCAGTCGCCACGACCTTTGGAGCGAGCCATCCCCAGCTTTTGTTTCATGGCTTCGGAAAAGCGATCCACTGCAACATCATCCGGGTGATGCTCAGACTGCGGTGGGGCATAGAGCTTTTCGATAAGTGTTTTCAAGTTCTGTCCCCTGTTAAACCGCTCGCCCGTTGACATCCGATCGGCATTTGCCAGAACATCAATCTCCTTTTTGATCGTATCCAAATAATCCTGAAGCTCAACACGCGAGATCCTTTCCCGAAGTTGTTGAGTACCAGAAAACCGAGTAGCTGCGGCGGTGAGCTCGTTTACAAGTTCTCTCTTTTGATAATCTTTCATGATGCCGTAAACTTCTTGATCATTTACGGCGCCGATTCGGTGAACCACTTTATTGTCTCCAGGATTACTAACTCTCAGATAAACCAGCTTACCGGACATACGAAAGAACCTTTGTCTTGGTGATGTCGTCAGCTCGGCAATTCTCTCCCGAAGACTTTGTACAGTCGCCTCTAGCTCGGGAATCAATGCCAGCTTTAGGTTCTCGGCGCGCAGCCTAGATATTTCGTCGCCCTGCTCATCACCGCTTGCAGATGTCAGAATGCTCATTTGTTTTCCTGTTGTTTGACGGGGCTCGTTTTGTTCAAAAATTTTACACTGCCGTTAAATGGCAGCTATGTGAAAGAACGAGAAGCAATATAAAGACGGCAATTACCAGAAAGAGCCATGTCGCTTTCTGTGCATATGTAGCATGTTAGCCCTGTTTATTTCCGGTGGCCGCGGTAAACATCGTTGGTGCAGCGGGATCTTTTCGAGGATCTTTCCATTCGCGCCCGTGCTGGACCTTACTAATTCGGATGAACTCCACTTCTTCGTCCTTGAAAGATCCGCAGTGCGTGCCGTTGGGCCACACTCCGTACTCTTCGCGCCCGTCAAAGGTGCGCACGTCGTGACACATCTTCAGTCGCCATCGCTTTGCCTCCGTTTGGTACAGTACCCATTGAAAAAGATAAAATGCATACGGGCTATCGTTGTCGATCAATTCCGTAAACACGTCACGTGGATAATCTATCAGGTCTTTTGAGAGTTTCATTTGGAGATTTCGTTAGTCACTTCTAGGAAATTGCTTTTGAGGCATTCTGATTTACCTTAGCTAAGTATTCGTCGAATCCCTTTACAAAGATACGCATAAACTTCTGAGCGATATGATGCGCATTTAGTTGTGTTTTACGAGTAGTCTCATCTTGCATGACGTCTACTGCATCGAGTGCGTTTTGAATGTATTGCTCTTCTTGCGTACAGACCGACCAGTCGGGCCCAGTATCTCGTTTAGCGCGATTATACAGAGCGTCACAGAAGGAGAACGCTTTTACCATGTCGTCAATGGTGTCTTGCGTATATTCCTCTTTAGCTATCTGAACACCTACACGAATACGAAATGCGATATTAAACCAATCTGTAGCGTCCGCCTGATTGGTTTTAAATCGACTAAGAGATACACGAGGAGGTCGCTTAATGGCTTCTTGCATCTCTTTACTGAGTCTAAACACAATCGGGGTGTTTGACTTTGGTTTCTTGCGAATAGGTCGGTTTTTCGTGGTCATGTATAGTGCTTTAAGAATCTAGCTATTGTATCTGCATGGCATCTTCTAGGGGCGCAATAGCATCCTAGGTACAGATAGCCTTGTTGTTTGCCTAGAAGCCAGAGTTTTCTGAGTTCATTGAGTACTATTGGATCTTGATCTGATATCTTGTCATTAAACCATCTATCGTAGTAATCACAGACTGAGTCCCTCTCTGACTCCTTCCTCATTATGAAGGGGTTACCCAGTGGAGTAGGTCTACCTACGTTAGTGGCTAATGCATCAGATACCTTGACTACTTTAATTTCAAACAGAGGGGGGTTTGTTTGCATTGCTCGATGTTCATGACGTTTTTTCTTTTTCAATTGATGATTGTGTATTATATTTTTCTTTCATTATTTAAAGATGCGGCATATTACCCACTAGGTCTCATTCCTAGTGGGTAATATGAAATCATTTCTTCATATCGGGGATGAGTGGAGTTTTACCATTGTGGCGGCATTCGCCATCTACGCACGACTGGCTGCCACAGAAAGGGCATCCGCCAAACTTGATAGGTGATGTTTCGGTGATTATGTTGCCGCGACGCTTTTTTGTTTGTATCTCTAGAATTTGTAGATCACAATCTACTTGACTCTCATCATTTTTAGTAACGAGGCAAACCAGGACTCTACGAGAGTATTCGGCCTGACATGCAGATTTTGCCATTTCAACACTATCCCAAGATCCAAACCATTCGTTCCAGGGCGTTTCGTCGGCAGTAACAAAATAGTACTTTTTAAACCCTTTCCACGTTAGTAGAAAACTACCAAAGGGAGTCTGTGCTGTACAGTGGTGGTAAGGGCATTCGCTGTTTGGATTTTGATTTTCGCTCCAAACTAGAGGCTTGACTGCGAAGCCAATAGCATTAGTTGCCTGTGTTTGATTACTCATGATTTCAATTATACCCTGTTAGCTATGAACTTGATCGCTCTCTTAAATACTTTGTATTTTCGGTTACTAGACCACAGATACAAATATCTTTTAGACGACATTCCCTTTTTCTCACCAAATGGAGGGAAATTACCAAGAGGCACAATGACTCCGTTTAGCCGTATCAAATTTGTACCAAATGCAAAGTCTCTACCGATTACATCCGCGTTATCAAGTACCAAATCAAACCAGCAAATGGGCATAATTTCGCCATTATGAATTACGGCAAACTGCGCGTTCTCGTTTCTTTCTTTGAGGCTGTATTTTATTACTTTTCTAAAGAAGCACTTAATATCAAGTCTATTGTGATTCAAAGACACTTGGAAAATTACGCTTTTGTCTCTATTATCAATAAAAAGAATATGGTCAAACCGAATCTTTACGTTTGACCAAAAATCAGTCTGTAAATACATTTTAATTCCTTTTTACTAAGACGTGTATCCGCACAGCTCATTGAGGACTGTAGCTAGTGCTCTGGCCTGATTTACCTCAGATGTGGCAAACATGTCGGTTAGTGTGTATCCGTTGGCCGATGCCGACTTGTATAGTTCTCTCATTAGCGGTATGTTGCTGTTTGCCCAGATTCTCCATAATTGCAAATATTCTTTCCACAGGTCAACGGTTTTATCTAACGGGGGTTTACCTTTGCCCTCACGAATACTGGGATAGCCTTTTACTTGAGTCTGGTAAGTCCACTCTATGCTGTTTGCATTTGGAAGAATAGCATAAAAAGCAGAGAATCTAATATCGCCCTTGCTAGATACCTCATAGCCAGGATTAGCTCGTCTGGCCCATTTAAAAGTAGTAGACATGACTTATCCGTCTTTTGTTACATACAAGTTATATGTTGTTGTATTTTAATAGGAAGGCATAAATGGACAGTGTAGCACTGTCCATTTATGATAAGTAATTACCAGTTAAAATAACTAGGTAGAATTATAGATGATTCTTTTGCCACTGCTAGCTTGTCTGTTTTAGTATCCAAAGTAACATTTGCTATTTTAGATATTCTTTTAGCATTTTTTTCTAGCTGTTCATCTGTGAAAGAATCTTTCCAATCCCATCCCCACTGGAGCAAGGATTAAATTATTTTCTAAAATACACAATTCCATTATTAATTAAATATATTTTTGAATTAGCAACAGAAGCCCCTAGCGTGCTTAAATCACTTAAAAACGGAGGATGTATTACTGATATTAATCTTAGTATCTCATCTTCGATTTTTCCAAAAGTGTTGAACGTGTGTTTAATAACTATTAACATTCCAGTTGATCGCTTTATTAATTCTTCTTTTATTTTATCGTTTCTTTTTATATATTTTAAGGCTTTAACGCCACCAAAATACTTAATCGCGTGATAGTGCTGTCTACCATGATATTCAATATAGATATCGTATTTAGGTAAGTAAAAATCATACTTGTACTTATATCCATTTATTTTATATTCTCTTTTATAATCGATTTTATAGTTATCTAAAATTTGAGAAATAAACCTTTCACCAAAAGATTCTCTACACTTTGGGCAACCCTGACCATGCAGGTGCTGATTAGGCACTTGACTAAAATCCCCGTGGTTTCTTACTGGGCAAGAAATTATTACTTTGATTTTGTCGTTTATATAGTTTACTTTATTATAAGCGTATTTAAAATTATGTTTACAATTTGCTTTTTCTATAAAATCTTGATTGGTGTATTTCATTTTAGCTGCAAAACTATTTTTTGCACACTGCGGGCAACCTCTACCGCTTAAATGATCAGATGGTATCTGTAAAAAGTTACCATGATCGGGACAAGTAATAGTTATCTTTTTAACATTATTTTTATAGTCTACAAGATCATAACTATATTTATCACTGTGCTTTGATTTGGCCTTTGAAATAAATTCCTCATTAGTTGACTTAAGCTTACTCATCATAATTTCTTTTCCGCACTCCGCACACCCTTTACCGCTTAAGTGGGCACCTGGAACCTGAATGAACGCGCCATGTTTAGGACAAACAATAATTACATGTGTTGAACTGTTTTTATAAATGACTTTAGAGTAATCGTAACGGTTAGCGTGTTTTATTTTGGCTTTGGTAATAAACGACTCGGCGGTATCGGTAATGCGTTTTCTTATACATAGCCTGCAATCAGCGCCAGCCAGGTGAGCGCGTGTATTTTGTTCAAATATACCGTGTTCAGGGCAAATTATCTTAATTTTATTACTATATCTGGTAGTGGTAAACTCATTTGGTACTAGGGAATAATCATATTTTTCAAGATGAGTAAGGTTATTTTCTTTTAGCTTATTTAAAAAAGTGTCTTTTAACATGTTACATCTATTTAAAGTTAAATCAAATAAGTAATATGTAGTTGTTTATTAATACAAAAACAAGTAACAGCATAATACCACGAATATTATTCGTGGTATTATTTATAACCATTCAGTGTATTTTGGAACAATAACAATAGTTTCTTGAGAAATAGATTTCTTATCAAGGACTTCGCCTAGCGAAACACCTGCCAACTTAGCAACACGCTTTGCGTTTCTAAGACGCTGTTCATAGGTCATTGAGGTGCTCCACTCGACACCCCACTGGAGCAAGGCCTGCTTTTGGGCTAGCCTATGGTCTTTATTTTTACTCTTAGGATCAGCATTTATTTGCCCCTGATGTCTGGCTACGAAAGAGTTCCATCTACCGATTTGCCAATCATCTTCCTGCCCTAGCCTTCGTCCTAAATAATAATTTATAAACCAAGAAAACCAACCATTTTTATCAGTTTTTATCCAGCCATTCTTCTTCCATACGGAGAGTCCTTGCCGTGACTTTACTCCGTACTTATTGATTGTGGGATCTGGTTCATCGTTAGGACCTAGCACCTTTGGTATCTTCTTCCAGCTAGCAGGAATGCTCTTTATATTGTTAATATACTTGCCCTCAAATACACCTAATTTTAGCATTTCCTCAGGTGTATAACTAGGAGCAAACCTAGGGTCCCATGTAATCTCTTTTGCCATCAATATTCCTTTATAGAGTAAATGTACACAGGATTTCAAACAAAAAGAAAAATTAGTCGTAGCGCCAGAGTAACGAAAGTTACTCTGGTACGCTCACTACTTTACTCTCCCCACGAATCCGTGTAATCGTACACGACGTTATGTCCAGCTATGAACACCTGGTAGAAGTATCCGGCTTCTTTTGTCTTTTCTTGCACCTTCGGAATGTCGATCTGCGTCTTCTTCAGGAGGCTGCTGTAGGTCCTAAAACCGACGTAGTATTTGACTTCATAGACAAACCAGTTATCGTGACCTTCTCTTTCGAACTCGTATCGCACGATATCAATCAGGCCAAATGTACACAGCAGAGATACGAAAACGCCGCGATACAAAAGTGCTCTTGATTCGTACCAGCGATTACCGCACTGTTTGTTGAACAAAGATAAGAAATTCCTGACAAACCAATTGTCAAAACGGAGTTTATTGTCGACAGGGCTACGCGGCTCATCAATATTCGAGATTACAATGATCACCGGGATGGATGCGCAAATGAGTGCAAATGTAATACCGGCTGCAATTGCAAACAGCTCGGTGGTAGTGAAATTGTGAAGGCTCATGATGGTTATCCTTGAATGTGTGGTCATATAGCCCCGGAATTATCCGGGGCTATATATTTACAGGAATGAATCCGCTATTTACTCATCGCCGGGGTGTTCGATCTTATCGATCAAACGAGTGAAGATTTTCCTAGCTTTTCTTTTGGCTTTCTTTTTAGGCTGTCCAGATGCTGGAGCACAGCACGGGCACCTCCACCCACCTGGGCCAGGTGTATTGGTTTTACGGTAGAAGCCTTTACCTTGCATATCGATCCTTTACAATAGTTACGAACGTAACATAGTGATTCTCCTTATTGAAATTGGGATCGTTTGAAGATCACTAATGAATAACTGTTTTAGACAGGCACTCATTATCGAAAGTTAGGGTTCTGCAAACTACTGCTTGCTTTTCCAATCGATGAGAAACTCATCAATTTCATCGTCAGCGGGGACAGTACCATTAAAGGACTTGTTTAGCATAATGATGATCATGGCGCTGATGACCTGTGCTTGTTTGAACGACGGACGTCTACAAATGTCCGAATACGCCTTTGCACCTGGGCTATACGCAGGTGCAGTAGCTGCATCCAGTAGCTGATCCGGCGTAGGATTAGAGAAGTTAATCCTACCCAAATCTAGCCACTGGTATTTTGCATGTGGCCGATGGAGAGAAAGATGCATGTCACCGACACCAAAAGAGTCAGTGTGAAGACCGGTGTTACATGCGCCTCGAAACGGGATCTGTGCACCGTGAAGAGTTTTATCGGACATTATAGTTCCTTTAATGAATGGGTAGAAGCAATAGTGCTTCTATTCACCTTAGATATATGTGACTGAAACTAACTGGAATCGAATAAACGACCGCTGCTTCACGCCTGTTCTTTTTGCATCAGGCGCAGCGTAGGGAAGAGTTCTTTCTCGATGGATTCGATGGTTAGATCATATTGATTCTCTACGATGCGTGTAACTAGATTTACTACCTCTGCATCTGTAAGAGTCACTTGGTTATCTTCACGATCGATATAGGCATAGTTAAAGAAGACCCGCTGCTCATCGGCTACCCAAATACCAGTATCGGCCACGACGAGCCTGTGCCCTGTTTTAGTCTTACCTACTACAGCCCCAAAGCCATCTATCGTTTTACCGAATTCTTCTTCTGGCACTACGTAACCGATTGTGTTATCGAGTTTAGAATTTGTTGACATGTTTGGCTTTCTTGGGTAGAGTGTAGTAGATTACGGAATGTACACCAGGCCACGTTTCTCGAATTCGCCCATGTAGGACTTAGTCATGTTGTTTGCGCCCTTGAGGCGTTGTTCGAGTTGGTGGATTTGCAGATCTTTCTCAGCCAGGATCTTGTAATGCTCTACTTTTGAGATAGTTTCGTTATCCTGAATGATGCCACTTATGGAATCTACCAGTTCCCGAATCACGGTTTCTTCTTTACAGGTACCGCTAAGCAAAGATACGAACCTCTCGACCAATCCTGCGTCGTAGAACACAACAAGGGCAATCAAATCGTCAATATGGATTGGATTAATATTAACGGGTCTAGCACTCTCTAGTGCATCTATGACTCGTAGAGATACTCCGGATTTCTCACTGGCCTCCAGAGCTGTGAGCTTCTTTTTATTCCTAAGTATTTGTAGATTGAGTGCCAAGATAGTAAAGGCCCTGCCGATATAGGCACCGTGATAGCGTTCACGAATGAGCGCGAGTTGGTTTTTAGAGATTCTTTTTGGCATAATTTATTTAATTAAATTTGGTATCAAAAAAATGGCTGCTAACAATAAACTTAATGAAAGTTTGATTCTATGTATTTTATTGCTATCCTGGTAGTTTGCATTTGCGTGGCCCTTATTAGCATTGCCGCAGGTGAGTAATATGTAATTGATATTTATTTCATTCCAAAAAATAAAAGCATTTTATTTTATTAATAATGGAGTGACTGGTTTGTTTGGTATATTGATATTTTTTAAAGGTGATTAAAATGGACTATCCATGGATTGTAGAAGCCAAGAAGCACATCGGGCTAAAAGAGATACCGGGACCTAAACACAACTCTGTTATCCTTGGCTGGTTGAAATCTTTAAAAGCATGGTGGAGTGAGGACGAGACTCCTTGGTGCGGCACATTTGTAGCACATTGCATGAAGACTTGCAATATTTCTGTACCTAATAACTGGATGAGGGCTCTGGCCTGGGCCGAATGGGGCGTTAAATTGAGTTCTCCAGTAAATGGCTGCGTAGTAGTATTTAAACGGGCCGGAGGCGGTCATGTTGGTTTTGTAATGGGTCAGACCACCGACGGCTTCCTATCTGTATTAGGTGGTAATCAAGGTAACTCCGTAACTGTTGCTAAATTCGACAAAGGTCGCGTAGTGGGTTACTATTGGCCAAAGGAAGTGTCTATGCCGTCCAACGGTAAACTCAATATTGTGTCAAATTCTGGAACTGTTTCCACTAACGAAGCTTAACAATTTGTCTGTTTATAAAAGGAAAAGAAATGATCGCTAAAGAAATACAACTAAATAACGAATGGGTCGACCTTTATGCTGAGTTGGGCGTAACTAACGACAAGGACGTATTCATACAAAATAAATCTAAAGGTTCCGTCTACATATGGCCAAAAAGTGAAGTTCCTGATAACGAAACAGACGGTCAGCACCTTAAGATAGGTGAGACCACTGTAGTAAATTCAAATCAAGAGAGCCTGTATGTCAGAGGCCTTGGTAACGTATACACCGCCGTAGTAACCGTTCATGCGGCTTCGTCTACCATTACCACTATAAATAACGACGAATCAACGCCTGTACCCGTAAAGATAAGTTCTTTTAGTAGCACAAACAACAGCACCGTTGCGCAACTATTGGCAAATGGCACCTTTACAGGTCAGCCAGACGAAGTTAGCCAATATGGAACTATATTGGTATCTTTAAGATCTAATGTCCCGTCTGCTAACAACGGAATATTATTTCAAGCCTCTAATAATCAACAAAGCTGGTATGATTTAGAGAGTTATAGTTATAATCAATCAGCGGGTATTAGTATTTACTCCATGGCGCCGGGTGGAAAATATTTTCGTATAAAATACATAAACGGAACACAGGGAACCGAAGGCTTTTTCATAAACACTATATATAAACAAGGTTATGTAAAACCATCGAGCCACAGGGTGGGCGACAACATAACTGGCGAAAATGATGCCGAACTAATAAAGGCTGTATTGGCTGCAGCTATGCCTAATGGCAATTACACTAATATACACGCCACAGCTGGCGGGAATTTGAAGATATCCTTGGAAGAGATAGATCCCGGTTTACAAAGAATACCGGTAGAGCCGTTAAGTGTTCCATTGGTAGCTCGTCAGTTGGCAGCAAACGCAACTACTTCTCAGTCTACATTGACCGAGACGTGTAAAAGAATATCTATAAGAGCAAGAAACAGCAACATTCGCTATGTGGTGGGCGTGGGTAATTTATCAGCCAATTCATCCAGTAGTCACTTTATAGGTCAAGATGAGCGCCTAGATTTAGGAGTGGTCGCTGGTTCCTCTATAGCAGCTATCAGAGACTCCGCCAGCAGCGTAAACGGTATATTAGAAATAACAGAACTGGGGTGATAAATGCTACTTAGGTCCACTAGACTAACGGCAATCGCTCAGGCCGTTGCAACATTAATGAGCGAAGAGCTTTATGTAAAAAATCTTTTTTCTTCTGGAGAGCCGGGCGCATGGTGGGACCCTAGCGACATGAGTACTCTATTTGAGGATAGCGCCGGTACTATTCCGATTACTACAGTGGAGAAACCAGTTGGGCTGATGCTGGACAAGAGAATGGGGCTGGTGCTTGGTCCTGAGTTGGTGACGAACGGCACGTTTGATACAAATATCAATGGGTGGACTGCTGGCAGTGCTGCTTCGAATATTTCTTGGGTTTCTGGGAAGCTGCGAGTTTCGACAACAATTGCCGAATCACAAGGTAAATCTGCATACCAAGCGTTTCCTGTTATTTCTGGCAAGACCTACAAAATAAGCTGTGGGGTGACTCTGGTTAATGGGTCGTTTACAACAGTACAACTTGCTTTGCGTAATGGAGCTGACGCAGCGTCTTCCACACTTATTGCTGGTAGTGACATCTCTTCAACTGACGGAGAAAAGTCATTCATTTACACCGCAACAGCGACAACCACGCTCTACCTGCACTGCCGTATTTTCAACACATCGGCTACAGCAACGGTTGATTACGACAACATTACAGCAAAAGAACTCCCCGGCAACCACGCCACGCAGTCCACCGCGGCCAATCGGCCTGTGCTGTCGGCTCGGTACAACTTGTTAACAGCTACCAATAACATTTCAACATTTACGCCCACAAATGCCGTAATTTCTGGGTCTATTTTTACTGTTTCAACCCCAGGAACCGCAAACGTCAGTCGTGTCATTAGTGTTGGGTCCCAAGCTAATAATACGCTACACACTTTTAGTGTTAAGATAAAAAAAGTAAATGTTGATTGGGTTTACGTTCAAGTATATAACATCAATGCAACTTTTGCGGTCAATGCTTACGTAAATCTTGGGACTGGTCAAATAGGCAGCAGTAATGCTAACTCATTGGGCGGTACTGCGTCATTGGTTGCTATTCAAGGCGAAAGCAATAGTTACAGGCTGTTTTTGTCAGTAGTCAGTACGCACGCATTTACAGCACCGCATATTTTTATTCGCGGTGCGTCAGGCAACGGCAATCTGACGTGTACTGGTGGGGAATCTTATGATGTAAGTGAATTTGATTTACGCGTTACCAATGAGGGGGCAAATTTACCACCCTATCAGCGCGTTGGGAGTTTAGTTGGGGACTATGACACAACAGCGTTCCCGATGTACCTGCGCTTCAACGGCACGAATAGCTGGATGCAGACGAACAGCATCAACTTCACCAGCACCGACAAGATGACGGTGTGGGCTGGGGTGCGGAAGTTGAGTGATGCTACTTTCCCCGTAATTGTTGAGAGTTTCAACGGATCAACGTGGGCTTCATTTAGCGTGCACTCTAGCGTATCTAGCTCATTGACTGGCTATGCTGTCGGAATTGGTACAAGCAACGCTGCATTTTGGTCTGGCCGTACAACAAATAAGAACGCTCCGAACAGTTCAGTTTTGACTTATATAGCAGATTCAGATGCAGGTAATTTTTCCAGCGCCATGAGATTAAATGTTAATGGAGCGCAAGAGACGCTTACAGACGCATCAGGTGGCATAAATACAAAGACAAAGTTTGCAAACAACCCGCTCTACATCGGCGCTCGCGCTGGCTCTTCGCTTTGGCTCAACGGCCGCATCTACAGCCTGATCGTCCGCGGCGCACAAAGCTCAACCGAGCAGATTATTGCTACCGAAAAGTACGTACAACAAAAAACACCTATCTAACAAGGAATCTAAAATGCAATCCACTTTTGCTACAGTCATTGTCCCAATTGAATTCCAGGAACGTGCTAAGCAAGACTTTCCTGATTATTTTTCTACGAAGTTTACCACTAGCACAGAAGAAAACGCACCAGCTACTCACTGCCTAACTTCTGGCTATTTTTACAATTCCGAGTTAGAATCCATTTCTAACCAAGTTGATTGGACAAGAATCATTAAATTTGGGGATCTTCAAGCAGTTCTATCAGAATTGAATCTTCATCCTGTTCAAGAAGTTATTCAAGATGAGCCTGACGCTTAAAGATTTGATTGAAATTAACCAAAAGGTTAATACAGAAATCGTTTATAGATCAGATATAAATGTTCATGGAAAAACCGAGTATTGGGAAATTCCATTGAAATATGGAGACTGTGAAGATTACGCTTTGAAGAAGAGGAAACTCTTAATAGAAAAAGGTTTAAACCCCGACAATTTAAAATTAGCAACCTGCTGGGTTGAAACTCAAGGATATCACGCTGTGCTTATTGTCACTTTGCCAGCAGGGGACTATGTTCTGGATAACAGATACAAAAACCCAATGATTAAACAGGATCTTCCATATAAGTGGGACAAAATTCAAATAAAAAACAAATGGTACAAATTGTAATAGCCACTTTAACTGCACTTCTTATTAGTTGTTCACCTAAACCGGAGGAATTTAAACCGCTAGATGAGGCTCCCGCGCCAGTGGGCTGGATAGATTATTGCAACAGGAATGCAAGCGCCGTGCACTGTTTAAAAAAATAAATACAGAATAAACCCCACCATGGTCTATTGCCATGGTGGGGTTTATGATTTCTATTAATTAGTTTTCATCGTAGATGGAATAAGCCACGTTATGACCGGCAATAAACACTTGGGAAAAGTATTGTGCTTCCTTGATAGAAGACTGTACCTTGTTTTTGTCCGATATTACTTTCTTCAGAAGTGCACGGTAGGACCTAAACCCCAAATAAAACTTGGCACCTGTTACAAACCGGCCGTATTCTCCAGTCTCGAATTCATAACGCACAATATCGATCAAGCTAAATGCGCACAGCAGAGATACGAATACGCCTCGGCGCAAATGGGCCCTTGATTCGTACCAGCGATTACCACACTGCCGGTTAAATAGCGAGATGAATTGTCTAACAAACCAGTCATCAAATTCAAGTTTATTATTAACAGGATTTCGAAGATTATCGATGTTCAAGAAAACGATAATGATTAGAGAGATGGCGCAGATGACCGAAAACGAAACACCCGCCGCAATGGCAAATAGCTGCGCAACGGTAAAATTAATAGCACACATGATGAAGTCCTAAAAAGCCATGAACATGAAGTAGGTTAATGCCTAACTACACTTAAAAGAAAACAAAAATCAGTATATTGGTTGGCTACGAACCACAAGACCTGCAGACAACTCGCCGATTGTGTCCATTGAAAGACCTAAGGCAAACTACGCACTCACATGCTTATAGCCCATTTTCATGAGAGGTGTCTTCAGCCCATGAACGTTCTTTTTGATTAGTGTCTTTAAGAATATTCTAACCGGTTGGCTGATTGATTAGCGCAAGGATGCTGGACATGATGAACATTAGGTCGTCTGTACTGGTGAAAATAAACAAGTCCGATTTGGTGATTTCGTTATAACGTTTTACAAAATCGTCAGTAACGTCCTCATTATATCCTTGGCCAGTGTATACTCGAATTTCTGAGCGGATTAGATCGTTATTCTGGCAAAGCGACTGATCACTCGATATGGAAATCTCATATCCGTGGAAATTTAATTTTGTACAGTTACCGTAGTCGCCATTTAAGCGATTTTTGTTTCTCTCCACGCTGCGCAGTGGAACGTAAATGCTGTTATCCGTATTCATGAATTACCTCTATTGAGTTTATTGCTATAATTTGCGGTTTTATTAAAAACCGCAATGGTGTCTTTTTGACGCCATTTGTTCGTAATGATGTTTAATCAAATCGTTTGATATGGAGATATTGGTCGCTTGTATTTTTCTGTTTTTGTAGAAATTCCAAGTAATAGACCAAGGAGTGCGAGGCAGTCTAGCTTCCTGCACTAGGCCGACAGTAGCTAAATCGCCGTATTTTTCAATTACTTTAGATATTACTGCGATTTCCTTTGTGCACAATTTATTTATTGGTTTATTATTAAAAACAAGAAAACCGTCTGGGTTTTCTAAATATAATCCATTTAACTTAGGCCCTGTCCAATCGAGCAATACGGGTTCCTGTAACAGACAACTATTGTGTTTGGCTAGAAAAAACCCATTACAAATGTATGTCAATATGTTAAGTTTTCTGATTGAAATCTTCTGGTGTTCACTTGCAAAATGTTCAATTATGTTTTTTGCAACAGCGTGAGTCTTTTCAACCATTTTATTTAATATATCTAGGAGGCGATTTCTTTGTCGGCTACCATTTCTTTATCTGGTGATTTTTCTGGAGGCAATTTCTCCAGCCAAATAACAGGAATGTCAGCCCAGCCCATATTTACGTAGTTACCAGAATCGTTCATCTGATAAACCTCTGATCCGGTAACGCGTACAATTCTCCCAAAGCGCGAATGTGGTTCACCGTGGGCACCCAGTACGATGTGGCCCACTTTAACTATTTTTCCCACATTTGGACTCTTTGATCCAGTGAAACCGTTAATAACTTTGCAATCATCGCCCGCTTGAATATCGTGTTTCATGTCATTTCCACTATAGATCTAATTGAAAAAAATTTTCATAAAATCCCAAGTCTACCCTGGGATTTTATTAGTAATAAAACAATACGCAAACTATCTTTTTATTTTATTCCGGTCTTACGGTTATTTGGATTATTTGTTGGCTTAAGTAGCCCTATTCTCTGCCCCGGGCCGGTCACGGGGACGCTTCTATAGTGGCCTTGAAAACCGAGCACCGAAGAAACTTATCGGTAACTCAACACTTGGTTTTCTAGTTTTGGGCTTTTTGGAAAAAAAACGTGAAATATCTACAGTTTTAGTTTATTTTGAAAATACCCAGTTGCCGTGTTTATCTTCTTGTTTTATTTAGTTTATATATGGCCTGTCTGGAGGGACTCGAACCCCCGACCTGCTGCTTAGAAGGCAGCTGCTCTATCCAGTTGAGCTACAGACAGATTTATTAGTTTAAAGGAACTACCTCTCCAATAAAAACCTCAACACTCGACAAGCACAACCAAGTCTAGAGAAAGATTTTTATCAGGCAAGCAGCGCTACTTACTTCTATTTACTGATCGAGGCAATAGCTTGCCTTTTTGATTTAATAACCACAGATCAGTTTGCGAGGTTAGAACTTAACACTTTAAGTTGGCATCACTGGGCTTCTATGAGTCTCTTGGGAAAGACTCTCCACCTGCAATCTATTCCAAGCTATTTTTAGTTAAAACAGCTTGAGTCATTGCAACTGATGACGAGCACCATTTAATACCCGGTAAACTCTGATATACTCGCTTTAATCAAAGTCCACCGCCTAGGTCGTTACCTTGTGACGTTTAAAAGCGTTTTGGGGCTAGGTATAGGTCTACGACGCACCGCATTCACCTAACTCATAAGAGGTTTGTGTAAGCTAACGACATGGTGTTGCCGTGTGTTCTTGAAATACTTTTAAATACACTAGGGTAAATGTATTTAAAGGTACCCTTTCTCACGAAAGGGAATTGAACTCAATAGAAGCTTCGCGTACGATACCATCTACACCACCAACGCAGCTTATGAGTTATAGGCCATTAATTTGATTACTCGTCACAAGGGCGATTCAAATTCTACACATTGACCATACCGGAGCATCCGGCTGCTGTATATTTCTATACCGCTTGTGTAGTTTATCTATACGTGCCACGGCGATGTTTCACATATAGCCTTTTTTACTTTCTCCTTTTCATCGCTGCTATCTCAAGAGTGACTCCACCGACCCCTGAGAGCCGGATTCGTTGTCTCGCAGCTATCCTGAGGACTATTACAGAGAAAGTTTTACTGAGTTTGGTTTGAGTCCAGTTACTCACGTGGTGTTGCATGTTCTACGCACCACTGATTATTTTGGAACGTATTGTAATATATAGAACCATTTAAGTAAAGTAATAATTTAAATGATTCTAAATCGTTCTAAATAAAAAGCGGTTTGATTGGCAGATCCATGATACACCACCATCAATTACCTCTTAAAGAATGTAATTGATGAAAGCTAGCTTTTTGAATAAATCAAAAGGCGCTAGTGCCTTGACAAAGTAGTTTTAAAGCGTCGCGATGACGATTATGCACCGTCATCGGTCTCGGCCTTCACGAGACTGGACCTAGCTACTACTTACTTCTTAGCTGGCGTTTTTTTGACCGATTCGGACTTGGGTTTCCATTCCACCGGGACACTGAACTTTTCACGATTCACAGTTCCGGAAGGGATGACCATGGTTCCGCACAACAGAGCCAGTGGCAAATAGTTGTTGGTTTCTTCAGCGTACTGCTTGGCACGCTCAATATCCGCAATCCGCGCCTTGGCCTTAGCTTCACGCTGACGAGCCTCACGGATCTCTTGCACTTCTTGGGCAATCTTTTCTTCGGTGCGCTTGAAGATACCCATGATGAGTTTTGCGGCTTCAGCGTACAGTGCTTTGCGTTCAGCTTCACGTTGTTCTTGCAGAGCTTGCTTGAGTTCCACGGGCATGCTGTTGAGATTGCTGCTGTATTCGTCATTGATCTCAGCACCAGCGAGTTGCACAAGGACATTTGCATTGAAAGACATTTTGTGTTTCCTTTTAAAACTTGAGTAGTTATTACTCACATTTAGAATATATAATTGAAATAAATTAAAATCAGATTTTTTAAATGGTGCGGGGAACGGGGATCGAACCCGTATGGAGATTGCTCTCCGACAGATTTTATGTTTTGTTTTCTTAATATATTGGTCCGACTGGTGGGATTTGAACCCACATGAAGTTTCCTTCGGCAGATTTTCTTACTACTCTTAGTTACCTAAGCCATTTTAAAAATGTTGTAGTCTGGACTATACCTTAACCATTACTTTTGTATTAGGTTCGCCCCGTCTAGTCTCTACACCTTCGATAGTTGTTTATTAACAACTAAAGCTTGGCTCGGTATTGTCCCTTAACATAAGTTAAGTAGGAGTTCCACCGAATTTGAAGCGTTCTACTCTAAGAGTTTCCTCAAAGGCACTCAAATTAGTCAAAGTCTGCTACGTATACCAGTTCCGTCACAGTCGGATAGCTTATTACTTATCTATGCGATAATATGTTTTTTCTAATGACGTTCTCTCTAAGATAACGCCTTCATTTCGTACTCTTGCGCCGTATTTACCGACACACACTTTACTACAAAAAGGACCAGCTTGTCCTTTACCGGCATGTTGTTTGTTTCTTTGATTTACGTTAGGCGTAAAAAGGTTTGAACATTCTGGACAATTAATAGGCTTTACAGTAACTCTAAGCGCATCCTGCGACGCGTGAATTGATTTAGATTTTACCTTAAGATTACTTAATTTGTCATTAGTAAAATCTCTATCATGATGATCTACAGTTTCATCAGGTTTTAATTTTTCTTTTAACTCAACTTCTTTAAGTGCCTTAGGGTAAGATATAGTTTTTGTTTTATCTTTAGTGCCTTTAGGTGCTTTAGCATTATTTAAAATAACGTGTTGTCTTCCGTCCGGTCTAAAGTAGGGACCAAGAACAGATGTGTATTCTGGATATAACCCCAGAAGAGTTTTCTTATCTAAAGCAACATTATCGTTTACACTACACTTCTCTTGTAATTCATTTTTCATATTAACTCCAATCACTATTTTATACTACCATTATAGTGATAAGCGATTGAAATCAAATAGAAAAAGAAATAGTGAGGTTGTGTCTACCAATTTCACCACCCCCGCACAAAGCATCCTAATACATACTTTTCTAAATATGTATTAGGATACCCTCTATCACTAGAGGGACAGTCATGCTAGCATGACTTGAAATACTTACAACCCGATCTTAGTTACGTATAGATGGGTCTCTCCTATTGTATTTCACTACCTCTACAAATTGCTTTGTATTTGGCTTGATACGTTTTTAGCATATCAATTTTAGGAGAATTCACACAGCAAGCTGTTCCCCAGTTAGCTTTTTATTTTAAAGCACGGTTAAACCCGGGGACTGGGATTGGTTGCCCTATATACTGTTTTTTGACAGCACTTCCACAATTTTCCACTATTACTTGCTGCCCCATTAAAAATGGGATGCCGTCTTCATAGTCACAACAGTATTTGTCCACGATCCAAAAAGCGCTCATGCAATACAATCGATTACACGTAGTAATGGTTATAAAGCTCGCTTGTGACTTACTTAACCGCGCTTTATTGGTGAGCATTTATTGTGATCTGTTATTACGACAGTGCCTGCGTTTACTATCTCGCATAACAATGTTGAACTAGATATTTTTTACCTCAACACCGAGTCCTAAAGAAAATAGTATTTAAATTAAATGCTATTTTCTACCGACTTCATTTTATTTAAATATTTTCTAACGATGAGTCTCTTCACGGTAGTTTCAATACCAGGAAAACAACTCTTTACACTTCCCATTAGCTCGGCTCTTACTTTGTTTCTTAGATTGTAAGTAGTATCTGCGTTAGTGGGGTCAGTCAGGTACGTCAAGTTGTATTTATTAGCATACTCAATGATGACTTTCTTTGTATTGGTAATCATTGGTCGGTGCACGTTCCTGTTGGTGTGCTCTAGAAGCTTTGGCGTACCTTGAAAAGTGGACATCAGGTACCATTCACAGGCGTCGTTCAGATGATGCCCGCTCACGACCATCTTGTCCATTTTTTGGAAAATGTCGTTCCTGTGATTCGACCAAAACGCCTCAAGTGACGTGGATTTATCAAAATCAGGAATAGTAAATATCTTGTACTCTAATCCCAATTCCTTTGCGGTCTTCTTACAAAACTCTACTTCTTGTTTAGCAAATTCATTACCGTGGTCGACGGTAAGTAGTGCTACACTGTAATTTCTACGAATTAGTGTATGTAGCAGAACAACCGAGTCTACGCCACCGGAGAACGCAAGATAGATTTCTTTGTTGGGTTTGCTCAGGAAATGAATTTTTGACATACTTTAACTATTAAATACGGTATTTGCCGGGCTCCACAATCCGAATGAGAACCAGATTAACTTCGTAAAAGTCTTTTTCAGTCGATCCGTATACGAGTGCAAGCTGGTTCCATCCGGCTGCCACGTATCGTTGCTCTAGTAACTTCAGTGTCTTAGAATCTGGCGTGGTTGCATCAGGCAGTCTGATTTCGTAACTTACCGTTTGAGTATGCTCGATAGGTTGTTTAAGCCGGGTGTGCTGATAGCACTTTTTCAAAAACAATGGATCGCACAACTTGTTATCAATGTAGTTTTCCAACTCATCGACACTGGGGATGCATGGTAGGTCGACAAAGCATTTGTCGACGTCTTGCGGTTTAATGGCCACGTTTTTTCCTTTTATTGAAACTATTGTTTAACCTGGCATATCCAGGTGAGCGGTATGAATTACATGTATACAAAAGCCATTCTCAAGCTCATAAACAATTTTTGCAAAGTGCTCAGAGTTGGCAAACTGCTCCATGCTCTTCAGGAAAGCCGCTTTGGTGCCATCTATACTTGGGTCCTTTGTGTAGATGTTAATGTTGGGGATAGTACAAATGCCTTCAATTTTGACATCTACGTATACGGTAAAACTCTGACCAGAGCAAACTAGAGACACGGTTAGAACCTTTCTGATATTTTACTGTCGAAATAGAAGCGCTTTTGCTTCTGTTCGCATTTAGAATATGTTACTAAAAATAATTATAATCTGGCAAAAAAATAGTAATAGGCATAATACCCAGGAAATTTATTTCCTGGGTATTATGAAAATGGTGGGACGTAGGTGATTTGAACACCTGACCAAAGGATTATGAGTCCTCTGCTCTAACCGCTGAGCTAACGTCCCGTTAAACTTACTTACTTTCTCTCCTTACTTACTTTCTCTCAATTCATGAGATAACGCTATCTTTTTTTTCAGCACTCATAAGCTCCGGTAGCGTGAACTTCCATGTTTGCAAGATAGAAGCTTTCACGAGTGATTCCTCAAAATCTGTTAGGCTTCTGACATGCACGCCGTTTGTGTATAGATTCCACCCCGTTAATCCGTTTGGATCTTCTTTGATCTCGCTATTGGAATCCAAACGGATTGTTTCTAGCACTTTTACGGTGACGGATTGGTTTTCAGACTCCACATTAGGAGCCTCATTGAAAAAGTCGGCAGGTTCTACTTTTGAGGCGGTGTCCAGAACCATTGCAAATAAGCACACCGCCGCACCGAAAAATGCAGCGATAACGTGGCTGGCGATGAATTGAATGTGTTCCATTATTTTTCCTTTGGCAAAGCAAACAGAGCGTACCGACCGGGCGGCAGTTTCTTGCCTGCCTCGTTGAGGGTTATTTCATAAACCTTGGTGCTCATGTCAATAACGCCTACTTGCTGATGTTCAGATTGAGACGGTGCTTTTTCTTTCTTTACTTTTTTCATAAATGTAGATGATATATTTACCAGGACCACATTTAGAATATGTGTTTGAAAATAAATACAATGGGATTTTTTAATTACTACGCCTTTGTACTAATGTCTAAGTTATAACTTAGACATCCTTTGTTCTACTTTGTGGCTTTACAAAAGCGTAAACTTCCGTGTCGTTTATACTCAACACTTTGTTTGCGTACTGTTTTTTGACAGTTGATGCATTATACCTCCAAAGCGCCTTCCTCACATTCCCGTTTGACTTATTCAGATACTCTTTGTAAATCTTTACTCCCACTTCAACATTCACATCGATATTTTTTAAGTTACGACCTTTGATTTTATCCCTGTGCCAATAAGGAATAATCTGCATCAACCCAGTGGCGTTAGATGTTCTTGCTTTTGCGTTTGGGTTGTAAGTTGATTCTGTTTGGATTATCTTAAAGATAATGCCTGGGTCCACTTCGTTAATAAAGCTGTGCTTGTATACCGCATTAACGATTTTTACAGCTTGGTCGTATCTGACCTTGCCCTTGGTGTGCTGAACGATCCAGTCTGCACTGAATGCATAAGTGTAGCTGCTGATGATGAGCAACATTAGAAACGTAACTATCTTTTTCATTTTTGTCTTTCAAAATAAAGTTTGATGAGTTTTAGCTGCTTCACAGTTAAGTAAACCGTTAAGTTCCTTATATCGGTATTTGTATTATCTTACCGAGTGCGCAGTCTACTGATTTTTCTTTTCAGTTATTATTTCCTTTCTATAAAAATCATAGATATATAATTATCAAAAAAACCCTATATTTATTATTTTAATTACAGTTCATGTATTAAAAGAAAATAATTAAGTCTTTAAACTCTCTATTGTATCAATGTAATATGTGTATATAATAAATTTCAATGAGTTTTATTCATTCTACGTTATTTATAATAGCATTCCTAAACAACGTAGATCTTTCCCGATTAACGTGTCGTTCATTCCAGTGATCAAGTGCTTCCAGTCGCGGTCCAAGGACCACCACAAGAGGCCATGTATTTACCGTTTTTATAAATCAAACAATATTTATCATGTTTTGCTATTAGCTTTACATTCAGAATAGTTTTACTACGTCGAGGTATTCGTATTTAACGCAATAGATAGCATGTACGTTTCGTTCCACTGCTGCTAGGCAGATTTCCGGGGTTTGTTCTTTTACGAATTGAAGGGCGTGGCCATTTTGTTTCACCGCCTCTAAACATAGTTCTGGTGTTTGGTCTTTTACGTATTGTAGAACACACCCACGTCGCTTTACTGCTTTCAGTACTTCCTCGTAAGTGAATCTGTACAAGGGACTGGTTCTGTCGTTGATGCGGTCGTCTTCTCTGGACATAGTTATTCCTTTGGGGTTGATTGAGTGATGAATAACAATACCTTATTCAATAAAGTGATATGTAATTAAAAACAAATAGAATTCAATTTAAATCATAATAGCCAGGATACTATCCTGGCTATTATGACATATAAATAAGATTACCAAGAACTGTAACCGGGTTTATCACAAATTGAAAAACCATCATAGAACTCTTTAAAAGATTCCATGGAGGCATTGAAGTCAGTAACGTCGTTAGCCTTAGAGAGATCGTACGGGGTAGTGATACCCACTATGGCCTCTACTTGTTTCTGGCTCCACTCTAAAATATCCTTAGTCCTGGTGGATATATTTGGTTTATCTCCAGTATCCAGGAATGCGGTGTATACGTAGGTGTCGGTATTAGAATCTAATCTAGAGATACGCCCGATGGCCTGCTGTAGCTCGTAATCTCGAAAAGGTAGATTTAGCATCAAAAGAGCGTTGCACATGGTCATGGGTACGCCGGTGGACAAAGAATCAAAAGTGGCTATTAGTGGATTAATTGATTCGTCATCCATGAGACGCTTAATTAGCTCCGGTAGGTGTTTATTAGTTTTAGCATAGATCTCAATTGGCTTGAGTCCCTGTTGGGAGCACGTGACGCTGGCCTGCCTAAGTGCATCGACGTAGCTAGTGAAAACTAAAGTTTTCTTTTCTACGGATTCACAAACTAGATTGTAATTAATATTCTTAGCAATTTCTACTGTACAGGCAATGCGTGCGCCTCCCACTACAGTGCCCAAGCATTCGCCCTTTATCTTTAGATGCAAATACTTAATTATGGATTTTACATCTTTAAATCTAATTTTGTCTTCATTAGACAAAACAGGCATAATCTCATCTTTCTCGAATCGATTACAGAAGGTCATCTCGTCGTTTACGTCTCTGGCGTTAGCGTCAATGATTCGTTTGACGTAGCCTTTGTATTGATTGAGTTGTGCTTTTTGTTTACTATCCTTTAGAGTGGACTCGTATTTGGATAAACAATATTCGTAGAATTTCTCGTCTTCAGATTGCCTGTGCTTGTAATACAGCATCCGTTGCTGGATGAATTCCTGCATCTGCGCAGCAATGGACTCCAGAGTAAACCTATCACCAATTGGAGACTTGACCTTAATCTGCTTAGTGATAGGCTCAGGTAGCTTCAGTCTCTCCTTTTCCACTGTAAACATAATCAGGCCTAGTCGCTGATTGAGGATCTCAGTGGCTCTACCTGCATCACCGCGGAAGATCTTTTTGAAGAGTTCTTCTACTTCCGGCGTGAATAGTGGATCAATTGATCTTAGTAGCGGTATAGATTCCTTACTGAGGGCCTTTATAGGAGTACCAGAGAGCCAGAGGATGTCGTTGCACCCTGAAGTCTTACAAACGATGTTAAATTGATTAGATCGTTCGCTGGTTGTCTCATTTAAGTTGTGGCTCTCATCTAAGATAATCATCAAATCTTTAGGATGCGTTCCCGTATTACCAGTGACGTATTTTTGCAGCTTACCCATATCCTCGTAATGATAGATTAGAAATCTCTCATCCCCAGTCATGGGCTTATTCTCAGCAGAAATCCAGTATTCGGGAGTAACTTTTATTTTTTCTTTTAGGTTAGCTTCCCATACTCTATAGATAGTATTCTTAGGGCAGACAATGATTATTTTCTTTTTCCCTAGGCAGTAAGCAAGGGCAAGAGAAGTAAAAGTCTTACCGGATCCTACGCTTCCGGCAAACAAGAAGCCTCTTAGGCTATACTTTTGAGTATTTTGATCGTAGATATTAAAGAGTTCTTCTTGGAAGTCTAAAGGAGTGAGATAGAACTCACTCAGATACTCGCGATTTAGTCTGCCAGGTTTAGTCTGTACCGTATCTGCTAGCCAGGTATGTTCAAATAAAGCATCTCTTATCTTAGTTAGAGTTCTCAGCGAAGTCACGGTAGATTTATTACTGAGCATCTTGTTAACAGTAAAAACTACATCGGGCAAGAAGAAACTCTTGAACGTAAACGAATATCCACTTATATCGGTGAACATGTATTTGCTAACCCTGTCAGTACCCCACAGCCGTTTTATATCCCTTTGCATGCTGTATGCAGATACCCCAGAGACGGTTATTTCGTCTGATCTAACCCGTACATTTATAACGCCGGCAATTGCGCGTATTGATCCAAACATGGTAGATTACTTCCTATTTATTTATATGTTAAAAATTTATTAAATGCTTAAACATAACATTTAAAAATAAAAATAAATATTAGGAAAAGGCTCTTTATGCCCGTAGTTTAGTTTTTTCTATAAAAAATTCTAAGTATAATAAAACAAAATTAAAATTTAAATAAAATTCTTTGGACTTTATCGTCGACTACACAATCTATTATGTTTGAGATTATTCTCCAGTCCCCGCCCCCGTATCCTGCGCCTATTGTTGGATACTTTATAACCATTCTATTTTCTTTTGCTGTATCGCTTATGTTCTTAAAAGCTACAGCAATTGCATCGTAGCTAACGCTCCTAACATCGTATTTGCTATAATTAAGCTGAGTAAAAGCGCTGGCAATAATTAAATTCTTATTGACTTGCGTGTAAACCACATCACCCAGTAACCTGGCCGGTTCTCTGAAGTATTTACCCCAGTGTTCGGTGTAATCTATATATACTTGGGGGTATAGCTTTCTAATCATAAGTGCAATACCGGTGCCCATCTTGCCCCTGCAATTAACACCGTGCACTATAATGCCCGACTTTTCTTTAAGTATATCGCCCTCGATTACCTCAAGCATGATTTTATTTTTTAGATTTTTTCTGTTTTTCTTTCTCGTCATCTTTTAGCATCTTTTTAGCTACAGACTGTTTTATGTTTACTTTGTCAGCAAACTCTTTATCGTGAGCCACGATTTCCATAAGTTTCTTTTGCTTACTTGATTTGAATGGCATTTTTCAATTCCTTATTTAATAAAAGACATTTTAGAAATATATATTTCTAAATTTTGGGGATTCTTAAGTTTGAACGTATGTCACAGAATATCTAAAAACACAGTAATCAAAACCATATATTTAGAAATTGAAATATGCGATTCTTTTTCTCTTTTGAATTCGTTACAATTGTTTTGTTTTTTTGCAAATGCTCTTTGGTGTATTTTCCACCGAGAAGATCGGGCAATTCTTTTATAGGTAGTGAAAAACCCGCCGCATTTACATGACCGCCTCCACCGAACAATTTAGCGATTTCGTTGACATCAATTGCATTCTTATCGCTGCGCAGTGAAACGTATACTTTATCAGCACTTGTGGCGTACGTCAAAGCAAAACTGTTGTTTTTATTGAGTATGTCGCCCACAATACTTGAGAAGTCAGATGTCACGTTTACCATGGGTATTTTGTATCCCAAAAAATCGACTATTTGATGTCTGTTGGCGTATTTTTTAGCCAGCTCATTTCTCATGTCTACACGAGTTTGTGACTTTTCCAGCATTTGAAAAAACACAACAGAGTCGTTAGAGAGCAGATGCTCGTATCCTAATTGCAAGTTATTATTAAAAGTATTTATGTACTCGTATACAGCTAATGTGTCTTTGAGTGAGAATATCCACAGATCACGATCTTTTGTGTGGTCAGACAAATACTGAAGCCTACCTCGAATTTGATCGTTTTGTATCAAGATACCAATTTCATTATAAGCCAGAGTGGCACCGGATTCTTTATTGTTTATATAAAGAGTCGCTGTTTTTGTATGCATTAAGTAAACACCGGCACAATCGTCGTTTTCCACCACGGAATTCGAGATAAACTTCTCACCTGTAAACAGTGTGTCAATTGCCTTTTTATGATGATCAAGCATGCTAACAGAACCGGCCACTCTCAATAACTCGATCGTGTCTTCTTTGCTAAAAGAAAAGTCAAGAACATAGATCATGTTTCCTTCGAGGATTTTAATATCGGGCAACCTCTCGCCATATTGAACAGGAATGAAAACAACGTCTTCTAATGTGCCTTTTTCCTTATAATAAGCGTAGAAGTTAAGTGCGCTAACGTAACCGTCTGTGCAAGATTTGTGATACAATACTACAGTTTTCATATTTCGTTTACTTTTAAAATAAATGTATTTACAATAGACTTATTTATCTATTGCACTATACAGTTATATGCGTTTGTAAATAATTAAAAATAAAAAATATACAGGGTGGCTAAATGCCACCCTGTATGATCATTTATAAAGATGAGCCATCACATCTTCGTCACACTCCAGAAGCTCCAACAAGACTTGTACGCGATCACATCGGTTGTGTGACTGCAACTCAATTGACAGGCGCTCCTCAACCGTCTTTACGTATCGTGACTTATTCTTCATCTTGGCAAGGGCCACGAGGACACGTTTAACGCGAGACATGCGCAGATCCTTTTGCAGCTGCATGGTTTTGATCAAAAGATCTTGATAGGTTTGCTCGTAATTAACGGACATGCGAATGACTCCGGTTGTACCTAACACTATTGCAGGTATTCAATTGTAGTATATGTGACCGAAAAAGTTTAGGATCGACTTTAGAGTCATATAGCCCCCGGTAAATTTACCGGGGGCTATATGCTATTTTACCATAGATAGTTCCATAAACCTATAGATCCTCTGGCAACTAGACGCATCACTTGTGTCTTCTAGAGCTCTGTTTAATGTAAACAGAAAAGATCTATAATTAAGATGAAACCTTACGTCTTTAAGTACTTTTCCGTTTTTATCGCACGGTTGTATTTCCATTTTTTCGTAATTCATTAATTCTTTATTAATATCATCTAGAGTGTAGTAGTCTTTAAATTCTGGGCTATTTAAATTTTTATAAAGAATGCTCTTACATACGTGATCGGTAATTAAAGTCGCCATACTACCCCTTTGGCGATAGCTTATGCTTGCATTTTTTTGTTTACGAGCATACAGCTATAAATTTAATATCACCACACCAGGCCGTCTACAGCATAGTCGGTAGGTTTGCTTTCAAAAAAGTTACTGCGTGTGCCGTTTGGTTTACTAAAATCATCAAACCAAGGGACCGGGTTATTTGTCCCGGGGTACGGCTCGGGAACACCTACTCTGACAGCTCTTTCATTTGCCAGGTACTTCATAAAATTCTCTACAATATCCGGGGTTAATCCAGGAATACCTTTTCCTATGATGTACTTTCCCCACTCAATTTCCATCTCAACACCGCCGACGATTATATCCTTGGCGTCTTTATAAAACTGATCATCGTATATTTCTGGGTTTTCTTCTCTATACGTTTTGTGCATATTGGTAAATAAATCCAAGTGAGTCTCGCCCTCATCTCGATGTATATATTTTATCATGTCTGCGCTGCCTAGCATTTTTCCGTATCTTGCCATTACATAAAACACTAGAAAAGCGGAATAGAAATAAATACCCTCTAGAACAATGTTGCCCACAATGGCTCTTGCAAAGTTTGCAGGACTGGGGTCGTCTTTAAGGATACGCGATTGCCTCATGATGTATTCGTTTTTCTTTGCCAACATTCCGTCGGTCTCGAATGCCATATACACCTTCTCGGGATCAAGCGACACGGCCTCTATCATCATTTGGTAGCTACGAACGTGCACTCCTTCTTCGGAGGCCTGTCTGGCAATAGCCAAACTAACTTCCGGGGCTGTTATATGCTGTCCGATGTTGTGAATTAAATTATTAAATTGTATTCCATCTAAATTTGACACAAAAGCTAAAGCTTTATCGTACGCGTTTCGTTCTTGATCGCTTAGGGCTCCACTTCGGTAAGCTACTTTATCGTCCCCAAGGGGTATTGATTTTGGGAACCACGTATTTGCTTCTTGCCTATCGTATATTTCAATGGCCCAGGGATAGCGAATGCGAGACATGTTCATTAGTTCGTCTTTTACACCGAATGCAAGACGACGACCGTTTGTGATTTTTGTGCTACTGTTAGACATGTTGTATTTTTCTTTGGGTTAAAGAATAATAGCGGGCACGTGCCCGCTATTATGATGCTTAACTATACTTATTGACAGGACTCGCAATTAGGGTTGTCAATTGAACAAAAAACTGCCTCTCGATTGTTTCCAGGGATTGCTGAATTGGCAATATTGTTGGGTTTCGCTGTATCTTTGACCTTGGTCTGGGAGCGCAGGTAATATGTGGACTTTAAGCCCTTTCGCCACGCTAGAAGGTATATTTCGGAAAGCTCTCGCCCCCTCGTCCCGTGCTTAACAAAAATGTTAAGAGACTGTGCCTGGTCTATCCATTTTTGACGACTGGCACCAGATAGAATAACCCAAACCGGTTCAATGTCCATGGCCGTTTTAAGCAGATCTGGACGCATATATTTAACACAGGGGTCAACTACCTTGAAAAGACCACTTATGTTTTTCTCGGTTCTTTCAATCTCAAAAATAGGTTCGTTGCACGGCGTAGTGCCCACTATAGACGATATTGTAGCGGTGGGAGCAATGGCAAACAAATTGCTGTTTCTAATGCCGCCCTCCGATATAGCTTTACTTAAGCTATTCCACGTATCCATTCCAAGGGAAGTGTTTTTATCCCTGGAAGTGTGTATAGGCAATATGCCCTTAGACAGCTTAGAACCATTAAACGATTCGTATGGTTTACGACCGTGTACGGTTACAAGTTCATGTGAGGCAACAAAACCATAATACGTGATTAACTCCATTACTTCATCAGAAAAAGCAACACCCTCGTGCGAGTCAAAACTAATCCCGCACGCTACCTTAGCTTCTGTCTCTCCCATTATACCCATTCCTATCGGTCGATGCTTAAGGTTAGAGTTTTTAGCACGATCGGAAGGGTAGAAGTTAATATCGATAACGTTATCTAGCATGCGAATTGCCGTCGTTATCGTCTTCTTTAACTTCTTTTTGTCTATCTTTCCGTCTTTTACGTGTTTCGCCAAATTAACAGACCCTAGGTTACACACGGCCGTTTCTGTATCGGACGTATTCAGGGCAATTTCTGTGCACAAATTAGACGAATGTATGACGCCGGCATGGTCCTGGGGGTTGCGTCTATTAAATTCGTCCTTAAAAGTTATCCACGGGTGGCCCGTTTCAAATAGACTGGCCAAGATGCGTTTCCAAACTTCTGTGGCTGGGCGCTGTTTAAGGAATTTACCATCTGCCTCTAGTTCTTCATACCGGCGCTTAAATGACTCGCCGTAAAGCTCATGAAGTTCCGGGTAGTCGTGAGGGTCAAATTCACTCCAAACCCCTTTGCTTTCTACGCGCTCCATGAAAAGATCCGATATCCACGCCGCAGGGAACACGTCGTGTGCGCGTAGGCGATCATCGCCAAATTCTTTTTTGATTTCGCAAAAGTCCCAGAAATCGGGATGCCAAACTTCAAGGTATGGGGCAAAACTACCTTTACGACGACCGCCCTGATTTACGCCAACTGCGGTGTCGTTGTAAACCTTAATATAGGGGATGACACCAGAACTTTTTCCATTTGTAGAGCGTATGTGGCTTCCTGGTCCGCGAACGCGTGTCCAGTCGGTGCCAATACCACCTGCGTACTTGGATAGCCTAGCAGACTCCTCAATAGTTCCAAAAATGGAAGCGAAACGATGCTCTCCTTCATCTATATCAGAACTGATCTGATCATTCACCGTATTTACATAACAGCTAGAGAGCTGGCTTCGTATAGTTCCGGAGTTGAACAAAGTAGGCGTGCTTGACATGTAGTCAAAGTTTGAAAGAATATCATAAAATTCAATAGCGGATTCAGTAGGGTCTTTTTCGTTAAGAGAAACCCCCATAGCAACTCTCATGATGAAATGCTGAGGTAGCTCAATGATCTTGTTACTATTGTCCCTCATCAGGTATCTATCCACCACGTTTTGCAAACCGTAGTAGTCAAAAAGAAAATCGCGACTATAATCCAGGCTTGAATTTAGCTTATCTAAATCAAAAACAGAAAGAAGAGCAGGCGTATATCTTCCTGCGTCTACTCCTTTAGTGATACATTCACGAAGATGCTGATATTTTGCTGTACCTGTTACTTGTTTGTAAGTGTCGGCCAACAAATATCGAGCGGCGACAAATGTAAAATCGGGGTTTTGAACCGAGATAAGTCCGGATGCCGCTTTTATCTGCGCTTGAAAAATATCCTTTGTTGACATTCCATCGTAAACCAGAAATTTGATTTGGCTTCGAAGCAAATTTAAATCTACATTTAAACCGCTAGTAGCAAAATTATTTAGACGTTCTATCTTATCGAAGTCGAAAGGTTCACTAGATCCGTCGCGTTTAATGATGGTGTTTAACATGCTTTTGTTCTTTATGAGTTAAGGATTATTGGAATTCGGGGCGTATAGCCAAGAGCTGGGTTTTACTCTTGGCTATACCATTTTGGTTCTGTTTGAAAAATAAAAATGCTGTTTATTTTTTATTAAAAAATAAACAGCATATATGCCGACGTTGATCAACGTCGGCATATATTTTCTATTTATGTTGCCACGGGATACTTGATGAAGGGGTGGTGTTTGTACCCTGTCAGTTTAAAGTCCTCGAACTTGAAATCGTCAATGTTTTTAACATCGGAATTCAATGTAAGAGTAGGTAGCTCATATGGTTCTCTTTTTATCTGCTCGAGCGCCAAGTCTAGCTGATCTAAATAAACGTGCTGATCACCCACGGTTACTATAAGTTCATGTGCCTGCATTCCCGTTACTTGGGCGAGCATCATAAGCAATATAGAGTACTGTGCGATGTTGTACGGCTGACCGATCGGAGTATCGCTGGATCTAATGACTATATTTAGACTCAGACGCTTCTTATCTGTATCTTCTTGAGGAGGCGTTACAAAGCACTGGAAAAAGCAGTGACACGGAGCAAGTGCCCCCAGTCCCATGAGCACATTCTCTTTTGGGGTATAATCAGGATTAGGAAGAAGATGCGGTATCCACGCAGTAACACAGTGCCGGGAGTGATAAGGTCTTTTAATAAGGCCGTCTATTAGGTTGGCTATCTGATCCGGGTGACTGGTCCTGTAACCATCCGAATATTTTCCTCTCCACACTGCCCCGTAAAGCGGCCCAACGGTGCCCACGCGAGAGCGAATCTGGCTATCGATCATGTCAAAAGATAAATCAGGGATTCCGGCTTTGGTGCCGTTTTTATGGAAATCTGTTTTTATCTTATCTATAAAAATAGTGGCGTCTTCTTGCGTCGGCGTCCACTGCTTCCAAATGTTAACCCCCATCTCCTCCAGGTCCAGTGATCTCTGACTACCCGAAATAAACCACAGTGTTTCTTTGATAATATTATCAATAGATACCTTTTTAGTGGTTACCAATGGAAAACCCTTGGTCAAATCAAATCTATACTGCCTACCAAATACTGAACGGCGCCCCACTCCGGTACGGTCAGAGTGATCAAAGCCATTTACCATTGTGTCTTTAAAACCGTCAATGTATGTTTTCATTACGTTATTCCTTTGTTAATCACTGCGCATATATCTTTATTAAAAATATAATTTATTTATGTTGAGTGAACACGGTAACTAGTTTTTTATTTTATTACTCCGAATCTGCGCCGTCTTCCTTATCTTGTTCAAATTCATCCTTTTCAACGGATTTAATAAAAAGAGGCGCTACTAAATAAAACAACACACCGGCACCGGCCAGTATGCCCATTGCGTCCATAAAGAAAGTCTTGCTATCAGAAAAAAAGATGTCCATTTTGTTAACCCTATAAAACCTAATAAAGTAATATAGCCAGTATGTAAAAATAATTGGCTCTATTGCAATTAAGTAATATATAATCAAAAACAATTAAGATCTGTTATTTTATTTAAAAGAATATGTCATATAGCCCAAAGGGTACCCTTTGGGCTATATTTATTTATACTGCGCGTATGTGTGGTTTATTTAAATCATATCTTTTTATTTGAAGTAAGTACTCGCAAACCGAAGTGTCGATGTACAGGTAGCTAGCAGGTATATGAATTTGCAATATACCGAAATAAATCGTCAGTAATTTTTTAAAACAAGAAATGTCATTTTTGTAAAGGTCTAAGTTATCTTTACAAACCAGATTACTATTTATCCATTTTTTATGCAGGTACTCCAAACCTAAATAAGATTTGTGTTTAAATATCTCTTGAAAAAATACATTTGCAAAATCCATATCCAACAGCAAAGCTTTTAATTGCGCATGCTCTTTTGCAACGTTATCTAATCGTTTTTCTTTTAAGTTACTTTTAATGTGTTTTTGAATCTCTTCATAAACGCACGTGGTAGAATTTGCACGAAAATATGCAGCTACATAAAGCAGGGCCAGTGAGTCAGCGTTCATTAATGATTTTGGTATCATAAAGTCGTATACCACAGCGCAAGCGGTTATGATAGACTTATATAGCAAAACCGTTTGTCCAGTTTGATCTTTGTATTTTCTCAAATGCTCAGAAATTTTAAATAGATCAGCCATGCCGTAGTATTGCATGTTCATCACGTGGTCGTGCAAAAGCTTTTTCTGCTCTACTTCCCATTCTTTATCTAAATTTTTCAATATTACTTTATTAAATATTTCACTCTCAGTAATTGAGGCTATGTCAAACTTTACTAACCCGTCTTCCTCAAAGTAATCTTTGTTTAGAGTCAGCAGGCCAGAAGTAGTACTGTGAATATTTTTTAGTTTTTTATTTTCGTTTTCTTGTTTTTTATCCCACCTTGATTTAAGGTAAACAAAAACAATTAAAAACGCTAATCCAAAATAAGATATAAAGGCTATTTCGTTCATGGGTTTGTATTTTTATAGTACGTGTTTTAGCATGCTAAGAAGATAACTATCGTCGGACAAAGTATAGTGCTCATCAGCCTCTCTACAAGCCGCAGTAGTGCATTTTTTTACAGTGTCTATGTCACCGGTGCCATCTATCATTTTTATTCGGCTAGGATAGGTTTTATCCAATCCAATAAAGTGTTCTTTAAAGCAATTAAGCGGTTTTTCTTTTAAACTTGCATATTTACTATCAAGATCATTAGAGATGCCTCTTTCATTAGCTCTTTTTATTGAAGTATCGTAATCTATGTCGTAGAAGAAAGTATAATCGGGTCTAGTTGCTAAATAATTTAATTTGTCAATTTCAAGTAGCTTTTCAATAAAATCTTTGTGCTTATAAACCAGACCCTGGTAGACGTAAGTGGAATCTATATATCTGTCGCTTATTACTATCTTTCCCTGTCTCAAAGCAGGCAATATTACTTTATTGACGTGGTGTATTCTAGATGCCAATAGCAAAAGAATCTGAGTAGATACGCTAAGAGGATCATTTACATAGTCCTCCTTTACTAGTATTTCTCTAATCTTCGTACCTACATCAGTGCCACCTGGCTCCTTGGAAACTACCACTTGTCTTCCTAGTGATTCAAAGTAATTCTTCATTACGCCTACCTGAGTAGTTTTACCACTAAAGTCAGGTCCTTCTACTGTGATGAACATTTTTTAACTTTTCCTTTACTGGTTACGTTTTAATAATACATATTAAAAAGCATATGTGTTAGTTATTAAAAACTAAATTTTTTATTTTTGGTTATTTTTCTTATTTCTCAATAGACAGCATAATACCCAGTAGTATTGAGATACTACTGGGTATGTTTATTTAGTCTGAATGTATTTACGAAGTGATATTACTACTGGTTACGTAACCAGTAGTAATATAAATAAAGATTATAAACCCTACGGGGTAATATACTAGATTTTAGTCTAATATATACTTGTTACTAGCTCTGTTGCTTAGTCATTTACATTAAACCAAACTGATATTTTTTTACATAAACTGTTTTTACTACCTAAAATCACCTTAATTCCAGGTAGTAAAATCACACTCAAAGTAGCTGTTCTTTGAACTTATCGTTGAACAGCATGTATAGAGCAGTATGCTCTTTCATGACAGACATCACATCGCTCTGCATCACAGTGAACAACTTACTGACAGCATTGATGCACTTGTTAATCAAGGACAATGTCACTACGTGACTAACGTCCATTTCACCAGTGACCTTACCATCAATCTCACGAATCATATCCACTACTGCGATATTCAACGAATTAATATCTCTAGAGATCTTGATGTAGTTACTAAGCTCAGTGTAGTTATCACTCAGTGCGTTCATCAGGTGTTTCATATCCAACACCTCTACACCAGTAACAGTCAGCTTAACTACTTCAGTAGTCTTGTATGCTTTAGCAATAGCTTGTTCAGTCATCAGTTGTTCAGCACCATTACTCTCACCGACCTTACTGAGAGCAAACTTCATTACGTATCGTTTGTTACCATAGTCAGAGTCAAACTCCTCTACTGTCTCCAGGCTCTTAAACTTACGCATACCGCCTACTTGTTCACCAGTCAACTTCTTCTCAGAGATGTAGTTATTTAAGATAGCATAGACTTCATTGATCACATCTGGATTAGCTGCTTTAGGATCGACACTATCCAAGAGTTTCATCACGTCTTCTTTAAAGTCACGTACCCATTCCATCAAATGGTGTTCACGAGACTTCATGCAGTAGTTAGCTAGATTCTCCACTAGGTCATGGAATTTAACTGTGACTTCTTTAGGATTGTTTTTATAGTAGCTTTTGTGTAAAATGAATGGACTGGGGTTCTCAATTACTACCTCTAGCTCTTTACCTTCTACATCTTTCTTGATTGCTTCTTTCTCAATCTCTTTAGATTCTTCCTTAGCTTTATCTAGTTCATCCTTAATAGCTTCAGCTTTTCGTTCGTTACCAGTGAAGAATTCTTTGATCTTCTTGACCAATGCAAAAAAGGCTTGTTTAATCTTCTCCCATACCTCACGAATGAAGTTACCTAGTCCTTCTACAGAGATTTGTTTCAACTCTGCACGACTACTAGCTGACTCCATGGCAAGAGTACTGTAGCAGACCCCAGAACGCTCTACAAGGCTTTCTATTGCTTGGTTCAGTAGATTCATAGAGGTTGAGTTAATATCGCTCTCAGGGGCCTCTAATACTATCTGCTGTAATTCTTTACCTTTAATGTAAACGGACGTGGCTTCGTCACACGCGTCGTTGAATTGCGTTATAGAACTCGAAATGTCTATTTTTTCCATTTTAACTCTCTTTCTTTTGGTTTACGAAGAAATGCAGCAGACTGTTTACAACGTGTCTGCTACTTCCAAAGTCACCCATTCTCATGCTGGAGTGCTCTGCTGCTAGTAAAGTGGCAAATATCTCTTTTACCTGCCCGTCGTCGAAGTAAGATATCCTAGTAACCATTCCTGGTACAAGTAAGCTTGGGTTGGAGTTTTCCCATATTGTTTTAAAAACCCCACCATTTCTTGCGACTATTTTGCTATACTCGTAGAACGGATTTGCCGTTATTTTGTTTTCAGTAACGTTTATTAAATTTGCTTTATTGGGTCTATCTTCTAGTTTAAATTCATTATTGTTTTTAGCTCTAGAAACCAAAGTTGCGTTGTTTACGGTTTGGCTAAAACCCTCCATAAACTTATTAGCGTCAGCAAATCTAGATCCGTTTCCGTAATTAAGGTACTGTGTTCCGCTATCGTCTTTAAACCCCGTATCCGACGTTATAAGAACCGTTAGGCTGTTTCCTTTTTTCTTATATGTCCGCTCTAGCTGCGGAAATTTATTTTTTGGTAAAATTAATAAACTCAAAGTTAATTTAGTTTGATTAAATCTAGTGTTGTCATATAGAGGAAATACATACCACGTGCTGCCTCTTATGTAGCTTCCTATTGCTGCATTATAGACGCCTATGTTCTTTTGTATGTAATCACATACGTCAAATAGCTTAATTCCCTGTGGAAGTAATATGTGGTCTCGCTTGGCTGTATTTTTGGGATCTACTATATCCACTCCGTCCAGCACTCTTTTATTATTTACTTTTACTGACTGTGATTCCTTTGTCAGGATTGCCAATATGGTGTCCTTTACCGTGGTGTTTCTGAATATGCCACCCACTGATATCATTCTTATTTTTTCTATAGACTTATTTGTTAGCTGAAAGCTAACTGGCAACATGTCCATTAAATCTAAAGCGTCTTCATCGTTAGTTTCTCTACCCTGACCTACAGTTGGTGACTTGTCACCGTCTATTAGGATAGCGGAGTATCTTTCTGATTCTAGATCTGTATTATATTTAACTTCTTGGCTAGACTCTTTTAATGGAGTCTTTGTAAGAGTTATTTCAAGGTTAGTGCGATTAGGGTATATTAACCTGGCGTATTTACCTAAAGGTATCATCAGGGTACACGTGAGTTCATCAGTGTAACCTTTTATAAAATCGCTAAGTATATTAATAGCTACAACTTGTAAAGGGACGTATGTCCTATTTATGCCGGGCATGTGTATTATTGCACTCCAGCTTATGTTTGAGCCAGTGTCCCCGTTTTCTATTATGCTGATAGCCTCCCTGTAAAGGGGCGTATAGACTATTTCCATCCGATTACCTCCTGTACCCCATTACTGCCTCTGAGAAGATCTCTGCCAGGCTCGTGTGTCTTTTTACACCGGTGTCATTCGGCTTACTTTCTATAACTTCGGTTTTTCTTCCAAGACCCACACTGTCAAAGAAGTTTAGTAGAGGAGACTGCGTTCTTTCCACTTTCATATACTGGCAAGCGTAGCCGTGAACCGCAGATGCCAGACCATCTAATGCTATTAAATCGTCCACAGGTGCATTACCCACGTTAAGTGAGTTTTCTAATCTGGCCTTCCATGAAAGTAAGTATTTATGTATTACGTCGTATATCTCTTGCGTGTTAGCCGGGTTAGCTATACTAAACGGCTTACCTCTTTTAAAGTACTCCACCATCTCGCTTATTGACATCCAGCGAGTTATTATTTCGTTATTTAAAGAGTCGTCGTAATCTTTATCGCCAGTAGAGTACATTCCGTAGAATTCAATTTCCTCCACACTCACGTTGTCTATTTTTTTGATGCGAATTTCGTATTTTCTATCAAAAATTATATCTAAAATTTGTAAATGTTCTTTTTCTTGCTCGTCGGAGTACATTTTTCAAATCCCTTTTAGAACCGACTTAATTAGTGTCATTATTATCGGCACATAGTAAAACTGCTCTAGACTACCCCACGAGTGGAACGTCTTTGCTGTGTTATATAGTTGGTATATGTCAACTTGACTATTGTTTAGGTAAGCATTAACGGCAGTCTCCAGGGTAGATTGCTGCTGCGTATTGTTATAAAAATTTTCACTAAGTACGTAATAATCATCCACTGTTACTGGATAAAGAGAATCGCCTAGATCACTATTTAGGTTTCTAAGGTTTATTGCTCTGACTAAAATGTTACTGGAAGACTCGGAATCGGCAGATGGCTGAAGACCTGCGGCTTCTACTACTTTTACGTTGTTTACGTAAGTGTGATCAACAGTGAGGTAGGGGTCCTTTGGGTAAACCACGGCGCCAATGCCGCTGTACCTTACTCCGTTAAACGTCGGGGTTCTGTTAAATGTAAGAGAAGAAACCAGCCCTATCTTTCTAAATGCAGTATTGAGTAAGGAAATGTCTTTGTATTTTAGGGCGTCCCATAAACTATCGCACCGACTTACTCTGTCTTCGTCTAAATTCAGAAGCTTCATGTATGCCAGCTCGTTAGCCTCGCTGGTGGAGAACATGTCCAATATGTATTTCGATAGGTATGTGTCGTAAGTTGGCTTTAGTTGTGAAGGGACCACCAGTGTCTTAAATTCATTGCTGTAGAACCTTTTAAAATATTGATACAGCATTATGTCGTATACTTTCTTAATATTGACAAGTGTATCCATATCGGTCTTTATAACCAATGGATTGCTTCCGGCGTATAGAAAGTCTTTATGGAAATAATAGGTGATTATTGTTTTTTGATCTAGATCGGTCTGTTTGTCTAAATTATCAGTGTCTAGAACATAGGAGATATCGTAACACGCTTCTTTAAATATACTGTTTTTTCTAGTCGACGTAATTCTAAATACGGCATTCTTACCCTCACCTATATCGGCGACAAACATATCTCCTTCATTCGGTATAACAGAGGGATATAGAGTCCCCGAACCTGTCACGTTCATTTCTTTGCTTGCGTCGTCTTGATCGGTGCTAAGGGGCGTCTGCACCTTTATTTCTAGATTGTTTATTTTTTTGTATGACTGATATACTGGGTTTTTAGTGTATTGTTGACCAGACAAATTGGAGTCCGTGTCTAGTACTTGAGAGTAATAATCCACTATCCAGCTACTTCCGCCGATATGCGTAAGCAAGCTGCTTCTCGGTATCCATTTTGTATCTACAACTGGCGTTTTTATATCGTCGGTTGATACTCTTACCGTCTCAATAGGCGCAGGCACTATCGGCACGGGCGATGCGTTTGTTATACCACTAGGGCTGTGTTGATCGTTTGTTACAAGCGGCATTTTCAATGTCCTTTTCTATTAGCTCTAACGAACATGGATTGCACGTTAGACATGACTGCTCCTCTACCGTAGTAGGTGGGTATTTGTCCGGAAGGTGTACTCCTGCCAGGCAGCTTTAGGTTAGGTAAATACCCCGGCAAAGTACTGTCTGATCTACTGTCGTATTGGGCAATAGGGCTGGCCAATACAAGTTTTCTATCCACGTCACTCATTGCCGCCTTTCCGATGTCCGGATGGTTGGCGTATTTTCCTATGCAGCCATCTATGCAGTTTATTAATATATCACCAAGGCTGGGCGCAGTAGCACTGAATGCTCGTATTCGATCCAGAGCCTCTTTTCTAAGATAAGTAAAATTAGTAACTAATCCCAGTCGAATTCTATAAGTTCTTCTAAGATCTAAATCCAAATTGCTATAAATGTCAAGGTTCTCGTCCACCATAAGGCTGCCGGTATCGCAAAGAGCCCCATGTCGGTACAGAGATAGACTGAATATGGAATAAAAATCTTTGCCCAAGAAAGGATATTCTGATCTCTTTATAAAATCAAGAATGGTACCGTTTAAGTTAACTTCTCCTAGCTGACCTAGATTCATTAGCTTTCTAGGATTGCCAGTTTCTGACGTGTCGATCACTACTAGGCACGTCATGACGTTTACTGTGCTGGGCAGTATAGTCTTTGGTGCAAACTCATCAAAAGAAGGTATAGATATACCGTCGTTTCCTTTGTATGTTAGTACAGAGGTATCCGACTCAAAAGCGTTATATGCTCTGTTGGACATGCTAAAAGATCTATTTTGATCTTCTAACCTGTAAACCTTTTCGGTGGGCCTGAATTTACTGCTTAATACCTGGTTATGCACCACTATGGGGTAGACCATGTTCATTAGTATAGGTTTTTGATACTCAAATTTGTAAGAAAAGGAAATCGACCAGGAATCTGCCGAATCGCTCTTCTCCCCCTTCTCTGGCGCAGCAGCAAAATCAAACAGCCCCTGTACTCTTATCTGTCTCTCGTCTACGCCCCATAACACAGATTTGCCACCTAGGTTAGTCTTTACGCTGGCCTTATCGCTTAAATGGCTGGCAAAGTAAGTATCAAAGCTTTCTCCGTACCCTGCAATATTTTCTCTGAGTCGGTGCAGTTCTTTTACTATTATTATAAACTCTTCCTGAAGGTGAGAGTGATAGCTTATTTCGTGCAAATTTATATTTCTAAACATTGCCGATTTTGCCCGTATATTGTTTCTCCAGTTAACTGCCTGATTCCTATCTCTGGCTCTGTATGTAAAATTTATATTTACTTTAGTAGGAGAATATATAGGTCTTATTATTACACCCAGTTCCTCGTCCTTAAACACAGGTATGTGCTCTGCTTTTTTGGTGTGTATTCTGTATGCGTAATCTTCGTCAAAGTCTTCCTGTACCTCTATTCTGACCCTTTCGTCAAATGGCCATTTGTTTGTTTTATTCGGAGTGTCGTTTAATAGAGAGCCCACCTGTGCAGATTTACCTTCGTCGTCGTAAAAAGAAATGTTTGTTTTGTCGGATATTTCAGTTATTTCCAGCAATTCTCTAACTACTGAAAAGATAACGGGCCTTTCTACGCTGTCTTGTAGGTCCTCTAGTGGTAAACTAATATTAGGCATAGAGAATTGTCCTCGTGTTTATTAATTATGAAAAATAGAATTATTGACACATGATGTTTTAATTTCGACATTTATACGATACGTCATAATTGGAGGAGCGATCTCCTCCAATTATGCTGATAGCTTATTAAGCAGCGGTAGACGCTTTAATGTATTTCACGCACGCGTGAGCAATTGTAAATCGCAATCCCATTAAATTAGAAATTATATTGTATACTTTCTGTGCTTGTCGATCGGCATGTACTGCGCTGTCGGTGTCTGCAGAATCCATTTTAATAATAACAGACGATATTTTTGTATTTCTATTTCTGGTAATAATATCGTACAGCCTATCGGTGGCATCGGTTAGTCCGTCTTCATATCTTTCGTACTCTTTAATGTCTAAGAGAGAATTAACCAATTTTACTATCTTTTCTTTATTAGCCGGAGACAGCGGTTCTATGTCTGTATTTTTCTTTTGTCTACCTACAACGAATTGGGCTGCCACTTCTTCGTATATCCCGGAGATAACGTCGTATTCAGCATTTATCTCTTTTATAGACTCTTTATCTGTAAATACCATGCCCGACTTACTCAGAGCGCGACTAACTCCGTTTATAGACGCAGTCAATCCATTTATTGCGTCGATTAGTTTTGGGTCGTGTACCTTTTTATCGATCTCGCCAGCCAGATTTATAACGTCTATTTCTTTTAGAAGTGTTTTTTCTTCACGATTGAGTCTTCTTGCAAACGCGGGATTGATAATCACGCCCTGTTTAGGGCCGTTTTTATCGTATTGATCAGACACTTCTCTTAGCTCTTTACGCAGCCTATCCGAGCTAGTGAATATAAGACTAAATCGATTTTTTATACGATCAATAATGCCTTCTTGAGCTATGGCCACGCAGTCGTTGAGGTTATCCGAAGCTAGCCGCATCTCGTTTAACACGATTTGTTTATCTGAAGTAAGGCAGAATGATTCCATGGAGGAACTAAGGCCGGCCATTTTTAAACCCGTGCGCTTGGCAAAATAGGATATGGCCTCTTGTGCGACAGCTATTGTGTCTTTACTGACTGTTTCGGATTGCTCAATTTTGTCAGCCATAGCCGAAATAGTCTCCGACGAATCGATTGTCTCTTGAACCACTTGAGAAATTTCTTGAATTTCAGAACCCTGCTGTTCAATCTGAGCCATGTCCTGGTCGGATTTCAACGATTCGTTATTCGGATCGATCGTTTCCTGCTGGTTCGATGGTTCGCCCAGCATAGCTATATTTAAACGCGCCATTTTACTATTCCTTTGTTTTTAAAAGTTTACATCAAAAAAGCGGCGGGTTTTTACCCCGCCGCTTTTTTATATAAGATTCACACGAATCTATTAGACTACCGCAACTTAACTACCGGTGGCGGTAGAACCTTTACCACCGGCCAACTTAACAGACGCGGCAGCGTAGTCCAGTGCGGCCTTGGTTAGGCTGACGTCGTAAGAGCGGTCGGCGACCATACCCTGGATAGCCATGTTGACTGCCGAGCGAAGAGCGCCGGTAGCGACCCGCAGCTGATCAACCGGAGCATCTTTCTCGGTTTCAATCTTCTTAGCCTCTGCCAGCACTTTCTTCAGACCGGCGTCCAGATCTTGTTGCTGCTTTCTCATGTCCGAATACGAGATCATGTGGCCTGCTGCATGGCTGGCCACTTTGCGCGCATCTTCAGGAGACAGCGGCGAGACTTCTTTTGCCAGATCGGGCTTGGCGTTCTCGGCCATACTTAGGGTAGACTTGAGCTTGGTATAACCGGCAGAGATCTGTTCCCAAGTGGCGTTCTTGCTAAACGCAGTGAAAGTCGCCACGTAATCGCCCAAGAGCGGAGAAGCCATACTGTCGGTGATAAGACCTTCTTGCTCTTTGCCGCCGTCGACGCTTGCCACGGCCAAAATAGCCTGCGACAATTGCTTGGTATTATCGGGGACCTTAGCCGCCGTGATGATGGCGCGGAAATCGTCGCCCTTGATTAGGGAATCGACTTCCTTAGCCAGTTCTTTTCTAGATACAAAACCCTGTGAGGTTTGCTTGACGTACTGGTCAGCAAAGGCCTTGCCTTCAACAACCTTGTTTTCCTTGCGAGCAAAGGCAAGCACGGATCCAGTGGTGACTTTTGCGTCTGCCGCAGCGGTTTTACCCTGTGCGGCTTTAGCTGCAGCTTCCACTTGTTTTGCGCGTTTGGCCAGGCGCTCGGCACCCACCATAATCTTTTCAAAGAAAGCCTTGACCTTTTCCCAGACAGCCGCCATGGCTTCGGTAAGCATCTTGATCAGCTTCTTGATATATTCTACTGCGCCTTCTAGTGCAATGCTTGTGGACTGCATGCGGCTGGCCTTCGAAGAGAAGGATTCCAGGCCCATTGCGCCGACAGAGCAAGCAACGCCGGTTCGCTTTTCAAAGCGCTTTACTGCGCGCTGCAGTGCTTCCATTGCAACCGGTTCGGCGCCGCCTTGCTGTTGCGAATTCTGAAGGACTTGGCGCTCTTCTTCTACTTCTTGGACAACTTCTTCGGTATCGTCGATAGCTTGCTGGGTTTGTTCGATTTCTTCGCGGTACTGAGCAGCCTCAGCAATTGCGTCTTCGGCCTGCTGACCAATGACGTCCAGTTCGGTCTGCTGCTCAACAGCTTGGGTTTCTTGTTGGCCTTCCTGGGCCAGCATTGCGATGTTTAAACGTGCCATGTGTATACTCCTGTACAGAAATTTAAAAAAAGTAAGTCAAAATGACCTTGTTGTGCGCTAAACTGCTTAAGTCAGCTAGCGCGACCAAGATAACCTACACAACATTATTGCGTGGCTATATTGATAGGTTAGATGTTCTATCACTTATACAGCTTCAAGGAAGCGGCACACCAGTCTATGGCTGCCTTGTTTACCTGCATGTCTATTACTCTTGCCTGTGTGGCAACTGTTTTTACGATGTTCATAAAGAAGCGAACAACTGCTGCAGCAACCATAGATTGCATTTTACGCACTGCAAAAGATACTTCTTTGTTTTGTCCTATTAACTGTGCTTGAATTTTTTCAATTTCTTTTGAGAACTTTTTAAAGTCATCTGCGCGGGCGTCAAGGTTCTTGTATTTAGACATTTCCTCATTTTGACGAGCCAGCCCCTTGTCGATTGTTGCGGCGGGAATAGCTCGGTGACCCAAGCGCATATTGCTGATAACGCTCTCAGGGGCCTCAAATTTAGCATCTGACGGAATAGACTTTCCCTTCATGCCCTTAGCAGCGGATTTTATCGCCATGGCGCGTTTCTTAAGACCTACAGACGCATTGAATAGATTCTTAAAGAAACCCTTAATCGCATCTACAACGCGAAGCCAGACTTCTTTGATCTTTTCCCAAATCTTTTTTATGAATTCACCGATTGTGGTCGAGGTTACTTTAGCGGCCTCCTCGGTGTCTTTATTTTCCGCTTTTTTCCCCTCGCCAGAACTAACATAAGTGCTTACTTGGTTAGCCTCCATCCCTATGCTTCTAAGGATGTTATTGACGTTTCTTCCAATAGATTCCATTGCGGCCTGAGTAGCTTCTTCTTTACGAGTAAGAAGTTCCTCAGCGGCCTGCTGCTCATCCATAAGGTCTTCAGTGGCCTGTATTGCGTCTTCTATGGCCACATGCACATTGTCGGAATGTGCTTGCTGCTGCTGCAATTGCAACATGTCGTCTTCAACCTGTTGCCCTAAAACGTCTAGATGGTCTTCTGCAATATGTAAAGTTTCTTCCTGAGTATCGTCTGCCAGCATTGCTATATTTAAACGCGCCATGTGCATTCTCCTGTGCAAAAATTAAAGATAAAAGTATAGATTAATTTGGATATCAACAAAAAATATATGGTTACTTATGTGTCTAAAAATATTTACACAATATTGTTGTCACGATTTTTGAAAAAAGCTTATTTTAAATTACTCAAATCCACAAGTTTCTGTAATGAATACAAAACAAAAACCTACAAGTTCATTGATTATTAAAGTGAATTAATGGATAAACCGCACCACTGCAGAATAGCATTGCACATGTGCAAATCGTACTCCCTTGCACCAACTCCCACTTTACGAATGGCGTCTATAAACAGCTTAACTACAAATGACACGCTGGAGCTTATTAATTTTCTGTTTACTAAAGAAGAGTCGTTCTTTTCGGCAATTACTTCGTTTGCGATTTTATTAATAGAATTTTTTATTTTGTCTAGACCGTCAAAATGTTTATTTATGCTATTATAAGTGTCCATGTGTGAACTAAGTTTCTCGCACATTTCAATAACCTGCTCTGCCGTGAAAGGTAAATGCGTACCTTCACTTTTAATGGTGACGTACTTGTCTTCTTTTTCTATCTCAAAAGACAAGTCCACTTCACTGAACTTATAATGCACATCGCCAATAAACGGCTTGGTAGTATGTATGCCTTCTTTGTGATAATCAAAATTATCTATTAATCGCTTTAGAAAGAGATCCCCCATGGAATCGGTTTCTTTCTTTAGAGGCTGTGCGTCTTCTGGAGAGACACCGAGTTTATTGAAAAGAACAGCCGCCATTTCAATGAATTTTTTGTATTCCTGAAGGGATTCTTTTCCAGCCAGAGATTCAATAAAGTTGTAATTGTGAGCAGTCCACGTGTCAAAGTTGTTCACTAGGTCGCCGGGCAGCAGCGGCTTATTATTAAATCTAGCGTATTTTGCTAGAGTATGCGATCCAACTTTAGTTTCACTTAGATGCACTTTGCCCTTTTTACTAGAAGCGATTTCTTTGACTCTTTCGCTTGATTTTTTTATTCTTCTAGACAGGTCAAAAATATTCTTGAAAATGGCATCTACCATTTCCATTGTTTTATTAATAGCAGCCTTAATGGCTTCCCATATACGAATTAAGAAGCTTTTTATTTCCGCCTTTGCCGATTCTAGTGCTATTTTGTTGTGTTTTTTATTAGAGTAAGCCCCGATAGCAAACGTGGCGCCTTGCTCGAATCCAACCTGTTTTAATAGACAGTTTACGTTTCGTTGTAGGCTCTCTAGCGCCGCTTGACTGGCGCCATCCTGACTTACTTGTTCAACCGCTTGCTCCTCTTCTATTAGTTCCTGTGCAGCGTCTACGGCCTGCCCTATCACGTCGTCTATGTATTTTAAGTCCGTCATTGCTATTGACAAATCGCCAAGTTCATCGGCGGCGTCATAGTCGATGATAGAACCCGAAGTTACGTGGACCTGCTCTGGGCTGCTGGGTATCGTGACTTGTTCTGATAAAATCGCAATGTTTAGCTTTCTCATTTAGTTTCTTTCTTTTTTGTTAAACATAATACTTTAGTGCGCGACATAGTCAACGCACTAAAGTATTTTTTATTATTTGTACTGCCTTGCTGACTTTTCTGCGTAACTTAGAGCCGCGTTTATTACGTGGAAAGAGTGTGAGTGTACTTTTGTATACGATTTACCCATTAGGGAGATTATGGCTATGGCAAGATGTCTGATGTTATCAAGACCATTAAGATCTTGATTATCTTCTTTCTTGATGTTCGATAGCTCCCTTAGAGCTTCTTGAATGGACCTGTCTTTCCAAACGTTAAGGTAGACGGCTTTGTTCCATTTCTCTAGGGTAATTATGATTTTCTTTAGATCCAATACAAGTCCCTGTAGCTGATCCTTATCGAGAACAGGGAAGACCGTATCTGGCGTTATTCTTACCTTTTTAATATCTACAGTTTTGGTACTGTCTGATATTTTCATTGCGGCTAGGCCATACAGTGCAATAGGTAGGGGGCTCGCCACCATTAAAGACGCCCACGCTAAAGTACCTAGGGCTGCAGCCCCATACAGACGTTTTTTTGTAATATTGAAAGAGTCGGGCTGGAAATAGTCCATAAAATATTTAACATCTAACAAAGCGTCGATTGCCTGGGTGCCGTGCTGATTCTCGGTTCTGACCTCGCAATATAAGCATTTGCCGCCGGGGATTTCTTTAGTTCTATAAAAAGAATTTCCTTTAGATGGCAGTCTATCCCCTACACTTTTGTTAAATACAGTGGATCCCGAAATAATGAAATATTTTTTATCAAACTCCAGGCCATTGATGACCGCAGGGTTGGTCATATCTTTTTTATGATCATTAAACCATTGCTTGTATATACCGATGGAATCTCCAACCATATCCGCGTGCTCGGACAAAAGCCAATCTATGTCATCAATCACAGGACCCATTCCATTGGCAAAGCCTTCCTGCGTATACATTAGGTAAGTGTACTCGTTTTCAGGTTTTACGTAATTATAAGCCAGGTCCTCTTTATTTTTTATTTCCTCTAAAAGATTTTCTAAAAAAGAAACCCTTTTCTTTACGTTTAGTAGGTTTTTATCAAAACCATGAACAATGTCACCTAAAGATACCATTGTTTCGTTTATGCGCGAGTTTATTCTGGCAATAATTTCTTGTGAGTTTATTTTTAAGTTCTCAATCGCGGCATCGACTTGCCTCTGTGATAGATGATCTTCGATTTTAAAATCTTCAAGAGCAAAAGTTATTTTTGGGGAGTTTAGGGTATGAAGATTACCGTAACTCTCACTTGCAATGTTGAACAAAATAGCAGATGTTTTATCCACTTTCTTGTCCTTTATGAATTTACCCATGGCCTCCAGTGATGCGGCCGCCTCAGTATCTGTTTTAATACACTCAAGCAAGCCGTCGGTGCGGTCGATGCTCTGCTGCAGCTGCACCGCGTCGTAGCTAGCGCCTGCCGCGATGTTAGACTGGTGTATTTGCAACTCTAATTCTGGATTAATAAAAGCATCGTCTTGAGTCATGTCCAATTACCTTTTACCAAACAAAACGTTAAGTGACGCAGTCAAGTCCTCTATTCCATTTTCTCTGGAGACCCAGGCTCTAATGAAATCGACGGTAGACATTATCCTGGGGTTTTTATCGGTGCTCATCAATATAGAAGGACGACCCGCACCAAAGTAATTATGCATTACTTTACTATATCCCTTAGCTTCCGTGTCCGGCCTAGCTGCACTTAGGACAGTTAACCATGTGTTATATTGAAAAGAACGAGGAGTTCCTTCTATTACGTAATTTAAGGTCTCGTCTATCCATCTATAGTGCGTGTCGCCGGATAAAGGATTGTCCACCTGAGCGTCTACCCAGTGCTTAAATACCCTGGTACCGAAGGCCTTCATCGCAATTACAAGTATTTTTTCCTTGTATTCAAAGCTCTTAAAGTCTTTATTGTTAACAAGGGCCTCTTCCCACATTAGTACAATTTCTTGACTCGCCGTGTAAGGGGTGGCTTTATTTACTCTGTTCAGATTTAGCAGATTCTTAACATTGACAATCATGTCAATTGGTTCTGTTTGAATCAAACTGGCCGAGCCCAGAAAACCACTGGGATAGATTTTCAAGAGTGTGTTACTGGAGTCCATAGTCTTTGTTGAGCTTTTCAAGTTCGTGGTTTAAACTGGTTACGCGGTCCTGGTAATAGTTTATCTCTTTGTCAAGAGAGGCGTCCTGTGTTTTGTCACGAAGTTTTCTAAGGTGCATCAGTCGAAGCTGCAATAGCTCCACTGTTTCCTTTTTCGCTTTATATTTTTTTTCTTGTTTCTCGGCAATCATCATGCCAAGTACGTAGAATGGGTTTTGTTTAACGCTAAAATTTCTGATGTTTAGCGGATCTATTTTCTTAGAACCTATAGTAGCAACAAAAGTGTTTTCTGTAAGTTCGCTAACTACCGCATCGGGAAGATCGTTTAGTGCCTTTTCCAAGGAATCTACGTTTACCTTTAAAACGTTTATAGCGGTACAGAAGTCTTGAAACTGGCTAACTAAAATGTCCTCTTCCGCCTTGGACACCATGTCGATACCCTCGCCACCCTTGGTGGCTTGAGCTTCGACCACGTATATGTAGTTTAACAGATCTAAACTATATTTGTTAGCAAACTCGGCAACGGTCACCAGGCGAAGTATAGTTGCTTTTTGGAAAGTGAGGCCCATGCTGGCCTCGTTGTTTCCGTATACCACTTTTCCTTTTTCAACCACCATGTCCAGTACATTTAAAGCATTACTCATTGCTGCGTAAATACTGGAGATCATACTTTGACGACCAGGAAGACCGACTTCCAGTTTGTAAGTCTTCTCCATTGCCTTTGCTTGCTTACTTATAAGCTCAGTGCTACCCCAGACTTGGTCTGCGCTTCTGTAAGCCTGTACAGAGTGCTCCATAATGCTTTTTCTTATGGCAACTACTCCGTCCAACAGCTCGTCTCGCTTAAAAGTTGGAAATAAAGATTTTACAAAATTGTAAAGATTCACGATAACGCCTCTTTCTGTTTTGTTATTAAATGGTAGGGGCTTTTCCTTCGATGAATGCCTTTAGAATGGCATTCACGTCTCCGCCGTCTTTCTTACTAGAAGCCTTTAGGTCCTTAACGGACACTTTGCTAAACGCGTTAATTCCTCGGTGATAAAATGTGATCTGCTCCCAGCTTTTATCTATGACCACCAGTATCATCAGGTTAGTAGTCTGAAAAATAGGATGTCTAGTTTTGAAATTGTCTAGACTACCGTCAAGCTTTTGCTCAATCAGTTCTGCCGTCTCACTGGAGATTATGGCAAGATTAGACGAAGTTGCTAAAGAAGGAGTGTTGTTTAACAGGCCTGACTTAATATTCTTATTCTGACGATTTATTATTTCGGAATATACACCAGTTGGGTCCTTTATTAGCGTATTACGGTGCTTGTCTATTAGATCCTTACAAAGGATCAGATCTCTTACGAACTGAATACGGCCAGATCTCCAGGAATGAAATCTTTCAACGAAGTCATAATCTAGACGGCTTTGAAGCCCCATAAGGCTGACCATCACACTGGTGGGTATCGTATTTACTAGAAGTTTAATTCCGACGGGAACGGTGGCTTCGTTGTTACCGTCTTTAATGGTTACGTTGTACATTTTACCTGTAACCAAGCTAGACTCACCGTAGACGCTTTTGCTCAATTCGTTGAATTGCCCAGATTTCGATCCGTCTTTATCGCCGCTCTCCATCCCTACGTAGCTAGGGAGTTTGTACTTGTAAGACTCCATGCCAAGGTTAGGTGCCACGTAATTACCGTATGACTCAAACCCGCCACTACGGCCCGGGTTTAGTCTACCAAGCGTCTTTGACACGCTAACCGAACCCAAATTGGTCATCAGTTGTAGTGCTTGTAAATAGTAGCCAGAGAAAATGTTTTGAAGAACGTTTAGAGTGTCTGGAAGGTACTCTAGGTTCACCACGTCGGAATCGACTATGCACAGAGGCTCAACCCGAGCAATCGAGGTGGCGCCCACCAAAGAATTCTCGGAACTCAACCCATCCACAATGGACTTAAACTGAGCGATTGCGCTGACCGTATCCTTTACGGCATGCGCGACTTGAACTGAAGTTGAAACCATTTTTAATTTTCCTTATAAAAGATTGAAAGAAGGCAGTATGGCTCAAAGAATAAACACAACTGTAGAGGACGTATTGCGCAACGGTCCGATAGGTGGTTTGGACAACGCAATGGGGTCTGTTTTTTACGGCATAAATCACAGACAAACCCCCACCCCCATTCCATATAACAAAGACAATTATGGCTTAGTGTTTTTTACTAGACCTCAACTGAATTTGTCTACGGAAAACATCAGGGCGGAAAGGTTTCTCGGCCCGTTGTTGACGAAACAAGATGCCAGTATTCAGAGGATAATTCGCATGTATCTAGATCCTAGATTGGGCGCAAGCGATCAGGCACTAGTATCTCCTTTCGTGGACAACAAAAATGCTTTTATGTCTTTACTGACAAACCACTGTATCTCCTGCACTGGCTGGCAAGACGTATTACTTGATACATATACTAGTCAGCCTGGCGCATACAGAGAAGTGTATGCTCAAACGGATGGCGTGTTTAAGAACTACACGACATACGATATCTCCGCGACGTTCAGAAGCATGCCAGGGGACCCTATTATGTTACTGATGCTTATTTGGCAGTTTTATCAAGCGGCGGTTTTTGAGGGTAAATTATTGCCCTACCCGGATTTTCTGGTTCAAAATGAAATAGACTACAATACTAGGATTTATAGACTAGTCCTAGATCACACTAAGCAGTACGTACAAAAGATCGCTTGCACCGGAGCGTCTTTTCCTATTAATGTGCCTATAGGAAATTCTTTTAACTTTGAAACAGACGCGCCACTTAACATGGCTAATAAAGAAATAACTATACAATTTAAGTCATTGGGCGCGAGGTACATGGATGAAATAGTTGTACACGACTTTAATAAAGTGGTGGGAATATTTAACCCTCAAATGAGAAGCCCGGACATGTCAAAGAACAAAGAAATGGCTAAAGTACATATTAGTGAGCTTCAATTCTTTAACAATTTGGGGTATCCTAGGATAGATCCAAATACAAAAGAACTTCAGTGGTATGTACCAATTGGCGATTACAATAGAGTAAAACTAGCTTACAATAGACACGCAGCGGCCCTTGCTCAGGCTACCGCACAACCGTAACCGAACAATAGAGAAATTTAAAAAATCATGGCAGACGTTAAAATAACAGACTACTTAGATAAACTGGAAACGTATAAGTTTAACCCGCCTGCTATACAGCGAGTGGGTTTGGACGTACTAAGAAACATTTACGACGGCAACATCGATATAGTAGATGCTACAAATCCTTTCGTTTACTGCATGGAAGCTACTGCAGTAAATACAGCTGCTTTCATGATTCAAAACGAAGCCACCACTAGAAGGCTCTATAGTGCGGCAGCCGTAACAATGGACGATCTCTATTTGCACATGAGCGATAAAGACCACATCGGCCAGCACGCAACTCCTAGCAAGGCTACTTTTAAACTACTGCTGAACAAAACTGAGCTTTTGAGCAGAATGATTCTGGATTCAAGTACCGGCATCAAAAAAATTAGAATACCTAGAAACACTGTATTTTACGCTTCAGATATTCCGTTTAGTCTACAGTACCCTGTTGATATTAGGCAACCTGCACACGGAGGTCTTCAGGCGTCTTACGTTGTCGATAAAGTATCTCCATTAAAAACTCTAACAACTAACACAATAGAGGTTTTAGAGCTTAGAAGCTCAGACGGCGCTTCCTACATTCAAATAGAGTTAGAAGTAGATCAGTTCTTTGTTGAGCAAAGAACTAACGACGTTAGTGCGGTGTCTGGACTTACAACAGAAATTCCACTAACCGACTCTTTTTATCATCTTCGTTGCTTTGTTCAAAATAACGACAACACATACACTGAAATAAAAGTAGTACACACGTCGCAGGTATATGATCCGTTTACCGTGACTGCGGTAGTTAAAGTTTTGGAGAATACTGTTCAGGTAACTATACCTAGTGTATACACCACCACTGGTAAAATTACAGGTAAACTCAGGATGGACGTCTACCAAACCAAAGGCTCCCTAACCACTTCATTAGGCACCTATAAAGCAGAAGATTTTAAAGCGGATTGGATAAATCTGGATGAGAACGACGACGACATATATAGCACGGCTATATCTAACTTTAGGTCAATGGTAATATATTCTACTACCGACGTCAATGGCGGGTCTTCTGCTGCCAGCTTTATTGAATTAAAAAATAAAGTAATAAGAAACACCATAGGGTCCCTTAATGTACCAATAACAAACGTTCAACTAGAAGACGAGCTTTTACAGGAAGGCTATGAAATCACAAAGAACGTAGACACAATAACTAACCGAATATATCTAGCCACTAGAGCCCTACCAAAGCCTACCGATGAGACCATACTTACTGCGGCTGCGTCTACGGTGTCCAGGGTTCAGATGACACTAAAAGAGGCAGACAACATATATGGGGCTCGAGACAATGGAAAGCGGGTAACTCTCACTTCTAAAACTCTTTACCAGAACAAAGAAGGTATTACTAGGCCATTAACCGAAATAGAATTTAATTCGTTAAATAGCTTACCGGTGTTGCAAAAAAGCTTAGACGTAACTGCTGGTAATTACTATTACAGTCCTTTTACTTACGTGTTAGACGCCACCCTTTCAACGTTTGAAGCCAGGGCTTACTTTATAGATAATCCATTTATAAACAATAAAAGTTTCGTTTCGGAAAACGCCTCTGCGGGTTATCAGGTATCAATAGACTCCAGCTACAGCATATCTAAAAACGAATCCGGGTACGTTGTAGACATAGTGACAAAATCTTCAGACGATTTTAAGAATCTGGATGATTCAAATGTGCACGTTAGATTGGCTTTCAAGCCTCATAACCAAACTCAAAAAGTTTATTTGATAGGAAGCCTAAAAGGAAAAACCAGTTCAAACGAAAGACTATACTCTTTTGAACTGAATACAAACTACGATATCGATCTTGATGATAAAATGGTGTTTACTAATACCAGTGGATCGGAATCAGCAGTAGACATTAAAGGATCTTTAAATCTAGATTGCGATATTTACTTTTGCACCACTGCGCAAGTTTCAAATACTTGGACTTATTCACCTCTAGACGACGAGATAAAAACCTTTGGCCTACCTGAGAGTGCATACGCAATATCCAACGAGAGATTGAATGTAACGTTCGGCTATAGACTAAAGGGATTATGGTCTCTATCTAGAAGCAACATAAACGCCGCCCCTTATCAAGTGTACCTAACCGATATTCCGGCTTATTACAAAGCAGACGTCTATGAAGTGGACCCGTTAACAGGTGCCGCGTTTACGGTGGACGATCAAGGAAATTTAGTTTACAATATTCTTCACAAACGAGGCGACCCTATACTGGATACAAACGGTGACCCGGTATACGAACATAGAAAAGGCGAAGTTATATACGACGAAGACGGTAACCCGTCCATAGTGCCAGGTTACGAAAGGGACCTGCTTAGACTGATAGACATTTTGACTGTCGAAGCACCTTACTATTTTGCCATACCTGAGGATTTTAACTCGACCACCAATTACAGAGCCATAATAGCAAAAACTCTAAATAAGTGGATTACAGAAGACATACCTTCATTCAATGAAAGACTTCTGGACAAAACAGAGATATACTTTTATCCGAAGGTGACGGCCGGAGACATAGATGTGTTGACTGATAGTAACGAAGTTACGACCATATCCGCCAGTCAATCTTTCATTGTAAAATTACTCGTTTCTCCTAACGTCTACAACGATAGTGCACTGTTATCCGCGTTAAGAGAAATAACAACAAAAACTATAGATTCTAGTCTACAGGGTAAAACTGTATCAGTATCTAACATGGAAAGCAGTTTACTTGCCGCTTACGGAAACGACGTTATTGCTGCTGAAGTTTATGGCCTCGGCGGACTCAATACACATACCACATTCACCGTTCTCGATAACTCAAATAGATGCAGCATAAGAAAGAGACTTGCTGCTCTTCCTGACAACAGTTTAACGGTAGAAGAGGACATTACAATAGAGTTTATTAAACACGGACTTTAAAGAAAAAATAAACAACATATACCCCCGGAATATTCCGGGGGTATATGAGGTCTTATTGATTATGGACGAAATGCCCAATCTTTAAGGCTTTTGTAGCCTTTCATTTCTGGAGTGTAGTTGTGAGGCGCTGCTTCGAAGTTCGTGGTAAAATCGGGCCAATGCACACAGGAAATCAGCAAACAAGAAACCCTGAACATTTCAGTTTCTTTGAATTGACCCAGAGAGACCATTTCGGCGGCCTTTTTCTTAATGTCGTTGGACATCTCAACCATGGCCACTGCTCTTTTCTCCGCAGTCACGTGATCCGTCGTATCGCCGGTGTAAAGAGAAAGGTCACTGGGGATTCGACCGTTTCCAATGTATCCTACGAATTTCCAGAATCGCTGACGTTTCATGTGGCTACCCATCGTAACTTGACCACCGAAATACAGATACTCGGCATTGGTCAGTTCTTTAGCGTTCTCAATTAGAGAAGCGTTTTGAGCGAACTTAAAGAGAGCAGGGCGGGCGGCTTCTTTGTAGCCGCTAATCATCTCCTGTGCAGCGTGCAGACACAACTGGCGACTGGCCTCATTCCAGGAGCATGTAGCACCTTCCTCTGTTACGGTGAACGTGCTTTCCCCATAGTACACTACCGCCGGTTTTTCGACGATCTTGTTTTTCTTGGGATTGCCGTTCTTTGGAGTGTAGTCTACCTTAGGGCCTTTAGGCTTGACTTCCACTGCTTTTTTAACTTCGGGTTTAGCGTTTTTCTTGTTAGCCATGATGAATGCCCTTTATGAGTTGCGTCCCCGCATAGGAGACTATTGGTCGTTCGCACTATTACGACGCGATCCATATTAGTCATATGTTACTATTATTATTTATAATAGGAAATATGCCGGCCTATGGATAGGCCGGCATATGTTCCGCGTTATTTAACTAGGCAAGGCAATACTACCAGAAAACGATTTATTAGATTAATAAGCAATTCCGCGTTGCCGTCAACATACTCTTTGGTCGGCGTGTCAAAGTAAATGTTGATAGATAAATATTTCTCAAAGAAATTACCTTCGCTTGGCAACACCACGGAGCCGTCAGATTTAGGAAAAGCCGAAAAATATCTGAGAAGATAAGAGCTGCGGGCAATCTTAGTGGCTTTATCTATATCTAGAGGTATATCCTCGTTTATGGCGGATAAATACTGATTGATAATTGCCTGCGCTTGCTCCACGTAGTGTACGTTGACGGACTCAACTTCTGAGCTTGGCAGGTTTACAAATCTAGAAACCGCCATACCTGCGGCTATAGATACCGCATCGATTCCCACTGCACATTGCTGAGTGTATTGCGCTATTGGTAAAAGATTAGTGTTCATTCTGTATTTCCTTTTTAAGTTTAAATGCGTTTAAGTTTCTCACTCATTACGAATAAATCGCTATTACCCATCTGTTCTAGATCTTTTTGAAGACTCATGTATTCAAAGTCGTACTTGTGTTTTTTGCTAAAAAAGAAAGCTACTCTATTTCTTAATTTTAAAGAATTATCATCGGAATATTTTTTAATAATTGGCTCTACTTCATCCAAGTAATTTAAAATGTACTTCTTCTCATCTTCTTGCGCGTCCGTCTGTTTTAGCCGCTGAATCATCTGATGTTTTATTCTACTTAGCCTGGTTAAATTGTTATCGTAAATGAACTCCGTGTCGCTCTTGCTGGCTGTAAACATGGAGCTGATGCCGACGGCAATTAAGGTCAATATGCCAAAAATCACTCCAGCGAAACCAGGAACCATCAGAAGCGCTGAAGTAACGGTTAAAATCGAATTAAGCGTGGCAAAGAAGTATATGCTGGAAGCAGGACTCATGCCCCTTCTTAGTATTTTATCTAGTCCACTTATAAGGTATCGACCGGCTCCGTGCCTGGCTGCAAATTGATCGGCTAGGTATTCGCAAGAAACAACGTCATATACACTGGCACCCAACTCACTTTTGCAATCCTCTATTCTCTGGTTCATTACCACTAAAGTAACAAACTCTTTGTCATTAGACCCCATAATCAGTTTAAACGAATCGTCGTCCAGACTGAGTTTATCTTTAGCTTTTCTAAATATAACTTTTTTATCTTCAAAGTTTACGGACCTGTCCATCACTCGCAGCATTAAACTAAGCGACTGATTGGTGGTTACGGACCTGTCCATATATTCAAACGACGTAAATACGTGGCCTATCTCGTGCAGTATTATTGCTGCCAATTCTTCATTAGTTAAAGTGGTGTCTTTCAAATAAGACCTGGGCAGAAACATTTTACATTTTATTTTAGTAAAAAATCCAGTTACCTTAGATTCCTTTAAACTAACACTACCGGCTATAAGATCAGAATCCAGAGTGTTTAATGTTCTTCGCATGTCGTAGTGAAGATCAAAATTCTTCATGTACTCTTGGTATTCTTTTAGTTCGTTAGCATCGTCAAAAATGTGCTGGTCTAATCTAGGTATATATACCGCCGGCCCAAAATTACCATCCCTAAAACTAAAGTCTATGCCTGTATGTTTTTGTATAACCTTTGACAATTCGTCTATTTCACCGTCGCTGTAAAAAGTTTTATTTTTTATGTTATCTTTTTTGCGTATATTGTCTAAGCATGCCGTTATTCCGTCAAAGAGGTCGCTGTTCTGAAATTTAATGCTCTCGAGTCCCGTATTGTTTACCATATCGCCTCTGTTAAGTTAAATATATATATATCCTGATAAATTTGATGAGTTCAGTCATAGACATTTCATACAAAGGATCCCCGATGTCCGACATCGAAGCAATTGAATGCCGATTTGCTACATACAGTCGCTCGACTGAAGAGGGTGATTATAGCGATTATCACCTTATCAAAGAAATAGTGCATTATAAAAATGGAGTCACCGCGCCTAATTTGAGGTCGGTTATAGATTATAAAAGAAATTTTTTCATTACTAAAAAGGGAATGCAAAACCATAAGGATAAGAAAGAGTGGGAGCACATTGAAAATTTAAATGAATTCAAATCCACTCAGTCGGATTTAACTAGGTCAGTGGCGGCGGCACTTGGCACACCCTGGTTTAAGGGTAATTTGAAGAAGCTCCAAGCCTCTCCATATGTCTACGGAACCGACATTAGTTCAACCGCTATGATAAAACAGTCATATGCAGATAAATGGACTAAGCGCACTAAGTACTCGGTAGCAGTTTTTGATACTGAGACTGATGTCGTTCACGGTACCGGTGAAATAGTAATGGCCACTGTTTCGTATAAGACCAGGCTAATTACGGTGATTCAGAGGAAATTCCTTACTGGTCAGAGTAACGCAGTTCAGAGAATACGAGATATTGCTAATGTAATTTTAGAAAAATACATTAAAGAAAGAAATATACAAATAGAGATAGCCGTCGTAGATAAAGAAATAGATATTGTTAAACTGACGATGGCCAAAGCGCACGAGTGGATGCCGGACTTTCTGGCTGTTTGGAATATCGAATTCGATATGGATAAGATCATATCGGCTTGCGAAAGAGCTAATGTAAACATAGCAGACATTCTAAACGATCCAAAGGTGCCTGCTCGATACAGGACTTTTAACTTTAAAAAGGGCCCAGCAAAAAAGACTACAGCGTCCGGCCTTACAATGTCCATACCCCCAGCCGCCAGGTGGCACTCTGTTACCTCTCCGGCTTCCTTTACGTGGATAGATGCAATGTGTACCTACAAGCACGTGAGGACCGGGGAACCAGAAGAGCCCAGCTATGCTCTAGACTCTATCCTTCAGTTAAAAGCGGGGATAACTAAATTAAAGTTCGAGCAAACAAAGGAATATACCGGCCTAATGTGGCACCAAGTAATGCAAGAAAAGTATCCTCTAGAATACGTAGTTTACAACATGTTCGACTGTATTTCCATGGAGGTGTTGGACGAAATAACTAACGATCTATCGCTTTCATTGCCAACATTCACAGGCTGCAGTGATTTTAGTGATTTTAAATCTCAACCTAAGAGAACATCTGATAAACTTCATTATTTTTGCTTGAACAACGATAGAGTAGTAGGTTCTGTTTCTAGCGAAATGACCACGGAGCTAGATAGCCTTACTCCTGAATTATCAGGGTGGATTAAATCGGTATAAAAACATATGAAAAACTTTCTTTTAAATAGAATGTTTTTTTGTTTTTATCCAGCAGTCCCTTTGCGCAGAAATTCGCATCGAAAAAGATATTTAATTGCTGGAAACTCTCGCCAAGTCAATTAGACCAAAACGAAAGACGAAAGTCTATGCGAAAAGGTTTGAAAATTAATTGAATAGAGACAATCAGCAGCCAAGACGCTAAATACCGCTGTGAAGCAGGATACGCGTAAGGTTCAACGACCATCCCATCCCAGGGAGTACACTTGAAGCCAAGTGGAAAAGGTATCCGCCATAAATGGGCGAAGATATGGTCTGTTCTACATGGAGACATGTAGCTTTCGCATTTAGAAATGCGGGATAGGTAGTAGCGAATCTGTCTGAACAATATAGTGTTATGTTACAATCATATCTGGTTGATGATAATGGGATTTGTTTAATAAAAGAAAACCCAAATTTAAGGACTAATATAAGAATCGGTGCCGTTGACCTTGACGTTGCTGGGTCTTACCCTAATGGAGGGATAGCATTAAACATCTCAAAGGAAACTACTAAAAAAGAGTTATCCTCAGTAGAAGGAGTAGATGAACATACAAAAAGAATGTGCACCATAAATCTTTCCGCTGGACACGTAAACGCAGTAGAGATTTGCACTAATCTGTTGGGAATGCCTAACCTGGATCAGATGTTAGAAGCGTTCAATAAAAATATTTAAGTCTGCGTCATATAGCCCCGGACAAAACCGGGGCTATATGACGTGTTTTTAATTTCTCTTATCTTTATTGTATTTAATAGCAAGTTTTTCCAATCGGTCCTCTACATAAGTTTTATGTTTTTCTTTTATTCCTAGTGCATTGTTTCTATCGGTGATACATTGATACTTTAATTTCTCTATGTTCGAATAGGCCTCTCTTCTTATGCAGTAACATTCCGTTGCCCTAAATGGCTTTGGTTCTTGTCTGTCATCAAACACAACCCCGTGAGCGCATGTCCTGCACAAGTATATCATCGCGTGACCTAGTACGTCTACTGCAAAATATTCCCCTCTCTCTATTCCGGTGACCGATACTGGGGACGGGGAAATGGGCAGATCTGACATAATCATAAAAACGTCGCCTTATTGTTTAATTGAGGGACACATATCATCGACAACATCTTACTTTTATTATCGGCATACACCCCCGAAGTAATTCGGGGGTGTATTTGTTTATTTTTAGTCGGTATTAGACCGAGTAAAAGCTAGCGATGCGGGCCTTGCCCTCGTCACTGACGCCGTTGGTTAGTTCGCGCTTTAGATCAACGTGCTTCAGTGCGGCTTTTCTGGTCTTGGAGTCGGCCGTCATGCTGAACAAGTTGACCATTTTAATAAAAGCGTCTCGCTTGTTTTTGTTAAGCGGAACGTCTTCCATAAAACGCAATACGTGTGTTCCACTAAAAGCGCCTTTTTTGTATTCGTTAAAAATCGCCAACATGGTGGCAAAACCAAGACGGAAGTCTTTGCCCGTGTGGTCGATAATGCACACCAGTGTATTATAAAAGGCGGCCTGATTAGCTGCGCCAAGTTCACGCGTCATCGTCTGGTCCGGCGCCATTTTCTGCGCGTAGTCCAGCAACTCATTCACGTAGTTAATGAGAGAAACGTTTTTGGTTTGTTTACAAAGATCCAGCAGTTTGGTAAGACCCTCGGAGTAAGGACTTACTTCTTTTTCTTTCTCTGCCACTGTGTTAATTGGAGCCGATTCTTGCACAGTTGGTTTTTCTTGAACCGGGATATCTTTCACCGCGATGAGCTCAATGACTTCCTTGGCTACTTGCTCTTCACCGGCGACCACTTCGTTTGTCGTCACTTGTTCAATCTTTTGGTCTTCTTGAACGACCCCGGATGTGGATTCTTGTATCTCGACGTTTGCATCTTGTTTCATTTCGCTTACCTTTGGTTGTGGTTTAAATTTTGTTTTCCTGGACATAAATAATTACCTTATTGATATAAAAGGATTTACTCAGATCATTCTTTAGTAACGGCACCCAAAAAAGAAAATCTTAGAAGTCCATTTAATAATAAAAATATCACTTTATTGCCGTTTTCCAATTCATTCTTGCTAGTTGTAAAGATTTTGAGTGCGCAGCAGACATAAATATTCCTAGAAACGTGCTGCCGTATTCCGAGACCGCAATACTTAAACCTTCGGGGTTATTTGCTAAGCGTTCACCCAGACATACTTTACAGTAATCTGTTTTATCCAGTTTACAATACATCGGCGATCTAACCAATATACGCTTACCCATGTATTCGCCGACATCCTCTTTTGTCCGCATTAACAGACTGCCTTCTTTTGTAATAACACTAAGGCCTACAAATTTTTCTAGATTTGACTGCTCTATGTCTGCAACCATACCTAGATTGGAGCCACAGTCATCCTCGGTTACGTTTAGGTTAGCCGAGGCTCTGAGTAGACCCTTAACTGCAACGCCGCCTAAAACCGTTTGCGCCCCTCGGTTATATGAGCCGGCTCTTAAGGTATTTAACATTACTGGAAATTTATCAAGGTCCCAGCCCTCTGCTAGAGAATTTTGAATAAGATCGACGTTTACTGTGTCTTCGTTTAGACCCATTTCGCCACCCACCATCAAGTACTTCTTTTTTGCTACCGTATTGGTAGACTTTGAGCTTATGAGAAAATTTGCCCCGGGGTCGTCTTTTATATATTCTTTATATTTTTTTACAAGCTCAGAATCTATAATGGCCACCACGGCGGCCTCGTTTAGTCGATCCTTATACTGCTCAAGCAGCTTAGCCTTTTCTTTCTTCACCCAGTCTGGGGGTATTACTATTTTCTCAGTGAGGCCCCAAGTAAATAGCTGCGAAAAGCTGCAGCAATATATAACAGCATTTCCTAAAGCTATATATTCGTCAACGTAAATGTATTTGGGGTCTCTTTCTGCCCCGTTTGGTGGATTACTTTTAAATATAGGGAGAATGAATTTCTCTATGCTTCCAAGTTCTATTTTCTTATTAATGTAAGGTATTTTCTTTCCAAACGGATATACCAGTAAAACATAGTTAGCTAGAAGATTCCCGTAAGTCGTTACCAGCTCTTCATTTAGATTTACTATGTCTTCGTTTGAGATCGTAAGTGTATCTTTAGCTTTGTACAGAGGTTGGCCCGGTAAACCATCCTCTATTTTAATGTATTCTTTTAAATTATCAGGATTTAAGTAATAATGTCCCGTAGGGTCAGTTTTTATTTTATAAGCAAAAGCCGAATCCGTGTCTTGTGAAATAGAGAAAGCGGATATTACCCATTCTAGTTTTTTATAAAGGCCATTTTTCATTGCCTTTATGAATAGATCTCTTTTATTCATTAACCGCTCCTGTGCTAGTTAGTTTAATTAGATATTTAGATATATAAGTTTGCAGCTTAGAATTGGTGGTCATGTTGCTGGTTATCTTATCCATATTAGACCTGATGACTTCAAGTATATTAGTAAATCCGTCTTCTGACAGGCACGCTATTCCTATTAGGTATTTACTAACTTCCTCAAAAATATCATCGCCGCCTATTTTACCAACATTATCTAATTTAGATAACAGGTCAACGAAGTCTTTGTTCTTAAGCAGATCATCAAGATAAAACGAATATTGTCTACCTATTGTGCTTATTTCAGACACGTGTTTATCTGTGTAAAACGGACGGTTTTCCATCAGTTTTTCTTTAAAAGATAAATATAGAGTTATTATTGATTTCATTACCTCGGAGTAAATCTGGTCTATTGCTTCTTCTAAAATTGTATCTTTCAGTCTTTGCGGTAATCCCGGATTTACTTCCTGAATAAAAGAAAAAATAGTTTCGACGTTGTATTCTGTAACCAGGCCCAGTAGCTCAGAAAGCTGTTCTTCTGGGTTAAGGTCTGTCTCTACTATTCTTACCAAGGTCGGACGGTCTGAGTAGTCAAAGATGTCAATAAGTCCCTTGGCCAATTTTACCTTGTCACTAAGAATTACTTCCTCTGCCAGAACAACGCCCTGTATAGAGAATATGTTGTTGATTAACAAAGTTAAGTCATTTATTAATTCTAGTATTAATTCTTCTTCTGTTAGGTTTGGTGAAGAGTTAATAGTTGCTGAAAAAATATCCATGTAGTCATCCTGACCCATGGTTTCAAATAGCCGTATTGCTGAATCAAAAGTATCTACCGTGTTATCTGCGCGTGTTAGAGATATCAGGTTCCTAAGCTCTTCATAAATCATTTTAGATATTCTTTCGTGTTAGTGTAAACTGTTAAAAATGATATTATATCTTAACATACTTTGAACGAAGCTCGCCGAGTACGTTGTCAGATTATTTACGTCCACTTATTTTTTAAACAAAAAATATTTTATCCATTTATTTAATAATCAAAGGAAAATCAAAAATGAGCTCTCACAAAATCAAAGGACCCAGCAAAGGTCACCAGCGCGTAATTGATGCAATACAAAATAAAAAATCGTTAAAAAATAACGGTTTTTGGGATGACTGCAATAAACACTACGAAGTAGCCACCCAGGCCATACACAACGTAGAAGGGCAGCTTGCTGCTCAGTTGGCAGTAATCGTGGACACGCCAGAACTTGCCGTACTAATTAACGATCCACAAAAACTGGCAGATAACGTAAGTCTTTTGAATAAAGACATCATGGAGCACGTGCAGCGACTTAACGCCGTCCATGAAAATCACAAAGACAAAACTGGGGGGATTTCCAGCCCAGAAGAAGGTCTTGAGGTTATTCAGATTAATGGTAGATATCAGGAAATCGTGGAAATATACGATGCCAATATCGTTCCTGTAATTTGCCACATATTGGAACAGATTGCTCCTGCGCAAGAAGCCATGGCCGCCCTCATTCAAAATAAACAAAACGATATTACCGACGTCAACGTTATATCAGACGCAGTGATTAAAGGAGAATAATCAAATGTCAATCGTAGAAGACTTTTTACCAGAAATTCCAGAACCAAAAAACGATTCTGAAAAGTTTGATTCCGAACAACCGAAAGTAGTAACTCCACTTCCTGCTAATTTCACGTTGGATGGAGAATATAGCAAACCTCTACAGGACGGCATAGATTTTGAAAAAGAAAATATCGTGCTTCCGTCGGATCTGTCCGATTCTGTTAGAGACCGGGTTACAAAAGTGGGCAATAAAGTATCTGACTTTAATTCCCACTGGCTGTCTGTTTTGCAGGGGTCTATGGAATCTGTGGCCTATGGCAGTGCTTTTGTACCAACAGTAAGTAGAGCAGATGCACATTTTCAACAGAAGATAGATTCCTCGGTAGGGCCTCTTTTCCTAGGGATGGCAAAAGCCAAGGTGGGCCCAAATCAAAAACTCACTGGTGAAAACCTTCGCCTGATGATCAGGCAGTCCCTTGATCTGGGCGGTACATTTAATGTTCCGTTGTGGCATTCTGGATTCTGGGTTAGATTTAAAGCCCCTTCAGAGTCTGCTATTTTGGAGCTGTACAGGGCCTTGACCGAGGAGAAGGTTAGCCTAGGAAGAGCAACCTATGGTTTAATCTTCTCCAACAATACCTCTTTTTCTTCTGCAGCAATGTTGAACTTCTGCGAAGATCACATATTGAGCACTAGTCTTATTTTGCCAGACGGGGACAGCATAAAAAAATATATGAATGTACTGGATATGCCAACCCTTTTTTGGGGGATGGTTTGCGCCATTTGGCCAAACGGGGTTCAATACCAAAGAGCATGTACCAGTGATCCCGAGAGGTGCAGCCATGTGGTAACGGAGCTTTTAGATCCATCTAAGTTGCTTTTTGTTGACAAGACACGTCTTACGGCAAGACAAATCGCACACATGGCAAAACGCGACAAGGCAAGCGTCTCGGTGGAATCGTTGAGCATCTATAAGGACGAATTCTTAAATGGTCATCCCAGGGCTATTAAGCTAAGCGAAGATTTGAGCTTTACTATAGCCATAGATACTGCGCAAGAACACATAGATTCCGGTTATAGGTGGATTTCTGAAATAGAAGAGACTTATCCTAAAGTTCTAATACAGGACGAGAAGGAACGAGACGAATATCTCATTAAGCAGGCTAAGGCTACCGTGATGAGGCAATATGCGCATTTCGTAAAATCAATAAACTACTTAGACACCGAATATTCGGAAAGAGAAGAAATTGAAAACGTGGTCGGAGACGTATCCGCAGATGATCAGCTTCGAACGACTTTTCAAACAAAAATAAAAGAATTCATCGATGATTCTACGGTATCGCTCATTGCAATACCTACTTATAAATGCCCCTCCTGCGGAAAAGAGCAAAGAGAGCTAAGAGAAAATCATCACATGCAAGGACTAATCCCAATCGAGGTAATGTCTAATTTTTTTATATTAGCCGTACAGAAGATTCGTCGGATAGAGCAACGATAGTTGCTCATGTAACAGATCACGATTTCTGTACTAGAGCAAATCAAAACGAATTACTGGTTCAGATACTCAGAACTGCAAAAAAAGATACATACATAGGGGTTAAACAGCTCCTAGTTCAGTCCTATGAGCAGTCTTCTGGTGTATTTGACTACCTAAAGCAAGCCAGCCTGGATGCAAACCCATCTAGCTTAGACGATGTGCGCCCCTTATCCTCCGTTGCCTATCAGAATGGAGAGGACACTTTTATATATAGTAAAACTTTTGACACTATAAAAGCTTTTGCCGATTCTAATGTTAAGGAGTTTTACGGTATAAACTTACAAGAGTTTTTACAATATCCTCGTGTAATATGCGACTACATTTTAAAAGATAGTCAAAAGAGATTAACCGCAAAGGTTAATTCGGATATAAAAGCAATAGAAGAAATTCAAAAAGCTCAAAGATAAGCATAATGCCCTCTGGATGATTCCAGAGGGCATTATGACGTCACTTAGTAAAAGCTCCCGCTTTAAAAAGAGACTCCCTATCTTGCTCTGCCATTTTTAACAATTCCAGTTTCCAGGCGTTGATGATTTTCTCAGTTTCTTTCTCAGAGACCCCTCTTAAGAAGAATGAAAATAGAACAATTAAGAAAACGCCCACTAGCAATAATTTAGTGCTTTTATTCAAGTATTACTCCTTTTTTATCTTTAATAAATATATTTATTTATTACTTTTTAATAGTACCTTTTTAGCAAATGTTCAAGTGTGTCGTCCAACGAACTAAACGATTCACAGGTAGATTCTTGCCCTTTGGTTAGCACCCAGTTGCCTCCATTTTGCCGATTTACCTTAGCATAACCCAAATCAGATACCGCAACATTGTTCACCACTAACATTTTCTGCAAAATGTCTTTAAGTAAATGTATCCTGTCAGAGTCCCTGTTTGTGGCTGTAATGGCGTTTTCTGATTCTTTCACATTTAAATCGTTTAAAACTTTCTCAGTCTCGTTTGCTTTATTGCGATCATCTTTGCGGATATTAGCTAGCTTTGACAATTCAGAATAAAAATCAATAGGAATCAAAGGATCCCCTGCTATTTTTCTTAAAGTTCCATCTAGGTCAAAAGAATCAAGTGTATCTATGGGTACCCACTGAGTATAAGCATAACCGCCCACATCAAACTCAGCAAGAATACACCAACCGAGAAGAATATTTTTCGTAATAGAAATTCCGCTACTCACGAATATCGTACTCATTTATAATTCCTTTAATTGCTGTTAACACGAGTAAACCTACTCAAGTATGTTATATGCGTTTTAAATAGTTTTAAATTGGTTAAGTGTCTTCGTATATAGTTAATATAGATTTACTATCAAAAATGATTTTAAGAAATGAAGACAAAGGGTGATCTTTTTCTAGAATAACAGCATTTGCTTTATTTCTACTAGCAATAGACGATACGTCGATGGCGAGTGTTAGCAGATCTCCTTTACTTAAATAATCTCCAGCTGATAGTAATTCTAGTAAAATACATCTATCCTCTTCTTTTAATTCAGTGGCACCCATTTCAGTTTGTTTTTGAGATAACAAATTTTTGCTAAAGTTTAACATTTTAGTCATTCTATAAATTTAATTTAAAAAAAATATCTATAATAATAGGACTGGCTTTTTAAGCCAGTCCTATTATGTTTTCATTTAGAAGCCGCGTTGATGGCGTCTTGTTTGGCCAGCTCTGTGGCCACTGCTGCATCGTGGTCGCTAGGGCCATCTTCGCTAACGATAATGGTGCCAAGAATAGCCGCTGCTGCGAAAAGAGTAACGATGACTTTGAACATGACTTTTCCTAAAAAATGAATCGATGTTAAGCTGCACGGGGTGCTTTCAAACGAAGCTTCGTGCTTTTTACCACTGTCCTGACAGCCTGCAACTTGGCTTCCGTGTTGTCCATGACACCCGTGACGGAAAAATGCAAATTCAGGCGGCCGAGTTCAATGTGCGTGCGATAGTGTTATGTTTAAGAGCGACGATCCAGTATGAGCTCCATAATAACGCACACTGGATCGCCCCTTACAGGGCGATCGTAAGAGGGATGATTAGTCCTTCTTTTTCAAGAGGCCAATCAGAGCGATGCCGCCGGCCACGCCGACAGCGATCACGCCGACTTGGACTACCACGGTGGCAGCCACACGTGCCACCGTGTCAATCGCCTTGGACGAAGATTTGTTGGAATTGGACATGAGAATACTCCTATATTTTTGAATGAAATAGAAACACTATTGCTTCTATTCACCTTAGATATATGTGACTGAAATTATTTGGAATCGGGTTTTTTAAAATAAAATAAAAAATAGATAATATATCCCTGTGTATAATACACAGGGATATATGTCGAATAATTAGAAGTCTTAGCATCTAATACGATGTTATTACTGGTCGTAGTCAAACAGTAAAAGACAATCAAATATTAAGTACTCCGATTATTACGCCATGGTAATCGTGGTTTATTCGTCCTTTTTCGTTTCCAAAAGAACACTTCTAAAGTTTTTATTAATGGACTCGGTAATAAAACCGTTGAACATAACGTGAACGCTCACCATGGCAGATTGCCAGCTATCGCCCAAGTTTTTCTGATCAAGTAGAAGCTGACCATTTCTTCCCGACCGAATCACACCATCCCAACGCCCTTGGCCATTTAGTACTGCGCGTAGCTTATACGAACTTGTATTGGGTCCCGTCTCAGGGTTATATTCCTGCTTTTCCTGTTCGCTAGAAAACACCAGTATTTGCTTAACTGCCGGTTCGTTATCGGCGTCATGGATTTCAGAAAATGCAAACATTTTTAATAAACCTTTCTTTGGTAATAATTTTTCAATCCTGGACAAATTCAATCGTGAGATGATTTCCACTTAGATGGTATTTATCGTGACTTGACTTTAAATTATTCCAATCCTGATCCAAGAACTTATATAGTGCGTCGGTTCCATTTGCCACTAGCATTTTACAAATTTCTTTTTCAAAATTAATAAACATCTCAACGTGTGGTTTATCGTAGTGGATCTTGAATGCAGGTGTTCCCTTTTTACAGAGGGTAGACTCAAACATCAGTGCTGATCCAAACTCAACTCCCGCAGGAGTACGAATATAGCCAATGCACTTTACCTCTTCCAAGTTACGAACATCCAACACCACCGAATTGGAAGTAAACTCCAATAGAGGTTTGAAATTGTAGTCTTTTGAGAAACTTTCTTTGAACAGATATACACTATCGGTCTGATACGATATCGTCAAAATCAGAAGTTCTTTGTCGTCGGGACAGGTAATGGAACCAAGGATGACGGTGTCATCGAACTCAGGAATTTCGTGTTTAGTCATAATTAATTTGTCAATTTAATTTTGTTCAATATCATTAATCAAGGGGGCATAAACTACCCCTCTGTTTTGAAATTCTTTCATATAGCTAATGGTCATCTTGTTTGCTGCTTTGTAACTCTCCTGTAGCATTTTAATCTCCAGGTCTTTTTCCGCCAAGACCCTGTAGTAATGAATCTCGCTAGTCGGTATTTCGGATAATCGGACAGCCGAAGATTCGAGCTCATCAGCCACTTCGTTTTTACCCGCCATTCGCAGCACGTTGATGGCCAGACAAAGAGCACCGGAGTTAATCAGTGTGTCGGGTTTTGGTTTATTTTTAAAATCGTTCATTTTTGTTTAGCGATTTTCTTTTGCTATTTTTTAGTTACAATTTTCAAATCTTTTATTACTTGAACTTGAAATACCCGTTACGGTGCCCAGTAATATATTTTTCAGAATTTAAATCGGACAACAAAACACCTTTGAAAAAAATAATCATTTTTAATGAACTTGTTTACTCTATTTTTGATGATTTTACTTTAAGTTTTCAAATACAAAAATAGAAATTAATAATTTACTTTATTGACGCACTTGTGTTTACAAAAGCGCCAATAAAGCATTCGCCTGTTCGAAAAGACCCCTCAAGTTAATTGTTTACCAAGATAAGAGAAGGCAACTTCTCTTTAGCCAAGAGCAGAGCAAAAGACCAGACATGTGCAACGTCCTCGTCTTCGAATACTACGGAGTTTGTCAAACAACAACGAATTTCGATGTTCCAAGTGCCAATGCCGTTTTTTAGCAAAAAGATCTTGTGGGTGGCCTTTTTACAGTCTTTGTTTTTAACAAATTCTTCCATGTCGTGAGAATTGTTAAAAACAAGAAATTGCTTAATAGACGGACTGTCGTCGGCCAATGGGGCGGTAAAGATACTCATTTTAGTTGTTAACTCTCTTTTTAGTCTCGACTTTCTACAGAAGCCGAGATTTTACGTTTCTCAATATCTTCGATCTTGATTACGAAGTCACACAGTTCATCGATTGTCTCGATGCAGTAATCGTATTCCTGGAATACTTTTTCGTAGTCCTTCCTGTCTTTAATAACGCCTGAAGGCAATGTAGGTCTTGGAACTACGTAATTGGGGATTGCCGTACTACACGTAACAAAACTTTTTGGCAGTACCCCATACCCAAACAGATGGTCGCTTACGTAGAAGTAAACAGATAAGCAGTGATTGCTATTTCTATAACTTATAACACTAAACCTGGTTTTTCCAGATGAGAACATCTGGTCCATTTGTTGCTTGCTGTATACTACGTACCCTTTGTCACTGTGACTTATACAATCTGGCGCTTGCGTGAGCCGACGCTTCAATTCGCTGTGGCGTTTTTCGTACTCTTGAAATTCTTTGGTTGACATATTAAATCCTTACATTAATTAGTTTGCTTTACCGTCAGGAACCCACAGAACCAGCCCCAAGACGTTTCGTTGAGTATTCGCAGCAACAAAAGCGAACAAAAACGTTTGTTATCCTGGCAAAATATTCTTGTCCATCATAATTAAAGTCCTTTAAGCAGAATGAACCAGTTGTCTATTTTAGTATATGTGACTGAAAATAAATAAGATCAGTTAAAGCATATAGCCCTAATGGATTAATCCATTAGGGCTATATGACTTACTGCTTAAACTCTAAAATAATCCCATCCATTAAAGACTTGATGTTTTTAGCACCAACCGGGTTTTGGCTATGAACGCTGTAAGAAAAGTCTTCAGGCAAAAAGTAACTATTACCAAAATCACCCAATAAAGCATCTATCATCCAGCGTATGAAATTAATAGACGTGTCTTGGCCACCTAGATCGTGATCAAACATGATCTCGTCAGGCAAACAGCCCCTTAAAACACATTCGTTTATTGCATGTTGGCTTGACCTGCACACTACTATGCTTTTATCTTGTGTTTTAACAGGATGCCTTTCATCTTCTAAGAACAGCTTCCATTTGTTAATGTTTTTCATAATTACTAAATTATAAATATCTACAGCACAAATCCAGAATATACGTCTATAAAAGATTTAGCTCTTTGTCCTAACATTTCTTTTTTTCTACTGTGGTACTCTACGTGCTTTGGTATGTCGTCGCATACGAAATAATGAAACTGCGTTGCAGTATTTCCGCTGTCCAGGTTACGTAGACGGCCTAACGATTGTACGTTGCTCTGTATGCTGTCTACGGCAGTAGTCAAAATCACGTTAGTTAGATTTGGTATGTCCACGGCAGTTCCTGCCGACCCCAAAGTGGATACGATTACGTCTGCCTGCATCAGATTTTCATAAGGGTCATCGGCCACATATCTTCTTACGTCGTACTGCGGATACTTTGATTCAAGAAACTTAGTTATTCGGGTACACATGTCAACCGAGTAAGCAAACACTATGCATTTCTTATCCTGTTTCTTACTCTGGGTATACCCGATGCTAAGAGTATAATCTATTAGGTTTAAATAACCGTGCATAGTGGGCGTGTGCTTCATCACAGATTGCTCTACCGCCCCATGTGAGTAGTTTTTACTACCGTATTCATGAGTGCGAATTTTATCCGGTTTATTAAACCTATAATGGACGGCAAAGCTATTGATGTACTTGTTCAAAGGTGGGGAAGAGTATCTATCCTTTATTGGATATGCTACATCGTGCATGCTCCTCAAAAAGGGGTCATTCGTAATCAACGTAGCCGACAAACTCATCGCGTATTCTACGTTTGTATACAAATCTAATTTAAAGTTAAAGTGAAAGTCTTGATGGACCTCATCTATCAACCTGATGCCTGCCCCGATATGCTCAAAGAACTCCTGAGGATGAATACAGTATCCTAGCTCAAGTGCGTACTCTTTGTTTCTCTCATAGGCAGTAAGCCATATTTGCATAGTCCTATTACTTACAATTACCGCTTTATAGTTTAGCTTGTTTTCCTTCATTAGATTCAATAGCGCCATGAGGTGCTTACCGCCTTGGACTACCATGATCTCGTCAATCGTGAGATTGTAGGTTTTTACTAGATCATCAGTCCACTTTTCAATATATGCCGGCTTTACTATTATGCAAGGTATTTTCTTTAGTTTAGATATACCCAACATGGAGACTAAAGATTTCCCGCCGCCCGTTTGAAGCCCCACCAGCTTACACTTAGGCTCCTTCTTAATGAGGTACTCAACAATGGGAACCTGATAATCCCTAGGGACGTATTTACTATCCACAATCAGATCTACAGAAGGAGTGGGTTTTACTGAAACTTCTACTCGTTTATGTAAATTTGGATTATCGTAGCCGGTCTGAGAGAGTAATTTATAAAACTCAGGAAGCTGATTAATGTGAAACCTAAACTCGGTTCTATCTGCGTTAGCAACTCCAAATACTTTCAGTGCCTTCTTCCGCATTTGACCCGCAATTGGTACTAATCCAAATTGCACATATCTGTTAGCAAACTTTATGGCAAGCATCCTGCCTACCGGCGATAATCTCGATAAACTGAAATGGTGACTGTATACAGTCATCAAAAAATGTATATTAGTCACAGTTTTGTACCTTGCGTTTTTCATAAATCGTCAAAAAAGCGACGACTAGGTTTTCTTAAACAAACATCCACTTACTTTATTTGCAATTTTTATATATTTACTATCTGCGGCAAACAAATTATAAATATGTAAAAACTAAACCGTTTATAACTACCTACCGACTTGACGTATGTATCAAGTCGGTAGGTAGTTATACGGTAATATTCCTTTAGTTTTATATATAAGATAGAATAACATTAACCATACATTAACGTACATATATTGCCAATGATAAGACACGTTCCCGTTTTCCCAATATATGACTATTTCGTTGTCGTCTCGTCGGCGCGCTTCGGTTATATCTATAAGGTTTCGTATAAACCCCTCTCTGCCTGTGTTTTTTGATTTTACCCTATCCCCAACACGCAGATCGCAAAAACTTACCTCTGCTAAAATTTGCATTTTTATCCTTTTAAATAAAGAGACTGTCGGGTTTTATTCCCGACAGTCTTATAGTTGGATTATAGCAAACCCAGTTGTTGCATCTCACTGGGGCATACTAAGCTATCGAACAGATGATCTGGCCTGTTGGTCATCAAATAGCTATTGGGGGACAAAACAGTATTAGTTTGTCTCTCATAGGCCATTGTTGCCGAAAGCGACCTGTTCTCCATAATAAGCTTCATCACGCCCATACCGGATCCCGTCCATGGCTTCGGTAGAGAATACATCCCGTCAGTGGCCGACACCACCATAGAGCTATAGATGATAATGCTAAGTATGGAAAGATTCACCGTAATTCGTTTATTAACTAGGTCATGAAACTCCGTCAACATTACAGCCGGGTCTACTACCGTATCTCTGGCTTTCATGTCTTTCACTGTGGCCTCTAGAACTTTTGCAATTTCGGTAGCGAAGTCCATCATGTTGAAATGGCGAAGCGGTAGCGTCAAGATAGGAAGTGACCAATCCCAACCCGTCATGTCAATTATGTACTTGTTGTCGTCGGTAATCTCCCATCCGTGCTTTTTACAATGACGCAAAAGCTGATGCGTCATGTTAGCGAGTCTCTTGTTGACAGCTACCTCAATAGGAATCTCGTCTATTACTCCTTTAGAATTGTCGATAATTAATTGTATTTCATTAATTTCAGATATTCTCGATACCGTAAGCTTGTTAACGTCGTCCACCATGGAAACGTCAGCAAGACCCTTAGCGTCTTTTGAATCTATTTTTATATATACCTTTTTGTTTTTCAGATCACCACTTAGATAGTAGTCATTACCATTAATTGGCGCTGCTAGGTACTTTTTGTCGTGTGGCTGTAGACGAATACCTTCCACTACACTAGAGCCATCATAGTGCTTTGTAGACAGTACCAATTGGGTAACGATTTGTGTCATGGATACGCACGCCATATGCCCCAGGTTAGTGAATTCTGGCACTGTAAGTGCAGCGTCACCAAAACACACTTCGCAGATTCCGTATGGGTCGGGATGCTGGCAGCCAGCTACAGGGTCTCGCATTTTGATAGTCTTGCCTATCAAGTGTGTGTCCGTTTTCTTTATACACTTAAGCGTATTTGTAGCCTCGTCCAAATAGTATTTTCCGAAAATGGTTTTAAGGTCACTTTCTCTGGTTACCACGCCCTCAACTACTTCTTCCCCTCTGACTTGCCATAGCAAGTAGTGCTGGCTTCCGCAATCCACGTGATGTAGGTTTTTTACGTTTTGGCAAACGAACTGCTGGCGTCGAGAAAAATACTCCGCCTTTTTCATTGGATCGACGGAGAACATCAGAGCCTTGGCTGCGGACCTGGACTCTTTCATGGAGTCCTCTAGTGTGCGAATGCCTCTGAAGTAGCCTGTGACGATTGGCTTCTTGTAAATGTAAGAGTCCACGTCAGTCAGGAAGCCTCTCGGGCCTACACATTGCAAAGTCTGATCCACTTTAACCAGCTTACTTCTTACTGCTTTGGCCAACTGGTTGTTTTCTAATCTACTGTCGTTGTTGATTGTTTTCTTGATTAGAGTATAGAAAGCATCAATGCCTTCTTGTGTTTGTTGTAGATTTTTCTCTGCGTTAGCTATATCTGGATGCTCGTCTATTTCAAGAAAGTCCAAGATGTCAAGAGTTGTTACGTACGCCTCTAACTTGTAGCTAAATTCGTTGTACATGAGATTAATGATCTCATATGCTCTTTTGGTTAGTCTGTCCAGCAGATGAGTCTTGTTAGGAACAAGCTCAGCATAGCTGTCATAGATGTCAAACAATATTGCGGAAATAAGGTCGTTGTGCGTATCGGCAGTCATTCTGCCGTCTTTTATTACACCTCTGATGTGATGATCTGTTTTTATTGTTGTGTTGGGGTATTCCCTGAACAGCTCCCAGCAGTAACTGGAATAAATGCATTCTTTTTCATTGGTATTAATGAAAGAGTCGTCATCGAACACCAAGGTGAAGTCACCCCTGAGGTTTTCCCATAGAGTATCCGTTGTTAAACCAAGTAGTTTTCTTACGTGTACTTTCACAGCTAATCCTTTGTTAATCCGTCTCACCGTCGTCCACGTAGCTACTGGGCTTAGTGGCGTCGTACGGCGTGTACTTGAATCTAAACCCCGCGCATTCAGTTATGTGTCTGATCAAGGTAAGTGGTTTTACACCGCCATACGGCATTGCTGCTCTGTCTACAAATTTGTCGACGTTGGTTGGATACGGTACGCTGAGTATTGCATTGCATATGTGTTTATGTGTTTTTGGATTATTGTTTCTGTCCATCAACTCTACAGTGAAGTTGCCTTTGGTATATGACTTAAAAATGCGAACTTCCGCCTCGCCTGCGCTCTTGACGCCCTGTAGTCTTGCGGGATTAGAATGCTTATCTTGCTTGGTAAGTGGAGCGATAACCCCAAAATGCTGAAGCTTAGCGGAAGAAACACTGCTCCAGTCATCCCCTGTTTTCTCTAGAAGCAAAATATACATTCCGCCAACTCTAACGTTGTCGATTGTGGTTACTCTATTACCACTGTTTCCGACGTAGCTAACTTTTCCGATGTGTGGTCGATATTTACTAGCTTCTATGTCCTTTAAAATCTGCACAGATTCTTTAGGATTATCAGGAGGTAGATATATGTATACGCCTTTGCTAACAATCGTCGCCATGAACTCAGATAGAGACTCTTGCCTTTCACTGGCCCATTTGACCATCGGCTCGTACATTATCCCGTAATAGCCCAGTAAGTAATTATAGGCATCCTCTATCCGATGCGATTCTAGCGAACTTATGATGTCATTTGCCGCTACCTCATTGGTATAAGGGTCCACGCCTAGCATTTTACATACCGTGTTGTGAACCTGTCTACTGGCCGAGTTGTAGTATTGTTCGTAAAGTCTGCTAACGTTCATTCGGTTAACGGTAGCGCCCCCGTCCATCACAATGTCAGCAACGTTTCCTTCCTCGTCTACTGGCATGTTGCACTTTGGCTCTATTTGACATATGACACCCTTGCCGCCATGACAGTCTGTTAGTTTTCCGCCAATTCCCGGTCTGTGTGTGTACTCGATTACGATCTCTACCCTGTAAATATCCAACGGAACTTTTCTGTAAAGCTTCGTGACGCGCTGATGCCCGGGTCCTTCGTTAACCACGGCCAAAGACTGCACCACCAGGTTACTAAACTCCGGAGTAATATGCAATGACTGCCCTCTTAGCTTGACCATGCTATTGTAGAAATCTACAATTTTCTGGTGATACGCTCTACGAACAGCGTCGTATTTCTGGACCTGCTTGTCCATGTTCTTGTCTGAAAAATTAGAGTTATTGAAGTCGTGCTGTACTTTGACATCCACAACCTTTCCTCCGGGACCGTTGGCGTAAACCGTGTTATCAAAAGTAAAATCCACCTGCATTATGTCGTAGATATTTTGCTCCACCCCAGCTAAGATACCCGGCTCGCAGCTACGAAGGGCCATCAGCAAGCCATCGGGCCTTACCGGATCCCCGATGTCAGGGAATGCCTTGTGGTTGTTAACGTCGCCGTATAGGTTTAGCGCAAATTCCTCAGTACCCCATTCAATAACGCGAGTCTCGTATGTATTGTATTTCAATTTTTCCGCAAACTCCTCGCTTATCATTACCCCGTCTTCAGCCACCGCGGGATGACTCATCATTGCTACGTTAGCCTGTATACCGTACTTGTACCCGCCGTCATCGGTGACAGATGGCGAATCCAAGAAAACGGTACCTTTTGGAATATGCTGACCTTCCCTGAGATGACGAAGGCCGTCTTTAGCTACGTATCTGAAACCGAAATACTGGTGATTTGATTTATAGGTAGTTAAACTAAAGTGCCCGATTACCTTGGTGTCAACGTCTTCGTAGATAACCACAGTTTCCGGGTTCTCCTTTATGCTGTCCTTACCTAGGTCGGGTCTGTATCGTTCAATTATTTTTACAATTTTTCCGTTGCATGGCATTTGTACGTTAAATGTGTATTTTCCGTACTCCGCTTCCATTCCAGTTTGAAAGGTTCTTTCTGTGGCACCTTGGATTTGCAACATCTGACCCAAATGCGAAGTGAACATCGCAACCCGCGCACTGGACACGTGTTGGTGCCAGGGGTTTAAACCGCACACGCTTAGCAGTTCCCGATGTAGTTCGTTTGGTCTTTCTTTATTCATTACTTTTCCTTTAGAGAAATGATGTGGTTCTTAACGGTAAATAGTCCCATTAGTCAGTCTCACTATTTAGTAATATGTGTCTGACATTTATTTAAAAAGAAACGAGTAATCAATGAACGTTAACAGACTATCTATACAAGAGGGAAGTCCGGTTTATTATTCTAAAAATTTCATGGATGTCATGGAATCGCATTTAGATTACTTGAGAAACAGCAGTAAGTCTAGCAGCTTTATAGTGGATAAAAATATTGCAGAGGTCTACCAGGGTGATTTCTTTGGATACTTGAATTACAGAGGCGTTCAACAAAAGTACCACTGGATTTATCTCAGAGTAAATGGTTACCTGTCTCCATTTGATTTTAAACCGAATGTAGATTCTTTAATAGTGCCTAGCACAGAAGAGATAGAACAAATAAGGTCAAGCTTTATTAACAGCGGGCTTGTTAATTTCTAAAACAAAAATGCCTTAAATAGGCTATGGATGCCTGAACATCCATAGCCTATTATGACGTCTATTAAGTTTTACTTAATGTGCTGGTTATTATCGCCTGCTTGTTGCTTCGTGTTTCCAAGTACAGTGTATTTTGAGTTTGTGGGTTTTTGTCGTTTACCGTTTACCATGCTAGGTAGCTGATATGCCCTAAGTCGGTCTTCACTGACTCCGGGTGGGCTTTTAAGGTAGCCGTCAAAGTAGCATTTGGTTTGGTTAATAATTGACATTTTATATTTTCAAAAAGTTTTTAAATGAAAGAATTTTGACTTTGTAGCTGATTACCCCACCCGTAGTTATTGGCGACTTGATTAATGGGCAAGCTGGGAGGTTGTGCGCTTGCCAATACGCTTAGTGAAGAGATGCTTTGCCGCGCGGCCACGGGTCCGCTAACTGGCTGCGGAAGGTATTGTTGCCATACGTTCTGCTGCATTGGCATATGACCCCATGCGGGGTTTATTTGCTGCTGCATCGGCGTCGTTTGTCGATTTCGTTGATCCAGATCAGAAAAGCTAACCTTACTAGGATCACGTCCCTGGCTCTGCTGTACAGGCGTCGCTACGTTTTGCCGCATAGCAGCCGTATTGGCTGCGTACGTTTGCTGTGGCTGAGAATGTACGCTCTCCTGAACGGGTGGTGCAACAGATAGTTGCGGTGGGGATGGGTTGGTAGACATTATGCTACCTTCGTTTCCAGCCTGCATTGGCACTAGTCTGATTTCCGTTTCCAGCAGATGGATGTTTTCCATGGTGTCCACCCAGTCCGCGTTGTAAACATAGTTATCGTACAGAGCAAGAAAGTCCTTGTATGAAGTAGCAATGGAATTAATGTTTGCAGCGACTCCAATGAGGCCTTTTAGCAAGGACTCCAAGAACGGGCTAACGTCACCGGAGCTGCCTTGATTATAAGCGTCGTCTTCTCCGATTCCAGGAATAATGAATTCCAAGAGCTTTTGGATAGCCTCTCTGTCTTTAATTCTTAGCGTCACTCCGTATACGCTTTTCTCTTTTTTGATAAGCTCTTTGTAAAACGGAAATGTTACAATGGCGCCTCTTTTGTAAACTTTGCCTTTGATACTGGCCGTCTTTTTGAGGTAGATGTTTACAAATGACTTCTCTTTGTCGCCAAGGCCCATTGCTTTTAGCAATTGAGTAAAGCGGGTTAGAGTGCCTTCGTCGGCCTCGTGCGCTACAGAAAGTACCTCACTTTGCTCCGGAGTTAGTTTCTGATGTTCTCCCGCGCTAGTGATTAGCGTGAGCATTTCCTCCATTAGGCAACCGAGTACATAGTTCAGGCGAGTGTTAATGGCGGACCTGTACCTTTGCATGACTTCGGATTCTCCTCGCAAAAAGTTTTCGCTAAGAGGATGGAAGATGACCAAGTCTGCAGTCTTGCCCATGTTTTCTTTGGTGGGGAGAGCTAGTCTTTTTCCTTTTACTGTAAAAGGGACAGTGGAGTCGTCGATGGTAGCGGAGACTAGCCCGTCTTTGTCGGTCACTAACCCGCCGAGCTTTAGTATCTGCTTGTAAAAGTCGTTTAGTTTGCTCATTTTTCTATTTCCTTTAAATGAAGTTTTCGGTTGTCGTTTCTGCAAAGCCCATCACAGAACCGGTTGCATCGCCTAGATAGTCGACTACCGTAGATATATCTTTTGCCAGTAGATTTAGCCTGTTCTTATCCGCGGTTACCAATGGGGACATCAGACCGTCGCAGAAACACGGAGAAACGAACAGGGTATAGGGCGATCCGTTTACAGAAAGATTTACAGTGCTCTCACTCATTAGGTTGCATGACATCTCCAGGCTAAACGGTATCATGTTGTTGTGAGATAGATCCGACAACACGGTTTTCTCTATGGAAAAACTAAAAGAAGCAAGATAAGGAGAGATATCAATACCCTGAAGCAATGAACCGAAATCTACCAGGATGACCGTAATGGCACCGCCCATTTCCATGTTCGTTGCACGAAACTTGACCGATTGCAAACAGTTGTCCAGCATGTAACCGGGCACGGCTTGACTCAATGCCGTGGCAAACTGTGTGTCGTAATCGCTGTTTTGCCAGTGCTGACTTTGACCGGCAGCGGGCAGAGTTGCCCTCAGGGCCGGGGTCATTGGCGTTACTACAATTCTGCTCTTTACCGTGGGGTCAATATTAAGCAGATCCCTCAATCGAAAGCTGCCACCATTAGAGTCGGTTCTTCCTTTTAGTGTTCTCAAGAAAGGGTCTTCGTTTGTTCTTGCCGAAGCTACGGAAGCAGCTGCGCTGTCGGTGATCTCTAGCTCGCTAGAGCCTCCTATGGCCGCACGCTTGGTTTGGACGTAGCTGTCTAGAACACTAGATACAAACACAGGTGAAGAATTAAATCTCCTCATCGCCTTAACGGGATTTCTAGTCAGATGTGTTCGCGTGTCCACAAACTCACTGCTGCCTCCATACAGGTTAGATGCTTCTTCCAATTGAGCATTTTGCATTGAAGCGAAAACGTCCTCCGGCCTCATCTTGTATCCGTTGTTAAGACCATGGACGCCGTTATAGTCGTTTTGATAAAGAAGATGAGAGCAATCGACGATACTCTGGATGTTTTGTGAACCCATAGGAGTTGTCCTAATTGCATTTTTCGCAATATTAACAGTGTTAATGAAGAACTCCATATCAGGGTCGAGGCTTCCAAATACACTGCTGCCGAGTTGATCGGTGTAGCCAGTGATGAACTGGGTGATAACGTTCCCCATGTGACTGGTCGACCGCACCTCCATGAAAAACTTAAACCGCCTAGTTTCCCAGCCGTTTACAATGTTAATGGGTCGCTCTGGAGTCGCACTTGGTCGAATGAACTGCCCAGCTACTCCAGTAAGTAGATTTGGAGTAATTCTACCTGCCATTTCGCAGTTTTCCACAATGGTGTTTTGCACTGAGCCAGTGAGATGCGATTCAAATGGCCGCCGCATCATAGTGTTATAAGTGCCGGTTTCTTGCATAATTATACGAACAATCTCTACAGAGGAGTATCCGTAAGCTGCATTGGCGTTATTTTGGTATTGCATGGTATCCTTTTATGTTACTGTTTACTTTTAGTCAGTAAAAACTTTACTTGGGAGTAACTGTTTCCAATATGAGTTCAGCTAAAAGAATCTTTATGTCATGTGGGCAACTATACCTTCTAAGATTTGGTTGGCCGGTTACCTCCTGAACCATATGGTCGGGTATGGTTAGCGTCCAGTCTCTAGACGAGAACAGACTAGAGATTTCGTCTATTGAGCTAAGTACGTTGTTTTGTACCTTGCCTTTCTTTTTGGAAATGGATACTTTTGTGTATGGGAAAACGAGCTCTAGCCGTTTCATTAATTCTGGCGGGATTCTAACTTTGGAATCTATTCCGTTAGTCTGTAGCTCTGAGTCACCCGTGACGATTGCGCTCATCATGGCGGAGATCGGTTTATAGTTATCCCAGATCAGTGTCTGGGCAATCGCTATTGCATTTATTACCTTTTGCTTAGATACGTGCATCAGTCCTCTTGGCGGAATCACTTTCTTGAGCACGTACTGCGCCATGACTACCTGACATACAGAGATTTCATGTAATTCAAGCGCCCTGGACGATGACAAAAATTGACCGAGCAGATCAAAAGAAACGTTTGGATTTATTGCTCGAGCTACGTTAAATGGATCGTTTAAAACGTGCTCGATTACGGCGATGTCCCCCGGTGCTATTTTTTGCTTTATTTTAAAAGCTTCTAGTCTACTAATATTGTTTTCGTCGTTAGAGCTACTTCTGTTAAAGTCCTTAGACGAGACCATTTCCGCCAATGAGCTTGGGGGGTTACCCATGACCTTTTGGCTGATGAAGTTGAAAATGGACGATATTAGTGTTGTCTCGTTACTTGTGCACGATAAATCACTTATGCAAAGTTTTCGTACTAGGACGTGACTGAGCAGCCACAGTGGGAAATCTTCGGTTCCGACGCTATTTAGGATGTTTGAATACATCGGCTTATCGGCCTTGATGTTGTGTGAAACGTAAGTTCGCAGCTTCACCATGGGTTCGGACTCCATCAGGTGGGTGCTGTTGATAAGCTTAACCGCGTAGAATTCTTTAAATCCTGTACCGGTGTCTGGGCGAGTCTTGTAAATAAACTCACCCCAAATAGGAATCATTGGCCTAAGGGCTAGACTAAGAAGAATCAGTCCTTTGTAATCTTCTCTGACGTATGTTTTCTCTCTGGTTCGTACGTCGTCATCGGACTCGACGTAATTCTCTACCATGTCGCTAGGCAAGATGATGTCGGAGTGAAAACTAATCCACGTGGACATTTCACTCATGTCGTGTTCTTCGTATAGTTTAGTGACAAGAGGTATTAGAGAAGTGATTAACTGAGTGGTGTCGTATACGTCTTGAAGAACATCTTTAATTTCTTCATAAATGTTGAATATTAACTGTTGTTTATAGCCAGGTAGTCTTTCCCAGAAACCGTTAATGTGTTTACACACTTCGTCGGTTTCAAAGGCAGATTTGTTTAATGTACTAACGTACCAATAAAGCTTGTTTTCATTGTGCTCCAGAACAAGCTGCGCAGTCGTAGTCTTCATTGACAACGGATCTACGTACATCTTCATTTAGTTTTCCTTAACAGCGTTTGAGTGCTTGACATAGTGGTAATATGCGTCTGAAATTATTTTCAAAAAGCTTATAGCTTTTAGCCTGCCTTGAAGCGCTCAACCGCATTTGCAAAATCAACTTTTTGCGCTTGGCTTGCCGCTATCACTGCCGACAATGCCGCAAGTGCGCTTCGACTTTTTATTGCTCGCGATCTTTGTTCTGGCGACATGTCGGCAAAGCGTTTGGCTTGTTCGATTTTTGCCAGTCGAACTTTTTCTGCTGTAATTTGTTCTTCTGCTTGCCGCTTAAGAATACCTTGTGCTTGTCGTTGCTCAAAAGAGCCTCGCAATTTAGCTTGTCCCATTGTTTCCCTTTCGGTGGCTAACACCACTGCCCAATCTTACACTTGGTCTTGGATATAAGATCGAAATTAACTAAATGTATATTTATACTAAATGGAAATAACACCCCTTACCGACCCGTAGCTATATTTTTAGCTACAGTCAGGTAAGGGGTTTATTTCTCTATTTTAAAATGGTAGATCTTCTTCTGCGAGAGGAGCTTCGGCGGCGTTTTGTTTACTATAGCCACCGTTATTGGCTTGTCTGTTGTTGTACGGGGGTCGCTGTCCGCCTTGCTGTCCACCAAAGGGTTTACGAGGAGCCGGTGCAACGTATTCGTTTACAACTAGGTTGGAAGTAACCTCAGACAAAATCATAATCCACGCCTTAGCATACAGCATGGAGAGATCGCCCTTTGTAAAGGGCTGCCCATCGGAATGGAAATATTTATGCCAACGGGAATCTCCCGGGCCAAACACGAACTTGATAACGGCCCTTTCGTCTTTCTTAGACACCACAGAAATATATACGCACCCGTCCTTATCTTTACCTACCCAAAGATCGGAGATGTGCACGGGGTCGTCACTTCTGCGACCGTTTACATAATCGTGATTATGGTTTTCGCATTTTTTCTTGAATTCACCTGTGGCAGCCACTGCGTCTTTTAGATGTACAATGAATGCGAAAAACGCAGGAGTGTCCATGTTGGCCATAATTCGGCCATAGTTTCTGCTGGGATCCATGTCTGCTGGATCGTTTGTTCTAACAACGATTGCGGGGTTGTTATTGTGGAACTCAAATCCCAAAGTGGAGTATTTACCTTTGGCTGTTGGACACGGAGCTGAAAGCGTTAGTTTACTATTACTAAATGCGTTTTTCTTGCGCTCTGGTCGTTGGGTGGTGTTTTCCATTTTTCTATTCTTTCTACTTAAAAAGGTTAGGTTTAGGAGCCTGCACTCCATTGGTTTAAAATGTAATTTATTACATCGGTAATAACATTAGAACATAGATTTAAGTACGCTTACAAAGTAAGGGTTTTTTATTTGCTCGATTGTAAATCGTACCCGTTCATCGGTGGTAAGCGGGTTCCATTTTGCCGCTTCGGATAGATCTATTATTTCTTTTCTTAAATTTTTATCCATTGGATAAAATGTCTGAGAATCACCAAATACCTGAAGCAGTACCTTGTTAAAGGGCATTCTAACAAGATTTTTTCCGTCGGTGTATTTGGTGCTCCACTTTGATCTTTCTTTTAAAATGCCAGTATGTGATTCCAATAAATCCATTCTGTAGAAATTCACGTGATTTAATAAATCAAAAGCATAATTAGTCAACAAAAGAACCTTCTTAGTAGAAGAGCCTTTTCCCGGTTCCATGTATAAATTAAAATGCTTTAAAGAATCGCTTTTTGTCTGCGTTCTATAAAAGTAACTAACTGACCCAGTTAGCAATTCTGTCATTTGCCTCTGTTTTTCTGTATTGTCCACTCTTACGTTTGCGTGTGGAAATTTACTTTTTAATTTTTGATAAGAGCTAGAGTAAAAAACTACCTTTACTCTGTCTTGAGTGTACATCTTAACAACGTCTCTTATTAGCTCTACTTCCTCCCCCAGCACATGCCCTACGTTCTCTGGTGTGAGTGTGGGTACCTTAATACTGGGAACAGAACTAACAATGTTTCTAAATAGTGTAAAAATATTAATCCACATCTCGTCGTATTCTGTCAGATCTATTTTATTTGGTATAGGTCTATCTGGGTCATACGGAGGACGAGTACCAGGAAAAAGAGATTCAAAAGACAGAGAAGTGCCTATGCTCAGCATAAAAGCACTCATTGTCCTATCCGATAGTGTAGAAGTAATCATTTACCCTTTCTCCATTTCGCTAATATAGTAAAGACATCTATTCATGACGTCTTCTGGCATAGAAACCTTACTAATCCTTGGATATATTAAGTTCCTTATGCTATCTTTATTTATGATTATAGGCGTATATTTTTCTTCTTGACTGTATGCGCTGGCTACGTCGGTTTTACTGGTTTCTTTTGCTTTTGCAAAAGACCAATTTATGTTTATCCAACGTTTCTTTATGGTCTCCGCCGCGCTCATTATTGAGTTATCCTGATCGGCTATTATCCTTACAAACGAATCGTCTGGTAGTTTTTTTACCACTGCCTCTATTCGTTTAAGGTTTAATTCCATGTCCTGGCTTGTGCAATTTATTGTTTTGTATATTCTGGCAGTCTTATTTTCAATAAATTGGCATGTGTGGCTACCGTCTTTAAATACGGTAGCATATATGAATCCTTTTGACTCTTCCTCATTATGGGCTAGCCGGTCAAAACTGCCGTGACTATATATTCTATCTTTCTTTGAGTATTTGTGAATATGCCCAATGAAGATTAGATAATTAACTAAACTTAAATACAAAGAAGAGTCGTGCTTTACGTGGCTTTTTACTACATCTGACAACTGATACTCGAACTGACCGTGCATTACTGCAAAGTCTACTTTCGTTATACCTTTTGTGTTTAATATTTCTTTTACTTCTATGTAAGTGTCGTTTGTATCGTGATTCCATTCGTCTGGAACATATAAGACGTTAATTCCAAACCTTTCTATGTATTCAACGCTTAGAGTTTTTACATATTGAAGATCTACCGTTTCGCCTTCCTTGAACAGTATCTCGTTTATATTACAAAATATTTTTGATTGCCCCATGTCGTGGGAGGGTGTTCCTTCCAATATCCTAAGGCATACGTTGTATCTCTTACACTTATGCAGTAACTTAGCTATCCATACATTTATTAGGCCAATGTATTCATTTGAAAAAGGAACAGGTCCGTCGAATAAATCACCGGCTATGAAAAGTATATCTACCTTACTCAGTAGCTCATCTGTGCATAGATACTTATCTAGATTGCTTAGTATAGCCGGTGTCTTATTGTTTTTATGTAATAAATGTATGTCGCTTATAGAGGCTATTCTTATCTGATCAGAAACCAAAAGGGTCTCCTTCTGCCTGATTATTGATTTCTTTTTGTTGGGTATTTTTAGGTTCCTTGCCGTATTTTGTTAGCAAGTCTTTCCACATCTTTTCATGTGGAACATTTTTGGCGTCTATTTCGGAAGTTAACGCGTTTAATTTATTTGTAAGCTGGTTAGTTAGAATTGTCTGCGATCCCAACGGAGACAGCCCAGCCCTTGCGTTAGACTCTTGTACTGCATAACTTAGGTTACTTTTACTGGACGAAGGGTCCAGAACAGCGTTATTTTGCAAAGGGGGGACTTGTGCAACCACCTCACCCTTTGGGTTTACTATATTTACTGGATGAAAGTTACTGCCAGCAATATTTACCCACATGGCAAGAGATTCTTGAGCGTTCTCTTTTCTCTCTCCGCTAAACACCGGCAAGAAATGATGAACAAAAATAGCCTCAGGTATAGTTCTCACATCCAGTTTATCTAGTTTTTGAAATTGCTCTTTTATTGTCTTAATCTGACCTTTGAGCATTTCGGTCTGTATTTCGTTCATGCTTTTGGAAGCGGGGTTTTCCATGTGTAGATCTCCTAAGAATTTAAATATGTCATAAAACAATGTAAACGGAGCGTTAAGTGTTAGAGACGTATTTTCTTTACCACTTACTCCACCGTTTTTCACCATATGTTAAGTGTTTTTTGTATTTTTATTGAGAAACGCCATCGTTGAGGTTTGATATACTTTGCATGGCGCTGTCTTTTGCCTGCAATAACTTGGAGTACTGTGCTTGAGTACCCTTGTCATTTACACCAATTGAGATCTTCAATTCCATCCTGGCTCTGGGGTCAAGGTAAACGTCATTGGCCGGCAATATACTTATTTCCACAAGATCGTAGTATCTCTCGAGGTACACTTTTAGACTAGAGGTAAGATCTTCAATTAGACCCTGTATAGAAGATCCGTGTTTTTCTATAAGGCCCTGAAGGCTTCTTACGCTACCTTTATAGATGTATGTCTGGTTATGATCCGCTAAAAAGAAATCAGACAATAGTTTATCGAACTTTGTAGACGGATCAGTTACCCATCCTTGTGTAGACAAAGTTGGCACCGGTGTTACTGGGAAACTAACCATTTTAATTCAAAGCCTTTCTTTACAAAAAAATTTAATAATGCCGGTATGGTGTTTCCATACCGGCATTTTTTGTCGTCATTGTTTACAGATATCCGCCATCCGGACTCGTAGGATCGTCTTTTCCAATCGCAATAAGGTACTCGAGTTTAGACCAAGTCTGCAGAACGTCCTGCTTTTCCCCGTGAGTCAGGTCTCTGTCTCCATCTACCAGATCCTCTACGTATATCTTGGCAAACCATCCCTTATCGTCGTCAAACCGCATTACGCCATCCATGACCCTTCGGTAGTCATAATGTTCCTCTCCCTTTACTTTGGGTTGCATATCGACGTACGTGTCGCTATAGCCTTCACAGCCTTGCCGGTGATACAGTTCTCGTACCTCAGGATTGGCCATAACCCACCGCTGCATAGGGATCGACGCGCATTGAAAATGATTGACTTCCCATAACGTAGTAATTCTGTCGGTACTAACGTCCACGGTTCCGATTACGGACTTCACCATGTTTCTGGCAAACTCAATGGCCGCGCTACTGTTAAAGCGCTCAAACTGCTCACGACTCTTCTTTATAAAGTCCTGAGCGGTGTTAGTCATCACTCCGGTAAAATTATTGAATTGATTTTTCAGGTATTGCAGACCTCCAGCGTTTTTCTCTGGATAAATGAATGCGTTAAACGCATCATCGGCTGTAAATGAGTGCATTTGTTTCCCTCTACGTCGATATGCTATTTAAGAAAGAAGTGTGTCTTTCTTCAACCGGCAAATCCCTTGGCCTGTGTAGCCAATGGGCAATGGTACTTACCACCGGTTTCGGCAGAGCCGCGATTCCGCTTAGCTTTCTGGGGTTGTGAATGTCCAGTAGGTTTTTGTGAGGGGAAAGTGGCTCTGCCTGATCGGCCGCTTCATTATCCAAACACAAAGTTAAGTTCATTTGATCCGATAAGTTACAAATAGGTCGTTAATCTACTTGAGCTGTTTTTCAGCTTCTGTACGTTTCCGCACAGTCCAGACTATCTCTTTACGTCGCAGTTAGAATTGCGACGTACCTTCCATTTCCACTCACTTGAGTGTACGACCTTACGGTCTAGTCGTTGAACGTTTCTCACGGATTCAGTGCTTTTCATTTTTGATATCGGTGCGTGCCGTCTGTGTAGCGAACCTCGTTTAGCACGTTTACTTTCAGATAAGGTGCCTTTTTGTTCGCTATACTTATCTCCACCATAGACCCCGCTTTGAACAGGACGTGCCGTGTGCTGGTTTTTGCTTTCTTCTTAATGACGACGTTACCGTCTTCAATATCGATAGTGAAGTTAGCAATGGCTTTTACTGGAGCAAGAGTATAGCTGATGGAATAGTCCTCGTATGACTTCCCGTTCTCCATTACTCGCACCTTTTTGCAACGGCTTTTACCTATTGAGTTCTGAATTGCACTATACAGTTGATCTTCAGTATTGATTTGGATTACAGTCATCTTTTGCTCCTTTGCTATGTTACCAATACTGAATACGTGAGACTTCGCTGCGGATTACCCAATCTTCGCCATTTTTACCATACCCAGTTAATTACGCTGGCCACCAGATACATTTCTGCTCTGGCTTGGTAGACGAAGCTCTAAGGGCTTTCCCGCAGTTAAAAAGGTTTAAATACGGCAATTTAGGTTTACCGTCAAAATCGGCATTGTACGATTTTGTTGACAGGATACTCAACAAAATTGTGGGATCGTCAGGATCCGTCTTTACTTTCGTTATCCACATCCGTTGCGCAGATCCTCTGCTCAGGCTAGGATTACGTTGAAATATGCAAGCAAAGCCGCCATCCCTAGACTCGGAAAACAGCTCATCGAATAATTGCTTTACCAAAGGGTCAAACGTATATACGCACTGGTTTAGCAGAGCGGTTGCTTGGTTTGACGTAAACCCCCTTTTTAGCAATTTATTAATTAGGTGCAGTTTAAATGTGGTTACTGCCGCACCCCATGGAATATGCAATTCGTCGTATCTGTGATTCTTTGTCAGAGAAGCAATAACGTTTCGCATCGCAAAGTTTGTACGCGTGCCAAACACGTGTTTGCGAAACATTCCTGGCTTTCCAGATAGAACTTCATCCAGCATGTCCCGGTAGTAGTTACTAAGGGCGAGTAAGGACTTTGCTATTCTGTTTTCCTTTTGCCTAGACGTAAACGCCATAATCGGGTCGTCTATGCTCGATACCGTCCTGATTGCATCTATGGCGCCCATCACTATAGGGTCCACCCACTTACCCACCTTGGTCTCCTCAATAACCAACAGGCTCCTGTTGATAAGAGGGATATGGTGACTTAGTAGGGTGCCTTCTTTGAGTGCCTTAATCACCAGATAGTAAAGCGGATCGTAACTTCCCTTTTTAGGCTTAAATGTCTTGATGTCAAATATTAGATTTATATATTCTTCAATTTTGGACACGAAGTTGTTATAACCGCGCTTAACGTCCATAGATAGCAAATGGTCAAGATAAGCTGGCTTCTGTCCGCTTGATACGTAGTCGGTGTTAATTAGCCACTCGATCAGACTAAAGTTACTCTTGTTAAAATGTCTGACGAGCTTTAACAAAATTATAGGATTAATTAAACGTTGCACGCCAACAGGAGATCTGATCCAGACCATCGGCCGAAGCTCCTGTTCCATTTCGTCTTGTACGGCAGTTTGGCAGTTTGGACAAACGCTACCTAGTCTGTATCTGCCAGTCATTTCCCCGCATTCGCACTTTGGCTCATTTGAAAGCAGATCGCTTTCAAATCGTTTATAGATTAGATTGTCCAAAAAATCTTTTTGCTGAGAAGTTACCGTTGGGCAGTCATTAATAATGATAGGACTAAAGTTTAGCCTACTGAACTCGTCATCAAAGTTCACGTGCTCTAAATGTACACCCATTGTCTTTCCTTTTGCATTGGAATTAAAAATACAAAGCACAATCAGGGGCGCTTAGCCTTCGCCAAGCGCCCCTGAGGTGTGTGTGTCGTCATTGGGCCACTAAAGGGCCCATTTCGGGTCAGTAGGTGCGTTGGTTAAACGCAAAACCACCAGACTGCTGTGCAGGAATGCCCGAACCGTAGTTAAACAGCCCGGTCTGACCAGGTGCAACGTCAGCGCCAGCCAGGAAGCTCGCGCCAGCGCGCTGTTGGAACAGCGCGCTATCGTTGTTACCAATCTGACGAATGGTCAGGCCGGTGGCTGCTACTGCCTTGCTAAAGGCTTCAATGAACTCGTTGGTGAAGGTCACCAGACGACCGTATCCGGTGAGGACAGCGGTACCGCCGACAACTTCATTGATCATCTTCCAGCGTGCGGCCATACGAACGTTAAGGGGTTCGTTTGTTGCATAGAAAGTATTGGACCAAGCTGCACCGACGCTGGGGTCGTTTCGGCCAACCAGATTCATGATGGCGATGTAGTCGATGTCAGCGATGTCGCACTTAACACCGTTGGCGTCTACGTAGTAGCCCATGTGAACACGATCTTCGTTCTTCAGAACGGGCGACGAGCCCGAAGTGTAGAACTTCTGGAAGTTGCCGTTGGTCAGAGTGTTGGCACCTGCCAGAATGGCGGAAATGGCACTCGGGTTACCGTCTGCCGCCGCTTTGAAGACGCTGTTGTACCAGGTATCTGCTCCAGCTTCGCTGACACGAAGAGTAAAGTACATACCGGGGATGAACAGGCTGGTGATGTAACGCTGAAGAGCCATTCCGTCAAAGCCAGAATCCTTTGTATCGAAAAGCTTATCAAAGCCGCTCGGGTCATTAGAAATATTTCCCTCGATGTTGAGAGCGCCGACGTCACGCTTATCGACACGATGCGCACCTGCCGCAAGGCGACGAGGAGTGAAGTAGGAGAACCAGTTATTACCTTCCCGAAGGATCATGGAACCCGAAAGCGCAAACAGCTGAGCAGGGATGGTCTGCATTGCTTGGTTTTCCAGCGCAGTCATCACCAGGCGAGCCCTGAACTTGGGCTTCGGGCCCATCATCATGTTCGTCATCGGGGATACGGCTTCGTCAGACCAAACCGTGTCGATATAACCACCCACGATAGCCAGCACCCGAGATTGCTCCTGGGTATTTAGCGAACCGCTCTGTCCCTTTTGACCAGTATACGCACTCACCGTAACCTTGATGTCTGTACGGACCGGGTGGCCGGAGTAGTCCAGCATCTGGTTTTCGTTGAAGGAGCGCTGAACACCAATAGAGGTGTCTCGTTCAATGCGGCCCAGGTTCAGGTCTTGGAAGCCCTGTGCGCTGGTCACCAGCATGGTGGTGGTGGGAAGAACGAAGTTTTGCACAAATGTGCGCACCTGGTTCTTGTCTTCGTAGTTGAAATCGCGATGCAGCACTTGAGCATCGGCGTTGATCACGCGATAGCCAGGGTAGGCCTTTTCCACCGTCCGTCGAACTTCCTCGACGTAGGTGCGGTCGATCGTGTCGCCGGCAGTCAACATGACCTCGTATTGAACACCGCGTGCCGATTCGATCTTCGGAACGATGGGGTCAGAAGAGCCCTCCACCAGCACCGTATGAATGGCCACAGACTGAGGAATTTCCTTGTGGGTAGTGGCTACCACGATGCCAGAGAAACGAACACCCGTGCCCTTGCTGGAATCGACGGCCAGAAGACTGATCTCAAAAGAGGGATCGATCTTTCGATCTTCAAATTGCTTCTTGATGTCTTCCTTGAAGACGGCAAGAGCGCGCGAAAGGGCTTCGTCGGTGGTGGACCGCGTCAGGCCGAAGTTGTACCCCAGGTTCATGAAGCTCATTGGGGCCGGTGCAGAAGACTGCTGCTGTGGTTGTTGATTCATGTTAGCGCCGCTCAGTTGCGATTGCAGAGCGTTGACTTTGTTGGTATCGGTAATTGCCATTTTGGTTCCTTTTAAGGCGGTTTATCTAACGTTAGACGATTACATTGCGAGTGTAATCATACAAGTGATATGTGGATATAAAAATTTCCAATAGGATTTTTTACATGTCCTTGACAAAAAAATCAAGAATACATTATAGACCCACATTCGATACTCAAGCAATAAAAATGCTAGAATATCTAAATCCACTAAGAATACACCTAGTAGTTCTATACCATATGCGAGGTAATCATTTTTTACAAAAAATAGAATCCTGTGATAGTTCAAATCAAACTAACTGTTTTTATTATAAGAGAAAAGCTAATGTTTAAATTATTCAGAATAGAAGATGTAACTAATCAGCCAATTCAAATAGCCCCCGATTGGAACTATGTTAAAACAAATATGATGGTAAACGTCAAACGGGCTAAACAATACTACAGGGACTCTTCCTTTTCTGTTCCGTCTCAACATTTCCTGGTAAGACTGCTACAGTCCATCCCGGTTCCTAAAAATACGGAAATAGATTCTTACTACAGAGCAGTAAACGACATAGCTCTAAGTCACAGTTCATCAATGCAGATGACCTCTGCTTATTACAGAGGAAAGTTTTTCAGCGGCGTGGCGTACGGTAAGCAATCTTTAGAATGTCTATTAGTGGTTGACGATTTGTTTAACTATAAGAAAGCGCATGAAAACTGGCAGGACATAGTCGCGGTTAGGCCTATAATGCATGATAAAAGTGACTTTTCTGTATCCGTACCAAACTCAATAGACTATTCAAATGAACTCTCTAGTAGCGTTTTACTGATAAACCTGCCTTTGCTTGCAATTCAGTATCGCGCTTTTTATCTAGAAAATACGAACAACCATAATAAAAATTATAACAAAACCATTATGCATTTCGTGGGTCAATATGTTCTACCCAACATGCTAGAAGACCATATCGACCTATGCTTAATAAACAGATTGATAAATAAACATTTGGGGTTACAGCAAAGTATATCTGTTATTCAGAGATACCCTTTTGCCATGATAAATCTAGAAAACCAAATAGACTTAGTGCTAGATAAAGTTCTGGACTACATTAAAAAGGCCCCTAAGCGATTTGATTTGGTTTTAAAGACTATCCCATCGTTCTCTAAAGAAAACGCCTACAAGGTGCTTTTAATGCCGGATATATCTACTACTAAACAGGTACACTGGGCAGGTATGTGGGCTCGCCTTAAATACATGGCTTTTCTTTGTGATATAGCCGATAAAGAAGTACTTAAGTTAAATCAGAGCGAGATAAACGAAATAATAATGGAGTTAAATTACGGTGACCTTTATAACGTGTTCAGGAGCAATTTACCAATAGAATTATTTTTTAAGGCCCAGGGATACTTAGACACAATAGCTAAGAATCTATCTAACCCTACGGCTTTTAAGCATTGAAAATACAGCATATTGCCCGGGGGTATTCCCGGGCAATATGACCTTACTAGTAAAAATCGCTGGCCAATCTAGCTACCTTATCATCATAAAGGTAGACGCCCAGGGTTTCCAAAATTAAGTAAAATATAGAACAAAGATCAATAATGATTTTTTTGTAGTTGATTATGCCGGTTATTTCAATCGGTATACCTGTATTTTTGAGAACCTGTGTAGGAAGGTTAAATGTTCCAAAACTATCCTTACCGGTCCTACTTATCCAGTTTTCTATTTTATTTTTAATTGTAGGGTCTTGTATAGAGTCTAGCCATTTCTTGAGGTCTGTCCTATTTTCAATTATGGTAGATACTTTAATTGTGCTATATGGTGGTTCGGGAACAATTCCGTACTTATTTCCAAATACTTCGTTCCAGAATAAATGATGTTTATAAGGCGATTCGTTACCTTCTTTAGAATAGCTTTGAGCGTCTTTTATGCTGGATGACTTAAGAAAGTAGGTTTCGCCATTCTTTATAGAATCGACTATCAGGCGCTCTATGTCTGCTACTTCTTTAATATATTTTTTTATGCTTATAGGCCTGGGGTTTTCTTTCCCTATAGTCATGACCTCATCTGTAATTCGCTTCATCATTTCCTGGGCCTTTTTATTTATTATGCCAGGCAAATTTGAGCTTTTAAGATATACTCCTTTTATTTCCATTTTGTGTTTTTCAAACACGTTACCTTCTTGGCAGCCCATGTTTGCGTAATAATGTTTTCCTAGCTGAGTAGGGACGAATACGTCAAACCTATACTCGTTTTTCATCTCTATTCGATGAATGTGTTTTTCTACTATGCCAAAGTTAGCAGACATCATTGCTAACACGTGAATAATCGTCAATGAAGCCAATGCAGTAAGTGCACCAATTAGAGCAATGGCCCCGTCGTCCATTGTGTAATATCCACGATACCAATGTATCCACGATTGAACGGTAAATATAGTGGAGTCGGTATCACTGGTTAGCGCCACTCTTCTTAAGCTAGTGGGGAAGTACGCCATTGAGCTTGGCATGTTAGTGGTTACCCAAAAGGCTTTAACCAGATCAGAATGATTATTAAAACAGCTTTCTATGTTTCTTACTGTGCACGCTAGCGTGTTAACATCTTCTTCTTTTAGCTGATCGTACTTCTTACCAAATCCCTTTACTTCCTGTGCGCAGATCTGGTGAGCCATGTTTACGTATATTTCATCAGATGACCTTATGTAATCCACCGGATTACCGTCAAACTTGCACTCGACCTTCTTTGTCAGTTCACCTAAGAAGCCCCTTACAAACTCATCGTTAAATTTCATCAAATGATAAAAGTCCCCTACGTACACAAACGCAGCTCGTTGAAGTGGGGTTAGTTTACATACTAGGTCTTCTATTTTTCTGAAATAGTGACTCTCCCACCAATAAAGGTTAGATGAGTATTTTATACAATCGAGGGTCTGTTCCACGCTAGGGTAGCAAAGCCCGTACTTTTTTATAACTTCGTCCATTAAAGAATAATCTACGTTGGTCACGATAGACATTATGTTATTTAAGACGATGTGGTGGTTATAATAGTGCCTATTTCCGGCTAAAAACTTTTCGTTGTTAGCGTTCCCATAACCGGAAGTGCTTCTGCAGTTACTGGTGAGAGTCGAGTGCCCGGTTTCGTTATATATTGGATTAGCGGGGGAACAGTGCATCCCCGATACGCTGTTGTTTGATAGTTTATTTTGTTTTTGCTCAGTGGCTTTCATCTGGGCCACTTCTGTGTTTTTGTTCACCTGAGCCTCAAACATCTCTTTCTTAGCTTTGTTTCTAAGGGCCACGTTTTTCTCAAGGAATCCCGAAAGCAAAGACCCCTTTACGTCTGGGTGAACATATGTAGTAAGTGTCGGGGAAATCAGTTCTCTGTTCTTAACAGATTCAGATATGTAGGCCCAAGCAGTTCCTTCCTTTTCTGTTCTATCCCCGTTATCACCCCTTTCCAGATACTTTATCTTGGGGTCTTTAAATTCAAACTGTCCGCCTTTTCTTAGGCTGGATTTAACAAATTCAATACACGTGTTTAAATCTTTACCAGTAGATATGCTAAGATAAGATGCTTGCTGGTCAACATAGTGTTTTATTATATTGATGTCTCTTTTATATTCCGATGTTGCAAGTACAAATGGATTTTTAGACATTATCTGCCATCCTTAAGGTTATTCGTTTATAGCTCATTCAAAGTATCTTGCAAAGATATTGATTTTTTAAAAATATGTCATAAATGCCCATGGGCCTGCCATGGGCATTTATGTTGTAAACATAAATAGGGAGGGGCAATGCCCCTCCCTATTTACTACCCACTCAACACAACAAAGGACGCAAACGACTTACCTGCGGTTAAAAGCAAATCAATTCAATCAGCTAAAGGAAACCGAAACGCCAATTTGAACTAAGATGAAAAAACATGCCGACTCGTCGAATGCTATTGGCCAGGACCCGCATTTCCTAGCCATACTATTAAACATCATAAATGTGTCCCGTCACTCTCCCAACTGAGCGTTGATCTTTCAGTAGCGTTCTCGTTTAGAGCAAAAATGACGCAGATGGATCATTTGCAATTTCGTAAACGGAGCTAATAGGATCAAGTCAGCCAAAAGAGTGACGGAACAGCAAAACTGGCGCGCACATCAATTAGTTGCGCACATACAATATACGTTTACAAAAGCTGGATGTCTAAATTAGGGTATCCGTTGACGACGAGAAGGTCCCTAATAATGCTAACGTCAGATGAGCTTATTTGGCTAATAGTAACTCTGGCGGCCTGCGATGTAACAAGAACCGGAACGGACGATATCCAATCCATGGCTATAACACGTAGCTCGTTTAGTGGCGTTTTTATTTTCACATATACTAAGTCTCTGGCGTTCCTAGGGGTTCCGCTAGGAAGCTGAGGATAAGCTTGAATATGCAGGGGAGAAACATCCTGTATATATTTAGCGGAGTCGTAGTCCATTATGCCTACCACTTTTGAGTTCCTAAATCCGGAGCCAAGAACACCGCTTGCGTATAAGGTAAAATCGTAGGACTTTCCTAATTCTAAGTTATAAAACATATTTTTTAATTCCTTTAGTAAACTGTATAACAATCAAATTATTTATCAAGGCAAAATCCTGTATATGCTTTATTAGTTCGAGTTCTGAGCGAAGATGCTCTTTTATTAGAATCTCTAATTCAAAACACAAAAAATTAAATAAAGAATCTACGCTGGAGCGTTTGTGCTCCAGCGGTTTTGTTTTAAGTAAATCTAGTACTACGTATTTCTTTCCTTGATTTTGTTCGTGCCAATACCGATCTGATAAAACATCAAATGCCTGTTGTATTATTTCTGTTTTATCGTCCGGTGTTAGTCTGGCGTAGTATTCGTTTTCACCAAGATACTTGAACAAACATCGGGTATCTAGTAGTAACCGTATTGAATTCATCGCGAAGTATCTCCACCATACTGGTTCTTTCTATAAATACTAAATTATCCTTAACACAATTGCTGAAAACGAATCCCAAGGTGTTTCCATCATAAAGACCGTGATCTAAGCACTCCTGGTAAACCAGATTGCCCGTATTTATAAATAAACGAATTATCTTATTGACTTCTTCGTCTCTGTCAGAGTGACACTGACTCTCCATTAAAGAAAGACCGTACATCTCCAGCTCTACCTGTGCGCACATTTTGTCTTTTATGCAACAGGTTATCTCTTTTAAGATGTCAGAGCAGTCTATAATAAGACCTGTGTCTTTTTCTAACTCGTAAACGGATTTAGTAAATCCGCTAACATTAACGTTTACGAATTTAGGAGGTCGTCTACTGTGCTGTTTATTGAAATTCAAATACATACAAATCCCCAATTCGACATTGAAGACGAAGATTATTTTTACCGTATGCTACGTTTTCTCGTATCATGTATTCATCCAGTCTACCATATATATCCACAATCGTGGCGTAAATAGTCGATACCAATTTATTGTAAGAAATGTCGCAGTTGTAGTAGTCCGTCACGCTGCCCAGAGAATCTAAACAATTTATTAAGACATTATCTATGTCAGAGCTAAAAATGTATTCCCCGCATATGTAGTCAACTAATGCGTCCACGTCCACCGTTGGTGCCGTTTTGTTAAATTCTTTATCGCCTAGGGACTTTGCCACTTCTGGAAGGTGTACTAAAATCTTCATTAGCTCGTTTATTTACTGCTAAACTGAACATAGTAGACCTCCCTGATTGGAGATCTAACTATATTTACGATTACTATGTTTTTTTCATTTTTTAAAACGTCGGACATGTCATCTGTGATTATTTGCCGATAAATGTCTGTTAGTTTTAAAAGAGTGTCGGTAAAACCCCAGCTCAAGTACTCCCTGTCTAGCTCACTTGGCAACATGTAATTATTATAATGAAAACTTTCGTTTTGAGCAGCGCCATCTAATACCGCGTAACATTCATTGGCCAATCTATCGTGTAGTTTTTCTCTATCTTTAGATATTTCTACTATTTTATTGTCGCCGTTATCGGCGCACATTAGCAACCCCTCTGCACCGCCTATTAGTTCGTAGATGGTAGGGAATTCGCTTTTTAGCAATAAATCCAAATTATGCAAATCTTTGCTGCGCACCACGCAAGTTGTTAGTTGTTTTAGTGCTCGATTCTGGGCATTTTTATCAGTACCTGATTCGTTAAGAGACAGTAAGTTGCTTTGGATGTTTTGTATACGCATGGCGACTTATACGTGGATGCTGGTTGAGGTATCGCAAATATGGAAAAGTGTTCGGCCATCTCTGAGAAAAGAGACAGCGTTATTTCTTCTAAACACTCTGGACTTATTGACATCGTATTTATTAGTCTATTAATTTTTTCTTCTACGTTTTTTTCTTTATAATAGACGTGGTCAGAAAACACAGAAATAACCAATAGATCCAATAACGCGTTTGCTTCTTTGTCGGCCGCGTCGGCGCTGGCCATTTCCGCTATACAATGCAGAGTATCTACAAACCTTATCTTTAGAATCATTTTCTAGATGTAGGTTAGGGACAGCTCGCCTACGTTAATCGTGTAAACGGACATTGAGCCGTTGGCTCTATTTACGTCCTTAGACGTTTTATAGAGATCGATGTGTCTTACGTTAGCGAATATTTCATCCATTTTGTTAAGCACCTGAGTTATTGCTAAGTCGCACGAGCTCTGACAAATAGATCTGGGTTCTCCGGTTTCGGCCTGAAGTTTACTTACTAACCCGTCTATTTGTTTTTTGTACTCTTTATTTGAATCAAGTGCGGCCTTTAGAAGCATATCAAATAAATCTGCCACGTACCACATAGAGTCAGTGTCACGACGATCAACACCAAGCGAGTCAGAAAACTCCTGCAATGCATCCCTAAAGTCTATGGCTACTATCATTTATGACCACTCTTTAGATTCCATCCTACACATCCAGTCGTACGCTCTCCAGTCTATGGACTTTTGAATTGTAGCATTGCCACTTTTTAGAGACACAAAATACAAATTCCAATCGTGCTTACCCATGAAATCTCGCAAGACTTTACGAATTTCAGAATATTGCTCTTTTATAACAGATACTACGTCTTCTAGTTGCTCATCTGTTATGTTTTCGATCATGTGGCAAGTTATCCCGCTGTAAAGATCCTTAGAACCTTTGCGATATTTTATAAATCCATCCACTTGGTTATTGATCAACTGCTCCACTATCTTGACGCCTCGGTAAGGTCTGATTGGCAGAGTACCAAGACACCTGTCTTTATTTTGCAGTTGCATGCTAGTAACTACAACCGTGTCTTTTCCATTTATCTCAGTATATACAGATAAACCCTTTTTAACTTTATTTAGATCAGTGACCTGTGTTCTTTTTATCTGACCTTTATTAATTTGCACCGTATAGTAGTTCCCGCCATCCCTCATTACGGGGTCGATCCTGCTATTGCTGTAGATACCCTTTGGCGGAGGAAGTAGAAAATCACAACAGTAGGTTTCTATGTAGCCGGCGCAATCCTCCACGTTAAGCGTAAGAGTAGATTCTATTTCCAAGTTATTAATGTCCATTGCTAACATAGCCTTAAAAAACGTTAATGAAAAAGAGCATAAGACCCCCTCATCTCAAAGGATGAGGGGGATCGCTATTTATTTAACGAATAATTAATTACAAAACCATCCCGTCATCCGTAACGTTTGCGTCTCCCAAAATGGATTTTCTACGCACTCTGCTTCCTTCTGCGGCCCTTAGCTCTTTTAGGAAGTTAGCCAGGTGTTTGTAAATAGACTCCATTTTGTCTTCCATCACACAAAAGTGGATGGCTTCGTCTTTAATAGTAGTGAGTCCGCTCGCATCTCCGGTAGACCATTGAGAAGGAACGTATCCTTCGAATTTAATGGACGGAGTGTGACTGTACCGGGTGTTCATGTCTCGAGTTGCCAAAGTGGCCACAGATATCGGATTCTCTATTACAAAGTGATCTTCGGTATATTGGGGACGAAGCTCCGGACCATAACCAACCAGCACGTTGTTGATACACGTCGGGTTGCCAGTGACCTTGTTGTGGTTTAGCCAGGTCTTCAGGTCTGCCGTATCTAGCTGTTCGTGCTCTCCGGACAGCAAGCCCAGCAAGAGAGACAGCATGTGCATCGCTTGAGAATTGATTTGCAACTCATTGTTTTCAGTAACGCTGTTTTGCATGTAAACAACGTTGACATTCTTCTCTCGAAGCTCAGAGATGGATTCGTAAGTTTGGAGAGTTTTTGTGGTGTTTTCCACTTCAATTACAGAACCAAAAGAAGCCACTACGATGACGATGACTTCCTTTCCTGCCTTGAGCAGCTCGGACACCACGCTCGGAGCCAAAACGCTACCGCTGCCCCCGGATGCGCTGTGCACCACGATATTGAAATCTGTAGGTTTGAATTTTTGGAGAATCGCTTTTGTATTTGCCGCGATGGCGGTGTGATTTTCTTTTCGAATTTTACCAGATCCGTCCATGTCCTCGAAAAGAAATACATCGTCCGGATTGATTTTCTTTCTGATCATGTTGGATTTACTAGTGTCTACATAACACAGCTTGTATTTTGCAAACCCAGTAATTTCAGAATTACGAGCCGGCTCCAGCATATTGACGATGTTAAGGCCAACTCCGCCGCAGCCAATAACGTTTATGGTATTTTTTTGTGTAGTGGTCATTTTCTATTTCCTTTTACATTTGATGGGTAAAATAAACTTAGGTTTTCTTTGATTGTTCACGTTTTCAACGGCTAAAAATTGCCATTATTAAGGTACTGTCATGGAATTCCTTTAAAAGAATGTTATGAAAACCTACCTAGCGAATAAGCTTTAAGTATTGTCACATCTATAATAAGTGACTAAAAATATTTACAATCTTTAAGAAAGAACAAACTACCATGGATATTATCAGGTATTCAATCGCGGAAACTAAAAGAAGAATAAATAAGCATATATTAGAAAAAGCATTTATTAAAAGAACGTTTGACTATAGATTTACTAGTCAGACCAACGTCGATGACCAGATGCTCACTATGGTATTACGGCCTCGCGTTTTATTAGATTGTAATTTGGTAGGTGGAGTCACTGCCATGATTCCGCTTGATGGTTTACCTATAGATAAACCAAATAACTACATCACCATAATTCACATACCTAAAACTAGAACTAATAATAAATCAATCATATCAGTTAGCAACGTTAATTACTACGATTTGGGCATATCGGGCCTATACTCCGGCGCACCAGGGTACGGATACAACGCGTCAATAGACATGACTGAAAACACTGCAAGCATGAACGCCGCATTGGGAATAATGGCGTCTTTGGATAGAATACCAATAACCTCCACTTCTGACGCACAGCTGGTAGCGGAAAACACCATAATGATAAAAGACGTGTTTGCTATGCCGCCCACTGCGGTACTAAGATGTACTTTAGAAAATGACGAAAACCTAAGCAACATACAGCCAAGGAGCTTTAGGGACTTTGCCCAGCTAGTAGAATTTGCTGTAAAATCATATATTTACAATGAATTAATTGTCGACATGGATATGGGTGAATTACAGGGCGGTCAGTCACTGGGGGTGTTCAAGCAAATTGTAGAAAGTTATGCTGACGCCGAGCAGAATTATCAAGATAAACTTAAGTCTTGGATGGCCATATCTGTGATGAACGACACGCCAGCATTCCACCGCCTTATTAAGCTTGCAGTTGGCGCTAATAGATGAACATGTGAAAAAGGATAAATTTATCATGGAAAACAAAGAACAAGAAATTATTCATCCGGTACTTAGTGCAATAATAGAACTGGACAATAATAACGTTGTCGCTATTAAGGGCGTTATTGGCGAACAGATAACTAGCGCACTTCAACAAGTTTATAAAAAAGAAATAGATCCGTCCTCTGGATACGCTCTTGAGAGTATGCAGATAGACGAGGCCAACAATGCAGCCATATACGCTGGCGTGGTTCAAGAAAAAGACCATTACGAAAATTCTAACATGTATTACACAGTAGTTTATACAGTAGACCCAATAACCATTTCTCCGGTTGATCTGATAGACTTTAAAGCGGCAGCAAACGAAACTACTAATGACGGTAAAGACCCCGACATGGTCGTTTACATGGACGATCCTCACAGTCAGGTAGAACTGTCGCCAGTAATGGAGTGTTTGCTAAGTATTGCTGGCAATAACAAAATAAAAGTAGTATACGGAATGGAGTCACTGGTCGAGCACCTTAATGGGGTAAAAAATGCGAGATAAATCCATTAAGGCAATCTTCGATGAGGAATGTGCTCATATAAAAATTAATCGAGATTTTATTAAGAAACTCGTTAACCTTGAAGCTAGTTTTGTAAATAAAAAACAAGAGCATGTTGAGTTCTTTGGTGGCGCTCTCACTGGTGTTCAAGTGGTCAGATTTACTGACGACGATAGAAATAAATTATTTATAGACATACTAGAAGTGAACGATTTGGATCTAGAGGAGAGAGTGCATAGATTGCCCGCCATAGAAACTCATCGAATAGTATCTAGTGACATATTTAACATAGCGTGCATTTGGATAATGCACGCTATAGAAAACAGTAGCTATTTAGATAAGGATTTAAAAGAAGAGGGAAAAATAAGAATATGCTCTTATTTACAGTACAAGTTTCTGACCTCTAGATTATTTAGGCATTTTAGATACCCCGCTGATGCCGAGATAGCTGCCGCCACATACTCATCTCTTAGCTACAAATATGCACTCAAAGTGCACGGAAGTTGGGGAGCTGCGCTTAGGGCCAGAGCAGAGTCCGTGATAGCAGAAGATTCTATATGGCGCGACGTAATAAAAAATATGAATAATGACACTCGAGTAGTGCAGATGCTAAATGACGTACAGGGTCGAATAAGAGACATGCTAAAGAACATAGCCTCTGTTCACTACGAAATGGCGGAGCGCGGTGTTAAGATAATGCGAAGTAGTTCACTGGTAGAAACCGACGGTGAGATGATACTCAAAGATAAATCAAAAAGCATGAGTAACTACTTGCGATACATAAACTCCATTATAACCGACAAAAATTCATTCATTAGACAAGAGTTAGTCGACGTGGTGTGTAGCGTCATGCCCACAATGTCACCGTCTAATCTAGTAAAGGTTCTGGAATGGAGCAGCATTAACTACAGACACCTGTCCGACAACCAGGTAGAGAAAACGGTAGAACTAATAATGGAGCACGTGTTCGAGTATTTAACAGGAAACAAATCCGCCTTGGCTAATAAAGGCGATTTGACTGGCCTGCTAAGTAAAATTCGAGGAATATACATGAGTTCTCGTTCTAGCGACGAGATGTTAATTAAGATAAGAGAAGCTTCAGAACACCTTGTAAAGACTGCGACTAAGATAAAAGATCCGTCTTCAATTGCAGCAACTAGAACAGGTTTTATGCTATACGTGATACTCCGTACGTTCACTATGCAGCACTACTCTAACCGATAAACGAATAGAGGGCTAGTCTTATGCTGGATGGACTAAAAAACGTAATTTACAGAATACTTGACTGGTGGGAAGAAAGCAAAGGCGATAGATATTTTAAACTGGGAAAATCTCACCAGTCCCCAAATGACGGGTACACCATAGTCACTAATCAAGGCTTTGAAATAAAAATTTATTGCCATGAAACAGTGTACGATTGTATATACATTAGCAAGTGGTCCAGAAACAAAAAGCTATCTGTCTACCACGTGTTTTGCGTATGCACCGAAGATACACCAAAAGATATAAAAGAAAAACTAAAAGGGGAACTGAAGATAACTTCGTTTCTTCACCCCTGGGCGAGTAAAGAGTCTCAGAAAAAACAGGTCATAAAAGCATACATAGATCTTCTAATAAAGTAAGAATTACACTGCGGCATATATCCCCGGATAAAACCGGGGATATATGCCGTATGTTTTTCTATTTAGAATAACCTACAGTTCTGCTCTTTCTGGAGTTCTCTGCCTCTTTTATTATGGCATCAACTGAATAATGTTCGCCTTCTTGAAGAACTATTTTAGAATCTAGAAAAATTAATTCTCTTTCGTACATTTTGCAAATGTTAGAGTCTTTTTCAATTTGAAGTCGTTCGTATATTTCCTGTATACGAGATCGTATTCTTTGCTGCTCCGCGTGGAAATACATTTTCTTGGGCTCTATTACCTGTTGTGGCTTAGACTCTACCAGTACTCTGGTAGGATCTATTCCGTAATGGATCAAGTTTTTAGCAGAGGTAATGAACCAGTGAGCTAGCAGATAGGCGATGACCATGTCGTCGTTTTCTCCGTCACGGTGATCTATTCTTCCGTTCTTTATAATTAGACCTGTAATTTGGTTCACTAATACGCGATCGTACATTTTATCAGAACATCGTTTTACGGCATGCTGCAAAGTAGTAGAATAAAGCTCAGATCTACTCTGTCTTCCTGATCCGCTCGTTGCGAATCCAAAATATTTCTTTGCTCTCACGTACAAGTCATCGGACCTGCGTCTCAGTGGCTGTTTAATTTCTTCGTATAGGCTTTTGTATTCCAAAGGCTCATTCACTATCCAATTGAATATTCTCTTAAAAGGATCGATGCCCTTCTCCACCAACAGAAGCAGCAGATAATCCAGTATAACTATAGCGGAGCTTCTTCTTTCTATTATCAGTGTAACATTTTCATACTTTTCTAATATAAACACCAGCCACTGTGCGTAAGTTATTAGATTAGTTTCGTTATATGTACCTGCCCCTATTAATGCACCGGTCTCTACGTCTATAAACGTGGTTGATATGTCATCTCCTCCGCTGGCGTCACTGGTGTCGACTGACATTACCACTTTCCTGGTGTTCATGAAACGATCAAGTCTGTTCTCTTCTATGTACCATCTGACTATGTATTTTCCTATGGAGAAAATCTCATGGTAATTAGCATCTACTACGCTGTTTGTCATAGACTCCAGGTAAACAGTGGCTATAGGTGAATATTCGCTACCGCTGGTCCATCTGTTAAAGAAGTCTCTATTTGCGTCATCAGGAGACTGCATAGAGCTATTTAGCTTCTCTTTTAGCCATTCATCGTCTTTACCTAGCTGCGTGTGGGAGAAGCACGCGTATACTCTAAACGCCCCTTTTCTCGAATTAGAGCAAACTATTCTCTTAAGCTGCTCATGATTTATGGCATCAAAAAATTTTTCATCAAATACAGCAGAAGCTTCAATTAGAGAATAAATATATTTTCCACTGGGTTCATCTTTCTTACCAGCGGTGGTGGTTATTATAGTGCCGTACGGTTCGTCCTCTTCTTTTGCTTTGTCTATTGCGGCGCCCATTGCGCCAAGAGCAGAGCCCATGGATATTTCTATGTTTGGCTGGAATGGCGCTTCGTCTATCTGTATTATTGGAGAGGTAAGGCCACGTCCTAATTTATAAGCATTTTTTGGAGATGACTGAGGTACGTGGGCGATGTACTTGTTATTGAATCTGTTGATTGTTACGGACTCCGTATTGTTTGTATCCGTTTTATCTTTAAATTTCAGATATCCTGGTAATTCGTCGTATATATCTTTAAGTCTAGCAATGTTAGCAGATCTTAAAGTATCGTCCTTGGTCAATAAATTAATCTGGGTGTTATTGCAGACGAAGTTTAACAGTGCTGTCATCAACTGGTCTGTTGCAAAAGATTTACCTGTCTGACGAGGTTGCGTCAATATAATAGTAATGTGATTGAAGAAGCACCACCACAGGGCTATAGTGGAGCGGTTAGCCAGAACGGGCCCAGATTTAGTACCCGCAATCGCTGGCGCCCTAGCTACCTCTCTAAAGTAGTACCACGGGTTTTGCCGGCACTCTATGGCTATTAAAGTTTTGATTCTGAGAGGGAGATTATCCTCGTGTGCATTAACATGTTTTAACTCTGGATTATGTAGAGCCAGAAAAAAGAAATTATTTTCTATGCCGACTGATTTGTATTTTGCGGCCATGTCCAGATAACTGGTGTTTTTAGTCTCCCAATGAATAACCGCTCGTGGGTAACGTTGCCAGTCATTTAAAAACAAAATCATTACAGTTTCTCCGTAAAATTAGTAAAACCAAATACCTGTTCAAACGGAAAACTATTACTTTTCTTATATGTCGAGCCAATATTAAACTCAGTAGTGGATCGGCACTGGAGAGTATCTGGCTGAGATTGTCGTTTGATGACTTTGAGGTTAATCACGATGAAGCTTTCTTTATTTTGGTCGTATATACAATTTAATTAAAAATGCTAATAATTACGTCATAAATGGTTAGGGTTTAACCCTAACCATTTATGTTATTTAAGAATCTTTTTCGTAATATTTCATTATTAACCGTCTTTAGATAGGTATGTTGTTTACGTCTACGTAATACAGAATCATACCAGCGACTGCAAGTTCAAGATCGGTATCGTTGTTACGTTTAAAGAACT